CTTGAGGACGCGGGCTCCGTGGAGACCGGTGAGCCCTTCGCGCAGGTCCGTCGTGGGGAAAAGGTCGAGGACCCGACGCGCGGTCATCGCTTGTGTCCTGTCGGATCGGATGACGGCGTACTCCGTCGGGACAGCGCGCCATTCACCGTCGTCCACCGATTGCGGCTCCGGAGGTTCCCACTCGATGACGGCGTAATTCGCGCGCGTGGAGGGCCCCGCGCGAACGCCTCGCGCCACTACATCCCCGTGCCCTCGGGACGCGGCCAAGGAGTCGGAGCCGTGGCGCGCGCCGAAGAGTCGATCGAAGTAGGAGGCGAGGGTCACGCCCGCCGCTACGTCAGAAGCTCCGCCGACCAGAACCGCGTAAGCCCAGTACGTGTCCGCGCCGAAGCGCGGGCGGGCGTCATCCCCGGAGTCGTAGAGGGCCTCGCCCACGGTCTTCAGGAAGTGGGCGTTCCCTCCGAGGAAGAGGGCCTCTTCCCGGAACGCGCGGCGCCAGACCGGGAGCGACCGGACGGAAGGCGGCACGCGTGCGTCGAGCGCCCCTGTCGGAGCGGAGGTTCCGAGGTCGAGGGCGCCGTCCAGGAGCGCGGCGAGTCCTTTTTTTGGCAGCGGCACGAGGAGGAGGTAGCCCCCGCCGTCGTCGAGCAGGTTCGTAACGGCCCCCTCGACGGCGCTCACGGCGGCTCCAAGGGCGGCCTGCGCCGTGGCGAGCGCGCCTACAGTCTCCTCGTTCGCCAGGGCCGTCGCGATCCGGAGCTCCGCGCGCGCCGCTTCAAGGGCCGTCCGCGTCGCCTCCAGGCCCGCCGTCAGGCCCCCGGCCGCTTCCGTCACGGCCCCCGGCAGGGCGGGGGTCAGACTTGTCCAGCTCACGCGCTTCTCCTCGGAGGCTCGCGATACGCCTCCGCTTGTTGTCTGCGGCGACACGCACTAGGGTCAGTGTGAGGTCCAAGAGGGCCTCACCGATGGTGAGCATGCGCGGCCGTCGGTTCCACGACACACGAGGATGGTACTTCCATGGCGTCCGAAACCGAACTGCTGAATTCAACGGGGCTCGTGGTGATGCTCCGCGACCCCAACACGGGGGAGGTGATGCACCTGAACTTCCCGCCGGGGACGTACGAGATCCCGCTGGAGGCGCACCTCCCGGCGCGTGTCGCGAAGGTCACTCTCTACGCCGAGCGGCTGCCTCGGGGCGGGGAGTACGACGTACGGCTGGTGTTCGACACCAACCCTCCGTCCGCAAAGGACGCCCCGCTCGGATCGACCCTCATTCAACCCGTGGCCTCCGAGGTTCTGGGGAATCGCACCACGTACCGTCCGGACGGTCCTGCGCGGTCGATCCCCCCGGCGGGCCCCCCGGAAGCTCCGGTGACCTCGGTGATCGCCCCTACGCCCCCCGAGGTGACGCCCGTGACACCCCTCCAGGTCGAGCCCTCGACGGGGGCCCCGGAGACGCCCCAGGCGCCCGCCCAGGGCGCCTCGGGAGGGGTGGACGCCCCCAAAGCCCCTTCGCCCACCACAGAGGCCCAGAAGGGCTCTCCGAAGGGGACGGGAGCGGGAGGTCGGAGGGGTCTGTAGGGATCAGATGAAGGCGGTGGCGAGGTTCGACGTGCCGACGATGTCGGCCCCGGGGGCGTTCGAGACCTGGGCGAGCTTGCCTGCGTCGGTCCCTTCCGTGACGCTCACGAGGAGCCCCGAGACGCGGCGCCCTGCCGGAACTTCCGGAGCACGCGTCGCGGCGGTCGCCGCGCCCGTCCAGATGTAGAGCCCATCCTCCGCAGGGGCGGTCTGGGCGTCGGCCCAGAAGCGCTGGCCCGCCGCCATCGCCACACCGTCTACGTTCGCGCCGGGGGCCGAGAGGTCCACGTTGGCCGGGGCACGGACGCGCGCGGTGACGGTGGTCGGGTAGCTCCCGGGACGCACTTCGCCCTGGAGCTGTGTGGTGCCCGCCAGGATCTGAAGCATGGCGTGTTCCATGTCCGAGACCCCGGCCGTGACGAGTGCGGCAGCCGTGACGGACATCACGATCGCCGTGTCGTCGTGCGACGTGATGGTGGCCGGGGCGCCCCCCACCGTGGCGCTGAAGTCGGGACCCGCTCCGCCGTAGAGGAACTTCTGCGCCACGGCGCCGAGCGACCCCACGCCGATGGCCGTCGCCGCGACGAGTCCAGCGGCGGTGGCGTTGCCGTTGATCGCCGAAGCGAGGTTCGCCAGGGTCTCGGTGGCGCCCGTGCGGTTCACGGTGATCACGGTGCCCGTGACCGAGACCGAGTTCCCGCCCTGGTTCATCCGCAGGATGAGGGCGATACGGTTGCCCCCGTTGCCGCCCTTGCGGGCCACGACGCGCAGACGGTTGGTCGGGTCGGTGCCCGACACGAGGAGGTCGAGCCGCGCGATGCCGCCGCCGTCCCCGTTGTACATGTTCTTGTGCGTCGGCGTCACGACCTGGGGCGCCGTGGGGACACCGACGAGGCCGAGCTGCGTCGGCGGAACGAGGGCGGCGCCGACGAGAGCGAGCGCGGTCACGAACGACGCGGCGGCCGAGCCGTTGATCTGAGCCGCGACGGCGGTGGCCGTGGGGCCGGCGGCGGCGGGCGTGACCGTGATGAGGACCACCCCGTCGGCCTGCATCGCGACGGTCACGGAGCCCGCGCCCGAGGGGGGCAGGATTCGGATGCCGATGCGGTTCCCGAGGGGGCCCACGTCGACGGCCGTGAGGCGCAGCACCTTCTGGGCGGGATTGAACCGGCGGACCCCGGTCATGCCAGGGTTCACGTCCCCGAGCTGGGAGAGCACCTCGAAGACCGCGTTGGTGCCGTTGAGGAGCCCGACGCCTCGCACGGTGAGCTGACCGTCCACCGAGGTCGAGATGACGGCGGTCTCCTCGATCTGGTGGATGCGGGGGTTGCGGCTCGGTGTCGGTACGATCCCCCACACGATGGCGGGCATGGTCGACCCCGGGATCACCACGCCGGCCGCGTCGAGCGCGGGCACGCGCCGCTGCTCCATGTCCTTGATGCGCGGCCTCACGCGATCCCAGGACGAATTCGTCAGGGTGTAGACCCGCGTCTCGGCGGCGTTGAGTCCATCCCCACGGAACATGGCGTTCAGCGCGGCTGCTTCCAGGCCGAGATCGTCCTGGAACGAGATGTTGGCGAAGGCCGTGACAGTCAGTTCGATCATGAGTACTCCTCGGCCCCCTCCCAGGGGGCCGTGAGGAGTATAGGTTCTGCGCTTATCGCAGTTTGACGACGAGAGCCTTCGCAGGCTCGAAACGAACCGTGAAGGAGCTGGCGTACGCGGCGAGGGAGAGATCCGGCAGCGCCATGGGGGAAGGCGAGGTGACCACATCGTGACGATGACCCGCGACGGAGGCCGAGAGCGCGTTCAAGCGCGAGATGATCGCGCTCAGAATGGTCACCAGCTCCTCGTACTTCGTCCCATGGGAACTCGCTCCCGTGCCGAGGACGATTCGGTCCGGCAGGACGGTGTCGACGAGGAACGTCTCCAGGCGTGGGTCGATCGTCACCCCGCGTCCGGCGACCTTGGCGAGGGCCGTCGCGGTGAGGAGAGCTTCTCCGCCCGACCGGAGCGAGGCGCTCCCGACTCCGGTCAGGACGAGATCGGTACCCGAAACAACTTCGATCAGGGAGCCCGCTGCGGCGTGCCACGCGCCTCCGATCTCGTCTTTCCGAAGCCCCCCTACGCGTTCGGAACGGTCCCCCGTGATTTCGTGCGCCCCGCTCCCGTGATGGGCCGTTTCGTGGACAGCCCCGGGCCCGTCGCCTCCGGTCTGTGCGATCCCCCCGGCTGCGAAGAGTTCGACGTGACCTTGGGCGTCGACGTGGAGACGGAAGAGCGCCTGACCCTCGCGGTTCGTGAGTTCCAGACGGATCACGTCCCCCTCGCTCCCCACGTCGAGCGCCACGGTGTAGCGCCCCTCGTCAGGGCCAGTCTGGGTCGTCTGGTCGGTGCCGCCGCGCCAGCGGTAGTTCGTGTGCCCGCCTTCGTTCGTATACGCGGACTCCCCCACCCAGGTGGAGGTTCGGAGCTCGCCGGCCGTGATGTGAACCCTGTCCCCATCCCCGAATGCTTGAACGCGCGCGAGGGGCCCTCCTTGAAGTTGCGCCACGCGCCCGCGCAGGGCGGCGACGGAAGCCCCGTCCGGCCCCCGCAGGGCGGCGTCGCCCGGGAGGAGGTCCGTGGGGGCTCCGGGGTCCCGTGCCGAGGCCGTGAGTCCCCGGTCGAGGGCGGGGTCCGCGCCGCCGTGACCGTCGAGTCCGGAGAGCGTCGGGCCCGCGTCGGTGTGCGCGGTTCCGAGCGGGAGGATCCCGAAGATGTAAGGTTCTCCGAGGGCGTTGGAGACGACGACGTTCGTCCCGGGTTCGAGGAGGCCCGTGTCCCCGGGGGAGGTTCGGATGCGCCCCATGGTGGCGGTTCGGCCGCTATTCAAGGAGACGCGATAGGAGTGCCGCCGCGCGTCCACCTCCAGGATCACGCCACGCTCGAACGCGGTGGGGGGCGCCCCGAGGACCGCGTTTGCGTGCGGACGCCCCGGAGCGACGAGAAGTGGGTTGGGGGTCTCAGGGAGTCGGGCGGAAGGACGGCGGGGTGGTGCCATACAGGGAGCCTACGCTCCCGTACGCCGTATGCCGAGGTCAGAGGGCGGCGACGGAGGCGTCCCCGAGTCCGCCCGCGCCGGCCGATCCGATGCGGTTGTAGACGGCCTCGGGGCTCGTGTTCGGGGCGAGGCCGAGGACGGCGTCCATGAGGACGCGACCGACGTGCGGCACCTCCATCGCGTCCGACGCCTGGAAAGGCAGGATGCGGTCGCAGGAGCCCGAGACGGACTCGACGAGCATGGACTGACCGCTCGCGATCTGCGTCCCCCACGACCCGACGAGGCAGAGCTCCAGGTAGCACCCGCCGACGAGGGTGTGGCTCTTCGTGCGCATGACCACCCCCAGGCCGAAGGGGATGTAGAAGAGCTCGCTGTCGAGGTTGATGAAGAACTGACTCTGCGGCGAGCCGTCGAACGCGGCCGGGTCGTCGAACTGGTCGACGTTGATCCCGGCTTCGACGGCGTTGTGGTAGAGCGCCCGCAAGAGGTTGAAGCCGTTCAGCATCACGCGCTGGATCGACCACGAGGACTGCGACTTCCCTCGAAGAAAGAAGCTGCGTCCCGATCCGATTGCCATCATCGGCTGAACAGGGGCCTGCGACTGCATCGAGAAGGACTGAAACATGCCGAGCGCCCGCATGGATCGGGGGCTTGAACGTTCCGCGCGCGCGACGCTCCGGCGCGCAGGCCCGGCCAGGATGAGGGTGTCATCGGGGTGCGCGGCGTCGTACGTAGCGTTGTCGAGCATCCGCTCGACGTGGTGGCGGTTGAAGTTCCAGGTGCCGAGTGCGCGGGTGATGCCGAGGGGGTAGGCGGGCATGAGAGCTCCTGAGGGAAGGTTAGTGACCGCCCTCGCTAGGGTGTTTGTACCGGTCGTAGAGAGCCGACCCGAACAACGCCAAGCCCGCGAGATCCTTCAGGCCCGGTTTGCGTTCCGCAGGGTCACCCACCATCGACGCGAGGGTCGTACCCCCGAGACCTACGAGCCCGGCGCCCTCCAGGTAGGTGTGCCAGGGGTGCTCGTGCGGGAGGAGCGTGGCTCCGATCATCGCGCCGTAGCTTCCGACGTTGATGGCGTCCTGGACGCCGAACGCGAGCTTCGTGCGGACGAGCTGGAGGAGGCGTGCTTCGAGGGACCCTACCTTCATCCCAGGGCGGACGCCCGGAGGCGCCGGGGGTGGTTCCGGGGGCTTCACGGAGTCGTAGAGCCCCTTGGCGGTGTTGATGGCACCCACGCCTGTCCCGACGTTGTGCGCCATCTGGGCGCCGCGCGTGGCGTTCTGGGCGAGCGGGACGCCCATCATGCCCTTGCCGACGTTCAGCGCCGCGCGGCCCGCCGAAGCGGCTGCCGGGGCGGCGCGCGGCGCCATGCGAGCGAGCGCGCCCCAGAAGGCGACCTTCTCTGGCTCCGCGAAGCGCTCGTAGAAACCCACCATCAGCGCTGAACCACGAGGTGGAAAGCGATGTTGTTGAGGGGGCGCGCGACCCTGGCGCTGAAGACCATTTCAGCGGTGTCCGCCGCCGCTGCGCTCGGGGCCAGGGAGATGATCGACCCCGAGAGAAGGGGCGGCCCGATCCGCTGGATGAAGCGGCCCGTCAAGAGCGTGGTGTTGTCCTGGACGGCGCGGTAGACCTCGTTGAGGGCCTCGGGGATGTTGTTGTACTGCCCGAGGAAGCTCTTGAGGAGCGCCTGATAGAAGACCGACAGGTAGTCGACGTTCTTGACGACCGAGAGCTCCCCCGTCTCCAGGCTGGTGGGGTCCGTGGTGAGCTGGTGGTTGCAGGAAGGCAGAGCCCCCTCCACCTCTTGCGTGCAGACGAAGAACCCTCCATCAGAAATGGTCGAGAGCTCTTCCTCGGAGAACATGTCCGAAGCGTTCTTCAGCCGGTCGACCCCGATGAAGGTGCCGTTGGTGAGGCCCATCTGAGGGGGCGTCCCCGCGATGACACCGGCCACGGCGCAGGCGAGGTAGTACGACGGCAGGTAACCCGCCAGAGTCCGCACCGAAGGCAGCGTCCTGGGCAGTGAGCCGTCCCGCAGGTCCGCCACGCCGACGAGGTCCGGCCACATGAGCGTCAGTCGCTTCGAGCGGACCGACTGAGCGATCGCGACGAGCGCGAGTGCTTGGTCCTCGGTCGTGAGCGTACGGCGTACGCGGTAGGCGATCGCGTTGGGCGCGGTGATGTCGACATAGCGATCTTGGAAGTCGCGCGCGAAGTAGTGCGGGAGTTCCCGGGCAGTGTCCGCCGCGTCGTCGAAACCGTTCGCGATGCGGAACCGGTTTTCGTTGAGGGTGGTCGCGATGGGGTACGAGAGCACCCGGCCCGAGAACGCTGAGGGTCCGTAGTCGTTCGGGTCGAGCGGAATCTCGACGCGATCACCGGCGCGAACGCCGGCCTGGAGGAAGGTGGCGCTCGCGTCTTCGAGCTGATTGAAGAGGGCGTCGTTGAGGATGACCTGCGCCGTGCAGCTCCCCGTGATGGGCATGATCGAGGCAGGGGCGACCGGGCTCTGCGTCCCCGGATCCACCACGTTCGTCCCGCCCGCCGTCACCACGGCGGTCATCAATGCCGAGAGCGTCGCGTTCGCAGCGACCGCCGCCGCCACCTGAGCGTGCGTCGTGGTGCCGCCGACGGTGATGGTGATGGCGAAACCCACCACCGTGATCGCGAGGGCGGAGCCTGCGGCGTAGGTGATCGTGTAGGGCCCACCCGTCACCGTGGGCGACAGCATGGCGAAACGAATCGTGCCGAGCGTACCGCCGCCCCCCGTGGACACGTCGAGGCGCGCGAGGTTCGAGATCTTGACCGTCCCGTCGGGCCCTCGCACGAGGATCTCGATGTCATCGGCCCCTGCCGCCGCCGTGTCGTCCCAACGGCTCGTTCCGGGGATGATCTCCAGGGCCGAGGGGTCTCCGGGGTTCGGGTCGTTGACCGAGCTGTTGACGTGTCCGACGCGGTGCGTCCCGCGCCGATTCTGCCACGCGGTGGTCCCCGTGCGGATGAGCCCGATGGTCACCGAGTCGCCGGGCACCACGGACCGCACCCCCACGGAACCGGTGGACGCGGCGTCGATGGAGATCGTCCGGTAGAGGTTCGTGACGGCCGATCCCACGGTCTGCGACACGCCCGAGATGGACCCTTCGTACACGGTCTGGGCGACGGGGAGGGACACGCTCCCGAGCGCGATGCGGAAGCGCTGCATCACGCCACGATCGCGGGCGTAGATCGGGGACGCCTGTTGCTCGAAGGCCGCCTTCGCCGCCGCATGGACGTTCAGGTCTTGCGTCAGGTTGACGAAGACGTAGAGATCGCCGCGCGACGCGGTCCGAGCGCGCGCGTTGGCGTAGCCCGTCGAGTCGTCCGCCGAGACTCCGTAGTAGTAGATCGGGACGTTGCCGCCGTTGTCGAGCGCGAGCTTCACCCCCACGGCGAGGGGGTTCCGCGCGTCGAGCTTGCCGATGCCGCGAATCGTCGGAATGCCGTTGACCGTCTGCTGGTCTGTCGGGACCGCAGATCGAACGCCCTGGAGGTCTTGTCGCAGGGCTCGGTAGCCGAGATAGACCTGCGCGTAGGAGAGCGCCCGCGTGACCGTGGACGCGCTCGGGGAAGGCGTCGCCACCGTCGGACGAGGCGTGAGGGGGAGGCTCAGGGTCACGCCCCCCTTGATCACCAGCTTGTCCGAACCCGGCTCCGGGAAGACGATGAGGGTGCGCGTGGGATCCGTGAGTTCGCGCGTGGAGAGGGTCCGTTCGATACGGGCCTCCCCCAGCGCGTCGTACACCCACCGATCCGCGCCCGTCGTGCCTCCGGTCATGCCCGACACGAGGAAGACTGCGTTCGCCACGGTCTCGGTGATGGTGACGTTACCGAAGGCGCCCGCTGCGTCGTTCGTCAGGTTGAGAGTGTTCCCAGACCCCGGGGCGGCGGTGATGGCGAGGCCCCCTACCACCCCGTTGATGGCCGTGACCATGGCGTCGCGCACCTGGGACGCGGACCACCCGGGGGTGATCGGAACGGCTACACGACCGCCTGCGACCACGCCGTCTCGATCGAACTCGAAGACAGTCGCCGGGTTCACCCCGTCGTTGAGCGTGAAGGTTTCCCCCTCGTCGGCGCCCCCGGCCATACCCACGACCAGGAACCCGGCGTCCACCACCGTGTCCGTGATCGCGACGTTACCGGCCACGAGGCAACGGTCCGCTGCGAGGTTCACGACCCCGGCACCTCCGGGAGAAGCCGAGATGCGCAGCCCCGCGCCCACGCCCTGGATGGCTGTGACGATCGCGCCGCGCACGGTGGCCTGAGAGTCGCCTACCGTGAAGGGGATCGCGACGTTTCCGCCGCTGACCCCGCCCCCCGAATCGAACTCGAACACCGTGGCAGGGTTCACGCCGTCGTTGAGCGTGAAGGTTTCGCCGTCGACGAGGGCTGCGCCGCCCCCCGCAGGCACGGTGATGGAACCCGTGGCGAAGGCTCCCACGAGCGCGGACTCGGCGACGGCGGTCATCGACCCGGTCGCCGTGGCGTCCGGGGTGGGGAGCTGCTGCGTGATGCGCAGGAGCGCCTCGTTGCCGGCCGGGATCAGCCCGTCCCCGTTCGGCTCGCCGACGGACGCGATGGTTCGCGCCACGGTCTGGCCCGAGCTCGATGTGAGGATGATCCGATCGCCCGGTTGAACCCCTGCCTGCACGAGGTTCGTCGTCACGGAGGTGAACGTGATGAGGGTCCGGTCCGCCGCCGTGGTCGTCACGCGCGTCCCGAGCACCGGGGCGATGCCCGAGGAGAGATACGTCGAACCCAGGACGACGCGGGGGGTGCGCAGGGTCACGCGCGCCGAGCCGTGGTCGACCCGGGCGCCTGCGCTCTGACCGGGGAAGCCGCCGTCGAGCACCGTGACGGCGTCGGTGCCCGTGGCGGGCGGCGCGTACGTGGCGTCCTGCTCCAGTTGCCCGTAGGCCGAGGGGAGCAGGATCTGATCCCCGTCATCGGGGTAGTCCAGTACGTCGTACGCCGGGCCCACGATCACGGCGTTGAGGTCGGGGGTCGCGGGGGTCGCCGAGGGCTGGGCGATCTCCTGGAAGATCAGGATCAGAGGCTTGAGGGACGCCATGGTTGTCCCGAAGGTTAGGGGGTCCGATGTTGCAGGACTTCGCGCAGGTCTGTGATCTGTCCGTTCGTGTCAAGACGCAGTGCAAGTTCGCGCAGGACGGGCGCCAGCGGCCACCGCCACCACTTGAACTGGATCTCGGTCCCCAGCGTGACGGCGGTGTTCCAAAATTCGGTCTCACCGCCCGCACGCTTGTAAATCACCGTCTCTGCGATCGTGGGCATCTCGATCGAGTGCACCCCGAACGCAGCGCGAATGTCCGGCGCGGAGCCGACGAAGAAAGAGGCGACCACGTCCGCGAGGGTCTGACTCTCCCCGGAATCGCGGGAGAGACAGGAGACAGTGATCGGGACGACCGCGTGGCAGAGGAGGGCCTCCCCGCCTCTCGGGTAATCGTGCGCGACTCGGTTCCCTGTGCCGAGCTTCAAAAACTGGATCGTCCCCCGTCCCACGAGGAGGGCGGGACGCACGTTGCGGGCTGTCGGATATTGCGTCGAGGCGAGTTCGATGTAGATACGTCGAGGGGCAGGCGCCTCCTCTTCATCATCGCCCGGGAGCGCGCCCGCGTCGTCGTCTTCGGGGGTCGGGTCGGCCGTCCAAACCCAGGGGAGGCCGCCCTCGTTCGGCTCGAAGAAACGCGCCTGGAGAACGGACGTGAACACCGCCAGGAGGGCGTTCGGCGACGACGGGAACACGTCCGGGTGCTGGTCCGACACCCGGGTCATGTTGAGGAAGGAGGTTCCGGGCCTTGGCGCTTGGTCGCTCACGTTAGTAGAGGGGCTGGAGGGTGTCGGGAGATACTGGGTAGCGATAGAGGACGTGGTCGCGCGCGAGCTCCAGACACGTCAGGACTTGGTGGACCCCCGCCAGCTGAATCTCCGTCTGGAGTTGCCGGTCCACCTCGAACCGTCGCTGGTCGTGCAGGCTCACCAGCACGTCGTCCTTCTCCATCTGAGGGAAGTCGGGGAGCCACATTTGCACGCCGTTGGCGTCGGACTTCTGTTCCGGGGTGTTGGTCACCGTGGTCGCGGAGGCGCTGCGACGGGCGTAGGTGAGAACGGGGGCCCAGTACCCTCCGTCGTATCCCGTCCCCCAGCAGCTCTTGCACTCGGAGCGCACGACCTGTTTCGTCCGCTTGTCGTAACAACGATCACAGCGTGGGCCCCATGTCTTGCGCTTGAGGAGCACGACGGGCGTGCCGTTGAACTTCAGGCTCAGCCGGAAGTCTCGGATGAGCTTTCGACGAGGCCCCGCCATGCGCGGGTTCAGGACGCTAGGGCCGGTCTCCACCACGTCTCGCAGGATCGCGCCCCCGGGGGCCGTGCACGTCACCCGGTAGTACAAACGGTCGTAGAGCGTGAGCTGATTGGGCCGGACGTGGTCCAGCGCTTCGGAGCCTCGATCGAGCGTGTCCAGTACGGCGTACTGTGAGGCGACGGGTCCGAGCACGTGGCCCCAGGGCCCTTCGGGGCCTCCCGATCGCTCCAGGGTGAAGGTGTACTCGCCGGACTCCGTGGCGCCCAGCACCGTCCACTGGACGAACTGCCCTCTCGGGAATACCGCCGTGGTGAGGGTGATCTTGACTCTCACGTTCCGCGCTCGATGGCGAGCCCCGTCGATTGTTCGAGGTTCTTGAAGGCTCGGTGGATCGCGTAGCGGTCTCCCTCTTCGCGCCCCGGTCGTTCGAGCTTACCTACGGGCGCTCGCATCGCGTCCGCCTCCACGAACTGATTGAGCTTGATCATCGCTTCGATGTCTTGCCCGCCGGGTCGCATCTTGGGTCCTAGCACGGTGGCCAAGACAGGCGCCTTTCGGTTCGGAACGCCTTTGAACTGGGCGTAGCCGATCACGGACCCGTCCCGATGTCGGAGCGGGAGGTGGTAGCTCCCTTTGGGGAGGGCGAGGGTGTCGACGGCGCGTTGCACGAGGTCGACGTAGCTCGGGTGAAGCTCCGTGCGCTCCTGCATACGCTCGTGCGCGTGCGCGGCCATTTTGCCGAACGTGTCGGAGACTCTTCGATCGAGCTCGCGAAAAGCTCGTCCGAACTGGCCTCGGTCGCGCTCTTCGATTCCGCTCATCGTCATGCTCCCGAGGCGGCCCCGTTCGCCGCACCCGGCGTGGAGCCCGACGAGGGGTCCGGTTTGCCGAGTTTGGCTCCCGTACTCTGCGCGGCGGAGTTGGCCGCGCGCTGCGTGGCCTGGGCCTGGAGGTTGGCGAGGGGCTTGTGAACGCTGGGGCCCTGGGCGAGAGGGGGGACGCCCCGGTAACCGCCGACCGCGCGCGGAGCCGCGCCTGCGGCGAGTGTCGGGGACTTCGGAGGGGTGGGCAGCTTCGGCATGCCGTAGGCGTTGCCGATCTTCTCCGCGCGTTCCGGGAGGTCGCGGCCCTTGGAGGCTGCGTCGAACTCGCGCACCATCGCGGCCGTGATTCCCGCGCGACGCGCGGACTCCGTGTGAAAAAAGCGGCGTTGTCGATCCGACGCGTAGGGCATGCCCCTAGTCTACGGGGCCGCCTCGGTCAGTTCTGGCGCTGGTTGAAGACGAGCTGCTGCATGCCGGTGAGCATGGGGAGCCCGATGCCGATGCAGGAGTACACGAAGAACTTGACGATGTCGGCGCGCTGCTCGACGAAGAGGGTGCAGTCCTGGAGGTACCAGAAGCGCCCGAGGTAGTTCTCCGGACAGAAGAGCCACGCCTCGTCCGGCAGGTAGATGTCGCTCTTGAGGGTCGTGACCAGAGGGACGCCCCAGAGCGCGTCCTCCTTGTCGATGCCCTCGCGGTAGTGAGCCGCCGCGATCGAGTCGCCGATGACCGTCGCGGGGAGGTCGATCATGTCGGTCTGGCGCGACTTCGACATGAGCCCCTTGCCCACGGGCTTCCTGCGGTCGTAGAGGGCGCGGCACGCCTGGGCCCAGCCCGTGGCCGTGAGGCGCGGGAGCTCCGTGCGCTGGACGCTGGGGTTGCGGTTGATCGCCATCAGGCACGTGCGCCGGAAGTACACGTCCTCCTGGTCGGCGATGTCCTTGACCGAGTTGTCGGCCAGGAGCTTCCGCACGTCGGTCCGGTACGTCATCAGCTCGAACTTGTTCTTGATGAACTCGTCCGATTGGATCTTCCCGAAGAAGACCGGGACGCGGCGCAGGTTGTAGAAGCGGGCCTTGGGCGTGCCGTAGAACTGGACGTACGTGGCCACCGACTGAGGCTCGATGTCCAGGAACTTCATCGGCTGGTCCGAGTCGGGCCAGACATCCAGCTCGTCGGCCGTGACGCGCTTCGGCGGGAGGATTTCGCGGCACGCCGCCTCCTGGCGGACGATCTCGCGGATGAGGGCGGTCCCAGCGTCCGCAGCCTCCTTGGTGTGGCCTTGATCGAGCAAGTCCACGAAGTTCTCGTTCAGCACCTGGGCGCTGACCTGGGTCGTCTCCATCTCGTACGACATCGTCTTGTGACTCCTTCAAACCTCTCGTTGGGTTCGTTGTTCTCGGGGATCAGCCCCAGCAGCACGCCTCGAAGATCACGTCGAGGCGCCCGTCGCGGAGACCGTCCGGACCGACCCAGCCCACGATCTGCTTGCCGTCACCGAGGACCTTGATCTCGAAGTTGCCGGCGTTGGCGATGAGGGGGTCGTTGGCCGCGAAGGTGAGCCCGTTGACCGCCGTGGTGTAGAAACGTGCGAGGCCCCGCAGCGCGGTGAGGCGTCCGACCTGACGGCCCGTCAGGTCCACGTCGCCTTCGTGCACGAAGAAGAGGGGCTTGGGCAGCACGGCTCCGACTCCCGAGAGCACGGGCGAAGTCCCCGGCACCCAGGTGTTGTCGCTCGCCAGCATCACGATCGTGCCCGGGACGATCGTCCCCGGCTGGATGAGGCCCATGGTGTCGGGCGTGCCCGGCCCCGTGCCCTGGGCGTAGGCGTTGGCGATCTCCTGGGCGAGGATTTCGCTGAGGCCGAGGCAGGCGTAGAATGCCTCCTTGGGGCTCTCGGTTGCCGGGGCGTATCGGTCCTGAAAACGCATCTCGTGGTCTCCTGTGGCGGAAGCGTAGTGGGTGTGTCAGCCTTGGGCGCGGCGCAGGATGCGTGCCGCGAACTCATCTTCAGCAGCCTTGCGCCGTTCCGCCTTCGTGAGGGGCGTCGCCGACGCTTCTTTCTCGGCGGGCTCGCCGAGCGGACGCGGGGGGTCGGGCGCTTCGATGATCGGCGCGAGCACTCGGCGCAGCGCGTCGTCGTCCGCGAGCTTCGCGCGCACCTCGTCGGGGAGCGGTGCCCCGACGCGCGCTTCCAGACGCGCCAGGAGGGGGTCCGGTGCTCCCGAGGAGACTGGCTTCGCATCGGCCTCGTCTGCCATCGCGTCGAGGAGGTTCGCCACCTTGGTGAGGATCGTCATGTCGTGCTCCCGAGTCGTTCACGCAGAAGCGTAAGAGCCCGCGTGGCGGCGAGGATGTCGTTCGCGCGTGCCACCTTCGTGAGGGCCTCGGCCCGGTCCAGGAGGCGGAGGTCATGCGCGAGCTTCCGAAGAGGGTCACCGGCTCCCTTGCTGTCCGGGGCCGAAGGAGAATCGGGCACGGCGAAGGTGCCCGACTGTACGGCGTACAGCTCCTCGTAGGTGAGGTCTTGTGCGGACTCCCCGAGCTTCCGGATGTCCTCCGCCAGCTTCCTCATCTCCATGGACGCCGTCTTGACGCCTCCATCGCCGGACATGGGAGGCCGTTGCGCGACGCGGGCCTCAATCTCGTGGAGCGTATCGACGAAGGTGTATCTCATGGTTCGGCGAAGTGACGGAGGAGGTCGGGGTGGAAGGCGGACGCCTCGGCGGCGGTCTTGCACGAGCGGAGGTTCGCCTCGGCCTCGCGGAAGAGCGCCTGGACGGCGGGCTCCGTGGCTTGAAAGGCGCTCTTGCGGAGCTCGGCATGCTCCGCGATCAGGGCCTGCGCTCGCGCCGTCTTGATCACGTGAGGAGCGCCTGCGCCATCTCGTAGCCGCCGAGGTAGTGCGCCGAGGCGACCTTGTGGATCTGCGTCTCGACACGTTCGGCCGTGGCGTCGTACGCCTGCGCGGCCTCCTTGTTCGTGACCGCGACCTGTTCCGCAGCCACCTTCTCGTAGAGGGCGAGCTGGGCCATGAAGCCGTCGCAGATGGCGGCGCCGTACGCGTGCGCCTCCTTGAGGGTCCCCTGGTGGTCCCGCTGGGCGACCTCGGCGGCGAGCTTCTCCACGTCGGCCATGGGGGACGGCCCCGACAGGGAGGCGGTCTTGGCGCGCGCCTCGGTCGCGGCGGCCTGCACCGCGTCTTGGACCGCGCTACGCGAAGGGGCCTTGGGGGGCGGGGCGGTGGGGGCGCCGGCTTCGGCGGCCGTCTTGGGGGTCGTGAAGATGCCTTGGAGGTTCATGGTGCTCCTGAATGCTAGGTGGTCAGCAGGATGTGGAGGTTCTCGGAGAGCACGTCGAGGTCGACGGCGGCGTCCGCGTTCGATGTCCGGTCCGCGCGCCCCACAAGGGTATCCGCCTGTGCGTTGAGGGGGAGGGCGGCCCACTTGAGGAACCGGTCCCCGCCAGTACGCCGTACGCGAGCGAGGGCCTCGTCAATCTGGGCGTCGCGCGCGAGTTTTTCGGCCCAGGACGCAGGCGTGAGGGCCGCCGCCTTGAACTCGGTACCCCCGGAGACGGGCACTCCCTGGTCCGTCATGTACGAGGGGTTTCGGTACGGTGTGAACGCCTTCCGTGCGGCCCGTTCGGTCGCGGTCCCGAGGCCCGCCGCCAGCGGTAGGGCGAGGGCGGTGTGGAGCGCTTTCCCCCCGAGGACGTGGTGGAGCCCCGCCGCGTAGAGGCCCGTGAAGAGGGCCGTGTTGAGGAGGCGCTTCTTCACGTCCGACCGGGAAGCGTCCATCGCGGCGCCTCGGGTCGTTTGATACGTGTGCCCCGTGTAAGGGTCCGTGATCGTCAGGAGGTCCGAGCGCGGGGGTTCGGCCGACCGGTAGTGCGCGCCGGGTCCGGGCGGGGACGCTTCATCGGACCAGGGCGCGAACGCGCGATCGCGGAGCACGTCCCCGACCGGGCCGTACGAAGCGGTCTTGAACGTCTGGGGGTACCTGCCGAGCACGGCCACGAGGGCGGGGGTCGCGACGACTAGCCGGTCGAGGGTGTTCTGACTCAGGGCGAGGTGATAGGCGTCTGCGGCCAGCTTCGCCACTTCCGCTTGACCGAGGAGTCGCGGGTGCGCCACCGCCGCAAGGGGGGTCGCAGGGGCTGCGGCGGTCTTGGGGATCCCAAGCGCGCGCACGTAGCCGCCGATCAGGGAGTCGGGCTCGGTCCACGCAGTGCGGATTTCGAGGGCCGCGCGCTCGAATCGGTCACGCAGGCGCTCGTGTTGTTCGAGGCGATCTCCGAGGGCGGCGCTCAGGCGCGTACGTTCGTACGCCACCTTCTGCATCATCCAACCTGTGGGGTCCGCCGGACGGAAGACGAACGAAATGTCGAAGAAACGGGGAGACGGGTTGAGGACGCAGACCTTCCGCCCGTCGGGGAGGACGGCCCGCATTTGCGTGAGGGCGTGGCGACAATACTGCGCGCGCGTGGGTGCGCGGTGTCCGCAGATGGTGCACACGTCCCAGCGGACGTGACAGCCCATGGACACGGCCGGGAAGTCTCCGTCACCGATCCGCTGCGGGATTTCGGGATCCCGTGCGTTGACGTAGCGGAGAAGCAGCTCCACCCGGTGCATTCGGGTGTTCCGAAACGCGTGAGGTACGGTGCCGAGCGACTTCGACGGGTCCTTGTTGACGTGGTGGCGATAGATGCCGCCGTGTTGCTCAAACGTCTTGTAGTGGTGGGGGAGAGTTTCAGCCTCCGCAACCCACCCCTCCAGGGACGCTGTGCACTCCGGGTGGCCGCACGTGGCGCGCCGCCCGACCATGTACGGGAGCGCGTTGAACCCGTCCCCGTTTTTGTTGTCGTCGTAGTACTCCCACTCTCCGAGCGCGTTGACGAGGACGTAGGTGATCCCCTCTTCCGGCTGGACGGTGGTCAGGAAGTCGTATGCGGGAGACTGGCTTTCGGCGAACGCACGTTTCTCGATCGACAGACCGCCTCCGTGGTTTCGCCACGCCACGAGCTGGACCGTGGGTTCGCCGGTCTTGGGGAAGCGGTCTTCGAGTTCGAGGAGCTTGCGCACGGGTCAGTTGCCGTGTTCGTGCAGCGTCTTGGCGTGCTGCATGATCTTCTTGAGGACGGGCGTCCCGTCCCCCGCCATGGCGTTGATTACGTCCGCGTGGAGCGACATCGGGTTATCGGTCGCGTGCGCGATGAGCTTGGACTCGTCGCGCGTCAGATGGTGGAGCATGTGCAACGCCCACGCCTTTTCGTCGGGGGTGCCCCGGTCGAGATGCGCGTGCGTGGCCGCGACCAAGCTGTTCACGAACTTCCCCGCCTTCTGCTTCTTCTCAGACAGGGCTTGCGCCATCTGTGCCGCGCGCTCGGCGGCGATCTGCTTGGCCGCGTTCTCGACGATCGCGGGTTGATCCTTCGATGGTACGCGGGCCTTGGGGGACTGCGGGTTCGCGAGGAAGGCCGTCGCCGACTGAGCGGCGGGCGCGTATTCGGGGTCCCTCCCGGCGAGCTCCGTGAGCGTGTTCGCGTGGTCCCTGTCTCGGTTGAGGGCCCACTCCTTGTTTTGCATGAAACGGACGTTGAAGTCGTCGGTTGCGTGCATGTCGTCGACGAGCTTCCGGGCTTGCTCCTCCCCCGCGAGCTGCCGGGCCTTCGACCACGTCCCGTAGCCGTGACCCACCACACTGCCGATCGCCGCACCCGGCAGCGCGTAGGTGAGAGCGCCGCGAAGGCGGTTGTCGTCGTCCTTCCAGGCCCCGACGCCACCTCCGATCGCTGTCCCGATGAGGGCGCCGCGCGCGGTGGGGGATCGCAGCGCATCCCCGAACGCGGAGGAAGTCTTGAGGAGCCCTCGGAGGTCCCGGATCGCGGCCTCTGCGTTCACGTCGAGGAGGAACTCCCGCTCCTCCGCCGTGTAGCGGCCCTCGGCGGCGAGTTTCTCGATGGCGGCGTCGACGAGGGCGGCTCCCGCGACGCTCGCGGCGAGAGCCTCGCGCAGAGGGCGCGCCGGGCCCCCACGAGACCCCGCCTCGTGTGAGGCCCACTTTTCGATTGCGGCGAGCGCGTAGGCGTCCGAGGGCGCCTCGCCCGAGGTGAGAGCCTGTTCTTTGAACCGGACCCACGCCTCCCGTACGGCGTACGGAGGGGTCGTCACAGTCCCCTCCGCAGGCGCTGGAGCGCGTCGAGACCCTCGCGGATGCGCAGGTTCGTTGCGCGGTCGGCCGCCACCTTCATGGCGATCGCCTCGACGGCGGACGGGAGGGTCGGCTCCTTGGGGGGCGCGAGACCTTGCGCGGTCTTCACGCCGTGCGCCAGCTTCCACCAGCCGTGCGTTCGGAGGGCCTCGCGGAGGCTTGCGGAGACGGGGACGTTTGCGTGGGTGTGCGGCATGTCAGGTACCTCGTCCTCGCGCGTTCTGGACGAACTTCTCGGTCTCGGCGAGAAGACGGATGGTCGCGAAGTCCATGTTCCCGCCCGCCATCGTCGACTGCCGGAGGAAGCTCCGCACCACGGCCGGACTCGTGGACATCGAAGGGCCGAACTTCCGCATGGCCTTGAAGGTCTCCTCCAAGCCTGCGGGGTTCTGCGCGTAGGCGTCGCGCAGCATGGGATCCTCTTGCACGACACCGTGGAAGGTGGCGTGAGCCTTCGGGTCATCGACGATCTTCTTCTTGAGGAAGCGATGCGCGTTGTCGATCGGCTCCGTGACGAGCTTTTGAGCGAGCGCGTTTCCAAAAGCTCCGGCCATGGAGCTATGGGCCGTGTTGAACGTGTCGATCTTGTCGGCGGCCTTGAGCGCCGCGACCTTTTCCTTCGCGAACGCGTCGTAGCTCGCCATCACGGTCATGGAGGGGACGGGCTGTGCCATCTGGTGCTGGGCGTTGGCGAGGTAGTCCTGCATCCGAGCGGCTTGCTCGTCTGCCGTCTGCCCACCCCCACCGAGCATCCGGTACCCGGCGTAGAGCCCTCCTGCTGCCAACCCGGCTTGAGCGCCGCGCCGTCCCCACGTGCGGGCAGTATTGGCAGCGCCTTGGAGAGCAGCGCGATTTTCCGGCGAGACGGACTGCCAGTTGGCCTGTGCACGCGCGGTGGCGTCGGCTCGCCCGGCGCGCGCTGCGTCCATGCCCTTGTTGATCCAGTTGCCCCAGCTCGTCGTGGGCTGCGCGTCGGGCGCCTGCGGGGGCGCCTGCGGGGGCGCCTGCGGGGCCGCCTGCGGGGCCGCCTGCGGGGCCGCCTGCGGGGCCGCCTGCGGGGCCGCCTGCGGAGGGGCTTGCGCAGGGGCTTGCGCAGGGACCTGCTGGGGAGCCTGTGCCGTGGCTTGCGCGGACGCAGCGTTGCCGTACACCGGGTCGACTTGCACCGATGCCTGTCCACGCGCTCCGGGTGTTGCCGAGGACACCGGGCCCTGGGGGGCTCTTTCCTGGTGGCCCGCGCCCGCGTCGAAGAGACGCTGATACGGTTCCTGCTTGAGAGCCTTCCCTACGGTGTACGTCGAAGGGTCGACGTACATCGTGTCCGGTGCGTTTCGAGGAACGTTGGGCATGCCCGGGGCTTCTCGTTTCGGCGCGGGAGGAGGCCCGATCGCGACGTTCTTCTGCGTGGGGAGCATGGGAAGCATGGGCGCCTGACCCTGAGGCGCTCCACTGGCGGCAGGCCGCGCGGGGACCTGGGGAAGTTGCGGGAGTTGGGGACGTTGCGCCGGAGCCGGACGCGCCTGCTGCTGCGAGCTTCGAGGCAGCGGTGGCGGATGCGCCCGCGCGGATCCCGGGAGGTGCGGGATGCGGACGGGCGCGTTCGCGAGCTTCGCGTTCATCATGAGGTACAGGTCAGCGGGCACGGAGGGCCTCCTCGCGAGCTCGCGGCAGAGCACGCTCGACTTCGGACAACGTGGCGAGCACTTTGGCGTACTCCTGACGGGCGTCGCGCGCCTGTTTGAGGAGGCGCGTCGCGCGCGTCGGGACGCCAACGAGGAATTCGCGCGCTTCGGCGAGCTTCTCCTGGGACACGGCGAGCGGCGCGAGCCGCAGGAGTTCCCGCACGCCGTTGAGCTCCGGGAGGAGATCCTCGTCGAGCACCGCAATCGCGTTCTTCTCGAACGCCACGTGGTCGTGACCATCCGCCCGGCAGTCTTCCGCCAGGGCGCGTAGATTGGACTGCCACCGCACGTCGAGCTGCCGGAGGTTCAGGGGGAGTTCCTGCGACAGCTTCTGGAGGTGACTCCAGCGCGTCACCGCCGGAGGTGTCTTCGGCAGATAGGGGTCGATCGTCTCGGCGGCGGTCTTGGTGCGAACCCACGCGCGCGGATTCGGCAGATCGGGATAGCTCGCTTGCTTGATCGCGGGGGCGGGAGCGGCGGTCGCCTGGAGGCGCGTGATGACTACCTCCGGATCGACGGGATCAAAATCGACGCGACGGTCCGCTTCCCCTCGCTTGGCGGCGTACTTGTGGCCGAAGACGGCGGTGTTGGTGTCGCGCCCGAGCCGCCGGATCTGTTCCGGGTTCAGCCCGTGGTCACGTGCCACCTTTTCCACCAGGGTCGTCAGATCGTTGCCCCCGAGGGCTCCCTGGGCGGCACAAAACGCATCGGCTACCGACTTCGCCTGACGCGCATATTCATCCGGGCTCCACATCGACGGAAGGATAGGGTCAGGTCTCCGTGGGTCCCGAGCGTACCAGTTCCCCCACAGGGACCGGGGACTCGGCGGCGGTAACCGTGTGGTTCTGGGTGGTGAGCGCGAGCTCGAACCGCAGTGCAGCCGTGTCCCCGCCGTTCTTCGGTTGCATGCTGCGCACCGTCGTGGCGGCATCGAGAGTGGCGCGGGCGACCTTGAGGGCCTCTTGCGCGTGGCGGCTGGTGAGGGGGCGACCACGATGCTCGCGCGCGCGGACGGCCAACGACGCCATGACTTTTTGCGCCGTCTTCACCGGGTCCGGGGGCGGAGGCTCGGCAACCCGGTACCGATCGAGGAGCACCTCAGGCCCCTCCTGGATCGCGAGCTCGTACGCGCGATACTCTTCCGTGGTGTCGCGCACCGAGGCCACATAGCGGCGTGCGGCGAAGGCGTGCTTGAATACGTCCGGGTCAAAAAAAAGGGCCCGATAGACCTCCAGTACGCGCGGAGCAAGCCCCAGGGCCTCGCATACCAGCGGCGCCTCTGCGCGTACGAGGAGGAGCGCGTCGATCACGTGGTGTTCGTCCCCGTTGTAGAGGTCGAGGGCTACGACGAGATCTGCGTCTGTTTCCACGTCTCCGGAGAGTACGGCGTACAGCGCTGCTTCCAAGGGGTCCTCGGGCGGCGGTTCGCCGGACCGGAACGCCTCGGCGACACGTCGGGCGCGTGCGTCGGGCCGAAGGGTGCTCATCCAGTCTGAGGTTATGCCGGGCGCAGCCCGTCGGGAGCGAGCTGATCCCCGTGTTCGCGGAGGAGGATCAGCGTGTCACCCAGAGATCGGAACACGTCCCTTACCCGTTGCTCCAGGTCTCGGTGCGCTTCGTCACCGATCTTCTCTCGCACGTCCCGAGTCTGCGTGTAAAGCAGGAGCAGGGCGCGCCCGAGCTTGTCCACGGCGCCGTCGAGCGACGGTGCGTAGTTCTGAAAAATCTCGCGCAGGGCCTTCGGGCGCGCGAACGCGGCCACGGCGGCGGCGTCGAACACTTGAGGGTCCCCGAGGAGCGCCGCGTCGTTGAGGAAGGTGGGGTTGACTTGCTGCGCGAGCGTGTCCGGTGTCGGCGCCTGCGGCATGACAGGGTTCATCGGCGGCGCGGCCTGCGCAGGATCCATGGGAGGTTGAGGCGCACCCGGCATGGCCGCAGCGGAGGGCCCAGGGGCCGCGCCCGGAGGCATTCCCCCGGGGGCCGCACCCGGAGGCATTCCCCCGGGGGGCATTCCCCCGGGGGGCATTCCACCTGGAGGCGGAGCGCCTCCCACCGGAGCCATCGCGGGGCCTCCCATCATGCTCGGCGGCGGGGCGCCCATCATCGCCATCATCCCCTGCGGGGCGGTCATCGGGCCCCCCTGGTCGACGCCCATGGCGCGCGACTGGATCTCGTCGAGGAGCATGGTTTGCTGTTGAAGCGCGGCCATTTGCTGCTGGATGAGCTGACGCTTCTCCGCGAGCACGAGGTCGAGCCCCGGGGGAGGCGCAGGCGGAGCTCCGCCCATCATGGAGGGGTCACCCCCTGCGTTCGGATCCATGCCCGGGTCGCCGGGCGGAGGTCCCGGAGGGGGCCCGTCGGCGGTCTTCGCCCAGAGGCGAACCGGGGCGCGAGCCGCCACAGCCTGAAGCGTCGTCGCCGCATCTGCGACGGTCAGTCCGTATGTCGAAGCGACTTTCACGACCGCCTCAACACCCTTGGCGGGGATGCGTTCGGAGCCGATGAGGAACTCTCCTTCGGCCGCACGTTTGATTTGGAGCTTCACTGCTCCCGTCTTCGCCAGCCCTCGCTCGATGAGCGACCACACCTGAGCGGGGCTCGACAGGAAATCTCCCTCGACCCAGCGCCCATATTCGCAGGGCCACCACACGGTGTCTTCGCCGATGAAGATCGCATCCTGCTTCTGCGGCTTCATGGGGCCGCCCAGAACCCCTGGGAGCTTCGTGACCGTGTGGCAATGGCTGAGGTGGAAGGACGTACGTCCTCCCTCCGAGGAGACGTTCGAGGCATGCTCCGGTTCGGTTGCGCGGACGGTCAGGCGGGTCAGCGTGAGGAGCGTTCCCGTGCCGTTGCTCTCCGGCACGGGCTTGGCGCGCTTCTCCAGGAAGTCGAGCACCTCGTCGTAGGTCGCAGCGACGGGCTCCGCAGCAAGCTGCGTGACGCGCGCGTACTTTCCGTCCGGGAAGAGGACGAGGTAGGTCTTGTCCTCGGCTCGATCGCGGCCCATGTTGTTGTAGCGGTAGCGCCCGTGCCTCAGAGAGGATTCGTCCCCGTGGTCGCGGTGAATTGAACTGGGGTTGGGGATGACGAGCGCCACGCGGCTCTGCCCGTCGGTCATGTAAAGACGGTAGAGCCCCGCCTCATCCGGTTGCGTGAGGCGGAGGGATTCCTCCGTCAACGCGACGAGGTCCTTGTGGGAGGCGCGCCGATCCTTGATGAAGAACCCTCTCTCTCTCGCGGTCCCGTACGCGTTCGCGACTTCGCCCGGTTCCAGTTCTCGGTGGAGCTCCTGGAGGGGCGTCGACGCGGTCGCGAGGTACACGTCGTGTTTCATCGGCGTCTCGCGCCGATCCTCCGCCGCAACCTTCGGGCGCGGCGCAAGAGCGTCGCGGAGGGGCGATACGCCGTATTGTTCCGCGAGGATCTGCGCCACCTTCGGGCGACGGAGGAGCGTGCTTCGGACGGTCTCGCGCGTGCCCTCAGGCATGCGGCTGAACGCGTCGAGGAGCGTGCCCGTCTTCGTGGTGGGCAGTTCGCGCTTGAGGCGGGCGAAGGGCGCCCACGCGGGGTCCTCGGCGTAGGAGTAGCGCCCCACCGACGGGGGCACCACGAGGTTTCGGATGTCCACGTCGGTGGTGAGCGTCTTGGGCACGTCGACCGAGAGGCCGAGGCGGTTGGGCGCCGTCGAGGCGACTTCGCGCAGCCACTCGGGAGTCAGGGGGTAGTACCGGTCGCGCGTGCGGCAGTAGAAGAGGTCCAGAGGCTTCACCGCGTTGTCGACCAGGACGACGGGGATGAAGAGGATCTCGTCGCCTTGCTTGACGATGAACGTGCCCACGGCTTCGCCGTTCTGCACGTCTTTCTCCAGCACGCGGAACGTCACCACGCTCGCGAGAAGCGAAGGCTGGCTCTTGGTGATCGCCTTGTAGGCCAGATCAGAGAAGCCCTGGACGAAGAGGCTCTCTTCGTCGCCGGGGTCAGGCGCGTCGAGGAAGCCTTGCGTGCGGGGGGCCTGGGCGGTGGGGAAGGCGGAGGGATCGGGCATTGTCCTCGCGTGAAAGTATACGCGAGGTGTGAGGTCAGCCGCGCAGGGACTGGACGTAGGCGGCGCGCTGGCTGGGCGCGAGGCTCGCGATCTTCTGGATCTCCTCGCGCTTGCGCTCGATCGGCATCGTGGCGGGGAGCTGCGAGCCCCACGTCGCGGCGGCCTGCTTCAGGTTCGCGTGGTAGGCGTCCTCGGCCACCTTCTTCTCGGCACCGACCTCACCCGGTTCGGTGGAGAGCTCGGTCTTCCCCGGGGGCGTCTTGTACTTCCCCTCGGGGCGGTTCTTCTGGTCGACCTCGGCGAGCTGGTCGTCCTTCTTCGCGTTCGCGAGCGTGTTCGCGTCGGTCTCGGTGAGCGACCCCTCGCCCGCAGCCTTGAGGATGTCGGCCCAGAAGGCGTCTTCGGCGGACTTCTCCGCGTTGTCGTCCTTCTTGTTCTTCACGTGGTCGTAGACCTTCTTGCCTGCGACGGCGAGGCCCGCCGCGCCCGCCGCTCCCGCGACGCCCTTGCCGAGCGTCGACGCGGCGTCGCGGATGTGGCCCGAGCGGGTCCGCTCGGCCATGCCGTGACCGACGGTGTCCACCGCGTCGCGGAACGCTTGACCCTTGCGGCTGAGGAGCTTCGCCGCCGAGCCGATGTCGCTCAGGGCGCCCTCCTTCGCTTCGGGCGGGCCCGCCGGGGGCGCGCCTGTGGCTTCGGGCGGAGGCCCGCCCATGCCGCCCGCTTCGGGGCCCCCACCCTCACCGAGAGCCTGGGCGAGTGCGTGGACGAGCTCCGGGTCCGGAGGGATGCCCTGCTGGTCGAGGACGTGGAGCACTTCGGCGAGCTCGCCCTCGGCGTCCTCCGCCGTCTTCGCGCGCCCCAGGATCAGCGACATGGCTTCGAGGCCCGCCGCCCCGGCTGCGCCCAGGCCCGCCGCCGCCACCTTTGCCTCCTCACTGGGGATCCAGCCGCCGGTCTTCCGGTGGAGACCCACGAGGAACGTCAGCGTGCGGTGCAGGGGGTTCGCTTCGCTCGCCTGGACCTCCATGCCCTGCATGTCCTCCGGCCCCGGGTTGCCTCGGCTGAGGAGGTGGTGAGCGCCCGCGCCGAGACCGGCCAGGGCGCCTGCGCCGCCGAGCGCCAGACCCTGGTTCTTGAGAGCCTGGGCGGCTCCCGCGTACTCCTGGCGAGCGAGGTCACGCCCGAGGGGGTTCGATGCGTGATCGGTCATCGCGGCGGCGCCGTGTCGCATGTCGCGGAAGTTCTGGATCGGGTTCGACAGCACGTCGCCCGCGAATTGCCGCATGCGGCTCACCCCGGGGACCTGTTCGGCCACGTCGTTGATGGCCGTCCCAGCGGCGGCCCCCCGCGTTTTGAGCGCCTGGAGGAGTGCGTCGAAGCGCCCCGCCGCCTTCACCGTCGTGCCCGTTGTGGGGGCGTGGGGGGCGGGGACCTCGCGACCGATCACGCCGGGGGCGGGCAGATCGGTCTCGCCGCGCGGCGTGCGGTAAGTGCCTTCGGAGCGGTTGGCGTTGTCCACGGCCGCGAGCTGGTCGGAGGGGGCGGCGTTCGCGAGCGTGTTCTCGTTGTTGTCGGTGAGCGACCCGTCGGCCGCCGCCTTCTCCATGTAGAACGTCGCCGCGACCGCCGCGCGTCCCTGGAGGTCGTAGAGTCCGGCCTGCTTGGCGCGTGCGATCCGGGTGGCGCTTGGCCCCACGCCTTCGCTCGCGAGCTTGTCGCTGACCGCCTTCATGCGCTGCGCGAGGGGCAGGGCGGCTTCCTTCGCGAGTTGCGCCTCCAGGACGGGGGGGAGGCCCGCCTCCTGGGCGATCTTGTCGAAGACGCCGATGGCGATGTCGTCGTTCGGGAGCGGGCGCATGACGCCGCTGTCGACGAGACCGTCGTGCATTCCCTGGAGGTAGGTGCGGGTGAAGAGACGCATTCGATAGGGCTCCTTGTGCGGGAAGTCTAGGCCCCCTCGACGAGCGACCCGGCGTCCGCGCCGGGGGCCCCGGAGAGCATGTTGTGCGCGCGGATGGCGCGTCGGATGTGCGGGCCGACCGTGGGGGGCATCTGGGCGAGTTCGCGAGGCGGGGTAGTCGGCGGGTCGAATCGGTGCCCGAGGCTGCGTGCGGCGTTCGTGATCCCGACGTGCGCCAGGGGACCGAGCTTCCAACCCATGGTTCCCGTCACCGGGCCAATGAGAGCGCCCGTCGCGGCGGCGGCGAGATCCCCGCGCCGTTGTGAGGGGTCCCCGGTCATGGCTTGGTAGATGTCGAGTCCCGTCAGCCCGAGCCCAAGCGCGCGCATGGCGTTGCCCCCGGCGCGACCGAGCATCCCCGCGTCGGGCGCGTGCGGCGCCCAGTAGTAATCCTTGAGGAGCTTGCCGTACGCCTTGAGATGCGATCCTCGCGCCTGGGCGTCCTGACGAAAGGCGTGCCACGCGTCGACGGGGGAACCGACCGCGATTTCGCGCGCCAGATTGGCGCTCGTGTGCGCCACGTCTTTGGCGGTGTTCCAGGCTCCGGGACCGTACCCCGGAGACGGGTGGTTGCGGAAGAGCCACGTCGCGGCGCGACCGAGGGCTCCGGCGTTGAGCGCCACTTTGGTGAGTCCGTATCGGCGGAGGGTGTCTTCTTCGGCGCGCCGTACGGCGTATTGTGGAGCCATCAGTACGTCCCTCCGGGGCCGTGGCGCATCTCCGCGCCATAGGCGTAGGCCGGGACGGGGTGCGTTCCGTGCAGGTCCGACTCATCGCCGATGTGCGCCGCGTCTTGAATCGACCCTTTCAGGTACCTGTGGGCGAGGCGCGCCATCCAGTCCCGATCGAGGAGCGGGTTCATCGTGAACGGGCGCATCACGAACTCGACCGACGGCATTCGACGCGCCACGGGCACCTCATGCACGCCGGCCTCGCGGAGTTCTCGTGCGAGGGCAGGGGTGACCGGCGTACCGACGGTGTGGTGGAGGACTTCGCCTCCGAGGCGGCGGCCGACCGCTTCGTCGGTGCGCAGGCGTACGGCGTCTCGCCCGTACGCGTCACGGAGCGCGTTGTAGTTGACCACGTCTCCCTTCAGGAGCTCGGGGTGTTCGGGATCGGCCTCCGTGAGGCGCACGTGGTTGATCTCGCTCTTGGCGAGGAGCTCCAGGTGCCTACGGTCGAGGTTCACCCCCTCGTTCTGATAGACCCGGTGGAGGGCGTCGACGAAGTAAGCCCGGCCCGCTCCGATGCCCTTGTGCTCCACGACGCGTGCGGGGTGTGGCACCCCGTCCGTGAGGGCGTCCCCCGCCTCGACGTGTTGCCCCGGTTTGACCGTCACATCGAGCTCCGGATCGGCGTAGATCTTCTGGGAGCCCACCCACACGAAATGTCCCCCCTGGGGGGCCTTCTCGATCTTGGTCACGACACCGGCCTGTGTGGCGAGCGCGGCTTCGTGGCGGAACGCCTTGGGAATTTCCAGGAGCTGGCGCACCCCCTTCAAGCCCGTGGGGGTCTTCGTGGTGGCCTTCACGGTGAGCGTACCGTGGCGCGAGGAGAGAGCCATCTGCGTGAGGGGCTCCGCCATCGCCTGGGCCGCGCGCACCCCCACCGGGGCTCCGATCCCATGTGGCTGGCCCCGTTCATTCAAGCCCTGACACATCTGACAGACGCCGCGCGGCGCGGCGCACGTCATGGGCGATCGGACCAGAATGGTGGTCTTGCCGCGCGCGCGGAGGTCCGCGAGGATGCGGGGGGTGAGGAGCGTGTTTCGGGCGAGGCCCCCGTCCGCTTGGGTGTAGCGGTCGAGCGCGTGGGAGTCGTCGGGCCGCATGCGGACCCCCGCCGTGGTTCCGCAGTCGCTCGTCGTCACGACGTTCGAGATCATGTTCGCGACGAGCACTTTCGCCATCTCGCCCGGTTCGGACACCGAGATACGGGCCGCGACCTCGTTGGCTCTCACCTCAGGCCCCGCGAGCCAGTACTGGGCGGGCGTGAGACCTTCGGAATAGGAGCGGTCGAGGACCCGGTGCACGAGGCCCTCCTTGGGGTGCACGGTCGCCAAGGGCGTCGCGACGATCTTCATCAACTGGCCGGGGTTTCCGCGAGCCCCCGAGAGGGCCATGTGGGTCATCGAGCCGGGGTGCTTTTTCGTATGGTCGAGCACCTTGGCTTGCGCGTCCACGATGATGCGTTCGCGCTCCTGCGGGGTATGCGCCTTCTCCAGCGCAGCCACGGCCGGCTTCACGATCGCGTCGCGTGTCTTGTAGTCGGGGCGGATGTCGTCGAGACCGACGGAGATCCCTTCGAGCGTGGCGATCTCATCGCCACGTCGCTTCAAGGCCATGACCGTCCGGACGTACGCCTGTGGATCCGTTCGCGCGAGGTCGACGACGTGGTCGTGCAAGACCTTGTTCGTCACAGGCCCCGTGACCTTGTAGCCATCGGGGAGGACGGAGTTGATCAGGAGGTGACCGAGCGTCGTACTCATCGGGGCCTCACACAGGTCCCGACATGGGGGAGGGGCCGATCCCGTACGCGTCGCCCAGATCTGCGCCCCCGGTGCCCGAGTCGGACCAGCGTACGCCACCGTCCTGAGAGGTGAGGAGCGGCTTCCGCTCTCGCGGCTGTCGTCCGTAACCGAAATTCGACCGACGGAAGAGCTTGGCGAGCATGTCGGCGCCGTTCCCCTCGTCGAGGAGCGCGTACTTCTTCAAGACCGCCTTGGCGGCCAAGTCGAAAGCGTGCCCCACGCCCGAGAACCGACCCGCCGCCCCGCGCGCGGGAGCGTTCGGAGCTTTCATGGGCGTCGCGGGGATGATCACCTCGGAGCGACTCATCGGATGCCCCCAAGCCAGCGTTGGAGATCCTCGATATGCGTCAGCTCCACCCTCGCCCCCTCCTGCGCGAACCCCGACAGAGCAAGGCGCTCCGGCTGAGCCTCCGCAGCGGACGCCAGAGCCTCCCACGCGACCAGGGCTTGTTTCTCCAGCGCGAGCAGGGCTTCGAGCATGGGCCGGGGGTCCGCGAGAGGGGGCGAAGGTACGGAGACGCCAGCGGGAAAATGGGCCTCGCCGCGCGCGGCCAGGGTCCGGTGCAGCGCGTAGATCCAGTCACGCTCCTCCTCGATGTGGTCGCGGAAATGCCGATGAAGCCCGTCTCGATCGACGACGCGCAACTGATCGCCGTACGCCATGTACGCCAGCAGTACGGCGTACTTCGCGTCGAGAACTCCGCGAACCGCCCCGACGTAAGGGTCCGCCATTGGGCCGTGGCCGTCCGGCGAGCCTGAGGCTTCCGAGGACAGGTACGGGTCGAGATCGGGCGGGAACCCTTCAGGCATCGTCGCTCTCCAACCAGCATAGCGTGGTGGCGAGCAGGTCGGGGGTCGCTTCGCGCCCCTCCTGCAAGGCGGCCAGCACCTCCGCGTCGGAGACCCAGGCGGCCTTCTTGACCGCGCTCTTGTCCTCGATCTCGATGTGGTCGGTGAGCTGGAGCGCCCCCTTGCGCCACGCGGCGATCGCTTCCTCCTCGGTCTTGAACTTCTTCGCGGGGCCCGTGGGGGTCCCCGCCTTGGAGGCGTGCGTGAACCCGATGATGGCCTCGTGTTGCGGGAAGGCCATGAGCTTTCGGCGCGTCTGGTCGGAGAGGAGCATGTTCGAGAGAGTCATGTGTTTGGCCTCTTCGATTGCGTCCTGGGTCACCGGCACGTGCACCTGGAGGGTGTCCCCGTCGTAGTCGAGGTTCATCCCCTTCTCGATGAAGGGGTTCACGCGGATGGTCTTGCCCTGCACGGGCACTGGATGTGCGGCGACGATGGACCAGCGGTGCAGCGTGGGCGCGCGGTTGATCAGGACGGGGCGTTCCTTGGTCTCCGCCAGGAGCGCTTCGCGTGCGACGGGGTCCTTCTTGTTCACGCGCTCACGCGCGTCGAGGGCCGGGTAGCCCGTACGAACGAGTCGGGCCACGACCAGTTTGTCGTACATCTGCCAGAGCATCTGCTCCGGGAGTCCCACGTGGTCCATGCCGAGGTTGGCGTCCGGGACTGCGGTGCCGCGCCCTGACACGTCCTGCGTGCGGCGCATGAGCTTCCGCTGGAAGAAGCCCCCTTTCGGCGTGCCGACCCCCGCGATGTTCGAGAGGAACCCCTTCACGCTCTGACCCCTCAGCTCGTCGTTCTCTACGTCCTCGGTGCCGTAAAGCGCTGCGACGGCGTTGAAGACCTGACGCCTGTGCTTGGCACGATCCGATTCCACGGCGGTGGTGCGGAGCGTGTGGTTGGAGTCCATGAGGTGGCCGTAGAGCTTGTTGGCGTCCGCCACCATGAGCATCGAAGGGTCGTTCGGCTGCGGCAGGATCGGTCGGAATACGGGAGGCACCACGGGCACCTTCGAGACGATGTACGCCTCGTGCGGCTTCATGCCCTCCTTCTGGAGCGCTTCGAGGTACTTGATCTGCTTGACGAGGTCGTTGAGCTCCGCGCCCGACGCCTTGGTCATGCGCGTCCGGAGCTCCCGAAGACGTGAGGGAACGTCCAGTGCCTTCAGCTGCTCGTGAAACCAAGCACCGCCGTGTTCCCCCAGTTTTGCCTCGAACTCTTTCTCCGAGAGGCCGAGGAGGCGCCGCACCGGCTCCTTGAAAACGGGATGGGGGATCGCTTCCGGCAGGTCGATATGGGCGTAGAGAGTTCCCTGCGGCCCTCCCGTCAAACGCGGGTCAAAGAGCCCTCCCATTTCAGGGCGAAGGTTCTTTGCGACGAGAGTCTTGGCGTTTTCGAGGGCCCCCGTGCTCTTGGCGAGCACGTCCTTGTCCGTCATCGGCAGGAGCTTGATCTTGGACCCGCGCTTGTCGACCCGGAGACCGGCCCCCTCCAGCATGCCGACGAACTTCGAGAAGGCGAAGGGCGGGCGTTCGACAGGGAGGGGCGCGCCGAGTTGGATCGCCTTCCAGAAGGCGTCGTTCTTCTGACCCTTGATCGTCGCCGCCTCGCGCAGGAAGTTACGGGCGTTGTGAGCGATGAGGGCGTCAAACTCCATCTTCCCGAGGCCCTTGGCGGAGTCGTCTCCGCCGGTCTTCAGCGGCTGCTCGTTCAGGTCGTACGGACCTACGCCGTGACCTGCGAAGTTGGTGTCCGTCGACTTGAAGAGCTTGTAGATGAATTGCCGCCCGACCAGGACGCCCTGCCCGTCGTGTCCCTTGATGTGGCGCTTGAGCACGGGGTCGTAGATGTGCTCCTTGTCCTTGACATCGTGCTTCTTCAGGAGGTCCGTCGCCCACTCGACCGCGTTGTGCCGCGCGTTGTTGTCGTAGATGATCGGCTTCCCTGTCTTCTCGACGACCTTTCCGACGGCGGTCTCGATCACCTGGGCCGGGTTGATGCGGGACACCACGCCCGCCGAGGTGAGGAGGAGGTCGATGGGACGCTCCTGCGCGTCCTGGAGCATCTCATGATCGGGCACGATCTTCGCCACGACGCCCTTGTTGCCGTAGCGCCCCGCGAGCTTGTCGCCGACCTGCATCGCCTCCCGAGTCCGAACGAGGACCGTGATCTGCGAGGAAGTTCGCACCACGTCGACGACTTCGCCGGGCGTGCCGTGCGTCCAGGTGAGAGCCACCTCCTGGTAGGGGCGGGCGAGCGCCTTGGAGATCCTTCCGAGGAGCGCGTCCGTCCCCGTCACCTGGGTCTTCGTGAGACCGGCGACGAGGAGGTCGCGCGGGTGTACGGTCACCCCCTTCCGTACGACGCCGTGCTCGTCCAATACGTCGTACGCCCGAGGCCCGTACTTCGTCCCGTAGTACATCCGGTGCTTCTCGCGGTTGAGCTCGATCTGCGAGCCCAACGGGTAGACCTCCCGGTACATGTGCTCGCTCGTGAGCTTCTTCGAGCACCCCTCGCTGATCACCACCGCGTCGTTGGAGTTGACGCCGTAGTAAGGGACGTAGGCGACGCGGAGGTTCTTGCCGAGCGCGAGGACGCCGTCGCGCGTGAAGTTTGATTCCCCGAGGCGTTGCCCTTCTTGGACGCGATCCCCGGGCTTCACGCTGAGATCATGGTGAAGATACGTCTTCGACGGGAAAGGGAAGAGACGTTGATAGGGAACCTTGACGAGGCCCTCGTCCTTGTCGGCGTTCTTCTCGGACTCCGCCTTCTTCTTCAATCCTTCCGGCCGGATGTAGACCCAACCGTCCTCGATCTTGTGGACGGTGCCGGTCACGGGCGCGCGGGGCACCACCATGTGCCCGTAGAGCGCCTCGAAGGACACTTCCCCCGGAAGGTGGGACTTCACCTGGACGAAGGGCGCCTCGCGCTCCAGAAGCGGCAGGGCCTGCGTGCCCATCTTCGAGCCCATGATGGCGCGGTTCCCCTGGATCGAGTGGATCATGGGGATGAGGGTCGTGGCGGGCGAGTAGGCGTGGGACACGTGCCCGAGCTGGTGTGTGACGCGCGAGCCCGGGACACGCTTTACTTTCCCGTTCACGAACGCGTCCACCTCCCCCTTCAGGTCTTCCCCGGCGAAGGCCACGACGTGGTGGGCAAGGTCGCCCGCCTTGAGGAACTCGTCCTTCCCCGTCCGGACGTTGCGCGCGACGGTGTAGAGGTTCCCCTGGTTGTCGCGGTGCGCCGCGATCGTCGCCCGGATGTCGACGCCCGAGTGGCTCGAATTACCTGACCAATGCCCCCCGCCACCTCCCTGGCGAACATAGAGAAGGCCCCCAGGGACCGTGGCGCAGTAGACGAGACCGTCGTGTTCTTGGGTGAAGTAGTGCCCTTTCCTGGGGACGGCCTGACGATACCGGTCCTGGAGCAGGCGCACCTCGTAAACATCGAGGTATCGGTCTTCCCGCTTGTCCGCATACACCGAGGTACGGACGGACCAGCCCAGGGAGATGGCGAGACGCTCCACGTCGCCCGCCAATCTCCGGCTTGTGGTACAGAAAACTTCCTGCGTGTAAGTCTTCCCGGTCGCGCGGCGTGAGTCGATCCGCCCATCCCCCAGGAGCAGGGTTTCGAGCAGGTTTCGGCGCGCCGCGACGGGCGCGTCGAAGAAGTACTCGGGAATGTACTTGGCATCGCAGAAGCCGAATTGGTGGAGATACGCCGCGAGTTGCCGGTGGCTGATGTGGAACCCTTTGTCGTTACACGACCACTTAAACGGGAGGCGCTTCAGCAGTGCCTCGATCGCGGCGCACTTCCAGTCATTGGCGGCACGGCTCTGCGAGATCTGTACGTGAGCAGGCTGCCCGTTCGCCTGCGCGGAGGTTGATCCCTCCGACAGGAACCACCCCATGAAGGAGCCCCAGAGGGCGATGTCGATCGCGCGCGCCCTGCGCGGGTAACCCGCCAGCGTGGGAAGCGTGAATGTACGCTTGCGTCCGCCTCGGTAGGGGAGGTGTCCCGTGTCGAACACCCGAGGCCGCCCGTGCGCTTCATCCGCCCGCACGAGGTCGAAGCGCGGTACCGTGTTTTGGCCCAGGGGGTACACGCGATCGACGGGAGCGCAGAAAACCCTGTGGTTCGGTGTGACGAGGTAGCTGACCTTGCCCGCACGTACGCCGTACAGCCGCCCCGCGTACGGCTCTCGGATCAGCCGATTCGCGCGGCAAAACGCCAACGCACCCCCGATCCGGCAGGCGAAGAAGTCCTTCTCGGTCACCGCGTCCCACCTCTTCCAGCCTTCTTTCGTCAATACTTCCCCGTCACCCCTGTGACACTCCGGCGTGCGGATCGGGTCGAGCGCGCCGAAGTGGGTGTTGTGGATCATTCGCGCGTCGAGCGGGATCGCCCGGTCCGAGGGGATGCCGCCTTCGCCGAGGCTGGTGACCTTGACGGCATGGTCGATGAGCTCCAACGGGTTGATCCCTGTCGGGACGGCGGTGAGAGACGAAGTTGTGACGAACTTCCGCACCGCGTCGGAGAAGGGGGCGGGCCGGAGGGCGTCGCGCACGGAAGTCTTTCCGTTGAGCGCGAACTTCGCCTTCTGGGACCACACACGTGCGGAGAGGCGGATCCGTTCGGCCAGGAAGTCGTCCAGGGAGTGGAAGGTCTTGAACGTCAGCGCGTCCGTGTCGTCCGTGGACACCTTGCCGGAGTGAACGGCGAGGACTTTCTTCGCCGCCGCCAGGAGCGCATCCGGCGTGACCTTATCGTAACCCTTCCCGAGGGTGGCTGCTGTGACGTGAGGGTCCAGCGTAGTCTGGTCGAGTTTCCGACGCACCTCCTCCACCTTCCCCGCGTGGGGCGCCTTCGGGTTCATCACCGAGGGGTGGACGAGCTTCGCGTAGAGCTTCCCGATCGCCTTCTCGTCGTCCTTGCCGTGGGCGGCGGCATTGGCCTCCGCCACCCCGTGGCCGAGGTGCTCGACGACCTTGTCGTGCCCGACACCGAGCGCTTTCAGCACGGGGTAGAGGGGGATGTTCGTAGTCCCGTAACTCAGGTGGAACGTGCCGCGCTTCGGCTCGAAACCGAGGTCGAAGTTCTTCCCACGCCCCAGGTTGAAGATCGCCTTGAGCTCCCCGTTGTCCGCCCTTGCCGTGTACACGCCCGGCTTGCGTCGCAACTGGTTGGCCACCTGATACTCGTTGCCGTCCGCGACGAGCGTGTGCCTCTCTGTGAGATAAGGGAGGTGTACGATGGTGAAGTTCTTCGCTTCGTCGATGATCTTCCCGTCGGATCCACGCAGTACGAGCGTCCCTTTGAGGGCTTCGTCCAGGGATCCTCCCGTCAGCAGCGCCCGCCGCTGCTCCTCCGGGGAGTAGTGTTTCTCCACGACGCGGAGGTCTTTGACTTCGAGCTTTCGCTCCCGCATGTCGAGGGGAAACGCGGTCTGAACAGCGTTCACGGCCTTGGACCGGACGCGCTCACGCAGGGACGCCGCGTCCGTCAAAATGGGGGTCGGCTCGGTCATCGTCTAAGTGTACGTCTGGCGGGTAAAAGAGACTGAGCCCGGCCGCGTGCCCGGGTTCCGGAGAGGCAACTCCGATGGTCATCGTTAGCGTCCTGCGGTTCGCGATCTTCCTTCTCTAAGCGTCGTACGCCGACGCCCGCGTCACAGGCGACGCGGGCGTTGGCGCTCGACCTCTGCTTTGGGGCGATCGACCTCGGACCACATCACGGTGACCTGCACGATCCCCGACGGGAGCGTGGTGGTGTTCATCCGCAGGTCAATCACCTCTTCGCGGACGCCGCGCGCCAGGAGGGTGTCGAGCTCGTCCTTCCGCACGTGGGGACAGAGCTGCTCCGTGTCCGGAGGCACGTAGTCGTCGGCCTCCAGGTCCTTCTCGATTTTTTTCTGGCAGAAGCGACAGGCGGAGAGAGGTCGATACGTGACGAACGTGTCGTGATGGACGCCACGTACCGCAGGAACGCCAGGGTTGGGGCCTCGGATGCCTTCGATGGTGTCCCAGGGGGCGCTCATGACCCCCCTCGCGTCTGTGCCTTCATCTCGGCCTCTTGGTTCTGCTGAATCTGCTCCAGGAGCACCCGCAGTACGGCGTACGCCACCCCGTCCTCGGTCTTGATCTGATCGAGTCGACTCTGGCGCGTGCCGGGGTCCATGCCGACGAGCTCCTCCGCGAGGGGCGTGTTCGCTGCGAACACCTGGGCCGGGTCATACGATTGACCGCCGGAGCTCCGCATGGCTTGTTGACGGGACTGGAGGCTCAGGGACTGCTGCTGCTTCTGGATCGCGAGCTGCGTCTCCGTCTCCGCGCGCGCGTCGTCGAGAGCGTCCTGCCGACGTTGCTTCCGCTCGTGCGTGAGGTCCTTGTCGATCGCATCGGCCATTGTCGAGTCGCTGATCTTCCCGGCAGCCCACATCTGCGCGGTGAGCTGCTTGTTCTCGGAGTCGTCCACCATCTTGAAGTCGGCCAACTTCATGGGGACGGAGGCCCATCGAAGGAACGACGAGGCGCGCTCCTCAGTCCACTCGATGAGGCCGTTCAGGTTCTCGATGTGCACCCGGAGCTGGTTCTCGATCATGCGGAGGGTGATCTCCCCCCGCGTCTGTCCGAGCCCGCCCTTGAGGAACTCGATCGGCACGCCGAGAGAGAGGACGATGTTCTCCTCGGCCTGCTGAAGCTCGCCGAGCGTGAGCAGGGTCTTGCCCTCGCCGCCGACGTTCTGCACCCCGACGGGAATGGGCGAGAACATCAGGCGAAGCGGGTCTCGGCGGAATGCCTTGTAGTTCATCTCCAGCTCTTGGCGCCATCGCTGGAGGTTGATGGTGGTGAGGGGGTCGCCCTGGCCGCTCGCCGCCAGCGGGTGCATCACGCGGAAGGGCGTGATGTGCTCCAGGGCGATCGCCTCGTTGGCGCGGCGGAGGATGGCCGTGAAGAAGAACATCTTGATCGCGGCGGTGATCGGCGGGTACCCCCACTGCGACTCGACCCCGGCGGGGCCCGGCATCCGCATGTGGTAGAGGGCCCCCTCGGCGAACTTGAAGGTCTTCTTCTCCTTCATCGCCGCCAGGAAGGCCATCGGCATGTGGTTGATCTTGGTCTTGTTCCCGGCGCGAACGTCCGCGATGAGCGAGCGCGGGATCGTGTAGTAGTAGACGCACTCCCCGGTGATGGGGTTCGAGTCGATGTCGATCAGCTTGGGGTCCCACCGGATCAGCTTGAGCTTCGCGGGGTCCCGGAGCTGCTCGTCGATGACCTTGGAGATCACCCGGAGCCTGCCGCAGTTCCGGCAGTCGTGGCGGAACTCCAGGCGGTCCAGGTTGAACGCGTACCGCGCCGCGCACACGTCCTCGCGCGTGTGGCAGTGCGGGCACTGGAGGTCGCGCTTGATGGGCTCGTAGAGGGACACGAAGCTGTTCCCCGTGAGCCACACGTCGAAGCTCACGAGCGTGAGGAACCCCTTCAAGCGGAGCTGCTTCTCGAAGAGGCGCTCGTGCCGCTTCTTCTCGGCCTCGCCGCTCGTCTCGTACACGAAGCGGGTGATCGGGTACTCCCCGAACTTTCGCACCGTGCCATAGATGTGCGCGGAGTTGAACCCGATGTATTCCGCTTGACGGAGGAGGTCCTTGAGCTTGCGGGGTGTGAACCCCGTCAAGTAGTCGAACATCGGGTTGGGGTGGCTGGAGCCACGCGCCCCCGAGAGCGGGTCGGAGAACTGGTCGAAGTCGATCACTTGCGAACTCAATGCCTCATGCAGGAGAGGATCACAACACCATGCGTATCACCGTCGAGTTTTTGAAGGGTAACACTCCCGTGTTCTGTCTGGACGCTTCGGAGAGTTCTTCTGCGCGGCGCGTATGGGGCGCCGTGTGGTCGGGCGAGCGCTGGCTCTTCCCCGCTTACCACCCTTTCGGTCTCTGGGCGGCAGCGGATCTTCGGAAGCTCCACCCCGAGGCGGACTGGGATTCGGAGGCCGTAAGGCACGTCGGTGCACTGGAAGGGGACCAGGAGGCGTGGCTTCGCGCGGAGGCCGCTTGGAGGGGACGCGGGGACCCCTTGACCGCCGGGGACAGCCGACTCCCTCCCATTCCCGCCGATTTTTTCCCCCCCGACTTCACGCCCTTCCTGCACCAGCGCCTCGGCATGGCGCGCGTTCGGCTCTGGCCCCGGTCATGGTTTCTATGGGAGCAACGCACGGGGAAGACCCGAACGCTCATCGACGGTCTCCGACTCCTCGCCCTCGAAGGGAAGTTCACGAAAGCGCTCGTCCTCGGCCCTCCGGTCGTGCTTCCCGGTTGGGTCGCGGAGACGCGGCGAGCGTCGCGCGGGGCCTGGGAGGCTGTGATTTGGGACGGGACTCCGGAGACTGCCGAGCGGGCCCGCACGGCGCAGGTCGTTCTCGTGAGCTACGCCCGTGCTCGTCTCGCGGCGCAAGTGGAGGTGCCGCACCCCCAGCTCGGGTCGATGAAGGTATTCGCCCCGGAAGCGAGTCCTCTTCGGGAGCTCGGGTACGACGTGATCGTGGCGGATGAGTCGCACAACCTCGGAAACTGGAAGTCGGATCAAACGCGAGCGGCCGTGGAACTCTCGAAACTCGCGGCCCGGCGCTACTGCTTGACGGGCACGGCGGGGGATCAGCCCCTCAAGGTTTACGGGCAACTCTACTTCCTGGCGCCGGGGCTCGTCCCGATGAGCTGGGAGAGGTTCGAGGAAAAGCACGTGATTCGCTCGGAGCGAATGGCGCACATCGTCACGGGTTACCGTGCGCTCAACGAGATCAACGCGGTGGTCGATTCCGTGGCGACCCGGCTGAAGCGCGCCGAGTGTATGGACCTGCCGCCGCGCGTCACCATCGACGTTCCCTTCGATCTCGGACCTCGGCAGCGCTCGCGCTATAACGAGATGGTCGCGGAGATGCGTGCGTCGGTGACGCCTGCCCTGGAGTACCTCCACGCCAAGGACGCAAGCGGGCCCGTCGAGAGCGGGGCTGAAACTCTTTTCAATTTGCCGCACGGGGCGACGCGCGTGCAGAAACTCCTCCAGCTCCTCTCGGGCTTCATCCTTCTCGGGACGGAGGATTCGATCTGCGACGCTTGCCCCCGCATGGAGGCGTGCGTGGAGGAGCAGGTACGCCCCTACACGCGGAAGTGCGCCGTCGTGCAGAAGAAGCCGCCTCGTCGGGTACTCCGGGACGTGGAGAACCCCAAGCTCGAACTTTTCGAGGCGCTCCTCGCGGCGGTTCTGGAAGAGGACCCCACCAACAAGATGATCGTGTGGGGGTCCTTCGACGAGGAGCTCGACGACCTGATGAAGGTGTGTGAGCGCCTCGGAGGTGCGCCCGTGCGCCTGGATGGCGACACCACGAAGCACATCGCCGACATCCGGGAGCGCTTCCAAGGAGACTCGACCTGTCGAACGCTCGTTGGGATGGTGACGGCGGGGATCGGCATCGACCTGTCCGCCGCGAACTACATGCTCTATTACAGCCTGCCGTGGCAGCCGTTGGTCTATTCCCAGGCGGAGGATCGGAACAACGGGCCGGGTCAAAAGCGCCCGATGACCGTCTACAGGCTCCTCACGTCCGCCGAGACGCCGGCCCTGGATCGTTTCATCGCGGGAGTTTTGAAGTTCAAGGGTCGCGTGGCATACACCATGCTGGAGCGGGTCGCCTGCGCTTCTTGTGAGCGTCAAGCGACGTGTGCCCTTGACGGAACCGTCCCGTTCCAGGAGAACTGCAAGTACGCCGCTGCGGTGGCGAGGCCCGTTACCAAGGTGCACCTCCTGTGAAAGCTGTTCTCCAATACACCGCCGAAGATCTCCGCCGCCTCGTCGCGGAAAACGCGACCTCCCTGGGATACGCCGTATTGCCGGAGGAGGTGGACATGCCCGACGACATCACCGTCTCGGTGCAGTTCGAGGGCGTGCCTCGTCCACCCACGCCGGTACAGCTCGCGCAGACCGCTGGGGAGGCTCCGGAGGGCGCTACCCCAGGACCCCCGCGACCTCCCGCGAGCAAGATTCTCCCCTCGCAGGAGGGGGCCTGGACCTCGCAACCCGCTCGCGGCGGTGATCCGCGCTACGTCCCGATCGAGCCCCCCACGTTCGCCCCTCGCGTACCGCGTGTTCGCGAGGTCGGGCAGGACACCGGCCTCGTTCGACGCGAGACGGGGACGGAGGACGGGCGCCCCCGAGGGTGGCTGCCCCCCTCGACGGAGCAAGACCCGGAGGCTCCGCCGGACGGGGCGGGCATCCCTGAGTTCGGCGAAACGGCGGATTTCCTCGACGAATACATCACTTCTCCGAGAGGGCGCTGACGTGGAGAAGCACGGCGTCGTAACAAAAGAACCGACAACTGAGGTAGAAGCTCCCGCGTCCAGGACTTTACGCCGTACTGCCGACGTGGCAGAACCGGCGACGTGCCCAAGGTGCCAAGGACCTCTTCTTTCGCCCACCCCCGAGTGTTCGTCGACGCGGTGCGGGACCTGCGGGACCGCACCCTTCGAGCGGTAACTCGCGAGGAACATCTGTTTCACGACGCGCAGCGTCACAAGGCCATTGTGACGTACCTGTTCGTGGAACTGTGGACCGCGCCCGCCGACGAACAATCCGTGGCGCAACAGTTCTACGAGTGTTACCGCCACCTCGTGGAGGGGGGGAGGCTCGACGAGCTCCCCCTCCGAATCATCCCTCAGGCAGATGTCGTGCGCGCTCTCAGGCGGATCCTGCGCGGCGACGAACCACAGCTGGCCCGAATGACCAGCCAGGAGAACTCTCATGACGACGACGACGACGAGCGAAGAGACGAAGGCGAAGGACCCCCCCGAGAAGGGCTCGAAGCAGGAGAAGAAGTCCGAATCCAAGTCCGGCGCGTCGGGTAAGACCCTCGCCGGCTACGCGGCGGTGTTCCAGAACTGGGAACTGGTTCCGGTCGAGGACGGTCCCGTGGAGATCGACCCGGCGCGCCTCCTGGTGGTGTTCGACGTGCGCACCACGCCGCAGCCGATCGACGACTTCCTCAAGTCGTGCGTGGGGGGCATCAACAGCCCCCCCAAGATCACGAAGATGAAGTACCTGGGCGAGGACGGCGAGGCCGCCGTCAGCTCCGATCCCAAGGCGCGGGTCGCGCTCAAGCGCGGCGCGATCTACCACGTGATCGTGTACGGCCGTCGTCGCGTTCGGGCGGCGGTGAAGCTCAGCTTCAAGACCATCAAGGCGGAGATCAAGGGGTACAAGACGTGGCAGGCCATGGTCCATGACGCCTACGTCGAGAACGACGCGCGCGCCGACATGACGACGTGGGACAGGGCGTCCTACGTCAAGAACCTCCGTGACGCGGGCATGCTCCAGGACAAGATCGCCGAGGAGCTCAAGATGAGCTCGGCCTCCGTCTCCCAGTACCTCGGCGTCTTCGACCTCCCCCAGCCGATCCAGAAGATGATCGGCAACGGGGCTCTCAGCGTCACGGCCGTGAGGGTTTTGCGCCCGCTCAAGGAGTACAACCCCGACGAAGTGATCGCTCTGGCGCAGAGGGCGATCGACAAGGGCTGGACCGAGGACGAGCTCAAGGCCGCCGTGAACGACTTCACCGCGAGGAAGGAGGTGACGGGAGGCCCGTCGAAGAAGGGCGGCAAGAAGAAGGTCAGCCGCGTCGTGGACTACGACAAGGCCGAGGTCGCGTTCGTCGGCGTGTCGAAGATCCGGCCCGCGCTGAACTTCTACGCCACGCGCGTGAAGATCCTGCGGGCCAAGGAGGTCGACGACACGCCCGAGGCGCAGATCCGGCACGCGCGCAAGCTCGGCAAGGAGGAGGGCATCCTGGAAGGGCTCCTCCAGGCGTCGAAGATCCACGAGATCCCGGCGGCGGTGTTCGTCGCCGAGGACTCGGCCGAGGAGTAGGGACTCAGGTCGCCACAAGCTCGCTGCGCGCGTCGGGGTTCGCGGCGTGCCACTGTCGAATTTTTTCGATCGCACCGTCGCGAATGGCACGAAGTTCGGGGACCATGAAGATGGAGCCGTCCATGCCGTAGAGGATTTGCGCGGCGGCCTCTTCGTCGTGTGCGTTGCCGCGCAGTCCGAGCAGGAGGGTCAATACGACCCGCTCGCGTCGATTGAGACCCGCCGCGTGAAGTTGCCCGAGTGCTGCGCGCCCTTTTGGCGTCGCGGATACTTCCACGTCATCGTCCGACGCGATCTGCACGTCCTCGATCGGAGTCATCACAGGATCCGGTGGCCCGTCACCCCGCAGCATCGTCTGCTTTCGCAGGTGGACCGAGATGTGGACGGTTCCCAGCCGGTGCAGAACTTCGTCCATCTTCACGTCCACCCAGTGCGCGGCGTAGGTGAGGAAGCGAACCGGTTTGTTCGTTTTCTTTGATCGGTAGTTCGGGTCGTACTTATCGACGGCGATCATGAGCCCCTCGTTACCTGCGCTGATGAGTTCGGGGAGGAGCTCCTTGTCGCGCGTCCGATCCCTTGCTTTGCCAATCACAAAGCGGAGATAGCCTTCCGCGAGACGCCCTCCCAGGCGTGCCCGCTTCCTTTCGCTTTGAGCACGCACAACCGGGTCCGTCATGGTCTCCAGGGCGAGCTTCAACGCTCTGTATTCCACGAACCCGGCGCGCTCTTCTTCCTTCGTCGGCAGCGAAAGTTGTCCGACTTCCTCGAAATAGCGTGCGATTGTATCCCGCATACTCTCGGGATATACACTCTTTTCCCCGACATGTCGTCGGCGAGTCACGAGGCAACAGCAGCACTATGAGCAACAAAAGCAAGGCCACGCAGTCCCCCGCCCCTTCGGTCCCGGCCGTCGCCGAGGCCCCCTCCGCGCCCGAACCCGCGCCCGTTTCTGTGACGGCACCCGCTGATGCGGCGCCTTCTCACGAAGGCGCGGCGTCGGAGCGCGCGGTGTCCGCCGTGCCCCCGGGCGCTCCGCCCGCCGTGCCGTCGACGGAGCTCGCTGCTCCGGCGTCTGCGACCACCGCCCTCGCGGTTCCGCTCCCCGACGTGATGAACCCCGACAAGCCGCTCGACGTGTACAAGCCGGGCGTGTTCGTCGAGCTCATCCAGCTCTTCCCGCTCGACGCGCGCTACCTCCGCCAGATCCAGCCCGTCACCGACGAGGAGCTGAGCGAGGCCCTCAAGACGCTGCCGGAGGCCAAGCGCGGAGCCTTCCAGAAGGCCCTCGACCGGATGAACCCCGTCAAGATCGGCAGCCACTCGCGGCGGCGCGACGGACTCACGATCTTCGACGTGCGCATCAACCAGGGCACCGGCAACGATGAGACGCGGCCCAAAGGCACCCCGGAAGGCGGGCTCTACTCGACCGACAGTCGCATCCTCGCTACGGCGGACCGTGACCTCGCGGCGGCTCTCCACGCGCCGGAACTCTTCGACGCCTACGTGATCTTCGACCGCAAGGGGAACACCTACTGGCCCCCGCGCGACGACGAAGGCGGAGAGACTCGCAGCAACGCTCCCCTCTGCCGCTCTGTCGACGCGGAGAAGGGCGACGTGTTCGGCGCGTGCGACGCGTGCCCCAACCGCCCGTTCGTCAACGGCTCCAAGCCCGGCGACGACGAGTGCAGGGGGGAAGTCGTCCTGTACGTCGTCCCTGCTGACTTCAGTGGCATCTACCGCTTCGTGTTCAACGGGACGAACACGAAGGCGGGTCGCAGCCTCATCGCCAAGTTCGCCGCGTGGGGGGAGAAGTGGGATCATCCCTTCGCGTTCAAGACCCGAAAGGAGACCGACAAGAACGACTCGAAGCGCCGCTGGTTCGTCGTCGAGGCCGAACCGCAGCGCAGCGTCGTCCCGACCCCTGAGGAACGCGCCTTCCTCCTGCTCCTCGCGCGCAAGATCGACACCGAGGTGTTCTGGACCGAGCGTCGCCGCATCCACCTCGCGGCGTCCAAGGCGAAGCCCGTCACGCCCCCGCAGAAGGCCAACCTCGCGGGCCTCCTGGCCAGCTCCCAGGCCGCCACGCCCGCGCTCCCGGCGGCAGGTCCTCTGAAGGACCTCTCGAAGGGCAACAACCTGTAGCGTCGTCGGGGGAGGGGGGTGCGCCGTACGTCGTTCGCGGCGTACGGCGTACTCCTCTCCCCCTCGCCGTTCCTTTGTCCGGGAGAACCACATGGCCTACGACGAGAGAGTTCTGAAGTACGCGCCCTGGTCGATCAGCAAGGCGAACCTCATGGGGCTGTGCCTCCGTCAGGGGGGTTTCAAGTACGTCGACAAGTTCAAGGAGGGGAAGAAGAGCACGCAGTCTCGGGTCGGTACGGTGGCGCATGCGGTGCTGGAGGCGGCGCGCAAGGTCACCTTCGACGTGGAGACGTTGACCGAAGAGGCGCGGCGGATTTGCGTCCGAGACGAGCTCTCGCACGACGAAACCGTCGAGATCCTCTCGAAGGTCCCCGGAATCCTCGACTACGTGCGTCGCGTCAACGCGTTCAAGGCGGAGCACGGCGTCGCGCGTGAGCTGATCGAGTATCAGCTCGCGATGGACGAGAACGGGAACGGTGTTCCCTTCTTCGACAAGCGCGCCTTCTTCCGAGGCGTGATCGACGACGGCCTCTGGACCTCCGACGACGTTCTCGTCATGATCGACCACAAGAGCGGCCGGAAGAAGCCGATCCGGGAGCACTCGACGCAGTTCTACGCGTACATGGGTTTGGCCGTCGCGAACTTCCCCGCGCTGCGCGGGGTCCAACCGGCCATCAACTACTTCGGAGAGCCGAAGCTCGACTGGTTCCCGCGCTTCGACGGTTCGGGGGGACCGTGGCGTCGCGAGGAGATCGTCCAACACGTTTTTCCCTGGCTGGAGACGTACCTCAACAAGCTCTCCAAGCGCCTCCTGGTGCTCGACACGGGCAGCCCGAATCCTGAGACGGGCTGGCAGTGCGAGTACTGCGGCTACGTCGACCGGTGCCCTGAAGGCACCGCACACGCGGCTGCACGCAAGGCGAAGCGCGGGGACGACCCCCTTCTCGCGCATCTCCTCGCGGTTCTCCTCTCTCCCAACCTGTAACCCCCGAGGAACCATGGCACGAGGGAAGGGCTCCAACACCACCTCCGTCCGACATTCCGATGCGATTGAGTTGATGCGGCGCTTGGACATGGGGCGCCTGCGTCAACTTATCACCCAGACCTTTCCCGCCACGAAAGTCACGCAGGTCTCTACGCAGATTCTGCAAATGAACTGCCTGACGCCCGGACACCCGGACGTTCACCCGTCGTTCTACATCGACTTGAAGCGAGGACGCGCGTTTTGCAAGTCGCCCGCGTGCGGGTACAGCACGCGCAACCTCCTTCAACTCCTCCAAGACTGCCGGGGTTGGTCCTACGCAGAGGGCCTCGCGCAGGTTCAAGCGATCACCGGGACGCGCCTCGTCTCGGAGAAGCTCGACGCGGCGTACGAAGACCTCGACCAGCATCGCACCGCGATGAGCACGCTCGCGTGGGCCGTGAATACGTTCCTCGTGGGCATGATCGCACCCCCGGACGGCGACGCCGCGTACGACCCGATCGCGCAACACGCCGCGAGCGGTGCCCTCGCGTGGCTTTTCGAGCACCGTGGGCACAAGAAGGACCTCGCCGCCTACTTCTCGTACGGCCTTTGGCCTCCGCTCCACCACCTCCTCGCCCTGTGCGAGAAGCGCCTCGGGGACATGGCGAGCGAGGAGTACCGCGCAGGCCACACAGCCCGGCTTTCCCCGGATCGTCGCGAGAAGATCCTGGAGCGCATTCGTCGACTCGCAGAGTCCGTCGGGACCGAGTGGGTCTACTCGGTGGCCTTCATTACCGGCCATGACTTCAACACCCCGGCGCGCATCCGACTGCGTCGCCCGGATGCCGAAGACCAGAAGCAAGGGAACATCTTCACCCTGGCAGGGCACGTACCGGACGAGCCGTACGGCTACTTCGGGCTTTATGCCCCGCACCTCGCAGGTCTCACGAAACGGGAGGCGCGGTCCCTGCGCGTCCTGGTGGTGGAGGGCGAACACGACGCGCTGTCCGTCGCCGAGGGTCTCCTCGCGGAGAGCGTGACCGCCTGGACAGTAATCGGCGCCTGCGGCGACGACGGGACCGCTTCGTCGAACGAAATCGACGCGCTCGCGGACGCGGGGATCGAGGTTGTCTACCTCCTTCACGATCACCCGGACCCCGAGCTCGGCAAAGGGGAGGGGTGGCTCCGGAAGAAACTCACGACCGCGCGGAAGGTTGACCCGCGCGTGTTCGTGCGCTGGCGCGAACTCCGGGCGGAGAACCAGCTCGCCAAGGACCCCGACGACGTGATCCGCCTCGCGGGGTTCCGTCACTTTCGCCGCGTGGTGCTCGACGACGACAAGAGCTTCGTCGCGAGCGACGAGTGGGCGATCGAACGTGCGATCGAGGAGGGGCGCGACCTCCCGGACGTGCGAGAGCGCACCGCGAAGGCGGCCAAGTACGGGGAGTGCCTCGCGCACCCCGAGAGGCTCGCGAACTTTCTCGACAAGGTGGCGGGCCCTCTCGGGGTTGCGCCCGGCGTGGTGCGGTCACAGATCGTGCGCGGTCAGGACGACGAAGCCGGCTTCATCGGTCGGATCGCCGACACGATCGTCCACGACCTCCACTTCCTCTACAAGGAGGACACCATCAAGGGGTCCATCGTCCACGCCTACCACAAGGACACGCAGCGCCCCGTGCGTTTCCAGGTGGATGACGGCCCCGGGATCCTCACCGCCCTCTCGAACGTCGTGGGGGACGTGCACGACTACTTCTCGCAGCGCGTGGGGCTCCCGGCGTGGCTCTCCGACGCGCGGGCGACGGAGGCCGGGTCGCCCGTCTTGCGAGAACTCCAGAAGCCGCTGGCGGACTACACCCGGATCGCGCTCCAGCGGCTCTTCCACGGCCTCCCGTCGCGGGAGGAGTGCGAGATCGTCGGGCTCGGCCCGCATCTTCGCGAAAACGCGGAGGCGCCGTACGGCGTACTCCAGTACATCAACAACGGCAACCGCGTCATGCGCTGTCGGTTCTCGGACGCGGAGAAGCTCACGGCGGAGTACCTCCCGGGGCCGTCGGACGGGAAGATGCTCTTCACGCTGTCCCCGCAACCCTTTCGCGGCCACTGCCGCACCCCGGAGGACATCGAGTGGGGTAACACGGTCACGATCGAGGATCTCGCAGGAGTGCTCCGCGATTTTACGGAGCTCTTCAACTGCTGGGCGTTTCGTCGTGGGAAGCTGGAGGCGGTCACCGCTGCCCTTTCGCTTTTTCACACCGCAGTTCCACACTTCTGTCCGGACAAGATCATCTTCGGGTTGACCGGTCCCACCGGCTCGGGCAAGTCGAAGTTCATGGCCCTCTTCTGCGGGGGCCAACACCCGGACCTGTGCATGATCGACTGGGCGACCTACCAGTCGAACTACACCCCGGCGGGTCTCTACAACTTCTTCGACGGGTCGACGAACCTCATGGCGTTGGAGGAGTTCACGGCGGACGCGCTCCACCGGATGAAGGCTCAACAGGTCGAAGACATCATGGAGCTCGTGCGGCAGGTCCCCTTCCCCGGGGGGGCCCAGGTTCGCCGCATGTATGGGGGCGTCTCGCGTGTCATGACTATTCACACGAATGTCATGGTCACCTCGGTCAACCCCCCTCGCGATATTCAGGACGCCAACCGCCGCCTGGAGATCGAAACCGTGAAGGTGGTTGGGCACAAGGACCCCGCCATTGAGATGTACCGGAAGTTCACGCCGGAGCGTCTCGCGTACATGCGCCGCGCGTTGAACCTCGGTCTTCTGAAGTTCTACGGGCGCTACCGCGCGCACTACAACCTCATCGCCCCGTGCTTGGCAACGGAGATGGCGGGGGAGCTCAAGGTCGAGTCGCGCTTCCTTCGGAGCCTCGCAGGACCCGCCACGATGCTCGCCATGCTCGGCGGCGACTGGAAGAAGTTCGTCACCGAGTGCGTGGCCGCGCGGCGCGACACCCTCGACGCGTACGCGCATTCGACCCCCACGAACATCCTCTTCGACACCCTCCTCCGCACCAACGGCGTGCGCATCGGCCCCAACTACACGTCCGTCATGGCGCTCCTGGCGGAGCCGGACAAGTGGGGGGTGCTCAACGGCACGTCGTGCGGCGCGTTCTACAACGACCTCAAGGGGTACCTCGTGATCGACTGGATCGCGGCGCTCTCGAACGGCGGCGTCCTGAACCGGGCCGAGCCGTGGTGCCGCGAGCCGTACCACCGCCTGAAGTACCAGCTCGACCAGCACACGACGGCCGCCAACTTCCAGGAGTACGGGGAGCTCGGCGTGGAGGACTTCTTGAACGCGTGCGGCGTCTCCTCGCAGCCGCACACGGTCACCGTGCTCCGGGTCGGGGCGTTCGTCTCGAAGCTCCGGGAGATGAACCTCCGCCGTAGCTCCGTCGCGGCGGCGCCCCCCGCCTCGTCGGGGGAGCCCGCCGCGTCGGCCGCCGCGCCCCCCGCAACCGCCCCCGCCGCGCAGGGGGCGGGGGCCGCCTCTCTCCCCCCCGGCATGCGCGGCCGGGGGAACAACATGTAGGAGACACATGACACCGTACGCCAGACGGCGGGGGCTGACCTGACATGGGTACGCCCCTCCCGCAGGTCCCCGTGGAGACGTGCATCCCGTGCCGCCGGCCCCCCTACGACCAGAAGGCGGGGCCGGCGTGCGCGGGGTGCCCGGCTTTCAAGAACACCCACTACTTCCCCTTCTCCGACGGCCCCGAGGTCCCGGACCTCGTGATCCTCGGCGACGCCCCCGTCGCCCCCCGGCTGTCTCTGATCGGGGGGCGGGAGCTCGTCTCGGCGGACATCTTCCACCAAGCGTTCAAGGACGACGGCGGAAAGGTGCTCCGAAACGCGGTCACGGACGTGGGCCTCCAAGCCGACTTCCAGGGCCTCACGGCGCGGTACGTGTACGCCGTGAAGTGCGCCACCGAGCGCCCGAACAAGACGGTCCTCACGTCCTGCCAGGGGTACCTCCGCGCGGAGCTCGGCCGACTGGCGGCCTCCCGCCGCATCGCGGGCTACTCCACGAACCTCGTGATCCTCGCGTGCGGCGTGAACGCGTTGCACGCGCTGGGCGTGCCCGTGAAGTCGGAGGGCGAATCGCTCGGCCGCGTGTTCGAGAACGTGGTCGTCGGCGAGGTCCTCGTGGACGTGATCGCCACGCGCTCGATCGCCACGTACGCGGCGGGCGTCGGCAAGTACCCCACGCTCCTCGCGGACGTGGAGCGCGCGGCCCGCGTCGCGCGCTCGAAGCCGGTCCAACAGACCCCGCGCGCGGAGCTGGAGCGGGGGTACGTCTACCCCAAGACCATCGCGGAGGTGCGCGAGGTCGTGCAGATGATCCGGGCGTACGCGGGGGAGGGCTACGCGCCCGTCGACTGGTACGTCGCCGCCGACACCGAGACGAACACCCTGCACATGAACTACTCCTGGGCGAAGGCGATCACCGCGTCCTTCGCGTGGGACGACGGCAAGGCCACCGCCATCACCCTGTGGCACCCCCAGGCCCCCTACGACCCCGAGGAGGCGTGGCGATACGTCGTACGGCTGGTCGACTCCGGCAAGCCCCTCATCTGGCACGGCGGGAAGTTCGACTACAAGGTCTTCTGGAAGCACGGCTACCCCCTGCGCGCCGTGGGGAACACGAAGTGGGACACGCTCCTCGCCGAGCACGTGCTCGAAGAGGACAAGAAGGGCGAGTACAGCCTGAAGCCCCTCGTGAAGCGCTTCCTGCCCGCGTACGCGGGCTACGAGGACCGCCTGAAGGAGCTCCTCGAACGGGACGACGCGGAGGGCGTGCTCCTCCAGGTCAACCGCACCAAGGCCGTGAAGCTGCCCCAGGCCGTCTCCGACGCCTTCGCCCTGGCGCGCGAGCGGAAGTGGGTGTCGAGCGCGAAGTTCAGGGCCGACACCCTCAAGAAGCTCATCGAGACCGGCAGGTTCAAGAAGACCGAGCTCTCCCCGGAGGACCTCGACACCCTCCGCCTCCTCGTAGCCGCGCAGGAGGCGGGGGAGTTCTCCGGGCGGGCGCAGGCCCAGGCCGCCAAGGAGCGCAAGCGAAAGGGAGGCTTCGAGCGCATCCCGCTCGACGAGCTGCTCTTCTACGCCTGCGTGGACGCGGACGTGACGCGCCGCCTCGCCATCATCCAGAGCCACCGGATGCGGGCGGAGGACGAGCAGATCCGCCAGTGGCGGGAGATGGTCGCGGCGCAACTGGCGGCCCAGCCCCCGGACCCGGGTGGCCCGCGTCACGTCGTGCGAGACCCGTGCCCGCGCGAGGACCGCCAGCACGCGATCGTCCGCGAGTTCAAACTCCCACTCCAGGCGGAGATCGCGAAGATCGAGTACCGGGGCGTGCGGATCGACCGCGACTACCTCGAAGACGGCAAGGGCAAGCTCGACGGCGTGCTCGCGGCGATGGACCAGGAGATCTTCAAGATCTGCGGCGAGAGCTTCGGGATCAACCAGCGGAAGAAGCTCGCGTCGTTCCTCTTCGAGGGCGGGGCGGGCTTCCTCCACCCCGACCCCGAGCACGCCGAGGAGATCGTCCGCCAGAACCCCACCGAAGTGCGCTACGTGAACGGCCGCATGACGTACGTGCCCCACCACTTCACCGCGACGGGGCAGTTCCAGACCAGCGCGGACGTGCTCAAGAGCCTCGTCAGCCGGTACCAGTGCCCGCTCGCCAACCTCCTCCTCGCCCGCGCCAAGGCGGACAAGGCGCGCAACTCGTTCTTCGAGAACGCCGACATCCTGTCGGCCATGTTCGAGGACCTCAAGCTCCACGGCGGGTACAACCTCGCCGGCACCGCCACGGACCGCCTCTCGTCGAGCTCCGGCGTCGACGGCGTGGGGTGGAACTGGCAGAACATCCCGAAGGGCCTCCTCGGCGCCCTGCGGAACACGCGCGGGGACCTCGTGATCGGGGCGGACGGCAAGCCCGTCTTCGAGGGCGTCAACTGCAAGAAACTCGTCATCCCCTACGACTCCTCGATGTGCATCGGGAACGCGGACGCCAAGGGGGCCGAGGTCACCGTCTTCGGGTCGTACGCCGACGACGCGGCCCTGATTCAGGCCCTCATCGACGGCATGGACCCGCACTGCTTCTTCGCGTCCGAGGCTCTCAACCCGGCGCGCGTCGGCGCGGGGCTCACGGGGAACGCGCGGCGCCTCGCCCTGGAGAAGGCCGGGGTCGACGACGACCACGCGTGGTCGTACGACGACTTCAAGAACCGCGAGGAGATGCGCGAGAAGGGGGTCGGCAAGCTCATCAAGGACGGCGGCATCGGCGACCCGAAGAAGCGCGCGACGTGGGAGTTCCCCGACCTCGTCGACTACGCGGACCGCCTGGACAAGCTCCGCGACAACATCAAGAGGCTCGTCTTCGGGATGCTCTTCGGCGCGGGCGTCCGGAAGATCGCGGAGATCGCGGGCATCAGCCTGGAGCTCGCCGAGAAGATCAAGGCGCTCCTCTTCGAGCGGTTCCCGTCCATCAAGACGTACATGGACGAGACGAAGTGGGAGCTCAACATGTTCGGCCTCGTCGAGACCGTGCACGGGGGGCGGCGGCGCTTCCCCATCGACACGTCGCGCGCGCCGAAGTCCCTCCTGGCGCGCGCCCAGCGCCAGGGGATCAACGTCAAGATTCAGCGCACCAATTCCCAGCTCGTGCTCCTGGTGCTCTGCTGGATCGCCGAGGTGTTGGAGCGCGACATGGGCGGGGCCGTGCTCCTCACGGTCCACGACTCCATCGGGTTTCAGGTGCCGAAGAAGTACGCGCATCAGATGCCCGACTTGTTCAAGAAGTACGGCACGGACAGGATCGCGGAACTCAACAAGCACTGGCTCAAGTCCCCGTACCGTTGGGACCTGAAGCTGGGGCCCAGCTACGGGGAACAGAGCAACGTGCCGAAGTACCTCAAGTCCATCCCCGAGGACACCTGGGAGACGCCGCGAACGTTCGTGCCGGAGTCGGTCATGACCCGCCAGCTCGACGGGTACACCGAGGAGGAGGTGTTCGAGGACCTGCGCGAACCGGACGAGTACGAGATGCCCAAGAAGACGCCGCCGAAGAAGGCGGCATGAGGTGACCATGGTGAACAAGGAAGAGCAGAATCATGAGCAGGTCTGTCTCGTGCGAGGAGGTGCCTGATGCCGCGCAAGAAGGATGAGATCCGTGTCGGGAGCCGTGTTCGCATCACGGGCATCGCGTCCTGCATGGATCGAGAAGGTTTCGTGAAGGCGATCCAGAACGTGCCTCCTGACAACCGCCCGTCTCACCTCGTCGAGCTCGGAGAGGGGGTCGTGTGGGCCTGGACCGAAGAGATCACCCAGCTGGCGGACCCCTCGTGAAGGACTCGCCGAAATTCTGGGCGCGGGAGTATCTGTGCGAGCCTCCGCCGCGCACGGAAGCCTATCGGCGCGCCTACATCCTCTGGTGTGTCGCGCACGCCCTCATGGAGCGGAAAGATCGCACGTACTGCACGGGCACGGGGCACGAAGGGGAGGCGCTTCCTTTGACGGGGTGGGAGCGCGACGCGGTGAACCGCACGGGGAGGCGCATGTACAAGGCTCTCCGGCGCCTCGCCGAGCGATTCCCAGCAGAGGATTGGAAAGCGGCGAAACGTGACGCCGAGCGCACGTCCCTTCGGGAGCGTGAACGCATCGCACAAGATCATTCGGACGTGGTGGCGGAGGTGCGCGCTGCGTACGCCGTATTCTCGGAGGGGTACCCGGTATAAGATCGGGTGAGCGTCACGTAGGCCGGTACGTGATAATGTCCTCCACACCCGGTCAGAATGGGCGCGCCCGGCCGCGCGCCCTCTGCTCCTCGGGGGTGCGCCGGCCCCGAGGAGAGTGCTCAGCCGGCGTTTCTTTTTGCCCACAAAAGAGGATCCCGTGAACATTTTCGCCGCCGACACCGAGACCCTGGGGCTCATCCCCGGGGAACACCGCGTCATCGAGTTGAGCTTCGCCCGCGTCACCGACGGTGACTGGTCGAACTTCAAGATCGAGACCTTCCGTTTCGTCCCGCGTCCCGAGCACTTCGTCAAGGCCCACCCCAAGGCCCTGGAGGTGAACGGCTACCGGGAGGGCCATCCCGACTGGAAGGGGGCGCCCGAGATCGGGAGCCCCGAGGCCGCCGACATCTGGAGGTACGTCGTCTCGCGTACGCGCGGCGCGGCCCTCCTCTGTCAAAACGTGCCCTTCGACCGGGGCATGATGTGGGAGGAGATGCGCCTCCACGGGGCGTACGCCGTACCGCACGGCGTCGGGCCCGAGGAGGGGCCCTGGGAGAAGCACTTCATCGAGGTGCGCAAGTGCTCCACCTTCCTCCAGAAGAAGCACGGCTGGCGCTCCGCGAGCCTGAACCCCCTCTACGAGGAGTGCCGCGCGGCCTTCGGCGCCCCCCCGCTCCCCCACCAGCACCGCTCGGAGTCGGACGTGCTGCGGGCCCTCTGGGTGTGGGCGCACGCGGCGGCCCTTTCGGGGGACGGGTCGGCCCCGGAGATCTCGGTGAAGAGGGCGATCCAGGGGTGGCTCAACGGCGTCGGCGTCGAGACGCGCTCGACGATCCTGCCGGGGGTGCTGCACTCGGTCGAGTTTCGCGGCACCGTGGCGCAGCAGGACTCGATTCCCGTGGGGGCCTGCGGCGCGCCCGACCCCACGGTGCCCGACACCAACGCGTGACGGGTCTCACCCCGGCGCCGAGCTTCCGAGGTTGACCTCGTTGATGGCGATCTGAATCGCGAGGCGCGCGAACACCAGGGCGTGCAGGAAGTCGTCCGGATCCACGGGGGCGTGGCGCCACACCTTCCGGCCGCCCGCGTCCTTCGAGGTCGTCTCCTCGTACTCCGCGAGGATGTGCTTGAAGGCGGCCTTCACGTACGCGCTGGGCTCCTTCGGGAACTGAAACTCCTTGCGGAGCATCGCCATCATGGCCGAGTCAATCGCCACGGTGCGGTTCACGGTGTAGCTGTTCCGGGACTGGTCCCAGACGACGTAGTGGGCGGCGTTGGGGCCCGTGTAGCGAAACTTCACGACGCGCTGCGGGTTGGCCATGCTGGTGCGGAGCATGTCCATGTTCATGTTGCCCTCGCCCGCGTCGCCGCCGACTAGGAGCTGGTTGCCCATGTCGTAGTTCCTGAGGACCGTGCGGATCTCCTCGTTCTCCTGCACGGCGTGAAGGCCGGGGAATACCTTGAAGTAGAGGACGCGCAGGCGGCCCGAGGTGAGGCGCCCCAGGACGACCAGCACCGTGAACGAGTGGCCGTCCTTGCCCCCGCCCGACCAGTCGATGCCCGCGCCGACCTTCATGACGTTCTGCATGAGCTCAGGGGTCGGCTTCGGGCTGATCGGAGGGCCGTCCGCTGCGGACCACAGGATCTCCTCCGTGACGAGTCTGCGACCTACGGAGTCCGAGATGCCGAGCACCTCGTTTCGGAACTTCGGCAGGGAGTAGGCGTCGGGCCCCTCCATGGTGCCGAGGATGTCGATCCACTCGGCCCGCGCCTCGTCCCGCTTCGGGCCCTCGGGCCACGCGGCGGGCACGCCTCGGATCATGATGGGGCGCGAGATGTGGAAGCCCTTGTAGGGCGCCTCCACGTCCGCGTTCGTGTCGACCCACATGCCGTGGCGGGGATTCAGGTAGGCCCCGCAGGCGCCGCAGAGAGGGCCCCACTTGCCGAGCTGCTTCTCACTGACGATGATCGAATAGCGCGAACACGAGTCACAGCGAATCGCCCACTCGGTCTGCGAGGACTTCTTCCAAAGGTCCTCGATCCCGTTCTCCAAGGTCTTCGGCGTGCCGCAGTAGGTCTCGCGGCGGACGGTGGAGTTTCGCAGGCATTCTCGGATCTCGGGGCGCACCGCGTCGAGAAGAACGTCCTGAACCTCGTCGATCAGTACGTGGTCGGCGGAGTTGCCGCGTACGCGATCCGCGTCCTCGTCGGCGTACGTGAACACGATCTCCGAACCGTTCGTGAACGAACGCGTAAGCACGCGGTTCGGGAGTGATGCGTCGATGAAGTTCTCGCGGATATGAGGCGAGTAGTGAATGGCCTTGCCGACACGGAGCGTGGAGAACTTCAGCGTTTGCTCCTCAGACGGCGTCACGAAGAGTGACTTGAAGAAGTCGCGCGCCACGGAGTCCGTAAGGAGCTCCACCATCAGCATGATGGACTTGCCGATCTGGCGACTCGTCTTGAGGAGCGTTTTCTTCCAAGCACCGTCGTACGGAGCGACGAGCATGGGGTAGTCGACGAGGGAGAGAGGGCGGCCCTCCCACTGGATCATCCGCTCGCACATCTGCGAGCGTGTCAGCTCGATTCGTTTACGATCCAAGCTCACGGCGGTGTTCGGCGCGGAGGTGGGAGCGCGCGCGGATCTCCACTTCGCAGTCCGCGAGATGCGCGATCTGGACGCCGACTGCGTCTTCGGGGGCGCGGCTCACCAGTCCGCGAAGGGACTCCTCGGGCAGCGCACACAGTTTCGCCCACACCTTTTCGACCTTGGCGCGTACAGCGCCTTCGTCGCGGTCCCAGGCCGAAAGAGCGTCCTGGCAGAAGCGGAGCTGCGCGGGCGCTAGAACCCAACCGTCGTCATGAAGCACGAGGGCGATGGCGGGGTCCACACCGTCGGGGTCGAAGCCCTCGTCCTCACCGATCGTTCCACCCGTGAGCGTTTCGATTTCGGTCACGGCCCAGGCGAGCTGGAGGGGGGTGGGGTGAGCGACGCCGCCTGCCGGGTGCCCGTCACACGCGACGGCGAAGGCGAAGAGCACCTCGTGATCGTGGGACCAGCTCCGCGTGGTGAGGATCGTTTGTGCTCCGAGGGCCTTGGCCGAGATGGCGTCATCCCACGCGATCGCGCGCCGTTCCAGCTCCAGGTGCAGCGTCTCGGGCTCCCAGGCCCGCACCCCTTTCCCGAGGAGGGCCTCGACCGCAGCCCAGACGCTGGAGGCCGAGGCGCGTGAGTCGCGGAGAACGTCGAGCGCGTTCATTCGTCGATCAGCTCCCGAGCGTCTGTGAAACAAGCTCGGACCGAAGTCGCATGAGGGAGGTCTGCGTGGTCTCCTGCCAGGGCTTTCAACCCAGAAACCGTCACCGTGCGCGTCCCCTTTGCGTCGTCTTGCGTGACCGTGAGGACGAGGCTCTCCCGAAGCTGACGCTGTTCTTCCGTCGCGGACCGAAACGCTTCATTCAGCCACGCGCGTGCCTCAGGCAGAAGAAGGCCCCACTTCTCCGAGATCTGGATGCACGCGAGCCGGACGTTGCCGATCAGGATCGACCGTTCGAGCCAGTCGAGCCCACGCGCCTTGAGCTCCGAGGGGTCGACCCCCGAAGGTACTTCGGCGAGCGGCGTCGCCGCGACGAACTCTCTCTCCGTGGGTGGAGCCATCAGACCGCCGCCCTTCGTACGCCTGCCGACCGGAGCGTCTCCCCGAGAACCCGCTTGAGCTCCATGGGGAGCGTCGGCAAGACCGCCGCCAGCTTCGCGGCGTCCATCTGACCTCCAGGCGCGATCTCGCGTACCACCTCCGGCCCGAGCGAGTCGGCGTAGAAGTCCGGCGGGAAGGCCACGAGGTCTTGCAGGTCGTAGGCCCCTCCCCCGATGTCGATCATCTGCGCGCTCACCTTCATGGGCGTGTTGAAGACCGTGTGGAGGGGGTCCGGAATCTTCCGCCCGTAGTGGGCGTCAACCCCTGCGGTCTTGTCGAGCTTGAGGAGGAGCGACGCGAGCTTCACCCTTGCGTCGAACGACCGGAGGGCGGTGGGTTCCTGGCGCAGCGCCGTCGCGGCGCGCTCGTAGGCGTCGCGGACTTCGGCGGTCTTGGCGAGGTGAGCCCTCGCCGCGAGCCCGTCGAGGACCACCCCCGGGTTGGCGAGGGCGGACATCCCCCACGCCTGGGCGGCGGGCTGGAGGGTGACCCCGTGGCGCTCGGCGGCTTGCGCCAGCTTGTGGAAGGCGGCGACACGAGCCGGGAGAGCGAGACGATCCGCCTGTTCGAGGAGGCGGGCTTCGGCCATCTTGACTTCGCGGGGGCCACGAACGGGGTAGGTGTGATTCTCCGGGAAAATGAAGTCGTCGTCCGATTCTGCCACCTTCTCAGTGACGCGGACGAGGGCCTCCTGCGGTACGCCGTACGCCTCCAGGGCCTCGGCGATCTTCCCCCGGACGAAGGCAGGGGCCAGGGGGTTAGAGCCGACGTAGAGGTGGGACACGACCGCGTGCGCGGGGGTGTGGATGGGGTACCGCCGCTGCGTGGGCCACGCGAACGCGGTCGAGGGCAGATCCGAGGGGTCGTCCTCGAACTCCGCCGTCTTGAGGATCGGTTCGACGCCGGGGTGGCGGGCCACGAGGTGGCGGAGGTGGGCGTGGGCGGCGTCGTGGTAGATGTCGATGATCATCGTCACTCCGAGGGTACGAAGGTGGGGCAGACCGCACGCACGTCGGCCAAGGCTTGTCGCTCCGCGTCGAGGGCCCGCGCCACGGCTGCCTGTGCTGCGTCGCGCTCGACCCGGAGCTGAGCGCACCGGTCCTGACAAGCCTGCACCCTCGCCGCGTAGGTGTCGAGAGCCGCCCGTTTCGACGCGAGGAGGGCCTCGTACGAGTCCACGTCGCCTACGAAGGACGCTTGTTGCAGGACGAAGTCTCGGGCGAACGTGGACCCCGTCTCCGTGAGCGCCGTAACCCGGGCGCGCGCTCTTTCGAGCGTCGCCACGTCTCGTACGAGAAAGGCGTGGATCGCGCGGTCGGTGCCGCAATCGGTCTGGCAGGCGTCGTACGCCCTCTGCGCTGCGGTGAGGGCGGACTCGGCGGCGTGTCGCGCGGCGTTCGCTTGGGTGTAAAGAAGGCGCCGCGCGTCCTCGACGGACACATCGACCACCGGCAGGTCATACCCCTGGGCCGGAGTGGTCTCGAAGGATGCGAGAAACTCGCGCCACGCCACCGTCAGCGCGGAGAGCCGAGCCAGGATCTGCCGGAACCCGGCGTCGGCAGTCGCCCTGTCTGTGTATGTCACGGTCACGCTCGCGACGAGGTACTCCGAGCGCCCCGCGCGAACCGCCGCCGTGCGGTCCTGGTCGATCGTCGTGAGGTCGGACAAGCTCGCGATGCGCGCGAAGGGGTCGCCGCTGAGGTACACGAGGGAGGCGGCGTCGACGCGTACGTGAAGTCCGGGCGTGAGTCGCCGCACGTCGAGCGGGGTCGCGATCCGCGCGAGTACGTCGGCGCGGGGGTTTTCGGGGTCTCGGATCGTAAGAACGAACAGGTTCCGCGTGGGGAGGTCCCCCTTGTCGGTCACCGTGGTCGTCACCTCGTACACCGTCGCGCCCGAGACGAGCGTCGCCGCCCGGCGAATCTGGTCCACGTGAGGAGCCGTCACGACTCACCTCCGAGGACATAGGTTCGCTCCCCGGGCACGGTCAGCGAGGCAACCTCCGGGTCCCACGCGGCAGCCACTTCGGCGAGGCGCCGCTTCGTGTGCTCGATCAACGTCGCGAGTGCGGTTCTTGCGAGCGCGTGAGAAGTCGCGCCCATTGCGCGAAAGAAGGTGCGCCCGAGGTCCCGGGCTTCCTCGCGAGAGTTCGGCCACGCGGTGATGTCGTCCACCGTGGCGACGTGGCTATAGGAACCGTCGTCCGTGCGGTGAACGAAGAGCTCGCGCGGTACGCCGTACGCCTGCGCGACGACGAAGCGGCACGTGTACGTCACGCCCCCTCGCCCATCGTCCTCGCGACCCACTGTCTCTTCGACGCGCACCCAGGCGGAGCTCACGGACCCTCCGTCCGGGTGAGGAGCGTAGTAAACGCAGTGTTATTGCGTGCGGCGCTCGCCTGCAAGCGGTCGAGCTCCGCCGCGACGTACTCGAACAGCGCCGTGGCCTCGTCGAGCGTGGCGGCGAGGTGCGTGAAGCGCACGGATCTCACGAGAGGATCCTTCCTTTCGCGCATCGACGCGCCGCCCCCCGCCCCCGAGGCCAGGAGAGAAGCTCCGCGATAGAGGGACCAAGGCAGATTGGTCGCGCGTGTGGGGAAGTAGCGTGGCTCATAGCCGGGTCCCAGCGGGTTCGGTCGTACAGTGACGTACTCGAACTGCCACGTCCCGCCCACCTCCGGCGAGGCGAACGTTTTGGTGACGACCGCGACACTACCCAGGTAGCTGACGATCTGCGTGAGGCCGTTGTACCCTGAGGTCGTGAAGCCTGACAATCGCACCCAGCGGCCCACGTCGTCCGGCGTGAAGGCGTACCCCGGGAGGAGGAGCTGGCGCCCCGTGAGGGCTTGCGGCGCCGAGCCCGTCGCGCGGATGAAGATGCTCTGGACGGTGAAGTCGTGGTTCGTGTAGGGCGCTTGCGCCTGGATCCAATGCGCAGGGCCGTTCGTGATCCGGAGGGTGTCGCCTGCCTGCACGTTGTCGAACCACGCCTGAGCGTTCGGTGTGCGCACGTCGAAGTACGTCAGCTCCAACTGCGGAAGCTCGGCGAAGTCCCGGAGGGTGGCGACTCGGCGGAGAACTTCGGTCTCACCCGACGTGTCGACAACGAAGAGCGGGGCGTAGCTCAAGGGGTCCGTTGCGACGGCCGTAGATCCGGGAGGCACGGAGACGGGTACCGTCACGGCCCACTGCGTAGCTTGGTAGCCCGTGGATCGCACGTATCCTTGTTGCTGCACGCGGAGAATGACTGCTGACATGATTTACGGCGGTGTGGACCCGGGTCTGGTGTCGCCGGCAGCGGCGGTCGTTTCTTTGAGCGGGCAGCTCCTCGCGGCCTCGTCCTTTACGATAGGGCGTGACCTTCGCGGTGGGCGGCGCCTCGCCGAGATCCGGCGCCAAATCGCCCTCTTCTTCGCCCCCTGGGGCCCCCTGGCCGGGGCGGCGATCGAAGGCCCCAGTCTCAACTCCGAACACCGAGAGTACGACCTCGGGGAGATGTCCGGGGCCGTACGGAGCTGGTTCTACGAGAACGGAGAGGTCGAGGCCACGGTCGTCGAACCGGCGCGACTCAAGCTCTACGCCACGGGCAACGGGCAAGCGACCAAGGACCTCGTTCGGCAATACGTCGTACGGGACCTCCGGTTCCCGGTTGAAAGTGAGGACGCCGCCGATGCGGCCGTTCTCGCGCACATCGCTTTCGCGTTGGCCTCGAAGGTGCGCCCGGCCACGCGTGATCAGGCGGAGGTCTTGCGGGACCTCCGCGCGCCACGTCCGCAGGTGCGTCGGGCGAGGCGGCGCACGAAGACCCTCAACGTCTGAGAGGAAACATGGGAGAAGGACTCAATCAAGGTACGGTTTCTTCGGTCAGCGGCGCTCCTGAGGCGCCGCGTGTCTTGAAGCAGGTCGCCCGGCCCCTCACCTGGGATCAGCGGTTCCCGCGTCACGCGTTCGACGTGCGCCGCTACGACGCGGTCATCCGTCGCGCGAACGGAGAGGAGGTGTTCCGGCTGGACGGCGTCGAGGCCCCCGCCCACTGGGGTGACACGGCGATCAACATCGCCGCGCAGAAGTACTTCATTCGGAAGGGCGCGAAGACGGACGACGCCCGCGAGCGATCCGTCTTTCGCATGCTCGCGGGCGTCGCCGATACGATCGCGGCCAGCGGCTACGAGCAGGGTGTCTTCGCGAGCGTCTCCGATTCGCAGTACTTCCAGTCGGACCTCTACCAGCTCCTCGTCGAGCAAATGGGCGCCTTCAACTCGCCGGTCTGGTTCAACGTGCGACACTGGTACGTCCACGGCATCGTCGGCAACGGTAACAACTGGGCGTGGGACCGGGAGACGAACGGTTACCGCGTGATCGCCAACAGCTACGAGCGCCCCCAGTGCTCGGCCTGCTTTATCCTGCCCGTCGAAGATACGCTCGACGGTGAGAACGGCATCGCGGAGACTCTCATGGCGGAGACGCGCGTCTTCAAGAGGGGCTCCGGAGCGGGAGCGAACTTCTCGCGCGTCCGGGAGCGCGGGGCGCCCACGGCCAGCGGCCACGCGAGCTCCGGCGTGATGAGCTTTCTGGAGGTGCTCGACCGGAACGCTGGGTCCATCAAGTCCGGCTCCGTCGCGCGCCGCGCCGCGAAGATGGTGACTCTCGACGTGGATCACCCGGAGATCGAAGACTTCATCGGCTGGAAGGTTCGGGAGGAGAAGAAGGCGTACGACCTCATGGCGGCGGGTTGGTCGGGGGGCATGGAGGGCGCCGCCTATTCCACGGTCGGGGGCCAGAACGCGAACAACTCGGTGCGCGTGTCCGACGAATTCATGCAGGCAGTCGAGAGGGACGGTGACTGGGATCTCCTTTCGCGCGTCGGTGGGCATACTGCGCGAACAGTCAAGGCTCGCCACATCTGGCACCAGATCGCCAAGGCGGCCTGGACCGTGGCCGACCCTGGGCTTCAGTTCGACACGACCATCAACGACTGGCACACGACGCCCAACGCGGGCCGCATCGACGCGTCGAATCCGTGCAGTGAGTACATGCACATCAACGATTCGGCGTGCAATTTGGCGTCGATTCGTCTCACGAAGTTCCTGCGACCGGAGGGCGCGTTCGACACGCAAGGTTTCCGCGACGCGTGCCGCACGTTCATCGTGGCTCAGGAGATCCTCGTGGACCTCTCGTCCTACCCCACGCGAGGCATCGCGGAGGGAGCGCATCGGTTCCGTCAGCTCGGCCTCGGCTACGCGGACTTGGGGGCGCTCCTCATGCTCCTCGGCTACCCCTACGACTCGGACGCGGGGCGGGCCGTCGCGGCGCAGATCACCTCCCTCATGACGGCGGAGGCGTACCGCACGAGCGCAGAGCTCGCGCGGCATCTCGGCCCCTTCGAGGGGTACGCGGCGGACCGTGAGAACGTCCTCCGCATCATCGCGAAGCACCGCGAGGCCGCGCTGACGTTCCTCACCGTGGACACCCCCCTGGCCAAGAAGCTCCAGGAGGAGGCGTGCCGCGTCTGGGGCGACGCCCTGGGGCTCGCCATGGAGTACGGCGTACGCCACGCCCAGGTGACCCTGCTCGCGCCCACCGGCACGATCGGCTTCCTCATGGGGTGCACCACGACGGGCGTCGAACCCCTCCTCGCGCACCGTCAGTACAAGACGCTCGCGGGCGGGGGGTCCCTCGTGATCCTCAACGACATCGTCGAGGCGTCTCTCAAGAACCTCGGCTACGGCGCTGACGCCATCCAGCAGATCACGCGGTACGTTGAAACCCACGGCTACTTCACCGGTTCGCCGCTCCTGCCTCAACATCTCCCGATCTTCGACACCGCGTTTCCTGCGCACGGGGATCCGGAGAACCGGAGCCTCAGCCCCGAGGCCCACGTCCGGATGGTCGCCGCTGTCCAGCCGTTCCTGAGCGGCGCGGTGTCCAAAACCGTGAACCTCCCCGCCTCCGCGACGGTCGAAGACATCGAGGCCATCCACATGCTCGCGTGGAGGAGCAAGCTCAAGGCCGTGGCGGTCTATCGGGACGGGTCGAAGGGCGCTCAGCCCGTGAAGACCAAGGCCGAGGCGTCTCCGGTCGCGCGGGTCCAGCTCGACAAAAAGGGGTCCACGAATCCGGCCGAATACATGCCTCGCGAGGCCCTGACGCCGAACCCCGTCTTCAAGCGCTTCCAACGCAAGCTCCCCAAGGTGCGCAAGGGCGTCACCTGGGCGCTCAAGCTCGACGAGCACAAGATCTACATCCGCTCAGGGGAGTACGAGGACGGATCCCTCGGGGAGATCTTCGTCGACCTCGCCAAGGAGGGTTCCACCCTCGGGGGGTTGGTGGGCATGTGGTCGAAGGCCATCTCGCTCGCGATCCAGTACGGCACCCCCCTGGAGGAGCTCGTCGAGACGTTCACCTACACGCGCTTCGAGCCGTTCGGTCGGGTGCTCAACCACCCGACGATTCGTACGGCCACGTCGATCGTCGACCTCGTGATGCGCACCCTGGCGGTTCACTACCTGGGTCGCAAGGATCTCCAACACGTGCAGCCGGACGCCCTCATGGAAGGGCAGATCCCCCCTCCCACGCACCCGGCCACCCCGGACGAACCGCAGGGGTTGACGGCAGCTTCCGGGGACGGCCCGCCGTGCCCGGCGTGCGGTACGATCACGAAGCGGAACGGCGTGTGCCATCGCTGCCCCAACTGCGGCGAATCCCTCGGGTGTAGTTGAGGGCCAAAAAAGCGCGGCTTCGGAGGTAGAAGGATGTGTTCCGATCCATCTATCCCGGAGGTTCCCATGAGTCGAAGTTGATGTCCCGCTGAACACCGCACACAACCGCCGCTCGTTCGCCCGCCCGATCCTCCCGCCAACCGCCGTGCCGTTCCTCGCGGCACAACCTCCGCGCGCTCCGCGCGACACCCGACACCCAAGCGCCATACGGAGACGGGGGCCCCAACGTGGGGCCCCCGATCCCCCTACTTTTCTTTGGCTCAGACGACCGCGTCGGTCTGGATGAAGAGGCCGCCGACTTCGTTGATGCTGATCACTTCTGCGTTCGCCCCGCCGTCGAGACCTGCGCGGTTCGTAACCGAGAAGTGGAAGCGGTCGATCCCCCCGGACAGTTCCGTAGGGACGAAGATCTGCTGACGTGTAACCTGCGTCGTCGCCACGCCGGGCGCGGCGTGCATCTGCATGTTGACCTCCACGACGGCATGCGGTTGACCCGCGCCGGAGGCGAGGGCCCAAAACGCCACGCGAAGCGTCAACGCATCACCCGCCGCGATTGCAGCGGCGCTCCGGGCCTTCACCGATACGTCGAGAATCACGCCGATACGCGCCGTGTTGGCGGGGTTCGCGGTACAGGCGCGGCCCGCGAGAGCTCCGAGGGGGTACGTCCCGATGTCGGTGTTGTTATCGGTGGTAACGATCGACAGGGGAGCGTGCCACACGAGGCGCGTGTAGTTCGCCCCGTGGTGGTGGTTCGGCGTGGCGTCGACGGTGAGGTGGTCCTCCTGCCCGTCGAGGTAGTTCTTGTCCGCGTCGAGGAGGAGGTTGGTCGTCTTCCGGCCCCCTGCCCATTCCATGCGGTTCGGCCAGATGACGGACTGGAGCACGCCCGTGCCCACCGAGTCCGGCGTGAAGACCTTGAAGAGGGGCGCGTCCACCGACGAGGACCCGAGGACCGCAGCGGGCGCCCCGGCGGCGGCGAACGTTGGAGCGTCGACCCCCACGTGAGCCCACCGGAGTCGCGAGGCTCGGTGATCTGCGCCTACCTCGAACGCGGCGTAGAAGCGAATCCCGATGGTACCTACGGCGCCCGTGAAATTGGGGGAAGTCCCGTCAATCTTTCGGAAGACGACGTTGCCCGTCGCCGTGTCGACGCCCTGCACCACGTAAAGGCCCTCGGGAGCGTCCGCTGCGCCGGAGGTGTTTGACAGTGCTGCGTAAACGAGGGGAACGGGGGCGCTGTTGGGCGTGTCGTACACGAGAGGGAGCTTCGCGCTCACGTTTCCGAACCGCGTCAGAGTCATCGACGTGACAGTGATTGCGGTAGCACTTGCGACGACACCCGCCTCGGCGGCCACGAGGTTGTCGTTCGCGTTGACGTTGTAGACGAGAGGCTGGAGGACCATCAGCGCCTTCTCGCGTGGGGCGTCGGGCGCTGCGGCGAGGAGATTCGTGGGTGCGTGGAGTGTCGCGCGGAGGAACTCGGCCCCCGCAGCCGGCATGCCTGTCGCACCAAAGTCCTTGCGGAGGGGCCGCGCCCCTTGCATCTGGTGCCCCCACTCACTCACGCGCCCGTTGATGCCCACGAGCCGACTTCCTCCGTCGACACCCTGGAGGAGCTGCACGAGCTGCTCCCGGACCGAGCCCGCTGTCAGGGAGAGGAAGTAGTCGTTCCCGAGAGACGCTCCCCCGAGCTGGGCCTCCCCGCCGATCCTGCGCGTACCCGCTTCGGACGTGGTCGTGAGGGTGAGATGCGTGGCGATGCGGGTGAGGGTGTCGCTCACGTCGTCTGCCGGAAGCGTCGGGACAGACGGGGGGATACCGTCCGCGCTCCAGGGAGCGCCCCCTTCGTAGCCCACCAGCGACGCACCATCCGCGAGGAGAGTGGTAGACCGCAGGGCTGCGTAGGTTGTTCGGCTCTCGCCGAGCTGCAAGGTCTCCCCGGGCGCAACGCGCGTGCCGTCGATGAAGACAAACTCCCCACCGATCACCTTCCCGATCGGCACCGCGCCGGGGATCTTCTCGGGCTCGCGGCCCGTGACGAAGAGCGCCCAACCGGCGGCGGGCGTCGTGTTCTGCGAGAAAGCACCTGCGCGGTCCGTGGGGTAGTCCCAGATCGACTGCCGCCGTCCTCCTTGTGGAGTCACCCCCGCGCGGTTCACAGGGCCTTGGGGGTAGCCCAAGGCGAGTCCCTCGCCTTCCGCGAGACGGTTGATCTGTGCCCCACCTCCGTCAACCGCCGCGAAGAAGGCGTCGAACTGCGCCTTGGTGATCTCGTGCGCTTCCGCGTCGTATGCGCCTTGCACGACGCCGTTCGTAAACGGAATGGGGGCGTTGGTCGTCACTCCGGTGGACGACGCCCGGAGGAAGTCGGCAACTCCGTATGCTCCTTGCGAAGTGCGGTCGTTGTTGATGTAGGAGATCAGGTCTGCGAGCGTCGTCGGTGTGCCTGCCGTCCCGTACGTGATGCGGATCCGTACGCGAGGCTCGCCCTCGATCACAGCGGTGATGCCGGGAACGCCTCCGGCCACCGCCGGGTCTGCGATCAGCGTGACCACCGTGCGGTTCGCTCCGGTCGTGCGCCCGCCCGGGGTTGTCGTGAAGTTGTCCGCGTCCGCGTAACCACGCTGGCCGGTGTATTGCCGGTGTGCGGTGAGGATGAGGTCGTCCACGGCGGGCGTGCCGGAGTAGGCCGTCCAGGCGCCGGCCGCCGAGGGGTTTGCGCAGAATACCCGCCCCCCTTGCCAGCGTCCGCCGCTCTGGCGGCCCGGGGAGAGGGCTGGGTAGACCCACAGGCTCCCGGCGCTCGCCAGCGTGAGCTCGTAGGCCCCGGCGGCGGGTTCCGAGAACGTCAGCGCCGCGTCGGCGCGAAGCAGGAGAGCCCGGTCGTAATCCGCGAAGTAGTTCGCCGTCTCCAGCCCTTGACGGAGGGTCTCCGTCCGAACCCGGAGGTTGTCGATGGGCCGATTGTCGTTGTCCGCCCAGACCGCCTCCGTGTTGGAGAGGGGCTGGACGGAATTGGCGTCGTTGTCCCCCGTGTCGGAGCCGCGCCGGAAGGAAACCAGTTCGTCGTAGAGCTTCGCCATGATGCCTTCACGAGGTAACCGCGACGCGCCACGTGTACGTGACCGTCAGGAGTGCGGTCTTCGCAACCGCCGGGTGAACCTGCCGCGCGAAGAGGTCCCCGTTCGCGAGAACGAGACCCACTTCGCGCAAGGTCGAGCTATTCCCCTGCGAGGTCGAGAGGGTGCCGGTGATGACGAGCTCCCGGGAGGGGGCGTTGACCGCGAGGTTCGGGGCCGTCAGGTCGATCTGGTCCGAGGGACCCAGCGCCGCCCCGAGAGCGATGTCTCCCACCGTGGGTGGGGTGCCGTTCGTGCCCGGGGCGAGCTTCCCCGGGGATCCGCCAATCGAGGCGGCGCCCCCAAGCGCTTGCGCCAGGAGCTGCAACATCGCAACGTGACCCACGTACGTGATCGTGTTCCGAATCGCGATACGGCGTACGATTTCGCCTTCCTGACGGACCACGAGTTCGATGTCCCCGCGCAGCGGGAGGCGCGCGGTCATCGCGAGGGAGCGGCGCTTTGTCACGGGCCAAGAGTAAGCTGGACGGCCCGATCCACCAACCCCGTAACCTCCGGGTTCTGGTCCGCGCCGCGCACGAACGTGGGGTCCGTTCCGCCGTATACGATCGCGGTCTCCCCCGGATCGTGAGGGTCCGACGGCGCGAGCACGCGGCGGATACAGTCGACGTAGAAGAGATCCACCGGGTTCGGCGTGATCGTGACACCGCCGGTCACCTTGACGGTCCCCGCCGTGTAGTCCACCGTGTAGTCGGTACCCTCGATAGGCCGCCGACCCCCTACGCGCGCGGCGGGGTCGAAAGCTACTTTCACCAGAGTGCGGACCGCTGTAGGTCCCGCAGGCAGCACCGTGGGCAGCGCCTGTACGAGTCCGGGCGTAGGCGTGAAGGACGTGGAACGAGCTACGAATCGGTAGCAGTCCCCGTAGCGGAGGAGGCTCGTAGGGGCGTACGTCGCTTGGGCGTTCGGGAAACGGAGGAGGTCTTCGAGGTGGTGGTTCAGGTCAAGCTCCACCGACTCGTCTACGTCGAGGACATCGCGAAAAGATGTGAGGGTCTCGAAGAAGACGAACACGTGCGAAGGCTTCGCGGTTTTGACGACACGGAGGGTGTCTTCCAGGAGTTCGGTGGAGAGACCCCCCGACGGATCTACGCGTACCTGGACCGAGTGATATTTGAGGTGGCGGTCCATCAGAATGAACGCCACGGTGCGCCGGTAAACGATCGGGGGCAGCTCCGCAGACAGAGTCTGCGGCGGGACCACGCCGTCGGCCTCGGGCGGTGGGAACCGCTCCAGGCGCAACGTCACGCCGTCACTCTCAACGCCGCGCACCCGGAAGTGTCCCCTGAAACCCGGCGTCGAAACGACGAGGTGCTGGCCCACGTCACGGGCACGTGCACCTTGAACCCCCGGCGCGAACGACAAGACGACCCGGTCGCCGCCATACCAGATCACGTCTCCAGCCCTGCGGGCGCTGGACCTGCCCTCGTCGTCGCCCCCATAGAAGAGGCCCTCGTCCCCCACTTGGGCGCCGTCGAGTGACCCGTACACGTGTTCGACGAGTTCTGGCGTGACCGTGCGGCGTGACCCCGAACCCGGCATGAGTTCCTCGGGAATCGTGACGCGGTGCCACCACGTGGGGTCCTCCAGGTAGTCCACGACCCGGAAGGCGCGCGTGAGCGCCTCGAAAGCTCCGAAGGTGAGGATCCCGCGAGACGCCGCGTCCATCACGTCCGTCCGCATCGGGACGCCGATCGGGATGTCGTAGAAGGCCCGCGTGGTTGTGACTCGTTGCACCCCGGTGCGAGAGAGCTTCCACGTCACGGACACTTCGTCCACGAAGCCGTACGCCGTATCGAGGACGACGGTCAGAGGGTCGTCCAGCGATGTGATGCGAAACACCCCCCGATTGTGCGCGTGCGTGCCGCTCGCCAGGAGAATGGAGGCGCCTACGTCGGCCTCCGTGAACCGGTAGCTCCCTCCGACGCGAAGACGGTCCGAAAGAACGGGGTGACGGAAGTCCCATTGGAGAGCGGCTCCGTCTTGAGGGACGGGGGACACCTCGACCGTCGACGCGTTCACGTACGCCGAGACCACGTAGGACTCGACACGACCCTCCCGGGTCACGCGCAAATTTGCGCCCACGTCCGTCGCCAGGAACGGAACAGACGCCGAGGTGAAACGGGAGGTGCTGTGGATCAAGACCCCGTCATGTCCGAGCGCCATCCCATACAGGGAGCCGTCGCCCCCGGAGGCTGTTACACCGTCGTCGTAACTCGCGAGGACCTCTCCGTCATCGCGGATGAGGGGCAGCTCAGCGACGGCGTTGAGCGCGCTCTCAAACCGATCGAAGGTGGGTCCGAGGAGGAACAGCCGCGACACGGCACGGAGGAATACGCGGTACGCCTCGGACGTGGCGCGCGGACGATCGAGGAGACTCCCGAAGTTCCGGTAGAGGCGCTCCTCGTCGACGAGCGCGTCCGTGGCCCACGCGCCGATCTCGCGCACCGCATGAGGCACAGCGAAGGCAGCAGGTTCGCGGAAGGTCGCGTAACGGGTAGCGTCGACGGAACCGTCGGAGGTGTGGGAGCGCCGCACGACGCGTACTACGGTCCCGTCCAAGACCAGATCACCTTCGACGTACGCCCTCGGGGAGACGTATGCGCCGCGCCACGCGTGGGTTCGCCGCAACCGCGCGAGACGCCAGGAGTAGGAGGCCCGCGCGGGGCGCGCAGGGTCCCACGCGCTGAGTGCAGTCACGGCGCCATCGTCCGCGTCGAGCAGATAGTCGACTCCGGGCAACACCGCGCCGCCCGCCGGGTGCACGGTGGCGACGCCATCTGCGTCGACGGTGGTGCGCGCCACGGCGCGCCGTGCGGCGATCTCCACGGTCCCGGGCTGAACGTAGGTGTGTGGCAGCGTGAGACGGGGCGGCGACCCCGACACCGAAGGCGTATAAGTGACGCGGTGGACGCGGGCGCGCGCGGCAGCGGTGAAGGGCGCGGGGCTCACGAGGGCTACGCGCCCGGCCCCGGTGGGCGTGGTGACGCCGTAGAGTCCGTCGTAACGTGGGTCCGAGGGCACGGTGAGGTACACGTAACCGACGCCCAGGTCGTCCCAGCGGGAGGCGTCGAACCCGAGCCCGCTTGTGTGGGCTGCCTTGGCGCGACGAAGGGTGCCCCCCTGGTCGACCAAGGCGCCCTCGGCGTACGCCGTACTGGGAGCCCAAGGTCCGACGTAGGCGGGCTCTGCTGAGAAGTTGAGCTCCCGCGTGGAAGCCACGGTCGACGCGTCTTCGGCTCCGGGGGTGATGCGGCGCACGTCCGTGGGGTGCGCGGGGAGGGGTCTTCCCACCACGTCCGGGTCGTAGGGTCGCCGCAAAACCGTCACCTCGGCGCCGCGTCGTGCCACGGTTTGCTGGAGGAGAGCGGGTGCTTCCCCGAGATGCAAGACCGCGCCGACGACGCCGGTTACGGGGGCTTCGGCCTCTCCGCCGCCTACGCGGAGACGCACGATGTCGCCTGGGAGCACACCGGTCCAGGCTCGCCCCAACGGGTCCTCCCACACCGAGGGGCTCGTCACCTGGACGACGCGAGTCGGGAAGAAGGGCAGCGGACCGCCTTGCCCGTCCGCATCGAAAGGGTTCGTGCGGAACGCGACGACTCCTCGTTCAACGCTGTAATCCCGCCCCTCCGTCAAGAACGCCGTAGGCACCAGCACCCGGTTGGTGAGGTATTCGGCCGACGCGAGGCCGTCGCCGACCTCCACCAGGAACCGATCTTCGTCGGGCGTCTCGCCCTCCCGATAGGTGAGCCGGTCCTCGCGCAGAGGGCATCCTTTGAAGAACACGCGATCGTAGAGGGGCAGATCCCTCAGGCTTACACCGAGCGCGGCTTCGAGGAGGCTTTGATAGAGCTGCGCGGCGTCGAGCGCCAGCGCGTCCGCGTACGCGTCGAGGAACGCTCGGTCCTTGAAGAACGCGCTCCAGAAGTCCGACAGGGCGCGGAGAAACGTACGGGCTCCGGAGGGAGTCAGAGGCACGCGTCACCGCCTTTCCAGCGACACGTTCGCCACGGACGCGCGGTACCGTACCACGCGATCGGAGAGGCCCATGTCGGAGAGCAGTTTTCGGAGCGCGGGTTTGTAGTCGTTCGGCAGCCCGAGGTCTGCGTAGTTCTCCAACACCGCGTTCGAGGTGTCCGACGGTGCGAGCTCCACCGAGTCGGGCGTGCGGTATCGTGCGACCCTCCCGTCCGGGAGGATGAGCTCGTAGAGGAGCTCGAAGGGGAAGACGAGCTTGATGGTGTCTTGCGCGGCGCGCGCTGCGACACTCCCCACACTCCCCGCGTCGAGACCTTCCGGAGGCGCAGATTCGACGTACGCGCTGACGGCGGACGCCACCGCGTCTTCGTCCACGACGAACGTGGTCGAACCTGACACCGTTCTTGTGGTCTGTGGACGATAGGGGATGGAGCAGGAGACGTACACGGGGTGATGCGCGCGGGCCAGTGCGTTCGAGGCCAGGGTGCGTTCGGATCGGCTGGACACGAGCTCTGCGACGGCCCCGAAACCCACCGGGGTTTCGTACGTCACGAGGACCTCGGTCCCCGCGAGCGCCTCACCGGGCCAGCCGAGTTCCAACCGTGTCACGGCACGCGCGGACTGTGCTTCCATCGGGTTTTCAACGACGACACGATAGGAGAGAGGCTCCCCCGGACGCGGCGCCCGAGCCCAGGGGCCGTTCCGTCGCGTCGTGTAATACGTCGACCCGGTGACAGGATCGGCGAAAGGAGCAAGCGCCGCAGGAGGTGAGGGCACCTCGATTGCGCGGATGGCGTAGACCGGACCCCCCGGCAGAAAAGCGCACCCGTCCTGCCGGATGCTCCGGGACGTGGTCGCCGTTGCCCGCGTCCCCGCGCTCACGTGATTGTCGAAGAGCGGATAGTTATCTCCGATCGAGTACGTGAGGGCGGGAGGTGACGGGAGTTCGTCAGTCGCAGTGGAGAAGGGCACCGAGGGTACTACGTCGAACTCGTCGTCGCGTACCGCGTGAATGCGGTAGTGAACCGGCGCCTCCGGAAGGCCCGCCGCGAGAACCAGCACGTCCCCCACTCGCACCCCCGACGCCAGAAAGGACCCCGAGGGGGGTGCGGTGTCCCGGAATGTGAGCACCTTGCCGTCCGCCCGAGGGCTTGCCGCGCCCACGACGACGCGAACCGTGACTTGATGAAGCGGGAGACGAACGTACACGTCGGAGTGCCCGAGGACATGAACCCCAGGACTACCTGCCGCGCGATCGCGTGCCATCTCGGGGTCGCCTGCCCCGACCGTAAGCACCTCGCTTACCTCCGGGAACGCTTCTCGAAGTCTCGCGTCATTCGAGCGGTCGTTCACGAGCGCTCGGAGAGACAAGGCCGTCGGGGCACGCGCGATGGCCGACGCGGCGGTCTCTACGTCGAGTCCCCCAGCGAAGTCGACGGGGTTCTCTACGTAGACGAGGTAAGGACTGAACGGGTCGACTCCGTGGAAGCGCCCTTCCCCCGTGTTATAGGCGACTCCCGTGCGTGCTGCGATAAGCGGCACGTCACACGCCCACGTCGACACGGCGCCCTGCGCGTCGTACACCGGGCGGAGATTGCTTGCGGGAACGAAAAGATCCGTCGCGGAGTTCAGGAAGAAGACCAACGCGCGTGTCTTGAAGAAGCGGGCGTTTCGCGGGACGAGCGTGTCGGCGCGCGTGGAGAAGTGCACCGTCGCGAAGCCCCGGGCGAAGGATCCGCGATCCCGCGCGATGACGAGATTCGAGAGGAGCGCATCCGTCGCGTCGTCCGTCTCGGCCCCCGGGGGCGCTCGTTGGAGATCACGAAGCGAGTGGCGTGTGCGAAGCGTCTCGATCTGAGCGTGGAGGTCCGCGAAGAGGATCGCGTGGGCGTCCACGACGAGGTCGCCGAGCACCGTCTGCGCGTCGTAATCGCCGTCCGGAATCCTCGTCTGGAGGACGTTTCGGGCGCGCGCGGCAGCTTCGGCGGCTTGAATAGGGGTGAGGGCGGCCACGGAATGAGGTTAACCCGGGGCGTACGGCAGGAGGAGCGGAACACGCTCGCGGGCCACGTTCGTGAGCTCCACCCAGAACTCAACCCCCGCCGGGGGGAGCTCGACGAACTGCGCCAGCACCACCGTCAACACCCGTTCGTTCGCAGGGCGCGTAGGGGAGCGGCGATCCGAGGCGCGGAGCTGTTCGGTGGCGTCGTCGATCGCTTCGAGCACGTCCCCTTCCACGGAAGCGAGGTCCGCCACATTTCCGCTGATCAGGGAAGGGAAGAGCGTCCCCTCCTCTTTGCGCGTGGGGTGCGACCCCTTCGGCGTCATGAACAGCTTGAGCCAACGACTCGCCAGTTTCTGGACGCCCTCCACGGCGACGGGGGCGTCGCCCAGCGTGAAGAGGGCGCGCGCAGTCTGCGCCGACGGGTCAATCAACCGAATGTGGAGGTCCTTACTCATCCCGGTGACTCATCCCCCCAGAGCCCCGTCCGATAGTCGTAGACGTGGGGGCCCGTACCCTCCACGACGGGCAGGACCGGAGCGAGGCGTTCGGCGTTCGCGGCCGTCCCCGCAGCCTCCGCGTCGGCCCCCGCCTCCTGGTGCGAGACGCGCGCGCGCTCTACGAAGACGCGGCGCCGTGACACCTCCTGCATCCCGTCGCTTCGGTCAGCCGCCGCCACGTCGGCGTACGCCCCGAGGAGGAGCGTCGTCGCACCGAGGGTGTCTTCCGTGCCGAGAGCGGTTTGAGCCTCGGCCCGGCTCGCCGCAGCGGGGGGGTCTCTGCGGAACACCTCGGAGGCCACGTCGTAAAGGCCCTCGGCTTCAACCCGACGCGCGAGGTCCACCGCGAGGGGGGAGCCCGCGAGGAGCGGGGACGGTTGAGCGACCGCCAGGGGTTCGTCGGCGCGCGGGACGTAACGGATCCCATTTCCGACCGTGAGGTCGAGCCCCAGGTACGCAGAACCGAGCTTGGCGAACAGCACCGCCAGGGAGACGAGCTGCGCGTCGGGGAAGGGCGCGATCTCGGGGCGGTCTCCCGCTCCTCGGCCCTTCCGCGCTGCGCATTCCACCGCTACGCATACGGCCGAGTCGCTCTCGGGCACAGGAGCCACACGCTCATCGAGCGGCGCCGCGACGTAGATCGCGCCGGATCGAGTCACGACCACGTGGTAACCGGGGCTCCCCCCCGCCGTGCGCATTGCGGCGAGGAGGCCCGCCGTCTTCTCCGCCACCGAGGTGTCGTCCGCGAAATCGGCGGGGGCGAGGTAGGTCTCATCGCCCGGGTACGGCGCGAGGCCCGGCGCGCCGGCTCGCCTTGTCGTTCGCACGGCACGATCTGCCGGGGACGCCCCCTCCAGACGCAGGAGGTCGCGCTGAAGGCCGTACGGAACGAGCAGGATCCGGTCCACGGCGCGCCCTTCGTTGCCGTCGTCGGGGAGGGCGTTGGCGGGGTCCAATACGGCGTACGCGAAGGGGAGGTCCGCGAGGAACCCCACCTCCGAGAGCCAGCGGCCCGAGCGGGCCCGGGAGCGTGGGCGCACGTTCAGGTACACCGCCGCCCGACGTTCGCGCGTGCGCGCCTGATCGGTCAGGGCCGTTCGGAGGACTTCGGAGGCGCGGCCGGTCATGAGAGGAGGTTAGGACTATTGCCGAAGGCCCTGCGCCTTCACGAGCACGTCCTTGATCTTCCCCAGTTGATGCGAGAGCTGCCCTTGGGTGAGGCCCGTAGCCTTCATGATCTGCGGCCCCCGCAGGACGGGTGCGCCGCCGTACCCTGTACGGTGCTCGAAGATCTGGCGCTGGACCGGCGTCATGTCGTGCCACGCGAGGTGAACGACCTCGGGGTCGTCGAGGTGCTGGACGAACGAAGGGCCTTCGCCGGACTCCATGTACTCGCGCTTGGCCACCTCCGCCGAGAGCGCCTGAATGCGCGTCGGAGGCAGACGCATGTGGTCTGCGAGCTCCTCCAAGGAGGGAGGACGACCCAGTTGGTCTTCGAGCCTTGTCCGCTCGCGGTTGATGTTGTTGAAATCCAGGCGCTTCGCCTCCGGTACGGTGAGGATGGACTGCCGCGCGTACGCCGTACGGGAGAGCTTCATGAGGTGGTTCGTGACGTGACTCGCCAGCGCCGTGGGCGGCACGTGCTTCGGGTCATAGTCGTGAAATGCCTTGATCGCGAGGCGCTTGGCTTCGTTCTCCAACAGGAAGACAGGCGCAACACGACTCCAGCGCCCGACCTCGCGCCGGAGGATGGGCTCCATCTGGCGGAGGAGCGCGTCGAGGTCCGCTGAGGATCCGGTCCGCTTCCACTGCTCCCAGAGGAGGATGTCCTTGCTCTTGGTCTCGTTCATGGACTTGGCCTCACGCGTTGACGCACCTTTTCACGGTACTCGTCCAGGACACGGTCCCAGTCTGCTCGCGTCTCCGGGTAGTCGGACGGCACACCGCGCGTGACCGAGGAGGGTTGAACGGTGGGAGGTTCGGTGTACCCCCGCTCCTCCGCCGAAGGCGGCGTGAGGTGATCCTCGCCCGTACCGGGCCCCGGGCGCAGCTTGAAGATCCGGTCGTAGAAGCCCGCCGTAGGGCGCGTCGTCGTGCCCACGCGGACGCGCGCCTCCCCTTGCGTCCCGGCGCGCTCGGTGACCGTGTCGGTGACGTTCTCCGTGGTGTAGGCGAAGTCGTACCGAACCTGCCCGACCTGCCCCACTTGCTGGAGGGTGCCGACGGGTTTACCGCCATGCCAGAAGCGGATGTACTCGTCCAAGGTGCAACAGGGACGGGCGCAGAGTCGCATCGCCACGTCGTAACTCGCGAACGCGTCCGCGTAAACGTTCTCTCGCGGCGCAAACTCGCGGTTAGGGTCCAGGTTGGTCGTGACCGTGGTCTGCCCTTGGGACGAGAGGCCCGAAGCGGAGGCGGACTGTGCCGTCGTCGCGGGGGTCGGCTGACCTTGCTCAGACCCCGGCGTATCCGCGTCGGCGGCCTCCGCGCGTGCGGTGTCCCAGTTCCTCCGGTCTGCGTCGGCACCCTCCCCCATGCCACCCGCGAGAGCTTCCACCCCTGCGAAGTCGCCGCGCTCCAGGAGCGCCGCGAGACGGGCCCCGCCACGCTCGCGCCGGAGCCGGTGGAGCGCTTGCTCGGCCGCACGAAGGCGCGCTTCGACAACGGCGACGGAGTCCCCGACAATTTCAACCGGCGCAGAACGCGGTCCGTCCGCGTAGCCCATGGCCTCGGTCCAACGAAAAGCGGCGCCCGAGAGCGTGGGGCGGCCTCCGTGGAGGAGCTGGGAGTAGAAGGACTCCGCTTGATTTTCGTCCTGAACCACTTCCCGGATCTCGGAGATGAGCTCGGCGGGGGCCGCCGTCACTCGCCCCGCGAACCGCAAGGCGTCGGCGCGCACGTCGGCCACGAACTCCGCGAAGGTGCGGCAGTAGCTGAGCTGGACCTGGGTCGAGAGGGAGGCGCCCCCGCTCGACACGGACCCCCGGTGCGCGAAGGACTGCACGTAAGCCGCCACGTGCATTCGCACCGCCATGGAGTCGAAGAGCATCGCGGGGAAGCCCGCGACGAGGTACGGGTGGAAGAAGAGGTTCGCCCCGCCGGAGCGCTGCGCGTACCGCTGACGCAAGAACTCCTGTTGCACGTAGAGGCGGAAGAGGGGCGCGAACGCGTCGCCTTCGTTCGTCGCGGCGGGCGCGAGCGCGTCGCCGTGCGGAGGTGCGCTGGTGGTCGTGGGCGGCACCCCGGTTTGACTCCCCGGAAGGGCCGTCGCCCCGCGCGGCGCAATCCGCGCCACCGGGCGACTTACCACGGTCACAGGGGCCGTGGATCCGAACTGGGCGGGGGCGCCGCGCGCGAGGATCCCGGTAAGGCCCGCCGCCGACTCCTTCGTGAGCGTGACGTGGATGTGATCGAAGTGATCCATCTGCTCGGAGTTGGGGGCCTCTCGAAAGTGACGGAGCTTCCGCGCGCTCGCGCGCGTGGGTCGTCCGTTTCGCCACCCCCCAAAGGCCCCGCCGCTCCACGTGGTGCGCGCGTACGTGATGAAGGCGATGCCGAACGCCTCCGCGTTCTCGATCAACCAATTCGCGATCGGGGCGCCCACCTCCAGGTTCGCGCGGACGACGCCGTCCCGGCGGACCTTCGGGATCGTGAGGTCGAGGGCGCGGCCGGCCTGATGATCGTCCACCTTCGCCTCGGGGTCCGTGTAGACCTTCACGCGACGCGTCGGTCGGCTGAGGCCGATCGTGTGGTTGATGACACGTCGTCCCTGAGAGTCCGGGAGGAACTGGCGGCTGAACGTGCCCGGGAATTGGCGGTAGAGGAAGTCGCGGAACGCGATCGTGCCGCGCTGCGGCGGGATCTGGTTCCTCCCTCCCATCTCGCGATACGCCGTACTCTCGTAGACGGTATTCTGGGTGTCCCCCCTCGCCAGGACCTCCGGCGGCGGGATCCACCGGTAGGGGTAGTCGGGTCGCGCTTCCGGGCGGACCGCGTCGAGCACGGGCGCCTGTCGGCCGCCGCGACGATCAGGGCGGGCGGGGACGGCCACCAGGGGGGCGTCACGGACGGACGTGAGGGCCGTGATCGGCGTGGAAGGTCCGGGCGTCGTCACGACCGGCGTCGGGAGCGGAGGTGCGCGGTCCGCCCTGTTCGCGGGAGTGAGGGCCCCCGCCTGCGCGTTCGAGAACTGGCGGAGGAACTGGAACCACGGCGGGACCGCTGCGCGCGCCGTCACCGGCCCCTTGAAGTACTCCTCCGGCCAGATGAGGAGGTTCTTGCCGGACTCGGTGGGCCCCGACGCCTCACCGCCGGTCGACGACCCCACCTTGTGGTGCATGAGCGCGTCGGCTTCCTCGGGATAGCCCACGGTCAGGGCGTGGAGCATGGACTCCCGGTTCGGTCCGTCGGCGCGGAGGAGCTGTGTCATCACCGAATCGTTGACGTAGATGCGCGTGGGCTGACCGATGTAGTTCTCGTCGTAGGTCCACCCTCCCGCCGTGATCATCGAGGGGAAGATCACGTTGCAATGCGGCGGCACCGCGAAGAGGAACTGGGGCTTGGCAAAGTACTGCGCGAGACGGATCGGGGTCGTCGGGGAGACTCCGAGCTCGTGGCCCGTGCCGGGGGCGGGGCTCGGCGCGATGGAGATGCCGCGTGCCGCGTCCTGGGTCGACCGCTGGTCCACCAGGGGCGTGTCGTAGCGGGGAGCCCCGATGATCCGTCCGTCCACCGGGTTGCCGCCCCCGGAGGTGTCGCCGAGCTGGACGAGGACCGAACACGGGTTCGGCACCATGCCAACCTCCATGTACACCAGACCGAGGGTCTGTTGGACGAGGTTCCAGACTGGCCCCGCATTCCCCACCTGGGACGCGACGTGTCGCTGCATCGCGTTGAGCGCTTCCAGGTTCCGCGCCGCATTGAAGATCGGGAAGACGCCGACGCGTGCCGCGAGCCGTGAAGGGTCTTCCAGAATCGGCAGGCGTACGAAGCGGTTATGGAGCTTGGTCTTCTTCACGTGCCGCGCGAAGAAGTTCATCATCGGCACGGCCCGGCGCTCGTTCGGCACCGAGGCAGAGATCACCCCTTTGACGGGGTTATAGACAAACTCGTAAGGCGCCTGGATGGGCGTCGCGTTGGCGGGCGCCCCCTCGTCCGGATTGGCGTTGCCCCCCGTTGCGGCCTCCCCGCTCCGTGGGGTTGCCGCCTCGATCTGCGACGCTGTGGAGAGGAGTTCCTGATGGTAGAGGGCGTAGGGGTAGATCAAACCCGGCGTCGAGAAGCCTTGCGCGACCGTGTCAGGGGAACGGGACGCGATGATATCGTCCACGTTCGTCATGTAGTGGAAGTAGAGCTGCTGGTAGAGGTGGATGTGGGCCGCGCACGTGAAGGACATCGTGCGCGCGCCCACGGCGTTCGAGTACGCCCAACCGATGATCTCCCCGTCGGCCAGGAGTCGAAACTCGGGCTTCTCCGGGTCGTACCATGCGTCGAGATAGAAGAGCTGCACCGGGACACGATCCTCGTGACCGAGACGCGAGATGAGCACGTCGGGCAAGAGGTGAATGCGGAACGTGGGGATCTGCCAGACGGCGGACTCGACCTCGAACCCCAGGATGGGCACTTCGATGCCGTTGATGTAGCAGACCCAAGCTCCCTGGTAGAACGGGTTGTCCGAAGGGACTCCAGGGCTACGCGCGGCCGAGGGGTCAAAGGGCATGGTGTCCCTCGATGGCGTAAAGGAGGAGCAGGCAAAGGGCGCCTGCGCGCTCTACGACGTGTCCCGAACGCCATGCTTCGTCGAGGGTCTCCCGCTCTTCCGGCGACGCCCCCGTCGCGAGGAGCGCGCCCCACAAGGGGGCCGCCGCCGTGACGAAGGCACGCAGGGCCCCATCTCCGGGGTCGTCCTCGGGGGAGAGCGCCACGGCTGTACGGCGTACAGACCCAGGCGCGAGCTGCCCGATCGTGGAGCGCAGGAGCACCCGCCGCAGCGCCGTGCCGAGGGGCGGGGAAGAGGCGCGCGGACGGAGGTGGTTCGCCGCCAGTTGCCGCGCGGCCTCCGCCACAGGATCGACGAGAGGCTCGTGGCCCGAAGACGCAACGGAGGGGCTCGGCGGTTTCTCGCCGACGGTCAGTACGTAGTCGTAAGCGCTCGCGTAGGTGTACCCGGCGAAGGTCACGCGCGGGCGCGCTCGTACCGTGACTTGCGCCCCCCAGCGAAAGCCCCGGCGCGGTTGTACTCCGGCGTAGGCCCGCGTTCCGGAACCGCCTGAGGTGCCCTCGAAATGAGGCCGCGTCACGACGCCCTCGACCACGGCGGACAGATCGTCAATCACGAGGTCCACACCGGCCGGCGTACCTGACGAGAAGTCGAAGGAGGCGTAGATTGTGGGGCGGCGTGAAACTCCGGATTGCCCGGCGCGGGGCGCGAAGACAGCGGGCGTTACGGAGACCACGGCGAAGCGGCCCGTCGCCGACACGCTTCCCTCGGTGTCTACGTATTCGATTTCCCAAACACGTGCACCCGTGGGCCAGCCCCCCGTACGTTCGAGCGTCGCAGCGACCCGCGACGACGTGTTCGAGAGGGTGACCACGTAAGGCGGCGTCATCGTGAGAAGCCCTCCGGACCACGTCGCGATGGGCGCTCCGTCGACGCGCCACGTAAGTTCCCGCTTGGGTGTGCCCGGCGTGGTGTTGAACTCGGTGGTCACAACAGTGCCCGTGCTGACAATCGTCAAACTCGGCGGCGACGACGAACGAAGAGTGGCCGTCACCGGGACACCAGAACGTTGGGGGTGTAATTCAGCGTCTCGGGAGTCGGCATGCTCGCAGCGGCCGGTGCGGCGGGAGTCGGAGCACGGAATACAACAGGAGCGTCGTCCCCCTCGATCGTCGCGGGGACTTCTCGCACGCGTGCGTCTTCCTCGGGTCGAACTTCGTCGGCGTCGGGCGGGGCGTGGAAAACCACGGCGACGGCGGAGCGGTCGACCTGGAGTCGCACGTCAGCGGGCACCGCGTTCAGGTCCGTCGCGAAGGGCGTTCCGACGGAGGTGGGCCTCCAGCCGACGGTGTAGTTCGTGATCGCGATTTTTTTGATGAGGAAGCGAAACGAGAAAGGAACGATGACCTCCATCGCGCCGGAAAGCGAGAGCTCCAGGTCGAGCATGGCCCCGGTGAAGATGTAGCTGTCGATCTTGATGCTGGCGGCCTTCTGACGCGCGGCGAGTTTTGACGCGCGGAGGACTTCCAAATAGAGCCTCAGGAAGTTCGTCGCCTGATCGTCCTGTACCGTGTTGAGGAGGGCCCCCTGAAAGGTGGCAATCGGAGGGGACCCCCCGAACGTGTAGAGGACGTAGTTGTCCGCGAGGCTCTGCGCGATCTGTGTGTTCTCGGCGAAGCCGAGGCGCATCTGTTGAACGAGGTAGTCGACGTAGCCACGTGCGCCACGCGGATCTCCCGCGAGGCGCGGGAGGAGTTGCGTGCGCACGTGGGCGTCCGCGATGGAGGGTCCGAAGAGGTTCGTGAGCTCTTCGTCCGTCACGCGCACGAAGATCCGAGCGAGGGTGTCCCGGTAGAGGTCGGAGCGGAAGCCTCGATTCTTGGCGTACTTGGGAGTCGCGCCTTGGATCCACTCGGCGAAAGTTCCCCCGGCTCCCGCGCCCGGGGAGTAAAGGGGGGAAGGCCCCGGCCGGTCTCGTCCCGGTGCGTAGACCGAAGTCACGGAACCCTCGCGCGTCGGTAGAGGTCAAGCGCACCTCGCCGAACTACCACCGCGAGCGCGAGGCGGTAGAGCGAGGGACCCTCGGCCACCGGCTCGACTCCCACCCGCAACGCAGAGACGTTCGCCTCGTGACGTTCCAAGGCGACGCGGAGGGCGGTAGCGGGGACACGCCTTCGGGGAGTTCCGTCGATCATTGACCTACTAGAGACGTTAGCGCCCCCGCCACGGTGGAGTTTCGGAGGTTTTCGCTGGTCTCCTTGAGATCGCGCGCGGCCTCCAGAAGCGCATCCGAGGCGCGGCCGATGCCCGCCCCTTCCATCTCACTCTGCGTCCCCGCGCTCTCCCTCGCGCCGAGGGCGGCTTCACGCTCGGCCCCGGATCGAGGCGTGAGGCCCGCCATGACGGCGCGCTCGCGCATCGAATCGACGAAGCTGTGGGCGGCGGAGCCTACGCGCTCCCGGAAGGAACGGCTCAGGTTCGCGAACGGGAGCTGGGCCGCGAGCAAGTTCGCACCCCCCTCGATCACGCGTCGCCGCGTGGAGTGCTCCGTGTCCCAGTTCCTCCGGTCTGCGTCGGCACCCTCCCCCATGCCACCCGCGAGAGCTTCCACCCCTGCGAAGTCGCCGCGCTCCAGGAGCGCCGCGAGACGGGCCCCGCCACGCTCGCGCCGGAGCCGGTGGAGCTGATCCGGGGAGAGGCCCTCCAGCGCCCGGCGCACGCCGTCGCGGTCGGACCCTTGCACGTCGCGCAGGGCGTCGCCGAGCACACCCCCCTGTCGGGCCATCATGGAGAAACCTGTCGCCGCCGCGCGACGCGCCTTCTCGTTGATGCGCGTCTCCTCCGCCCCGCCCATCCGATCGAGGAGCGTCGCGCTGTCGCCTTCGAGCATCCCGCGCGCGGCGGCGAGGACGCGCTCGTTCCCCTCGTAGCGCGCCCCGAGCGTTCCCGCGCGGCGTGCGATCTGCGCCTGCTCCGCGTCGCTGAACCCCGACAGGATTCGCGCGCGTGCCGCGTCCGCGCTCTCCCGCTCCGCCGAGGTGCCGCCTGGACGAAGAGCTCGGAGAGCCGCCAGGGCCCCCACCGCGCGGCGGCTCCGTTCGTAACCCGCCGTGCCTTCGCGCCCGAGGCCCCGCGCCTCGTCCATCACGGTGTCATAACCCTCGCGACCTTCAGCCCCCGCGTGCCCCAGGACACGACCGTACGCCGTACGGACGGCGGCCTGTCCCGCCTCGGTGTCCCCCGCCGAGTCTCGGAGGCTCCGCTGCGTGTGCTCCCAGGAACGACGCTCCTCCGCCGTCATGCCCCGCGATTCGAGATCCGCCCCCACGGCCGTGGCGATCGCGCCGCGCTGTGTGCGCCAGTTTGTGCGGATCTGCTCCTCGTCCATACCGCGCCGTCGCATGACGTTCCGATATCTCTCGTAGATCTCGCTACCTTCCATGCCTCGCGTACCAACGAGGAGGGGCGCCAGCGTGCCCCCGGCTCCGCCCGGAACGAAGAGGGACGCCCCTCCGATCATGTCGACCTTATTGCCGCGCGAGCCGAAATCGTTCGCCATTCGACTGAGACTCGTGGACACGTCCGAAAGCCCTGCACCACCTCCGAAGAGTTCTCCCACGCGGCCCATCGCCGCCCGCCGTTGCGCCTCCGTCGCCCCCACCACGTCTGACGCGAACCCGGCGCCCGACTGAATCGTGTAGCGCTGACGCTGACGCTCCGTCGCGTCGTCGGTGAGGAGTCGTCCGGCGGCGACGAAGCCCGCCCCGAGTCCGCTCGCACCGTGCAGTTGAGCATAGCGATAACCCGTACTCACCCGGTCGAATACATCTTCGGGCGCGTCCGTGTGGGGCTGTCGCGCGACGTAGTTTGCGTAGCTCGCGGTCCGGTACGCGCCGCGCACACGGCGACGCCCCTCCTCACTTTCATCCCCGCCGTAAAGGCCGTGCGCTTCCTCCCCGCCGAAAGCGCCGCTCAGGTTTACGCCGAGATGATGGATGCCTCCCCGCATGGCGCGACCGGCGCGGCCCGCCCATGTCTGCCGGTAGAGCGTCCCCAGCACGCTCGGGTCCCCCTCCTCGTAGTTTCGGTCGGCCACGGCGCGCGCCTCGCGCTGGTCGGTGGCGAGCTGGGCGCGCTGCGTAGACCAGTACGCGCCGCTGCCCATCTCCGTCGCGCGTGCGAGGGCCTGCGTCCGATCCATGCCGAGCGCCTGCGCCGCCGTCAGGAACCCCTGCGAGCCGCCCATGCCCATCTGCCGCGCCAGGGAGAGAACCTGTCGGTCTTCCATGTTCCGCTGCGCGAAGGGACCTTGGGCTTGGATCATCCGCCCCAAGGAGTCTTGCAGCATGGGTTGCATCGCCACCGCCATGCCGAGCCCTCCGACGCCGAGACGTTCCGTCATCCCCGTGAGTACGTTCGACCCGCGCCCCGTCATGCTGAAGAGGTCCGAACGGCCGGAGAGCATGTTCTGGATCGCCCCGGCGTTGAGCCCGCCTCCCGTGCTCATCGCCCCGGGAGTAACCATCGGGAGCTGAAGGAGCGCCCCCGAGAACATGGTGTTCAGCGTGCCGAGCCCCTGCGCGCCGCCCGTGAGGGCCGCCATCTGGGGCGAGAGCGTCCCCCGGTTGATGGACGAAGCCGCCTGGGCGTAGTTGCCCATCCCGACCTGGAAACCGAGCCCCTGGGTGAGGCCCATGGACTGGAAGGCCGAGGAGCCCATCGCCCCACCGATCTCCGCGAGGCCCTGGAAGGTCGTTCCCGCCATGCGCGCGAAGGAGCGCCCTGCTGACACGGCCGCCGTCGTCTCGTGGAGATTCAGGCCCGACGCGCGGAGAGATCCCATCGTCTGGATCGCACGCACCACGTCCGGCTCGCGCGCCAGCTCCATGAAGGCCGAGAGGCTCCGCGCCACGTCGCGGACGCGACTTGTCATCTGGTCCGGAGACCCGACGCCGGTCATGAGCCCGGCTTCGGAAGCTCCCTGGGTCACCTTGAAAAGGTCTTGCTGATTGAAGCGATCCCTCGTCTCTCGCCGGAAGGAAGAGGATCCGGCCAGGGCCGTGATGCCCCGTGACGCCTCCAGCGATGCGTGGTGAGAGAACCCCTGGCCCCCGGCGTGGAGGTGCGGGCCACCGGAGACGAAGCCGCGCGACAGGTGTTCGAGGCCAGCCGCGCCCCCGTACTCCGCGAGACGCGGCGAGGTCACCCACGATCCGTAGAGATTTTGTGCGCCTTGCCCCATGCCCGAGAGCTCGGAGCCGAGGAGCCCGGCCACGGCTCCCGCCGCCATGCCCCATGCCCCGAAGCGGCGCCCCATCATCGCGCCTGCGCCAGCCGCCGTGAGGCCCGCTGCGGCACGAGCGCCGACCCCTTGCGCGCCCTGGCCGATCACCCAGGCGCGATCCTGCGCGGCTTGCGCCTGCGCGAGCTGACCGCCGTACGGCGTATCGAAGGCAGAAGGAGGCGGCGCAGGCGCGAAGGGCACTGCGCCCGTTCCCTGGAATCCGGCGTAGGCCGGAGGAGGGTTGGGCGCGTATGGCGTGAAGGGCGAAGGGGTCCCACGGAACGCGCCGTAGGCCGAGAGGCCCGCGTAGGGGTTCTGCGCGGCGTAGGGGTTGTAGGGCGCGGAGGGGTTGATGGGCGCCATCACCCCCGTGGGCCCTTGGAAGATCGGGGGCGTACCTACGGCGGTCTGGTAGGTCTGGGACGGGAAGAAGGATCCGAACGCGCCGACCCCTCCCTGCGTGGCGATCGCCGCTGAGATCTGGCCCGGGAAGACGACCTGCGGAGCGGGGAGGAGGCCCGCTTGTGCCTGCATGGAGTTGTAGGAGAAGAGCGGGTCCACGCGGAAAGGTTACCTCTTCGGGGCGTCATCTTCAGAGAACGCGGCGACCTTCTTCCGCGCCTCCGCCTCGCGGCGTTCCCGTTCGATCGCCGCGAGCTTCGCCCGCCGCTCCTCCTCGGCTTCGGCCTGCTGGTAGGCGGGGAGGTACCGGTCCTCAAACACCTCCGCCTCATAGAGCTTGAGGAGGCGATCCACGTCAGCCCGGAGCGGGGCGTGTAGCGCCGCGTGCGCGTTCTTATCGGACAGGGGCCCGTAGGTGGCGTCGAGGAGGAGGTGCCCGATCTGTCCCAACAAGCTCACGAGGACGGTCATCTCCACGTGACGCAAGTTGCGTTGGCGGAAGAGAACCTCCTGCATCACGGCGTCGCGAAACGAGCCCGCCGGGGGGAGCGGAACGCCCGCCGCAAGCGCCCGCGCCCTGACCGCGCCCGAGGGGCGGCTCAGAAACCCGTGGGTGCGCCGTTCGAGAGAGCCGCGTAGGTCCAGCGGTCGAATTGCGAAAGCGTCGCGTAGATCGTGTCGAGGAAGGGGTCGCCGAGTCCGTCGACATAGCGAAGGCGCTCGTTGAAGGCGGCCTCCTGGGCGTCGAGGTCCGCGTCCGGGGGGGCGAAGGCCAGAGCCTTCTTCCCGAACTGGACGAGGGAGCCCGCGAGACAGATGCGCAGAGTGGCTTGAGAATGAACGCGCGGGTCGTTCGTCCGCAACGTGTCGAGCACGTTCGCGACCCGCTGGCGGCAGTAGGCGTCTCGGGTTCGGAGCACGAGCGTGCGGCGGCCTCCGTAGAGCGGGATCGTCTTCTCGTAGAAGCCCCGCTCGATCATCGCGTCGAGGATCTCCAACGCCTGCTCCGTGGTGAGGCCCGCCGCTTTGACACGGTCCTCCCAGGTCTCGGGCTTCGGGGCTTCCGGCGGGGGAGCCTTGGGTGCTGCCGGGGTCGCTGCTTCGTCCAGCATCGCCTGCGCGAGCTTCTCTTCGTCGGCCAGTTGCTTCTCGTCCGCGTACTCACCGGGTCTGCGCGTCATTCGGGGGTACCTCGTGGTATGAGCCTACACACCTGTAACAGGAGGCTCTCGTGATGGCAACTCTTCGTGAATGGCTCTCGAATCCCGCGCTCGGACTCGTTCGTTCGGTGCGCTCCTCCCAGATCGCCATGGCCGAGGCCGTGGACGACGTGATCGCAAACGGCGGTCTCGCCTTCCTGGAGGCGGGTACGGGAACAGGCAAATCCTTCGCCTACGGCCTGCCCGCCGTCCTCTCCGACAAGCGCGTGGTCATCTCGACGGGGAAGAAGGCGCTTCAAGAACAGCTCGTGGCGAAAGACCTCCCGCACCTCACGCGCACCGTACGCGGCGCGGGGTACGCCCTCGTGAAGGGCAAGGGGAACTACGTGTGCGAACTCCGCGTGGAGGAGTTCCGCAACAGCTCTTTCTTTTTGTCGATCCCCAACGCGGAGACGGATAGGTTCTTCGCGTGGTTGGAGGACGACCAGTCCAAGGAGGGTCTCGGAGATCTCTCGGGCTGGACCCTCCCCTGGATCCACAACGTTCGGGTGACCGAGTGCGTGAAGAAGCACTGCCCCCACGCAGAAGACTGCGGCTACGTGCGAAGCCGCGAACGTGCGAAGGCGGCGCGACTCCTCGTCGTCAACCACGCGCTCCTCGCGCACGACCTCGCCATCGGGGGCGGCAAGATCCTCGGGGAATACGACGTACTGGTGATCGACGAGGCGCATCAGGCGCCGAAGTTCTTCCGCGACGCGTTCTCCCTCCACCTCCACCCCCGGCAGCCGGACGTGATCGCGCGTACGCTCAAAGACTCCGACTTCGAGCTCGGGGAGGACTTCGCCCGCGTCTACGTCTCGATCTTCTCCGCTCTCCCGAACCGCGCGCAGGAGCTCCACCTCGACGCGACCCTCGTGGCCCTCTTCGGCGAGCTCTACGCGAAAGTGTCGCGTGTGCACGAGGCGATGCTGTCGCGCGGCATCCTCGACGATGCGGAGGGTGGCGAGAGCGGCGGGCCGAGCGAGTCCGCGCGCGTCCGCGCGAAGCTGCGGGCCGGGGGCATGATGCTCGGCAAGGTCCGGCGGCTCTGCGAGATCGTCTTGGCCCTTCCGCCGGGGAACGCCCCCACCGGGGACGCCGAGGACGCCACGCCCGTCGCGCCTCCGAGCGAGTGGGTGAAGTTCGTCGAGAAGCGAAACCGCGACGAGACGCAGGTCGTCGTGACTCCGCTGGAGGTGGGGCCCCTCGTGGCCCCCTCGCTCCTCAGCCTCGGCGGCGTGGTGGTCACGAGCGCCACGCTCGCGACCGCGAACGGGATGGAGTACGTCGCGCGCGAATACGGCCTGTCGACCAAGCAGATCCGCCTGAAGAGCGTGTACCCGTCGCCCTTCGACTACGCCAACCAGTCGGCCCTCTACGTGTCCGGCACGTCCCCGGACCCTGCGTCGCGGAACGCCGATTACTACGCGCGCATGTGCGTCGAAGTTCACGAGCTCTGCGACGCCTCGCGGGGCGGGGCGTTCGTCCTCTGCGCCTCGACGGAAGACATGGAGGAGATTCACAACGGGATTTACAAACTGAACGTCCTGACGCGCGGCCCGACGACCTACCGCCTCGGGAAACAGACGGGGGCCTCCCCGGAGGTGCTCGTGAAGTGGTTCCTCGACGACCCCACCAGCGTCTTGGTGGGCCTCAAGACCTACTGGGAAGGCGTCGACATCCCTGGGGACGCGCTGCGGCTGGTCGTGATCCCGCGCCTGCCTTTCCCGAACCGAGGCGACGTGATCCTCACGGCACGCAAGCGCGCCTTCATCGAACGGCTCCAGGAGGAGAACCCGGACCTCGACACGGACAAGGCGGGCATCCGGGCGTGGGAGGCGTTTGATTTTCAAGAGGCCATCATGGACTTGAAGCAAGGCGCGGGACGCCTGATCCGTACGGAGACGGATCGCGGCATCGTCGCGATCCTCGACAAACGCGCGTACCGGCGCGCGAAGAACTACTCGCACAAGGTCCGCGCCGCGCTGCCTCATCCGGAGACGTACGAGAAGGAGACGGTGCTCCAGATCCTGCGGGGCTTCGGCGCACAGGCGCTCGCGAGGACGCGATGAGTCGAAAGCGGAAGGACAGGCCGCGCCTGACGTTCGTGGAAGACGATCACCTCTTTTTGGAGCCGTCACAGGACAAGGGCCCTCCGTCCTGGGCGCTCACGGAGGAGGAGATCAGGCGCGCGGAGAGAGTGATCCTTCAAGCGATGGGGATCCCCGCGAAATACTTCGACGCGGAGCAAGAGTCGTACGCCCGCCTCCGTGCGCTCTACGCACCCCTGCTCGAACGTGTCGAGCGCGCGAAACGGAAGATCTGATTCGTTCCCTCCCCCGAAAGTCCGTGGTAAACCCTCCCCGTGAACACGCTCCCCCCCACGACGTGCGCCGTCTGTCGGGGCCCCGTCTTGCCCGGACACAAGGTGCAGCAGGTCTGGGTGGTCGCAGAGGTGTCGGAATACGGCGTACCGCTCGTCGCGCAAGAGCCTGAGGCGGCACACGTCGCGTGTGCGGACCCCCTTCACCCCTGGCGTCATCGGGACGTTCCGCGCACGTCCCTCCGAAAAGGTCTCGTCGAGATGCCCCAGAAACTCGCCCCCAGTCACCAGTGCGCCAAGTGCGGTAAGGTCTTCCGCGTGGGTGACCGCGTTCAAGAGCTCTATGTCGTAGATGCCGTGGCCGTCGACCCTCAGATCGGTGCGCCCGGGATCCGCTGCGCGGGGCAGGCGGAGTATGCGCACAAGGACTGTGACGACCCCGACCTGTCGAGGGGCCGCGAGGCCCTGGTGGTGCTCTCATGAAGGGCATCCGTTCCCCCTGGGCCAAGCCCCCGGCCGCGCCGGAGGATCCGTTGGAAGGGGCGCGCCCGGGGCGACAACCCGTGCAGATTCAGGGTCGCACGTACACGTTCGTCGTCAACCTCCCTCTCCGGTTGCCCGAGGACAAGGCGAAGGGGCTCGCGTTGAACGCGCTCGGCGAGGCTCTCGGGGAGCTCCAGGCGGAGCACCCGGAGTTTCAAACCGAACTCGCGACACAGCGCCTGTCCCTCGACGAACGCCCGCTCGGGGCGTGCGTTTCCCTCCCTCTCGGCTCCCGAATCCTGCACGCGCTCGCGAGCTCCACCAACGAAGCTCTCGCCCTGGCCATGGCCGTGGATCGCCTCGCGCTCGCGCTCACCCGACTCATGGCGGATAAACCCGGGGCGCGTGCTATCCTCGACGCGCACTACATCAACCTCCTGAGGACGACATGAATGAGATCAAGTGTGGCGACTGCGCCCACTTCCATGTTCAGAAACGTGGAAGCCCCAAGGGCCTGGAGGAGATCAAATCCTACGCCCTGTGTGGCGCCAAGTCGGTGTATCACGCGAACAACCCCGATCTGCCGGAGGGAGCTCAGACGACGACCGAGCCCGTCGCCAAGCCCGTCGTCGTGACGCGTGAAATGCTCGTCACCCACTGCGACGTTGCGCGGAGGGCGTGATGCCACCGCCTGTGCGCGTGTACGTACCCGGCCAGGACACCGCGATCGACAAGCTCGTTCAGACCTACGACGCGCTCGACGGGAGCACGCTCGCGGTCCGCGACGAGGCGGAGGAGCGGACGATCGAGGATCCCCTGGGCTTCAAGACCGAAAGCCGTCCGAACGGACGTGAGGCCGCCAAGCGGATGGTCGAGAAGCTCCTCAAGCTCTCAAGCCTTCTCCTCGTCGAGAACAGGGTGACGGACCCTGCGGACCAGCTCTTCGCGTACGAGCTGTTCAGCCTGAACGTTCTCAACTCCGTGGACTGCCCGCTCAGTGCTCGGGAGGTGGACGCCGTACGGCGCGAAGCATTCGAGTACTACGACAAGGCCACCCGGACGACGTGAACCACGCCGAATATCTCTACCTCCTCGGGCTCGTTGAACTGACACGTCGGGCTTCCGAACGTGCTCGGGCGGAAGGAGAGGCATTTCATCCCACGCGTCCCTATTCCCCGCTCGACTCGGGTCTCTCTGCCACGGCGTGGTTCGCAGACGGCCAGCGAACGCTCCGCGTCCGTCACCGTCCGGACGGTGATCATCGGTGGGAGGCGCGCGTCGAGCTCGCATTCCATGCCTTCTTCCCCTCGGGTTGCACCCGCGCAGAACCCGTCAAGGAAGAGGGCTGGATCATTCACGAAGGAACGACACCATGTCCGCTTTCTACATCTTCCTGATGATGTTGGTGGGATACCGCGAACCGGACTCCCTCCGACGATTCCAACGCGCGATCGAGGCTGCCACCGAAGACCCCGAAGAGCGACTCCTCCTCGGCACGATCGCACGCACCGAGAACTATTTCCACGGAGGGAGTCCCACGCCCCCCTTCGGCCTGACCTGGGAGACGGAGCAGCGAAGGCTCCGCTGCGAAGCGTACAGGCGCCGCATGCGAGCCGAGCTTCGCCGACACCCCGGCGCGCTCCCCGTGGAGGTCGAGTGTGAACCCGCCTTCACCATCGAAACGGGAGCTGTCTTCGCCCTCCGGTCCATGCGCGCGCTGCGCAGGACCTGTCAACGGGAGGTGCCGCATGCCGAGACCTCCCTCGCAGGCCGCTGGGCCCTGGCGATGGGCCGCTATCACCACGGGACCACGGGCGCGCACCACGGCTGCTGGGCCGACCCCCTCGCTCGCCTCCAGCTCCGCTGGATGAGCACCCGGCCTCCTGCGACCCTGCCCCGCCACGCCAACGTGCTTCGCACGCACCCCTAGGACCTCCGCACAACCTGAAACCTCTGAATGTTCCTGCGCCACGCGCAGGAGGAAGGACCCTCTCATGCCCAAGTTCCAGTATATGGTGACCGAGGACTACATCCGCGACTGGAGGCCCGCGCACGCGCTCCGCGAGATCCTCGCGAACGGAGTCGACGCCGAGAGCGAACGCAAGGCCCCGCTCCAGGTCCACCACAACCCGAAGACGAACACCCTCTCGGTCAAGAACGTCGGCACCCGCTTGGACGTGAGGGCCCTCTATTTCGGGGGTACGACCAAGGCGGGGAACGCCGACACGATCGGTCAGTACGGGGAGGGGCTCAAGCTCGCGCTTCTGGTCCTGGCGCGCAACAGCGTGCCCGTCAAGGTCCACAACGACGACGAGGACTGGAACGCGACCATCGAGCCCGACGCCAACGGGATGCGCGTCCTCACGGTCAAGACGCGAAAGGTCGCCACCCCGACGGGGTCGGTCGAAGTCGAGATCGGAAGCGTCGGCTTCGAGCTCTGGTGCGAGGTGCGCGACATGTTCCTGCGCCTCCTTCCCCCGGAGAAGGCCATCAAGCTGAACGACGGCACGATCCTCTTCGACGCGGACCGCGTCGGTCGCTACTACGTGCGGGGCGTCTTCGTCTCGCATCAGCCGAACGCGGCGTTCGGCTACGACTTCGCCAACCTGACCGTCGGGCGTGACCGCGCCGCCTTCAACATCACGGACGCGGAGATCTACATCTCGCGAATGTGGGACGAGGCGGTGACGCGCGCGGATGAGGTGGCGTTGCCGCTGTTCCAGGCAATGCGCTCCGACGCGCAAGATCTGGCGGGCTTCTCCTGGACCGCGCACCCCGCGCTCTCGGCGCGCCTCGTGAAGATCTTCAAGGACGAGTACGGGGACGACGCCTACCCGATCGTGGCGACGGGCGAGGGGCTGCCGCTGGAGCACCTGGGGCTGCGCGGGGTGGTACTGCCTCGGGCGCTCGTCGTCTGCCTCAAGCGAGCCCTTCCGCCCGTGGAAACCCTCCAACGGGAGATGGCCCGTGCGGTCAAGGAACGCTACGCGCTGGAGGATCTCACGGACGCGGAGCGGAAGAACTTCCTCGGCGCCCTCGATCTCCTGGCGGACGTGGGCGTAGACCTGCGGGGACGCGCCGTCGTCGTCCAATTCGGCGACGCGACGATCCTGGGGCTCCACCAGGGCGAGGAGATTCAGATCAGCCGCGCGATCCTGGGAGACTGGGGGGAGACCCTCATGGTGCTCATCCACGAGGCCGCCCACGACCTGGGGGTGGACGGCTCGATGAGCCACGTGAGCCGGGAAGAGGCCCTCGTGGTGAAGGTCTTCAACCGGCTTCGGGCGGGTCGTCCGGGGTGACGGGAGGGGCTTCGGGCGTCCGCGCGGTGACGAACGCCTCCAGGGCCCCCCGGAGATGGGGGTCCCGGAGGGCCGCGCGGACGGCCGGGGACACCGGCAGGCGCTCCAACACGTCCTCGGGCACCTGACCGGAGCGACGGGCGGCGAACCGCTGCACGAGGCGGAGGTTCTTGGCGATGTCCCAGCCGTTGGCTCGTGAGAGCTCAACGAAAAAAGCCAAACCCGGCTTTCGGAGGGCCCACGCCTCCCACTCGGAGGGGGTCTTCTTGTGGAAGGCGAGGTTGATGAGCGCCGAGATGAGGGGCCACCCCACCAAAGGCATGAGGAGGGGGAGGTAGGGCAGCGCAGCGACGAGGAAGGGGTGCATGGGGGAAGGGTAGGGGTGGGGGAGGGGGAATACGCCGTATGGGGGGTCTAAAACAGGGGGTCCCCCCGGGTAGAAGAACATGTAGGGGAAGACCGGCCCCTAAACCCCCAAGGAGGACTCCCATGACGACGACCCAACCCACGACGACCCAACCCACGACGACCACCTTCGACCGCAGCATCTTCATCGCGGCCGTGGCTGCGATCCTCTCGAAGAGCTTCGAGCCGGGCGACGCCCAGGACGCGGCTGCGCTCGTGATGCCGGCGACCGTGTGCACCGCCGACGAGAGGCGGGTGTACTGCCTGCTCTCCGCCCAGCTCTACGCAGGGGACGGGAAGCCCGCCACGGCGCTCGCGTGGCGGGTGCGGCATGCGTTCGAGGCGGGCGTCATCGGCGCTCCCTCGAAGTACCGCTTCGCCGCCCGCGAGATCTCCGGGGACGCCATCGCCACGGCCGAGCGCGAAACGCGGCAGGTCCAGCGCCGCATGGCGTCGGACCGGATCGCCGAGCGTCAGGTCAAGGCCACCGAGCGCCTCGCGGACGCCGTGGAGATGGCTGTCAGGCTCTTCGCCATGCGCGAGGGCAACGGCCAGGACTTCACGGATATCCGGCTCGCGTACGACGCCCTCGCCAACAAGCGCGACGAGGCGCGCGCGGCGGAGGCGAAGGCGGCGGCCGAGAAGGCGGCGGCCGAGAAGGCGGCGGCCGAGAAGGCGGCGGCCGAGAAGGCGGCGGCGAAGGCCGCCTGACCGACCACGAAGCTGGAGGTGAAGGAGGGACCCCGCGACGGGGTCCCTCCGTCCTCACCTTTTGGCGCTGAGGCGCCGAGCACCACAAGCACCACAAGCACTATGCAGACTCCCGCGCCGGCCGCACACGACCCACCCTTCACCGCAGGAGCTCCATGTCCAACATCCTCAAATTCCCCACCCCCGCCCGCGTCGAGCCGACCACCCCTGACGGGTGGAAGAAGGCACTCACGGATGCGGGTGAAGCCGTCGTCCTCGCGCAGATGCAAGGGGGCGACGTTCGGAAAGCCAAGATGGAATACGATGCCATCGAAGCGCGTCTCCCCACCGAGGTGCGCGAAGCCCTCGCTTCGCGGGTCTCGCGTGGAGACCTGATCCACCTCCTCGACCGGGGGTGGGACTTCGTCGAAGCCGTGCTGAAGATCAAGACACGGTTCTGAGCGAAACCGAGGAGAAGGGTGAGCGCGGGGCCGGGAAGAAGGGCCCGACTCCGCGCGGCCGGAAGGCGCACCTCTCTCTTTGGTCAGCGATAGTCCGCGACCTGGATCGCCTCGGGTGCGTTCGTACGGAGCCACAGAAGCATCGCCTGCGCCATCGAGAAAGGTGGAACGCCTCCGCCGTCGATGACGCCGAGAACACTCTCCACGACGGCGCGCGCGAACTCCTTGTCGGGCGGGTCGAGATGGTAGAGCGAAGATCGAAGCACGGAGGCGTCCTCCGGCGACGGGCGCTCCCCTGTCGTCACGAAATCCGCCCACAGCCCCACGGCCGACGCTTCGGCCTCCCGCTTGGCGCGAAGCTCCCCGGAGCCGAGGTAGTCGACGGCGGCCTGGACTCCTCCGACCTGCGCGATCTGTCGGACGTGCACGAGCTCGTGCATGCCCGTGTTGAAGTAGCGCCGTCCGTCGGTGACCGCCGTCTTCGACAGAATGATCAGCGTGCCGCCGGGCGCAGGCAGGGTGACGGAGACGTTCTCCGCCGCCTGCTCGACGAGCTTCTGGAAGCCGCCAAGCACGTCGCCGCCGCCGGGCACGAGAGAGGCGAGACCGCGCGCGATGGCGACCCCCAGCGCGACCCGGGGGTCCCCCGGCTCGATCACACGCACCCCCTGACCCTCGGCGAGGGCGCGGACGCAGGCGCGAGCCGTCGTGAGGTCCATCACGGCGCACCTCCATCCGTGGGACAGCCCGAAGGATCGGCACACGCGGCGGCGGGGGCGCGAACGCAGGAGGCGACGCCCCCGTCCGAGACGCGGCAGGTCTGGCCCGGCACGGCGGAGCAAGGCTGATCGCCCACGACGTGCCAGCGCTGGGTCTGCGAGCAGACCTCCGGCTGGTCGTTCTGGCACCGCTGCGCGAGCGGTCGACACCCCGCCACGGGAGGCAGTTTCGGACAGGCCGCCAAGCCCAGGGCCAGAGTGAGGAGGAGACGAGGAACGGATTGACGCATACGACAAGAATACGCCGTACGGTCGGACCGTTGACAGACGGTTAGCCGAACGGGTAAGACGGTTCCCGCCCTGATGGTTGGGCGGTGACGAACGAGAGAGAGGACACCCATGATCGAGAGCAAGAGGCCGGTGGAGGAACGTGCGGCGGAGGCGGTGGCGAACCTTCAGAAGAAGAAGGACGCCCTCACCAAGGCGGAGAACGCCGCCAAGCTCGCAGAAGTGAAGTGCACCCTCGCCCGCATGGACTTCGACAACTCCGTGCGTGCGGCGTCGTCGAAGTTCCCCGAGCAGGTCGCGGCGGCCGGCTTCACGCCCCCGCAGGACTGACGGGGACCGGCGACAGACGAGTCAGAGAAAGGGCGCCGAGGCGGCACGGCCTCGGCGCCCGTTTCTTTTGGAGGTGAACGAATGAGACCGATCGAAAAACTGATCGCACTCGGGGTCACGTGGCTCGACGCCGTCCACACGGCGCAGCTCGTGGCGAACGAGACGCAAGACCTGTACGACACGTGCGTGGACGCGGACCCGGACGATCCTGAGACGGCGAAAGTCTTCTTCCACGTCCTGGTGACGATGCGAACGCTTCAGGCGAAGATGAACCAGCGCTTCGAGGGGTTCGGGCGAGAGCTGATCCAGTACTACCGCGCGTACCTCGTCGCGCGTGACGAGGCATATCCGGGTTCCGTCTACGAGGACGCCCTGTACATCGTCCGCAGGTGGCACGCGAGAAAGGACACCGAGCTCCCGCCGCATCCCCCGACGGTGCGAGGCATCCTGGTGATCCTCGACGCGCTGGCCCTGCCTTCGACCGATGAGGTGCAGATCCTCGGGGAGATCCATCGAGCGCTCCACGAAGCGGAGACGCGGGCAGCGGACCCCACCGCACGATGACCTTCGAGCCCACTCCCTGTTCCATCTGTGCGGAGGCGTACGGGGACACCTGGGTGTATCGCAAGAAGCCCGGGTGGGTTCGACACCTGGGTTCGTATGCGCACACAGTGGCTCGTTTTATCTGCGAACATCGGTTTCACTTTATCGCGGTGACTCCTGCGGTCCTGGTTCATTTGGAGCACCACGGCGTCTCCCTTACGCCGATCTACGGACCTCCCGTCGTATGTGTGCAGGGTTTTTACGGGCGCAAGGAACGCAAGCGTGAAAACCCGTGGCTTCGGCGTAGCGACGTGATCGACGCGCTCGAATCCTTCGCCATCGAAAACGAACTCACTCAAACCATGACCGCGCTTCTACGCACGGCCCAAGACAAGAACAGCAAGAGAACTGTTTCCAACGGAGGATGAACAAGGTGACCCCCACCCCCCAACAAATCGCCGCGTGTGAACACGTCCGCGACTCCAACCGGAACCTCGCCGTACGCGCCCGTGCGGGCACCGGCAAGACCACGCTCCTCGTGAAGCTGACGGAGCAGATCTCGCGGCGCGAGAAGGCTCTGGCCGTGGCCTTCAACAAGTCGATCGCGGAAGAGCTGCGTGCCCGCGTCCCGCGCCACATCGACGTGAAAACCCTTCACGGTCTCGGCTTCGCCGCGATCCAGCGCGCCTGGGGCCGGAGACTCGAAACCGACTCGCAACGGCAGCGCTCGTACGCGCGCGAGGTCGTGCCGGAATCGCCGAGCTGGTCGCATCGCACGGTCGTGGGGACGGTGTGCAAGCTCGTGTCGATGGCGATGGGGCAGCTCGCGACGACGCCTGACCACGTCGCCGAGGTCATGTACGAGTACGGCATCCTGGCGGATCGGGGCGTCAAGCCGGAGCAGTACGTCGACTGGGCCGTCCAGGTGATCGCGCGAAGCCGCGCCGAGACCTCCGCGATCTCCTTCGACGACATGGTGTTCCTTCCCGCCATCGAACACGTCATGACAGGCGCGTACGATGTGGTGTTCTTCGACGAGGCGCAGGACGCGAACCCGGCGCAGAAAGCGCTCCTCCTCGCGGCGGTGCGGCGCGGGGGGAAGGTTGTCATCGTCGGGGACGACCGGCAGTGCCACCCGGCGGGGGTACTGGTTCGCGTCGCAAGCAATCGCGACGTGCCGATCGAACAGCTCGCCGGCAGAAGCTCGGTGATGGGGTGGAATCGCCCCAGCCAGAAGCTCATCGGCGGAAGACCCTTCCAGATCTCGGAGCGCCCCTACCAGGGGCCGATCCTCACGATCGACGTGGAGGGACACTCGAAGTCTCTTCCCGTGACTCCCAACCACAAGTTCCTGGCCCGCTGGTCGGATCGCACCAGTAACGTGTGCGTGACCTACCTGATGCGTCGGGACGGATTCGGATACCGCGTGGGATGGTGCAAGCTCTTCAACACGGGGAGAGTGAAGAGTCTGCACCTCGCACATCGGGCTCTGCTCGAAAAGGCGGACGCCGTGTGGATTCTGAAGATTCACGACGGGCGAACGGACGCTAGCGTGTATGAGAGCATCGTCGCAGCAAAGTACGGTCTCCCTACGGTGACTTTCGAGCCGGTCGAAGGTGCGAACCATCTGACGGAGACAGCGATCGGCAGCATCTTCGTGGCTCTGCGCGAAGATAACGAGGTTCGGGGGGCGCGGGCGCTTCAGGAACACGGCCTGGACGCGACACTCCCTCTCCTCCCCTATCCGACACATGCCAGCGACGGTCCGGGTCTGTACCGACGTGGTACGTACTTCGTCTGCTACGCGACGAATCTGATTCCCAGGATGATGGCCCTCCCCCTCGGAGAGGGCGTCAACAACTGGGCTCCGGTCTCGGACGTGAGGCGTACGCCGTACGCAGGCCCTGTGTACTCCCTCGATGTCTCGAAGGACCACAGCTACTGCGCCAACGGCATCGTCACGCTGAACTCGATCTATCACTGGCGTGGGGCCGGTATTGACGCGTTCGACGCCCTGATCGACGAGCTCAAAGCGGAGGTGTTGCCCCTCACCTGGACCTTCCGGTGCCCCACGCGGGTGGTCACGCTGGCGCGGTGCATCGTGGACGACTTGGAGGCGGCGCCCGGCGCCCCCCGGGGGAAGATCAGGTGGGACGCGGAGCAGACCTTCTACGACGAGGTCCGACCCGGCGAGGCAGTCATCGCACGCTCGAACGCGGCGCTGACCAAGGCGTGCATGCAGATCCTCCGGCGTGGCGTTCGCGCGAAAGTAGCGGGCCGTGACTTTGGCGACACCCTCGCAGGGATCGTCGAGCGCTCACAGACCGCGTCCACGGTGAAGTTCCTGGAGTGGCTCACACCCTGGGTGACAGAAGAATCTGAACGGCTCGTCGCAGCGGGGAAAGACGACAAGGCCGAAGAGCTCGCGGACTCGGCCGAGGCGCTGCGCGTGCTTTCCGAGGGGCTCAACTCCACCACGGCGCTCCGAAACAAGCTCGATGAGCTCTTCGTCGAGTCCCCGGGGACGGACGCTGTGCGTCTCTCGACGGTTCACCGTGCCAAGGGCCTCCAATGGGGTCGCGTCTGGCTCCTGGAATCGTCGTTTCGACTGAACTCCGTCGAGGGCGAGAACCTCTACTACGTCGCGGTGACGCGCGTGTTGGGGAAGGACGCCCCCGGCGAGCTCCGGCTCGTTCAGAACGCGCTCAGGGGTGGGAAGATCCCGCCCTCGATCGCCAAGGGCCTTCTCGGGGGGGAAACCCTCTTGGCGTGGGACGACGAAGACCGTGGCGTTCTCTCGCCGGAGACGCTCGACGGGCCCGAAGACGACTGGGGAGACCGGTAGAAGGCTGTGCACTCCGCTTCGGGGTGTAGGAGGTCTTCATGAGCGAACGACACGTACGCGTGGTCTTCACGGTGCCTGCTGACGAAGAGGTTGACGGTGCTACCAAGCGCCGTCTCCTGGACTGGATCGACGCGACTCTTCCGTGCGGGACCTACGAAGTACTGGGGGACGGGCTCTACGTGGAGCCCCTGCCCACCGCCAAGTACAAAAGCACGGCCGAGCTGAACATCCTGGTCCGTTCTCTCGCGCAACGGACGCTCCACACGCTCGACGGCCTGGGCCTCGGCCACAGGGGTACCCTCTGGGAGGCGTGGCAAGAGCTTGCCCGGAGGGACCCCCTCAACGACCGGATCGACGACGAGCTTCGACGCAAGCTGGAGCGCCTCCAGACGCTCTCTGAGGTGATCGGGAAGGCTCTCGGCGCGATCGACTCGTTCGACGGTGCCAAGCGCGAGCTCGACCGTGTCTGGGAAGGTGTCGACCGCGAACTCGACATCGACCGGGCCCGCTAGGAAAGGTAGACATGCGAAGGCCCCACCGGGTAGGCGACTCGCGCCTTCTCGGTGGGGCCTCGCGCACCCACCAGCTACAGCAGTCCCTCTTCTTTACGCCGTACGGCGGGAGGTGTCAATGGACCCGAATCAATGCCTGAAGGAGCTCCTGGAACTCCTGGAGAAGTACCGGGAGCAGAAGGATCGCCTCAGTCGCGAGGACGTGCAGGACCTCGTGACGCACATCGAAGCGCTCGACGGCTGGATCACGCGGGGCGGTTTTTTGCCCGCGCGGTGGTCTCCTCGCACCGAAGGGGGGAGCCGCATGAGCGACGAACCTGAGAAGCCCGAACTTCATCGGGTCGATGCCGAGAACGCAGCCCAGATCTGGGACTGGTTCCAGACGCGCGGGGGTCTCGCGCTCTGGCGCTCGATCGACCTCTCCGACCCCGGCAAGAGCTGGATGTGCCCGCTTCTCGACGCGAACGGGGTCAAGAAGTCCAAGCCCTCCTGGAAGGCGGACGAGGACCCCTACCGCATCATCAAAGACCCCGCCGAGGTGCTCGTCGAGACCTACAAGGAGGTGCGGCGTTTCCGCGTCGCCGTCCGCATGGGGGGTCAGGGCCTGAGCCTCAAGCTCACGGACCACGCGAGCCGTAAGGTGCGCGAAGCCGTGGAGAAGGCGGGTCCGAACGCGACGTACGCGTTCGACTACATGACGCAGGAAGCGGTCATCTTCGTGCCGGACACGGAGGTGCCGCTCGTCGAATGGGCTGCGAAGAACGGACTCGTGAAGAAGCCTGAGGAGGGGAAGACGTGAAGAGCCCCGTCCACCTCCTGCGGATCGTGTACACCGTGCACACCGACTTCCACTCCCGGGGGACGACCTGCGACGCCTTCGACCAGGAAGACGACGCCTACCGCCACGCCGCGACGATCGCGTACGCAAACTACGCGACGCAGCGGAACTTCTCGGCAAGCCACAAGCGACGCCTCCGCCACCTCTGGCAGAAGGAGGACTACCGAGGCGTTGTCGAGCACTGGGGCGAGGTGATGGCGGACGCTTCCGACCACTTCGACTACATCTATGTCGAAGCAACCGAGTTCCGTGTGCGTGTCCACTCCGGTCGCCGACCCTGGAAACACCAAGCGGGCGCTCAAAATCCCAGCAAGGAGTACCTCGCAGGGGTCCCCACGCTCCGCCGCTCTGCGCTCCTCGGAGAAGAATCCTTGCGCCTCTACGCGCGCAGGACGGGGCTCACCTTCGAGGCCGACACGGAGGCTGCGCTCACGGATCTCCTCGCGGACCTCCGTCACTTCTGCGACCGTGAAGGACTCGATTTCGATGAGTACATGCTCCGCGCACTCAAGAACTACCTCCAGGAGATCGACGGCAAGTCCTGAGGCTCCGACAAGCAATACAAGCAACACAAGCAACACAGGCAACAACAGGAGTCCACATGCGTAAGACGGATCGTCTCTTCAAGGTCACGGTTCGCGAGATCCGTGACACGGTCTACACGGTGATCGCCAAGGACGCGCGTACAGCGAGGGAAAAGTACAAAGAGGGCCGCAGGGTGGGGACGCGCGAGACCTCCGTGGCGCGCGCGACGGGCTACACAAAGCGCAGTTAAGCGCGCGCTCGACATCTGCGGCTCACTCCACTACCTTCATCCTCGGTGTACGAATACCTCTCCCCCGATCAACTCCGAACGCTCGCGGCGCACGACGACCCCGACGTGCGTCACCTCGTCGAGGACGCTCGACAATACGCGGCGGAGCTCCTTCGTACGCGCTTCCGCGCCTACGGCGAGACGTTCTTCGGCGACCCCGAACCGCCTGAACTCCCGCGACTCCTCTGGCAAGCGATCCAGGAAGGGCCGAAGACCCTGAGCGAGGACGCCGTGATGGAGCTCGATCGCCTCGCGCGCGTCGCCGACGGATGGTGGCGCGGGGGCGATCAGGGGGGTTTGGAGTTCGTCTCCCTCGAAGAGTGGAGAGCCGACTACGAGGAGGAGTGAGGTGTACGCGCGTAAGGCCCTCGGCAAGCTCCTCCGCGCCCATCGCGAGGCGCGCGAGTTGCGCCTCCTCGACGTGGCCGAGCACCTCGGCAAGTCCGTGCCGTACGTCTCCGGCGTAGAACGCGGGGGAAGGACCATCTGCCCGAGCCTCCTCGACCAACTGGCGCACCACCTCGGGCTCTCGGACGAGGAGTACGCCCGCGCCTTTCTTTTGCGAAAGCGACTCCCCCCGCACGTCGAATCGCACTTCCTTAGGCACCCCGATCAGTGGCCCGTACGCCGTACGGCGGCCTGAAACTCAACCCCTAGGAGAGACATGAAGATCCCCGAAGACGAAGACTTCGAGGCGATGCGGCGCATCGCCGAAACGTGTGGCGAGATCGCCAAATCGCGCGGCTGGCACGAGGAGGAGGTGCGCGCGCACCGGACGCTCCACTACCTGGAAGAGTTCCTCCTCACGTTCCCCGAGGAGGCACGCGGACAGGAGCCCTACATGGAGGTCGCCGCGCACGTCGATCGCGTTCGCGCCGAGATCAAGCGCACGAACGGGGTGCCCGTCCTGGGGCTCCTGGCGCTCGTCGCGTCGGAAATCGGCGAGGCGGTCGAGGTGGTGCGCGACCCGAAGATCGACCCCCTCAAGCGCTACGTGAACACCTCCAGCGGCAGCCGCGACCTCTCGGACGAGGAGTGCGCGGCGGTCCTGGCGGGCCTGCGCATGCTCCAGATGAGCGTCGAAGGGAAGCGTCTCGACGACGCCTTCGAGGCGGTGGCGGACATCTACACCGACGACGGCCGGTTCGAGGGTCTGAACTCCGACGCGATCGACGCCCTCTGCGACAAGATCAACCTCAGCGCGGACTGAGACTCTGACGCCCCGCGTCATCGGAAACTCCTGGAACCCCGTTTACCCAAACAGGTAAACGTGGTATCCCCAAGATCCAGGAGGACTCATGCTCGCGTTTCCATTCCGCCCCCTCACCGCGCCCGTCACCGTCCAGACCCAGGACCACCGCGACTGGTGGGTGAAGAAGGGGCGCTACCCCATCGCCGTCGAGCTCAACCGGGACACTGCCCAGGTGAGCGGTTCGCTTTACCAGCTCACGCCGAAGGGCGTCGGCTACACGTGCCTCCGGCCGCGAGGGGCCGTCCCGCTGGGGGAGATCTACGAATACGGCGTACGGAACGCACTCACGAACACGCTCTTCCAGGAGCTTTCCGCGATTCGCGCGGTCGTGTGGGGCTCCCTGGGCGAGGATGGCTCGTTCGTCCCCAAGTCCTGCCCCGCGCCTCTCTGCTACGAGATGCCGAACGGTGACCTCGTACATCCCGGCCCCTGCTTCGCCGCGCACGAGAGCGCGGTCATTCGTAAGACTCGCTACAACCTCACCGAGAACAGCGCCACGGTGTGCTCGGTCTGCCACGAAAGGTTCGTCTGACATGAATTCAAACCCGCCTGTTTTCTTCACCCCGGGCGGTACCGCCTACCTCAAGGACCCGGGGGTCGTGCTCCTCGCAGCCCCGATGTTCTGCGTGAACGCCGGACTGCGCACCTTCCTGATCGGGCTCGACCCCGAGTTCGAGACCGGTTACAACGACTTCTTCGACGCACGCGCAGGGGTGTCGGAGCAGGGTGCGACTCACAGCTTCGCGGGCGAGCACCTCGTGCAGCTCGCCGGACAGCTGTGCTACCTGTCCCTCGGGGCTCGAAGGACGACCGTCGGGGAGAACGCAACCTACCTCCGCAAGATCCTCTCCTCGGGGCACGGTTCGGTCCTGGAGCACGCCAACTACACGCTCCTCTTCTACGGCATCGACCGCGCGTGCACCCATGAACTCGTGCGGCACCGCGCCGGGATGGCGTACTCCCAGGTGAGCCAGCGCTACGTCGACGGCAGGCACCTCCGGTTCTGCATGCCCTTCGAGTACCAGCAGCGCGAGGAACTGACGACCTCCTTCGAGAAGTTCATCGACTACGCGGCGGACACCTACGCGAACCGCACGGAGGAGCTCAAGCTCGTCTTTCCACAACAACCTGGGGAAGTCGCGACCGACTGGCGCAAGCGCATCCAGTCCTGCGCCCGCGAGTGCCTTCCGAACGCCACGGAGGCTCCGATCATCGTCACCGGGAATGCGCGCTCCTGGCGGCACGTCCTCTCCATGCGAACCGCCAAGGCCGCCGACGTGCGCATCCGTCGGCCCATGATCCGCGCCCTCCAGGTGCTCCAGGCCGCCGCCCCCGACCTGTTCGGGGACTTCCGCACGTTCAACCTTCCGGACGGGTCGATCGGCGCAGAGGCGGAGTTCCCGAAGCCGTGAAAACCATCGACGCCTTTCCCTCCCGCCAACGAGAGGTCCTTCTCACGATGCTCGGCCTGCCCGATACCGTGGTGATCATCCACGGCCCTATCAAGAGCGGCAAGACGGAGCTCGTCGACACGATCTGCCGCGAGGATCGAGGGATCCGCGTGATCGACGACGGCGGGCCGGTCGAGGAGCTCAGGGCCAAGCTCCAGCGCCACAAACTCCGTCTGGGGGCCACGCAGCCCACGCGCGGGTTGATCCTCGTCTCCCAGGAGCGGATCCCGCCGAAGCCTTTCGGGGCTCACGTCATCATCGAAACGCGTCGCGACGAGGCTCCTCTCGTCACGTACACGTCCGAGGAGTGACAACCTCACGGCCTGACTTCTCGGACAGAAGGAACTCATGGACGAAGAAGCCTGCCCGACGTGCGGCACCCCGTACGTCGTATTCCGCGACATCGAGAACAAGCGCTGGCGGTACCTCTGCGCCTGCGAAGCGAACGCGGGGTGCGCCAAAGGCAGGCACCCTGCGACGCACGCGAAGCTCCACGCCGACGACAGCGTCGAGCGGTACGTGTGCGACGCGCACGGCGTCCCGCCCGATGAGAGGCCGCCTCCCCCGCCACGAACCCCGCCCCCCGCAAGGGAGGCGCCGAAGCGCCGAACGGAGGTACCCAAGTCCTCCCGCGTTCGGCGCAACCTCCTCACCCTCGAAGGTTTCAAGGCCGAGCTTCGCGAGAGCCAGCTTCGAGGCCGTTGCAAGAAATGCAGGCGGGAACGTGCGATGATTGACAGTCAATTCAAGGCCCTGGAGGGTACTCCCCTCTTCGACCTCCTCTGCCCCTTCTGCGGGCATCACGAACACGACTTCCTCTGAAAGGAAGACTTATGTCACGGGACTACGAACAGGCGTCCGATTCCTTCTGGCGCGCGGCGGAAGCGGCGCTCGCCGTCGAGTACAACGACGCCGTGCTCGCAACGAAGGAACATCCGGACCGCGAATCGGACGAACGCTGGGAGGCCACGGTGCGGCGGGCGCGCGGCACCGAGGGCTGGAAGGCGGGCGACGAATTGGAGGCGTGGTTCTTCACCGCGTACTCCACGTCGAAGGAAGATGCGATCGCGAAGCTCGAACGCAAGGTGCAGGACCACGCGCTGCGCCGGAGCTTCCGCAGCATGCTCGACGCCCTTCCTTATGAAGAACGGGAACGGAAGGAGCGGGAGGCGCGACTCCTTCTGGAGGTGAATCACACCGTCGTCCTGGGCTCGAAAGGGCAGACGGTCGACGACATCGCCGACGGGATCAAACGGAGGGAGTATTTCGACAACGTCCGAAGTCTCGCCAAGGAGATCACGGATGACGTGAAGAGCGGCGCGATCACGAGCGACGAAGGCGTGTGGGAACGCATCCACGAGATCGAAGTGGTCTACAACGCCGAGGCCCTGGACACCCTCCGTTACAGCCAGAACGATCAAGCGTACTGGGACCAGATGGGTGGGGAGCCTCCGTCCTGGAGCGCGCTGGCAGCGTACGCGCTGCAAGAGGACGTGCGCGAACACCTCGACTTCGACCCCGGGAACATCCACGAGGTGGACTGCCTGCGCTGCGGGACGGTCGTCTCCACCGAGGACGAAAGCGACGAGACGGACTGCCCGAAGTGCGGTCTCAGCCTCGACACGGAGGAGCGCGGGGGGTTCGAGATCACGGCCGAGAGCGCAGGACAGATCGCGCACGTCTGCGCGGACTGCCTCAAGGACGAAGTTCGAGAACTCGACACCACCCACGCTCTCCCGGCAAAGGCCGTGTTCGTGTGCGGCGAGTGCGGGGAAACCTTCATCACTCCTGACGAAGACTCTGACGAGAAGAACGAGGAGAACAAAGCATGACCAGCATGGTTCACCACGGACCCGGGGATCGCGCCTCGGCCGAATCGGACGCCGCCAAGAAGATGCGCGTGCGCCTTCACGACAACATCACGGCGGCGCGCGCCAAGTCCACGCTCGCCCTGGAGAGGATCGAACAGGAGATCCCGAACGATCTCGTCATCCACACGTCGGCGGTCGAGTTCTCGCACCGGTCGGACGAGCTGCGCGTGAGCTACAAGGAGGCTGGGCACCTCCCCGACCAGCGCATTCACCCCTGGGCCCTCGGGCAGATGTGCGAGGCCATGGGCCTCCCGAGGGCGTACCTCAACGGCATCCTCAAGCGGGACGACCCGGAAGATCGCTACTGGGGCGCCGAGCTCGCGGCGAAGAACCTGGAGGAGCTCTTCAAGCACGCGGACGGGCGCAACCTCGTGCGGAGCTACAACAACCAGACGCGAGGGTTCCTCTCCCCGCGTTACCAGCGGCGACACCCCGGAAAGCTCATCGACATGCTCATTCAGAGCTTCCGGAAGCACGGCCTGATCGCGTACGACGCGTGGTGCTCGGATACCAAGCACGGGGTACGCGCGGTCCTCGACAGGATCGTCGAGCCCGTCCCGAACGAGTGCCTCGGCGTCGGCGTCTATTACGCCGAGTCCCCGTTCGGTAACGGTGCGACGGAGCTCTCCATCTTCATCGAGCGCATGTGGTGCACGAACCTCGCCGTCATGGAGCAGACGCTCCGCACGGTGCACCTCGGGGGGCATCTTCAGGAGGACATCACCTGGAGCGAGGAGACCTATCGCAAGGACACGGATCTCGTCTGCGCGAAGCTCGCGGACATGCTGGAGGCCACCATCTCCGACGGCGCGATCAAGAAGCTCGAAGACGGGGTGCGTCGAGCCCACGAGCAGAAGCTCATGGGAAACGCCTTCGAGGCGTTCCTCAAGCGGCACCTCACCAAGGAGGACGCGAACGGCGTCCTGGCGGTCTACCGGGGGGCCGACGTGGAGATGCTCCCGCCGGGCAACACGGTGTGGCGCGCCTCCAACGCCATCTCGTTCTTCGGCGGCAAGGTGGAGGACGACGAGAAGAAGTTCGAGATCCAGAAGCTCGCCGGCAAGGCGCTCAAGGACCTCGCGGCGTAGTCGTGGGAGGACCAGAAGACGACCTCATCGCGGCCCTGGACGCTCTCCATAAGAACGACCAGCTCCGCGACGAGGAGAAATCCCGCGCCACCGAAGTCCGCGATCGGCTCATCCTGGGAGAGGTGCGCGAGGAAGACGCCGCGTGGATCGCTGAGGTAGCCGAGAGGGCCTACGAACAAGCCCTCGCGGACGAGATGTGGCGGAGGCAGCTCGACTTCGAGGACTACCCGGACGGCTGGCCCTCCTGACGACCCAAGAAGAGGGCGCCGTACGTCGTACGCCGTACGCCGTACGGCGCCCTCCGGAGATGACCATGGACAAGTCCATTCGACTGCGACGGGTGCTCGACGCTGCGTTCGAGGCCCTGTGCGAGACCCACGAAGACGAGCTCCCGAGGGCGCTCGTTGAAGCGCTGACCGAACTGCGCGCGACCTATGACGATCACGCAGGCCCTCTGACCGAGGACCTCTCGGCCGCCTGTAAGGCCCTCTTCGAGGAGGCGTCCGAAGCCATGGGCGACCACGCGCTCTGGAACCAGGAAGGAGCAGGCTACGTGGCCGTGGACCTGCTCAGGGAAGGGGTGCGTTAAGTCGTGAGTCGATACGACCCGCGCGAAGCCCCGTGGCTCCGCGCCGAGACGGTGGCGCTCTGGAAGAAGTACCGTGAGGAGCATACCAGGGACTGGAATCACCGTCGAGAGACGATCAAGGACGGCGTGCGGGCACCGGACGGGCACGTGGTGCGGAGCTCCTACACGCCCGAATCCCTCCACTTCGACACTCGGGGGTTCGCGCAATACAAGACGCGCCCAGAGCTCCTTCGCTGGCAGGAGGAGCAGGCAGACACCCCGCACGGATACACGTACGTGCCGACCGTACGGTGGACGGAGTCGCCTTTCGTCGTCGTCGTGCGTCAGATCCCGTACGACATGGACGACTGGGACACCTACGGCACGTTCACGGACGACGAAGCGACCGCGTACTACGGGAAGACATGGGGCACGATGCTCTTCGTCGAACCGATGCTCAAGAAACACCTCCTCGGAGCTCTCAAGACGACGTTCGGGTATCGGGAGGCACCGCCCGGCTTCGACGACGCCTGGAAAGCCCTCCGCGAGGACCTGCGCCAACGCGTAGGGCCCGACTTTCCCAAGAACCTTCACGAGCGCACGCTCCAAGGACCGGACTCCCGGCACGCGTGGAGGGTCGGGTGTTACGACACCTTCCAGGGCAACAACGATCACCGCGATCGGTACCGCAAGCGGCGGTACATCCAGCTCGCCGACTACAACTACGACGAGCTGCGAGCACACTTCTGGTTCCAGGGGCGCTCCAAACGGGAGGCGGACGAGCTCGCGCGTCAGGAATTTCGTTCCCGGATCGCGTTTATGAAGCGCATCGAAGAAGGCGACGTGTACGAGCTCTTCATCGAAGCGAAGGTCTACCGGGAAGACGACGAAGACGAGGTCGATGAACTGGCCTCTGCGGGTTCGTCCACCGTCGTCGACCTCGACTACGTAAGCGAACGACGCTACCTCGACGAGATGGCCCGGGAAAGCGCCGCCGAGGCCCTCGCGGAGGCGCGGAAAGAGGATCCATGAGCGACGAACACTGGTGGGGGATGTCCCTCCCCGAGGGCGCGACCAAGGCGTACGGCGCCCGCGCCATCTACACGCCGCACAGAAAGCGCCTGCTCGACTTCCCGCCGGACCGGATCTCCTGGCGGGACAAGATCGCCAAGCGTGACCTCGCGGTGGTTCTGAACGAGATCCGCCGGAAGTTGCGGGATCGTGCGATCGACGTGGGAGACGCACAGATCGTTTCGGGGCGCGCGGCACTGCGGCCTGACTACGTGTACACGTTCAGCCCCCGATCGAGCCACGGTTACCTGTACATCTCCATCTGGTACGACCCGAAGGAGACCCGATGAAGAAGCTCAACTACCTCGTCAAATCCCACTTCCCTCAGGAACGGTTCACCGTGAGGAAACCGTGACTCTCAGCCCGTCCGCGCGGTGTCGCGCGGACGGGCACTCCCCCTTCTTTTTGGCTCTGGACAGGGGGCACACCCTGGGTATCCTCTCCAAGCCGCTGGCGTTCGAGGCGAAGGACAACGGGCTGTCAACCTGTAGAACAGAGGCTCGCTACCTCTGCGGCGGCGCAGACTCAAGGCGTGAAAAGCGCACGCCGCGTGGCCTCGTCGAGCTCTCCGGTCTCGGCGAGGCCATGTTCTTTCTGCCACTCCCGACAGCGCGCTTGCGTTTTCTTCCCCCAGGCCCCGTCTACGACGAGACCCCCGAGGAGGTGCTGGGCCCAGTACTCACTCACTTCCCGGACGAGGGCGCGGTGAGCCGTCAGGGAGTTGGTCGGATTCGCCTTCGTGACCTCGCCCTTGTAGCCCGCCTCCACCATCGCGGGGAACCACTCCAGCCCGGCCCAGAAACGCGCGCCCGTTGCGCCGTAGCGCCCTTTGGCCGGAGGCTTCGGGACGAAAACGCGAATCCACTCCGCGAAGTACGCCTCCAGCGAATCGTACGCACGATAGAAACACGTGTGCGGGTCGCCCGACTTCTTGTGGCCGAGCGCGCGCCACCAACGTCGCGGGGATCCGTCCGGGTTCTTGCACGTGTTCTTGTTGATCTTGACGCCACCGAGGTTCCAGGCGCGGAACTTGAACTTCCATCCGATCTCACTGATCGTGTTGGCTTGAACCCCGAGGGCCTGTTCCGTGGTCAGGCCGAGGGCGAGGAGCGCCTGGATACACGCCACGATGAACGGGCCCCGTTCCAGCGGGGGTCGGTGCTCCGTGACCTCCAGCTCCGGTCGGAGCCAGAAGGGGGGCGGCTGAAGCGGGCCGTCCCATGCATCACCCACAGGGGCTGTGTTCTCAGGTTCGGTCATGGTACGGTTAGCGTATGCGCCCCGAAATCTCGCTGCTCACCGATCCCGCTCACGAGCAGGCTCTCGCCACGATGAAGAAGGCTCTCCGTCGTGCGGGCCTCCAAGGAGAGCCGACGAACCGTCAAGAACGGCGACGCCTCAACGCGATCTTGAGGAGCCTCGGGGCGCCTGAGCTCCAGGTCAACGGGACCCGACGCAGCTAAGACCCGCCGTACGACGTATTCTTCACACGTGGAGTCTCTCTACGAAAAGATTGCCAGGGTTCTAACCGAGCTCCAACCGCATCAGGAGCGTCTCGTCGAAAAACTCCGCGCCTCGGGCGGCGTCGTCGCCGACTGGGGACTCGGGACGGGCAAGACCCTCGGGTCGATCGCCGCCAAGGACCGCCTGGGCGTTCCTGCCGACGTGATCGTACCGGCGCCCCTTCAAGCCAACTACCGGAAGGAGCTCCAGAAACACCTCGGCGAAGAACCGGACGATGTGCGGATCCGATCCTACGAGGGCGCAGCCAAGGACAACCACGTCGACCCTTCCGGACTCGTGGTCTTCGACGAAGCGCATCGCGGGAGAAACGCGGGAACCGGCGCGGCGAAGCTCATGGATCAGGCGCGCGCCGCCAAGTACCGCCTCTTCCTCACCGGCACCCCGGTCTATAACTCCCCCGCTGACCTCGCACCCCTGATCAACGCGGCGGCGGGACGCAAGGTTCTCCCGGACGATCCGAACCTCTTCAAGCAAACGTTTGTCGGACAGACCGTCGAAGAGGCACCTCTCTGGGACCGCCTCAAAGGCAAGGTCCTCGGGCATCCCATCCACACCGAGCCGCGACCGACGCTGATCAACCGAGACCGGCTGGTCCAGGCCACGCGAGGTTACGTGGACTTCCATCGCGGCGGAGGCGCGGGGTTCCCGGACCGGATTGACGAAGAACATCTCGTCGACATGAGCCCGAAGCAGCGGGAGCTCTACACGTTCGCCGAGGGGAAAATGCCGTGGTACCTGCGCGCCAAGATTCGCGCCGGGCTCCCCATGTCGAAGCAGGAGTCCAAGGAGCTCAACGCTTTTCAGGGCGCCCTGCGCCAGATCGCCAACACGCCGCGCGGATTCGCGCAGGACATCAACGACGAGAACGAGGTGGAGCACTCCCCGAAGATCCAACGCGTGGTAGACCATCTCCTGGACGCGCGGAAGAAAGACCCAAACCATCGAGGCGTCATCTACTCGAACTACCTGGAGTCGGGAGTGCATCCTCTGTCGAGGGCGCTTGCCAAGGCGGGAGTGCCTCACTCCGTCTTCACCGGGGACGTGAGCGGACCGCGCAGGGCCCAGATGGTGGCCGATTACAACGCTGGCAAGACCCCCGTTCTTCTCGTGTCAGGCGCCGGGTCGGAAGGGCTTGATCTCAAGGGGACGCGGACGATTCAGCTCTTGGAACCTCACTGGCACGACCAGCGTCCCGCCCAGGTCATCGGCCGTGGGATCCGCTACAAGAGTCACGAGCACCTTCCCGAGAAAGATCGAAACGTGCGCGTGATGCGCTATTACTCGACGCTGCCCAAGGACGTAGAAGACCGCCTGGGAACGTTCATCGGCATGAAGCCCAAGCAGTCGATCGAGCAGTACCTCAAGCACATGTCGGGGGAGAAGACGCACATCACCGACCAGATCGCGGACGCCCTCCAGGAGGCGAGCGATTACGGGCCGCTTCAGAAGCGCGCGATTGAAGAGGTGTCACAGCGTTACGCCCTCCCGTACGCCGTATTGAGCAAAGTCGCAGGGTCCCGGTTCCTCGATATGGCGCGAAAAGGGGCGCTCGGCGTCCGGGACCTCGCGCGCGTAGGTCTCCACGGCGCGTCCGAACTCCACGGCCCCAACGTTCGTGACGTGAGATCTCGGCTTTCCCAAGGCGTTTCGGATCTCACGGGGGCAGCAGCGCAACGCCACGACATGTTGAACGGGCGCTTGGCGGACAATATCGTCCGCCGACACGGTGCATTCGTTCACGCGACTCCAACCGGGCCCGCCATGAATCTGGCAGGACACACGCTGCTGACGCACAACGCGATCCCCGAGGCGGCCGAACTGGTGGGAGGTGATTCCTCGCAGTGGATGCGCAACGCCGGGTCGTTGCGTAGGGCCCTCACCGAACATGAGATCGCGGAAGGGACAATGGCGGCGGGCACGGCGCGTCACCTGCGCGCTCTCGGACATCACACGTTCGCCGACAGCCTCCACCCGTCAACACCTGAAGCCGTCAAAGGTCTCGCCTCGACGCTCCGCCATGGGGGATTTGACGACGTAGCCGACGCTCTACACAAAGTCCCCACGCCTGCGACGCAGAGTTACGAACCCAAACCTTTTGGGTCGCACCTCGGTCCCTCCGCCGTGCTCTCGGAGCAACAAGCCCTGTGGCGAAACCCTGAGGCGCAGCGTATGCAAGCCTCCCTCCGCATAACCCCCGAAGAGCAAGAGATCGCCCGGCGTATCAAACAATACGGGGGGACCGAATCCCGACCTCTTCCGCTGGGCGGGAAGGCGCATCGAAAGCTGGAACAGGACGCGATTACTTTCAAGGAACTGTCCCCGGACGCGCAAAGGCTCCGCGCGCAGATCCCGAGCGCGTACATTAGCCCGGATCAGGCGGCGGCCACCCGGCAAGGCATCGAAAGCAGTCTTGCGGAGATGCGAGCTTACGTCCCGCCGGAGCAACACGCGGAGCTGGAGCATCAATTCGGAACTATGGCGGAAGCTGTAGAGAATCGCGCTGGAATCCGACATCCAGTGCCCGATGAGGGGCGCCAACTTATGGCTCTCCTCTCTGCTCCTCGAAACGACGCCAACCCATGGCAAAAAGAGGGTGCCGTTCGAGACTCTCCCGACGATTTGCTCGCCCGCGTGGTCGAACACATGGGGGACTCCCAGCTCGGGAAGCAAAAGCGGGAGCGGTACATCGAGTTCTCCCACCCGGCGGGGATCACCCTCCGTTCACCGTACGATGAGTCCTTCCTCGCAGATCAAGTGCGCGAGAAGTACAAGGGGGACCCTCATGCTTTCGCGGATCAGATCCGCGACGACCTCCTCAACATGGGGTATGCGACCCTCGGCAGCATCACGAAGAAGAATCAGCAGCTCCAACGAAATCGAGCGGTCCAGGGAGCCGCGTACGGATCCCTCGCTGGCTCGGTCCTCGGATCGGCCGCAGGCGCTTTCGCGGCAGAAGGTTTGGACAGGGCCCTTGCGCGAAGGGGATGGAGGTCTTCCTACGGTCTCCCGATGCTGGCGTACTTCGCCACGGGGCTGGGGGTCCCTCTCGCCCTCGGCACGGCGGGCTTCCACATCGGCAAGAACACCTACAAACCCCTCGGGAACGAAGACGTGATCGCCAAGAACACGCACCCTCTGCTCATGCCTCCGAAGCCGGTGAAGCAGAAGGTCAAGCTGGTGATCGACGAGAAGTGATCGGGGTCAGAGCGTGAACCGCGTGGGGAGCGCGGCGAAGAGCGCGTCCGGGCTCTTCTCGTTCGAGATCTCCCCCGCGCAGAATCCGATCAAGGTCGCCCGCGTAGGCTCCGAGGCGTGCGGGTCCTTGGGCCTGTCCGCGAGCCGCGCGCCCGCCTCGATCCAGTACACGTCCGCGCCCAGGCGCTCCTTGAGGTATTGGGCCTCGTTGGGGAAGCGACAGTCAGGAATCACGTAACGGGAGCCCGGGTCGGCGCTCACGGTACGCCGTACGGCGTCGAGCCACACCTCGTCCCAGACCCGCCGTCCCCACTCGGTGCCGAGCCTTTGGAGCACGGTGCGCGGACTCGTGAACGCCTCCTCGTACGGATCGAAGGCGCGCGTGAGGGAGTGCGCCGCCTCCTTGTCGGGGTCCCTGTCTCCGAAGAGCTCGGTGAGAGCCGTCCTGCCGTCGGGATCGAGCCGCAGCCACGTGATGGCAGCCTGGAGCTCGACGACGGCTCGACGCTTCTCGACGGGAGAGAAACGGCGCTCACGAACGTGAGACGGGCCGTAGAGATCCTCCATGGTCAGCGTGGTCGGGAAGAACCGTTTGGCGAGGCCCTTCAGCTTGTCGGCCAGCGACAAACTCTTGTATCCCCTCTCCTGGACGAGCCAGTCGGCGACGGTAGACTTGCCCGAGCCCTTGGGGCCTGCGAGGGCGATGACGTTCTTCATGAAACTCCTTCGGGGCGTCGCGGCGGGACGCCGTACGCAGGGTGGGGTGGAGGCTTCCGGGAGGGACCCATCCACCCTCCCGGCCCTGTATAGGACATGTGTACTCGCTCCCCGGAGGGCAGCCGCTTCACCACGATGACCCTTCGGTTGAGGGTCTTGGCCTGGGCGTTGGCGGTGGCGAGCTCCTCGTGTGGCGCTTCACCAGGGATCTCGACTTCGTGCTCGTCGAGGAGGAGGAAAGGGCGAACGGTGGGGTCGGTGGGGTCCACGCCCGGAGACTACTGGGGTCCGGGCGCGCCGTCCATGACGGGCGGGGGGTCCCACGGGGCGCACTTCCTGCTCTTGAAGGAAACACTTTCCGTGCAGAGGATCTGCTCCGTCGCGATGTCCAGACCCTCCGTGAGCTCCGGCTCGCAGTCCAGGAAGTAAACCGCCCGACCGACCGAAAGGTCGCGCGTACGGAGGATGAGCCCCACCCCGAACTTCGACTCCGCGCCACACCCGATACGCTCGCGCGCAGCGCGGAGACGTTGAATCAGAGGAGAGAGCTCCTTGATGATCGGAGCGAAGATCGTCACTTCCGAAGGAGCGGAGGGTCGTGATTGTGTCGCCACACGCTGAAGCATGCCGAGCAACGTGAGGTGCCCGTGCGTGGTAGGGAGGTAGTGCGGAGGACCGATGACGACCAGAAGGTCGTCCGGGTGCAGCGCCGTCAGAAGCGGGGGAGGAGGCCCCGACAGGGTGGTGTTGTTCTCCATACCCCCGAGTCTAAACCCGGGGCCTCGACGGGTACAAGAACATGTAGCCCCACTCCTTGGGGCTCGGGAGGACCCTATGCCGACCATCAAAAAGAACGACATCATCATCCGGACTTCGACGACAGGCCACCTCCGGGTGCCTGTCGGCGAACGCCTCCTGGCACGCGCCAGGATCGAAGTCGTCGAGATCCCTGTATCGTACCGGAACCGCCGCGTCGGAGTGGCGCTGTTCGTGGGGCGGCGACCCCTGCCGCCGATGGTGAACAACCGGCTGCTCGCGACAGCCTACGACGTATTCGTCCACACGAACGGCGCGGCGTCGATCCCCTACGAGGCGGCACGGAATCACATCAGCTACAAGGAGATCCAGAAGGCCCTGTAGGCCCTCCGTACGCCGTACGCCGTACGCGCCCCGTCTCCCTCTCGGAGGCGGGGCGCCCCCGGGTCTTCGTGTGGCCGTCAGCGTCGCCTCTTGGCCTTCTTCACCCCGTCCGTTCCGAGCTTCCCCCGCTCCTCCAGCAGGTGAAGGCAGTAGGCGACCTTCGCCCGTTGCGCGCTGATCGCGTCACGGTACCCCGAGGAGAGGTCCTTGAGCTGCTCGCGGACGGCGGCGAGCGATTCGTCAGAGTCACGCGCCATCTCCGTCTCTCGAACGGACGCGTCGGCGTCCACGATCGCGGCCCGAAGCGCCGTTTCGTCCATCCCGGCCGCCTCGTCGGCAAAGCCGGTGGGGAGTTTCTTGATCACTTTCTCGATCTTCACGGGTCCTCCATCTGTCGAATGAGTTTGGCCTCCGTCACGTCGGTCATGCGCGCGACTGCGCTCAAGGCAGAGGTGAAGTCCTGCCACGCAGGCAAGGTCTCGACCCCCGCACGTTGGGAGGCAAGGCGCAGTGTATCCCAAAGCAGCGCGTTCGGGTGTTTGTGGAGACGAAGGAGCTCTCGTTCGAGACGTTGCGTATGATGGCGATCTCCTTTCCGCACGGAGACCGTGACGTACGTCACGTCCACGGTCCCCACCACGAAAAGAGTCACCCTGCCCCCGTCGGGAGATCCACCCGAACACGCTTCGCTTCGTGGATCTGCGCCCAGAGTTTTCGTGTGGGGCGTCCGCGCAAGAGCTTGGCGTAGGCGACGGCCACCGCGAGGGACACCTGACGCGTCTCATCGAGATCAAAGCGAGCGTGAACCGTCGTTCGATAAAGGTCCCGAAGACCCAACCAACAAGCGAGATCATGAAGGGCCTGCCGTTCCTGTACGCCGTCACGCTGTCCTTTCAGGCGTGCCTTCGCCGCGCGAATCTTTTTGTCGATCTCGACTCCGGTCACGACCATCGCCCGAGGAGCGTAACGGAGAGCGGCACGTGGTACAAGCGTTCGGGTAAAGACGTGCGCCTCGCGCACTCAAGGAGACTCCCATGAAGCTCACTGGTGTTCAGATCGAAAGTTTCTCGAAGGCTCTCATGTCCGCGTTCCCGAATCGCGGCGAGCTGGAGCGCATGGTGCTGTACCACTTCGGGGAGAACCTCAACACGATCGTGGAGGCTAGCCCCCTGACGTACACGGTCCACAAGCTCATCGAATGGGCGATGGCGCGAGGTTCCGTGGCTCAGCTCCTCAAGGCCGCCCGCACGGCCAACCCCGGCAACGAGCAGCTCGCCCGGCTGAATTTCGACGGCCCCGCCACGGCCTCGGTCCCCGCCACGCAACCTGCGCTTCAACGACACCTCTCCACGGAGAAGACCATGGACTTCCGTGATCGACAGATTCACCTCTCGCACAAGAGGGGGCTCATCCTCCTCGTACAGGATGCTCTCAACACGAACAACGAGACGGCGCAGAAAGTCTTCGACGGCCTCTTCGAGGATGACGTGACGTACCAGGAGCTCCCCAACCTGAAGGATCGGGCGCTCGCGCGCGCAATCGACCGGCACCTCGGTGCCGGCCACAACATCAAGGAGACGCGCATCGACAACCTGCTCGACGCCATCCAGGGCGCCACGCCCGACCGCCGTTATTGCGAGACGTGCGGGCGATTCGATCTCGACCAAAAGGGCGGGAGCTGGTTCGTCCTCGACCGAGACACGTGCCCGAAGGACGACGGGATCTTCCAGCGGGTCGCGTTCCCGACGCCCTTCAGGGCATGGACCGACCACCGGATGTACGAGCCCGAAACGGAGAAGGACGCCCAGAGGCTCCCCATCAAGGACGGACCGCTCCGTCGGTACATCAGCGACCAGGGTGGCGCCGTGGGCAAGTGGCTCGACACGGCACTGACCGCGACCAAGGGCGCGCTCTCCCTCGTCGACTTCGCGGACTACCTGCTCTGGCAGTCTCGGAACTTCGGTGACCCCACCTCGATGGCCGCCAAGGTGGCCGTCATCAAGGCCCTCACGGACCCTCGGTCCTTCGCCTTGGACGAGACGGGCGTCCGTATCGAGGTCAACCGGGCCCTCCAGTTCCGGGGGACCCAGATGGCGGATGTCCAGGAAGGAACGCGTGTCGAGCAGCAGCCCGTCGGGCCGGCTCACACGGGCGTCGTCACGTCGAAGATCCTGCGCGAGACCCTTGCGCGGCTCTACCCGAGCAGTGGGGATGCGCGGCGTCTCGCGAACGACGTGGGGTTGCCTCAGGGGCGCGTCGACTTCAACGGAAAGGCGCTCTCCTTCTGGTTCGAGGTCCTGGAAGAGGCCGAAAAGCTGCATCTGCTTCAGCGTCTCGTGGAGCTCGCCTACGAGCAGTACCCCCTGGATCCCGTGTTGCGGGCGTACCTGAAGAAGTAGAACATGCTCGTCTACATCGGCGTTCCCGCGAAGAGCTATACCGCACGCGGAGAACCGCAGAAGAGCGTCACCCTTTCGGACTTCTTCGGCGGCGATGCCGAGTTCCCGGACGTGACGGACTCCTTGGAGCGGCTGTGGTTGCTCGCTCCGTGGTTTCTCGTCCCTTCCAGCCAAGGCCCTTCAAGCCGGGGACTTCGACGAGACGTGTGCGTGGCGGGACACTACTTGCGAATCGTCCTTCGGGAAGACCGCAAGAACCGATGCTTCTCCCTCTGGGTGGCGCCCATGGACCGACGGGAAGGCGGGAGCACCCCGCATAGCTGGGGTGCCCTTCACCGAGGCCCTTTCATCCCTTTCCTCCATCGCGAGACGCCCGACGCAGCGGCGCTCGCCTTCTTCCGGCTCTTCCAGCCGGGACCCCCCACCTGAGTACGCCGTACGCCCGAGGGCTTGACAGCCAAGCGAGCCCGAGGAGAATACGTCTCCGGAGCCCTCCCCCTCGGGGAACGCCCCGCCGCCGCCGGACTCAGGACCCGGCGGCGGCGGGGCGTTCGACTTTGGGAGGTGCACGGCGCTCGCGTCTCACTCCCACCGAAAGAAAGACCCATGCCGAAAGTCTTCAAGTACACCGCCGAGTTCTTCTGTGGTGTGGAGCTTGACTCCAAAGCCCTCGACGCGATCGAGGCTGCGATCGAAGGTGCTACGAACTACCGAATCCAGGCCGGCGTCGATCCGCGTAAGACGGAGGAGGTGGACGCCGCTGAGTACGAGCTCGAACACCTCGTTCCGAGATAGGATGCACCCATGATGAACCTCGCCCGTAAACCGCGCGTCGGCGTCGACGTGGACGGCGTGCTCGCCGACCTCCTGACGCCTCTCTTCCAACACCTGAACACGCTGCTCGGTACGACGTACGCCCCTGACCACATGAAGGACTGGGACATCGCCGAGCTCGTTCCTCCCGAACGTCGCGACGAGTTCTGGAACACCTTCGGCCGGGAAGTGCGCGTGCACGACGCCCTCCAGCCCCTGCCGGGAGCGGTGGAGGGGATGAAGCTCCTCCAGGAGGTGGCGGACGTTTACATCGTCACCGCCTACCTTCGCTCCGCCCCGACCTGGGTGCACGACCGCGACCGGTGGCTCTCCGCGCACTTCGGGGTGGGCGACAGGAAGATCGTCCACACGCACGCCAAGTACGTGTTCTCCGGGGAGATGCTGATCGACGACAAGCCCGAGACCGTGGAGCGATGGTGCCGAGAACACCCGAACGGGCGCGGAGTCCTCTGGGATCAGCCCTACAACCGCGCCGCCGCAACGCGACAGATCCTCTGGTCTTCGGAGACGTTTTATCACGTGACCGGCGGGAACAGCCACGCGATGATCCCTTTCAGGACCTCGGACTGGTCCTGTGTCTGCGCGATTCTCCACGAATGGCGACCGTGAAGTTCCTTCACTTCGACGCCTTCGGGATCTACGTACCCGGAGGCCCGGTCGACCAGATCATCGACGCCTTCGACGAAGCCAAGGTCGTCTACCGGCACCACCATCTGACGGGCGGGGTTTTCGAGATCGGCTATCTCACCACCCCGCGCGCCGCCAAGATCGTCGACCGCGTCGCCAAGCGCTACTACGCCGAACGCGTGTGGCGCTTCCGCGAGGCCCAGCTCAAACTCCTCAACAAGCACTTCCCGGAGGAAGCGTTCGAGCAACTCCCCGAAGTGCTCGATAGCAGCCATGCGGGGCTTTGCGCACACTTCGATCTTCCCACGCAAAACTGCACCCACTGCGGCGAACCCTGCCCGACCCCGCTGGTCGACAATGGTCGCTGCCCCCACTGCAAGGAGCTGACATGACTCTCAAACGATACGCCGCGATCATCCGCGTCGAGCACGACCCCCTCTTCGAGGGCGAAGAGATCGCCGAAACCCTCCTGGGGCTGGATCACATCCGCGCTCTGAACTTCCACGCCAGTACGGACGAAGGTCCGAGCGAGTACGCCATCGTGTACGCGACGAGCCTCGATCCCGTTCTCGGGCTGGAGGAGATTCTCGACAACGCGGGGGGCGAGATCGAAGACTGGGACACGCGCCCCGAAACGCTCATCCTGTCGATCTCCGAGAAGGAATCCGACGAAGAAGCTCTCGCCCGGGTCGAAGCGCTCATCAAGGTTGCGGACAAGGACATCCTGATCGGTGGGCCCGATCCGGAGCCTACCGAGGAACATCGGACGACACACCCCGACATCCTCGGGGGCGACAGCCCGGAGGACGCGTGATGGGCGCCCCGACTCCCGAAGCCGCCTGGAGCGGCTGGACCCCCAAGGACGTGAAGAAGCACCGCGTCGCCGTCTACGCCCTCGGGGACGGGACGTACGAGGCGTTCGCGCGGAACGCGAAGATCCCCTCGGACGCGACGCGCCTCGAACCGCAGCCCGCGCTCCCGAGCTCCGGCGACCCTCACGAGGGGACGCGCGTCGCGATGAAGAAGCTGGAGTCGCAACACCCGATCCACATCCAGTGGGGCTGCTTCCTCGCCGTCTCGATCGCGAAGCGCCGCATGACGGTCCACTCGCGCGACGTGTGGGAGGAGATGCTGCGCCGGGGCCTCGTCGAGCCCAACAGCCCCTCGCCCCACTGGATGGGCGCGGTGTTCCACCGGCTCAAGAACGAGAAGGTGCTCACCTCCACGGGCCAGTACTTCAAGTACTCGGATACCGCACGCGACAACCACGAGCGCAAGATCACCATCTGGGCCCTCGTCGAAGGCGCGGACACGGCGGCGTACGACGCCGAGCCCGCGCAGAAACCGTGAACGACGAGGCGGAGCGCTTCCGGTACTGGTGGCCCTACGTATTGGCCGCCGCCCACCACCAAGCGGGCCACTACGACTACCGCACCCACATCCTCCGCGTCGTCCTCCGTGAGGATGCGAAGAAGGAGAACATCGTCGACCCTCACAGTCTGGACGCCGCCGTGGAACATACGGCGTCGCTCTCCTATGCGGACGCGGTGCAGGTCCTCGCCCCGATCGCCAAGGACCTCCCGCCGAGTCATAGCATCCAGGCGCCTCTTCAGGCTCTTCAAGAGCCCGCTCTGCGAGAGGAGAAGCACGTGGTGCTCATCTCGCAGACAGGGCACTTGGAAGTCGACGCGTTCGTCTTTCCCACTCCCATGCTCCGCAACCGGAAGTCCACCGCGTCGGTTTCCGTCGTGGCGGCCCTGGCCCTGGCCGAGCCCGGGGCAGGGAAGTCCGGCTGATGGACGCGAGACCCCAGAACCTGAGGCGCAGTCTCGTACGGGAGGCGCTCACCGAGCGCGTGACGGCGGAGGCGCTCCTCCTCGACCGTACGGCGTATGCCGAGCTCCACGCGGCGCTCGCCAAGCTCTCCCCCCATGAGGCCGAGGTGGTGTCTCGCCACTTCGGCCTCATGGGGGAGCCCGAGACCTACGAAGCCATCGGAGCATCCTTCGGGAAAACCAAGTCCGCCGTGGGGGCCACCCTGCGGCGCGCTCTTTGGCATCTCCACCTCCTCCTCCGTGACGGGCCCGAACCCCTCGCCCCGGGACTCGACGCCGAGGAACGAGCCGACCTGCGTCAGATCGCGAACGGGTGCCCCCCGTTCGCGTTTCGTGACGAGGTGAGGCGTCGCCTCGTTCGACGTGGCCTCATTCGACAGAGGGAGCGAAACCCGGACCGTCTTCCCGAGCGCCTGAACTGGGAGGTCACGGAGAAAGGAGCGATCGTCGCACGCCTCGTCGAACCCAACCCCTTCCGCCCCTACCGGTGCCTCTGCGCGGGGAAGTGGACGGCATGCCCGCTCTGCGGGGAGACCTATCACACGCACACGATGTCCGGGTTCTGGTTGCCGCCACGATGTAAGGTGTGTCGAGGCGAACTCGACCCGGCGAATGATCAAGGGCCCCACTTCACGCGAAGGCGGACTCGGTGACCCAACAAAAGAAAAGACTCCCTCACGTGGTTCGGAACGAGCATGGGGCCTTTTGTGTCCGGTGCGAAGGGGTGTTTCTCGGTGTACACACGGAGCGAGAGTCGAGCTCCGCGCTTCGCGACGCCCTCACAAAGGATCCCGAAGTCCCGCTGTACGCCGCCTGCCTGCCAGAGGGAACAAAGGTCTGGGAAGGAGCCGTAGCTGCCGTTATCAACGACGCCTACATGCGCGAGAGCTCGGACTACGCGAACATCTGCCAGATCCTCTGGAACAAAGTGCAGGCTGCCCGGCGCAAGTTGAACCTCATCTGACCCAGGAGACCCATGAACCTCACGAAAAACGAAATCAACCTCATGCGCAAACCCCCGGCCAAGTTCGTCGGCCGGGACAAGCGCACCGCCGAAGAGCTCGTCCACAAGGGCATGTTCCACCAGACGAGCAAGGACCAGTTCGAGCTCACGGAGGCGGGGCAGAAGGAGCTCGACGCTCGCGCCCCGAAGAAGACGGGATGAGCCGCAGGAAATCTCAACCCGAGGAATCCCCTGCGCCCACCCAGGAAGACATCGACGAAGGCATCTGTCTGGACGAGCGCGAAGGCGAGATCTCCCGAGGGTTTCGGGGCTCCGTTTGCGAGGATGGAGTGGCAGCGCTTTACCAGCGTCGCGTCCTCGCCCAGAGCACGTCTCGCTCTCACCTCTTTCAGCTCCTTCGCGCGAAGGCTGAGGAGCTCTGCTTTCCTCGAATCTTCGAGGTGAACGATCACGGGAACGTAACCGAGTTCTCCTACACCGGCAAAGTGCTGGGGGAGTGGGTATGAAACAATTCGCCGGACCGTTCGACAACCTGGAGACTGACATCCTCGCGGGGATGGCGAACCTCTTCTGGTGGGAGGCGTGGGCCCATCACCAAGACGAGCTTCACGAAGAGGGTCTTCCGCACGCAAACCTCGCAGGCGCGGAGATCGCGCACGTCGCCGACGATCCGTCGGAAATCCAGCGAATCGACATCGAGAATCACGTCAAGGCAGTCCGAAAGAAGATCGAGGCCGCGAACCACGCCAAGCTCCCGACGCTCTACAAGCGCGCCATCGAGGCGAATCGGAAGGCGGCCGAGAAGGAAGGTACGCCGTACATCCCCGGAGCGCGAGCGAGCGAAGATCAATTCGGCTCCTGTCTCGCGCACATGTCCATGGGCACGGGCGTGTCGTGGTTCGACGACAACGAGAAGTTCGACCTGGAGGTGCCCTACAGCGAATACGGGTCGTGCTATCTGACGTGGGAAGGACCTGACGCGGACACCGCGATCAAGGCGTATCTCGCACGCACGAAGAAAAGCTCCCAGGATCCAGAGGAACTCCTCCAGCTCCTCACCGAGTTCCTCGACGACAAGAAGCTCGGCGGCGACCTCCACGAGTTTCTCCTCACCAAGACGGGAGGTCGTCGGTGATCGTTCACTCCCTCCGATTCGAGGGGAGCGCGGAGGCGTTCCGGGCTCTCGCACGCGTCTCGGTTCACTTCCACTGGACTGAACGACTCACGGCCAAGCTCGATCGCGAAGAGATGACGATCCGCGTGTGCGCGACCTGCCGAGACCCCAAGACGAGGCGCTGTACGCGCGTCTACCGAACGGGCCTCCTTCGCGTCACGGACTGGTCGGAGACCTGTTCGGGGTGCTGCTGCACCTCGTACGAGGTCGCCTTCAAAGGCCCGGACGGTCGCTATCCCCCTCTGCCACCTCGCTAATCCCCATTCTGACGAAAGACGCGCGGCGCCGGGTGCGTCGCGCTCGCTTTCGTTTAGCTAAGAAGGTAAACTGTCGTCATGAGTCTTCCGGAAAAAGGACGTGTGTATGAACTGCCCGCACGTGGGCGCCTTCTCGTCACAGGCTTCAGTCACGTCATGGTCGATTTCGTGTCCGAGGACGGCACCGTGGCAGGCGAGCTGCCGCTCGATGAGTGGGAGAAGGTGGTAGCCCCCACAGGGCGCCCCTCCTGGGACGACTACTTCATCCAGCTCTGTCACCTCGTGGCGACGCGGGCGACCTGCGACCGCAAGCACGTCGGAGCCGTGATCGTTCGAGACCGCAGGATCCTCGCCACCGGGTACAACGGTTCCCCACCCGGCACTCCCCACTGCGACGACGTGGGGCACGACCTCGTGAAGCTCGCAGACGGGTCCGTCAACTGCGTCCGAACGATCCACGCCGAGGCGAACGCCATCCTCCAGGCCGCCCGATACGGCGTATCCCTCCAAGGGACGGACCTCTACACGAACACCTACCCCTGCTGGGCGTGCGCGAAGATGATCCTGGGCGCGGGGATTACACGCGTCGTCTTCGACGCGGACTACCGGATGGACGCGCGCGTCAACGAAGCGTTCGTGGCGAAGAGCGTCAAGCTGGAGCGGTACAAGATCGCGTGAAGGAGGTTCGTGATGATTCAAGTCGGGGATGAGTGGACGCGCGGCGTCTTCAAGAACGACGGACGGATCGACGGCGAAAGGCGGGTGAAGGTCCTCGCCATCGAGGGGACCAACGTGCTCATCGAGGAGATCGAGCAGCCCGCGCACAAGGAGTACGGGCACCCGCGACGGTGGGTGCCGAGCGCCGCGTTCATCGACGATAGCGCGGAGTTCTTCGGGAGGGAGACGTGACGACGCGCACCTGGACGATCCAGATGGACTGGCGCTGCAAGCACTGCGGCACCCGATGCCCCGGCATGTCCGGGGAGGAGCGCGAGAGCCTCCGGTGCACGCACTGCGGCGCCGAGAAGACGGACGAGGAGTGGCTCATGCCCGACTCGCCCGAGACGGCCCCCGCGCTCACCGGGGAGCTCGACCAGAAGGCGCGCGCGGGCGCCAACTGGACCTGCACGTACTGCAAGGCCGAGAGCCGCGCGGGGGCGAAGAGGTGCGAGGTGTGCGGCGCCGAGAGGTCCGTGGAAGTCGCATCGGCATCCGTCATCGTACGCCGTACGCCCGTCCCCGAAGAGGCGGTTCGCTCCGACGGACCCTACCGAGCCCCGCCCACGCCCGCCCCCTGGCCGCGCCTCGTCGTCGACGAAGAGAGGGCGCTTCCGGTGACCCCCTGGTGGAAGGCCGTTTTCCCGGTCGTGGGAGCGGTCCTCGCAATCGTCCTCGTCACCGTCTTCTTCGGTTGGCTCTTCACGCCGAACGAAGCGGTGGCCGTGGTCGCCAAGATGACGTGGTCGAGGGAGCGTCGCTTGGAGGAACGACACGCCTACGAGGGGGAGGGGTGGCGGAAGAACGCCCCCTCGGGCGTCTTCTCCTGGGACCACTGCGAGACGCGGCAGTCGGGGATGGAGAACTGCCACCCCCACCGTTGCCGGTGTCACGATGTGTCCTACTCGTGCCGTTGCACGGGAGGCACGAGCTACTCCTGCAACTGTCGTCGGTCGTGCTCGACGCGATGCTCGTCGAACCGGAACGGTGCGGCGACGTGCTCGGAGTCGTGTTCGACGAGCTGCGCGACGTGCACGACGCCACGTGTCTGCTCGACGTGTTCCCGCACGGAATGCGACACGTGCTACGACCAGTGCCCCGTCTACGAGGACTGGTGCCGGTACCGCTATCACCAGTGGGACGAGCTTCGGCGACTTCGGACAGCAGGCGAGGGGACGGTGTGCGTCTGGCCTGCGCTCGACGCGACGACGCCCCTTCAGCGACTCCACTCCGAGGAGCACTACACCGTGCGCTTCGACGACACGAGGTCCGACCGGCGGTGGGTCCGCACCTACGACGACTACGCGCGCTACGCGCGCTTCGAGACAGGCCAGCGCTGGCGCATCGAATGGACGCGCGCGGGGGGGTTCAACCTCAAAGGGCGCGCTCCGTGAGTGCTGTGTCGTGCGTGTGCGGCCGTCTCCAACAGAGTCTGGAACGGCTCCAGAAGGACACCCAACGAACGCTCGATCAGGCAGAGCAAGCAAGACGCGACGCACAAAGCCTCGCCTCTGTCCGAGGCATCACGATCAAAGGTCTCCAACAGAGTCTGGAACGGCTCCAGAAGGAAGTCACGACCATGAACGACAAGAACACGCAGCCCCCCGCCACCCCGTCTCTCCTCCAGAAGATGGCGGCCTCTCCGGCCGTCCAGACGCTCGCCTCCGATGCCGACGCCGCCGCGTGGCGGATCGCAGGGAATCAGCTCGTCAAGCTGGTCAAGGAGCCGGCGATCGCGCTCCTCCAGCGCGGCCTCGGGGGAGAAGGGGATGACACGCTGCGCGAACGCATCGCCCGCTTCCTCGACACCGAGATCGGAGTGGCTCTCTTCTCGGCACTGATCTCGGCGGGCCTCCTCGTGCTTCCCACGAACGATCCGGTCGTCAAGCGGCTCGCGCAAGAGCTGCGGATCAAGTTCATGGCCGGCGCAGGCGACGTGGTCGCCGACGTGTTCATGGGGCCTCTCCGTCAGGTGGCCGCCATGTACCTCCAGGGCGTGCCGACGGAGACCTCCCCCGCGCCGCTGCCCAACGGCGAGGGTGTGCCCGGCGCGGACTTCAGCCAGACGGCGCGGCACGGGCACGAGGTCGGCTGAATGCTGTTCGCGTCTGAGGACCTCCCCCTCCACCACACGTACTTCAAGGACGTGTTGACCTCGGACGGGGGGGTCCTGGGACACTACCGGCGCGTGGCGCGCGGACTCGTGCGTTACTACCGCGAGTCCGTGCGTCCCGCGTTTCCGGGACTCCCCGCAGAAATCCCTCAAGACATGCTGGGGGAGCTGCTGGGGTTGAACTTCGTAAACCCCGTGCTGAGAAAGCTCCCAGAGCCTCGGCTTACGGAGACGAGCGAGATGGTCCACTGGTTGCTCTCGTGGCGCCAAGTGGGCGCACCCACGTTTCAACTTTCGCACTCGCTCGCCAGCGCACTCCTCCTCACGGACCCCTCGAACGTCGTATTCGAGGACCTGCCCTGGCCCTACGACAGTTTTGTCCTGACGCTCCCGCATCCCAAGGGCCCTGTGCTTTTTACGGATGTCGAAGGAAGGGAGATGGAGGGGCGCTACGTCGTGGTCCATCGCTACCGCGCCCCCATCGGACAAGACCTGCACCGTTACGGGCAGGAATTCATCGACCGCGTGAACACGATGGTCGGGCGCCTCCGCACGCAAGGTACAGATCAACCGGTACCGGTCAACGTCGCGGGACTCGATCCGCGTCTCCCAGTATGGGGTCCCTACCACTACCGCACACACGTGCGGATCGTGTCTGAAACAGGCGTCAGTCTGTACAACCGATCCTTCTGGCCCGCGCAGGAGCCGGATAGTCGAGAGGCCGTTCGGCCGTGGGTCGCAGCCGAAGAGGGCAGTGAGTACGCCGTGCTCACACGCACCGACCGTGACGCCGTCAAGGCGGTGAATCGCATCGTCGCCAATCTCTCCCTCTATCTCGCAACCTTGTCGCAGAACAAACGTCCTGCGGAGAAGAAGCGACGCGGAGTGAACCCCGAGACGCGCGATGAGGGGTACGACCTCTACGAGGTCCCCCTGGTGGACCCCGAGAAGGGCACCGTGATCAAACTCGACCCCGCCTTGCGCGAAGCAGCGGCGAGCTGGTGTCGAGAAGGACATGATCCAAAACGTTGGTCCCTGTCCTCGCGGGTCGCCGTCATCGGGCACTGGAAACAAGTGCCCTACGGGCCGATGAAACCCCCCGAGGGGGTCTCCGACTGGAAGCGCCCGACGCGACGTAAGTGGATCGCGCCTTACAAACGTGGGCCCGACGCGGCGGAGACCGTCACCAAGACCTACCGGGCCGAGGGGCCCCCGGGGAAGACATGACGCCTGAAGAAAGACTCGCTACGTGCACGACAACGTGCGCCGCGTGCGGCAAGGACCTCGTCAAACCCTACAAGAAGAGCGAGGTGGCGTCCGCACTCGAACACGCAGACCGGGAGACGCGGGCGCGCGTCGCGCAGTTCCGCGAGGGCGTCGCAGTTCGTGTCTCCACGCTCGATCTCACAGGCACGGACTTCGCGCTCGTGGTCTGCCCAGGACGCTATGAGCGAATCGCCTCCGAGGTGTGTCGCGTCAAGGCGCTCCAGAAGCACGCGGCGTGCCCTGTGTGTGGGGGCGAAAAGGACTACCGCCATCCCTGGCCGCTCCCCTGTGCGACCTGTACGACGTACGCCGCAGACGGCTACGCCCGGGACAAGCTCAACCAGGAGCGCGGCGAGAAGCACGCGGTCTTCCTCTACACCCACATCGACGGTCTCTGGGCGAACTCTCACGACGACCGGCGTCTCTCCGAGGTCATGCGGAACTTCTTCACCGTCTTCGGTGTCGAGGAGCCGCAAAAGCCCGTCGAGAAGACGGTCGGGTGGTACGACAGCGGCTGGAACGAGCCGGAAGGCGTGAAGGTTCTCCTCGACGACAAGCAAATCGCAGCCGTGACCCGCCTCTTTCGATGGTTGAACCTCACGGTCGCCAAAGCCCGAGAGGATGCCCTGCGGGACGGGTCGAGCCTCCTCCACAAGCTCGTCCATGGGCAGATCACCATGGACGCGCTCACCGACGAAATCACCGAGCGCGTCAAGCGTTACCGTACGACGGCCGACAAGATCGAGAAGGAGAAGTGACATGCCCTGTGGGGGAATTTATCCCATCGCCGGATCCTGGGTCGCGCCCTACGCGGACAGGAGGATGCGATGCTTCCACTGTAACAAAGAGGACACCGACCTCTGGTGCGAAGAATGGGACGCACCTCTCCACCGCGCCTGCGTCGAGGCGTTCCTCCGGACTCCCGATGGTGAGATCGTCGTTCAACACGGCCACTCGATCGTGCTCGAACCGAACGGCCCCGAAGTGTTCTGGGACGACGCGAACCACGAGCTCCGTGACGCCTCGGGCGTGCGTATCTTCCCGGATATCTCCCGCCTCAACTGACCCGGGCGGCGTGCGGCCGTTGTCGCACGCCGCCGCCCCTCCCCTCGCTTTGGCCCGGAATACGGCGTATCGGGTAGAAGCACGTGGAGGTAACCCCTGTGACCACGAAAGACGCGCGTACCCACCATCGCCAACTCCGGGATCTCTGGGAGGACGAAGATCCGCCGTCGAACTGGCGCCCCCGCATCAGCTCTACGGAGCTTCAGCACCTCGTGTCGGAACTCTTCGTCTTCCACCGGGCGGCGGCGGTCACCCTCCACAGGCGCGACGGGGACCCCGTGCACCTCGACATCGAGCACCCGTATGGCGTCAACGCCTACGGCGGCCTCTACCGGAGGCTTCAGCAACGAATGAGCGAACGAAGCGGCTTCACGTACGCCGTGAGGCCCAGTCACACAAAAAGGGAATCGGTCATGCGCGATCTCACCCACCGCACGTGTCCTGTGACACCTGCCCCCTACACCCTCCCTTCCTCCTATCAAGGGGGAATCGCCCGGACGGGCCTCCTCTGGACCTATCTCGACGCGACCGAAGATCGCGTGGTCCAGGCGCGCACCTACGACCCCGAGGCTCTGGCCGTGATCGGTCCCTACGCCGGGGACATGGTGGTCATGAACTGGGGCGGGGGTCGCCTCACGACGGGGGCGTTCCCGCAGTGCGCCGACTGCATGCTCGCCGGGAAGTTCGTCGTCCCGAGGTTCTACGAACGATCCGTGCCGAACTGGTGGCTCCACGTCGGAGCCTACTGCGCCGCGCACGCGCGCGAGCAGGGCTACCCCCCGGAGGTGTTCCGCGAGCTGCGTTGGTCGGGGGCTGACCTCGTTTGTTCTGCGTGGGACAATCACGCATCCCCCCTCAAGAGGTGACGCATGGGCACGCTTCAAAAGCCCGAGACCGGGGACGAGTTCCCCATGAGCTACGAAGAGTTCCACTGCATGCTCGAAGGGACTAACTCCTGGGACCCGCACGTCGACGCGGACCCCTGTGAGGCTCTCTTCGGCTACGGCGCGCCCACCCTCACGTGGCCCGCGCTCTCCTATCTCCCCGCCGGAGATATGTACACCGACACTTGGATGTATGACCATCTTCAAGGGGTGGCCATTTGGGGTGCGGTGGGCGCGTGGATCGAGGACCCCGAAGACGCGGAGGAGACGGACGAAGAGGAGTGCCTCTCGTGAGCGCCCTCCTCCGTCGCAGGCTCGGGGACGCACTCGAACGCCTCCATCCCTGCACCAGCAACACCTGTCCGCTCGCGGCGGCCCTCCGCGCGAAACTCTACCTCCACGCGGCCTACCTCGCCACGCGCGCGAGCGAGGGGCTCCTCGCCGAGGGCGACCCGGAAGGGATTCTCGACAAGTTCCAGGCGCTCTGCCCCACCCTGGGCGAGGACCCCGAAGCCCTCGCCGAGTCGGACCGCTTCTGTGAGATCCCGACCGTGGAATGCCCCGCGTGCGGGGCCGACGTGTTCCTCGACTTGGGAGACCCCAAGAAGTGCGACAACTGCGGGGTGGGGGAAACCGAAACCGTTCTCGGGAAGATCATCGAGATGATCGCCCGAGACATCCTTCGACAGGGAGAACAGTCATGAAGTGTGAGATCCGGATCACCTCGATCACGGGGGATCCTCGCGAGGTGAGCGTTCGCGCGCTGCGCGCGTTCGCCGACGCGATCGAGTTCCACGGGCGCGATCCTACCACGCCCTTCGAGATCACGATCGACGAGACGCCGCCGAGGCCCCCGCTCACGGAGGCTCAGAAGAGGGTGTACGGGGCCCTCGTCAAACACTACCAGGAGACCGGCCGCACCCCCACCTTGCGTGAGGTGTGCAACCGAATGGGAACCAAGTCGTCCCACGGGATCTGGGAGCAGCTTCGTCGGCTCGAACGAAAGACGTACATTCGCGTCGAACCCGGGATCGCGCGCGGCATCACGCTGCTCGGAGGTACGCTGTGACCTACCCGAGAAGCCTCGACGAGATCCCCGACGAAGAGATCCGGGCGGAGCTCCTTCGTCGCGACGCCCTCCGCCGAAAGGGCCTGTGCGCCTACTGCAAACGCGAGAAGGGGGAAGAGCCGGCGTGCCGAATGACGCGCGAGCATACGGCGTACGAGAGGCCGACGGAAAAGCAGAAGGTCCGGACCGAAGAGATGATGCGTGCGAAGGAGGTCCTGCACGAAAGGCTCTGCGCGGCATTCCGTGTGGGCGACAACGACAACCTCGCCGTGTTTCTCTGGTACGTCGTGGAGGGGGCCTCCGCCTACTGGGCCGACAACCCCTCCGACTTCGGGCTGCAATCGGCGCAGCCCGAGAAGGAGATCGTTTTCGGCGGCTGGAACCGCGTCACCTTCACCCCCGGCGGAGGCTACCAGATTCACCGGCACGCCTGTACCGCCGAGTTCATCGCTCGGTATCTCATGATCGGACCCAACCCCGTGGGTTGGTACTAGAGGAGTCATGGTACACAAGACCGATACAAAGCCGGAGACGCCGGAGTCTAAGGACGCGACCCGCAAGGCGGTCGAAGACCGGGTCGTCGCGCTCGCGGGCAAAGAATTCGCCTACGTCGTCCTCTACGACGCGTTCGTCGAGGGCCACGGGTGGCGTCTCGCCATCTGCGTCAAGGGCGAGAAGGGGTACTACCCCACCGGCACGTGGCCTTTCGAGGGCAAGGTCGGACAGTCGTATCCGATCTTCGTCCAGGGCAGCTACGAAGACGCGCAGAAGCGCGTCGATGCGCTCAACGCGCGCCTGGGCCTCACGCCCAAGGAAGCCGCGATCCTCGTCGCGGGGACGTTCTAGTGCCCCTCGAAGCGGTGCCCGAAGATGCCGCCGATTTCTTCGTCACTTCTGACCAGGGTCAAGTTTTCCTCGTGCGGGCCTGGACCTCTGAAGTGACGTGCCACTGCTGCGCGCGTTACCACAGTGTGGAAGAGAACCTGATCATTGACGGCGAAGCCTCCTACCGAACCGCAGACGAGTGGGTCGCCGTCGCTGAAGTCGCAGCTTCGATCGCGCGAGAGTATCGGACGCAGATCCTGAAGGTCGAGAGAAAGCATGAGTAAGAAACACAAAGACCCTGTCGGTGACCGTCTCAAGTCGTACGAACGCGCCGCTGAAACGGTCCTCGACCCCACGCAGCCCCTGATCCTCCGTCTCGACGGGCGAGCCTTCCACTCCTGGACGCGTGTCCTCGACCGCCCCTACGACCCGCGCCTCAGCGCGCTCATGGATCGCACCATGGTGCGGCTCGCGAGCGAGCTCGGGGCGCGCTACTGCTACACGCAGTCCGACGAGATCACGCTCGTCCTCCTCGCCGAGGGCAAGGCCCAGGCCCCCTTCGGGGCGCGGACGCAGAAGCTCGCCTCCGTCACCGCGAGCCTCGCGGCGGCGCAGTTCAACTCCGACCTCCTCATGTTCGGGGTCGTGACGCGAAACCACGCCTCCTTCGACTGCCGCGTCTACAACGTCCCCGACAAGGAGACGGCGGCCGAGGGCGTCCTCTGGCGGGAGGCCGACGCGATCCGGAACTCCACCCTCATGCGCGGGCAGGAGTTCTTCTCCGCCGCGCAGATGCACGGGTGGAGCGCCAAGAGGGTGCGGGGGGAGCTCTGGAAGAAGGGCAAGGCGTGGGGAGAGCTCCTGCCCGAGCGCAAGTTCGGTACGGCGTACGCCCGACGGACCGTGCGCCGGAAGCTCTGGCACTCCGAGATCGAGGACCTGCCGGCCAAGCATGAGGCCCGGAAGAACCCGAACCTCCTCGTGGACCGCCAGGACTACGTCAAGGTCGAGCTGCCCCTGCGGTGGCTCGTGGAGAACCCCGTCGAGATGATCTTCGACGGGGCGGCGCCTGTGAGGAAGGCCCGCCAGGGCACCGAGGAAGATGAGGTGATGTCGTGATTCAGCAAGACCCCAACGAGGCCGAGACGCGACCCGGTCCGGTGGAGGACAAGGGGCGTGGGATCGCCCCCCGGAAGCCCCCTCGCCACTGGGTACACACCCTGTTCCTGGGTAGCGCGATCATCCTCGCAGCCCTGGGCGGCCTCACGGCGGCGTATCTACTCCACGCGAACGCCGAGCAGGAACGTCTGGAACAGGCCCAAACGATCCGACAGCTCCAGGAGATCGGTCGGATCGCACAGAACAACATGCGTGCGCAAATCCAAGTGAACGCAGACGTTCCTTTCCGAGCGACTCGGCTCGAAGCGATCGAGAACCGCCTGCGGAGTCTGGAGGATCGCGTCCGCGCACTCGAAGAAGAGAACGAGCGATTGGAGGGCCAGCGCCGATGAGTCAGCCCCAGATCGTCGAGGATCGGGACTACCCGATCAAGCCCGAGGACATCGACGCCACTCGCCATTTCTTCGAGGTGTTCGATCACACGGAGACGGAGATCTCTGCAAGGTGGGTCGTGCGCCTGTGCCAGGAAAAGGAGCACTGGGGACCCTTCACCGAAGCCGAACTGACGGCGTTCTATCACCGCGAATTCCCCGATTCGACCTTTCTCTTCCCGGTCGGAAGCTGCCCAAAGGATTCCTGCCGGTCTACTCCGTGGCGGATGAGGAAGAGGCGCGTGCGCTCCTCACCCTCGCCTGCCCGAGGAACGGACCCGTCGACGAGTGGGTCTCCCCCGAGCTCAAGGAGGAGCAGACCCTCGAACGTCTCCTGGCGTTCTCGGACCGCCTGGACGTGAACCACGAGAGGCTCAAAGCGAAGGGCCTCTGTCGATGCCAGCCGCCATCTCCGCCGCCCGCCCCTTCCTCCAAGAAACGCGCCCCGAGAAGGCGCACCTGACCCCTCCCGGGGCGCGGGCTGTGCGGCCCGCGCCCCACTTCCCCCATTCATTTGGCTCCGACGCGGGTAGAAGCCCCTGTCCCTCGCACGCGGTGTGCGTGGACAAGGAGTGACTGACGCCATGACCCACAAAACGACGCCCGCCCTCTCCGAGCCCTACCCCGGCGCCCTGTACGGCGTACTGAAGGTGAAGTTCATCCCCGCACCGGGGCCCTTCCGGCGTCTCCGCAGGGTCCCGCGTGTCCGCGTGTTCTGCGTCGTCTGCAAGAACGTGTGCTACGTCAGCCGCAAGCAGCTCACCCGGGGAACCTGCCCCGGGTGCCTGAACTGAAGGAGCCCTGCGTGAACATCACCAACGCCTCGATCTTCTGGCCGATCTTCTGGCTCATCGTCATCGTCATGGCGCTCGGCGCGCTCTACAAGGTGCGCGGCCCGAACCCGCTCGACGAGACCCTCCTGAGGGTCGCCTTCGTCTTCGCCGTCCCCGCAACCGGGTTCGCCGTGGTCTGGCTCAGCCTGGGGTCCGACTTGAGGGACCCCCGCCCGTTCGACTTCGCGGCCCTCGCGGGGATCTTTTTCACCTACCTCCTCCGCTCGGCGGGCGCCCCCACGCGCGGGGAGCCCAGGGCCGACTACACCGACGCGCCCCTCGGGTTCGTCCGGCGAAAGCCGGGCCCGATCAACCTCGCGAAGGCCGCCTACCTCGGCGTCGCGTGCGGAGCTCTGGCGCACCTCATCGACCGCGTGCTGCACCGATGATCGACTTCTTCCTCCCGCCGGAAATGCGCGAGGCGATGGAGCCACGATACCCCTCCTGGCTCAAGCCCATCGCGTGGCGCGACGACCTCCCCTTCGCCGAGGAGCTCCTCATCGAGGCGGAGAGCTGGAGGCTCGACGACCTCTTCCCCGACGCTAAGGGGGAGCGCGTCGTCTCCCCGAAGAGGGAGTTCTCGTATCTCTACCGTCCGTTTCCCGCCCGCGAGTTCCTCACGACCTGCTACGGGTCGCGGCGGGGGCGCGTCTGGTTCGATGGCCCCGTTCGTATCCCCGTTCTCTACAAGGAGAACACACTTGATGTGTGGATGAGTGTCACCCCGATGGAGGTCTTCACCCTCCGGCCGGGCGTCCGCTTCGCCACGGGGCGCGTGATCGTAGGGGGCCTCGGACTCGGCTGGATGCTCCGGAAGATCGCGGAGAAGAAGAGCGTCAAGGAGATCCTCGTCGTCGAAAAGAGCTCAGACCTTCTCCGCTGGTACGGGAAGAAACTCTGCACAACGATCCCCAAAGTGACATCCGTCATGGAGGGGGACGTGTTTTCGATCGCCAAGAAAACCCCTGCGCGAGAGGACACCAAGTGGGTCCTCGACATCTGGGACGGCTACGGCGACGCCGCATTCTCTCCCGAACTCGAAGCACTCCGCAACCAGGGCCACAAGGTGTGGGCCTGGGGCGAGAGTGCCTATCGAAAGGATCGCATGTGAAGTACATTTTCTTCAGGGATAACACCAACCGAGTCTGGGCATTTCCCCCGCTCGAAGGGCAGTGGGGCGGCAAGGCCCTCGTCGCGGGCCTCCGCCACCCCAAGGGGGGCTATCGCCTCACGATCGCCGACGACGGGAGCGGCGTCGGCCCCGGGGGCGAGCTCCTCCACGAGCCGGGCTACTTCACGCGCCTCACCGGGTTGGAGCGCTCGAAGTCCAAGTTCAAGGAGGCGGTGGACCCGCACCACCTCCAGGAGTTCCGAGGCGAGGTCTACCACTTCGTCGACCCGGACGGCCTCGTCCACGCGATCGAGGGCTACTGGGGCAGCATGCAGGGCGTCGAGCTCGTTGCGACCTACTATGGCCTGGGTTCCGCGTACTTCGTGGGCGCAGACGGCCGCGTCTTCTGCGACGGCGCGCAGATGTACGGGCCCGGCTACTTCACGCCCCTCGACCCCATTCCTGCATCGCAACCCCACGCCCCCACCCCCACCGCCACGACGAAACCGCCCGAGCCTACAGGCACGCTTCGCGACACGGTCCTCGACCTCCTCGTGGAGGAAAACCCCAAGAAGCTCGATACCCCCTCCCGCGAGGCGTACGAGGACTACGTCGTCCCGCTCCTCAAGGAGTGCTTCGACAACCGGACGAACTCCTCCTTGTCGGAGGCCGTATGGCGAGCCGGCAAGGACTTCGGCGTCGTCTATGATCCGCCCGTCATGGAGCGCCTCGGCGCGATGATGGGCGGCGTCGTTCACGCGGTTGACCACCACCAGCCTCCGGAGTGGTCGCAGGAGTTCCAGACGCTCACCGACCGCGTTCTGGAGGTCGATCGCAACGCGGGGTCGGGCAACCTTCTCGATGGGGGATACGTCGTATTCCGTCGCCCCGACGGCACACACTACCTGGAGCACACGCACGGACCTTCGCGCGGGGACGACGTGGAGCCGATGCCGTGGGATGTCTACGAAGTGCCCGTCGTCGACATCCCGGACGACGTGTACAAGGAGTTCGCGTGGGTGAAGGAACGCGACAAGGCGCGTCTCCGTGCGGGCAGGGATAGGAACGTTCTGGTTCGTGCTGAAGAGGTCGCTCAAATCGGTGACCATCACGGTTGGGAGAACCTCGACAGTTACCCCCTGCGCCTCACCGGCAAGGAGCTGCGGCTCCGGTGGGAGAACGAAGACTGGGACGAGGAGGTAGCCGACGACGGTTATGGCTACCGCAGTCGCCTCGAAGCCCCGGGCCTCTCGGACCTCACGGCCGTTCTTTACGAGCTCCTCACGCAAGCGGATCGCGCGAAAGAGGATTTCGACGAGGCCCTGGCCCTCGCGCGGAGGCTCCGGCGCGCCACCGACAACGCCGACGCGACGGAGCAAGACGTGAGCTACGTAGCACACGCCGTCGCCGACGCACTTACCCAGGCGCAACCGTCCGTCTTCTTCTACGCCCCCACCCTTCTCGTACGGATCCCGCTCCATCAAGTCGAGCGGATCGTGTACGACTCTGAGACCAAGACCTGGAAGGTCAAGAAGTACTACTGACCTTCACGCGGGGCGCGGGCCGTGAGTCCGCGCCCCGCCCATCCCCTTCCTGTTTGACCCCGAAGATTCAACAATGAGGTTCCGATGACGATCGCCATGGTTCAACTCGACACGAAGTTCACCCTTCGACACACGCATTTCCACGCTGCTCACGCGGCGCTCGTCCACCTCGTTCGCGCCCTCCCGCGTGAGATTGACCACGTCTCTTCGAAGAGGCTCCTCGAAACGTCGCACCTCGCCGAAGCGCTTCGCGTATTTCGCTGGCGTGCTCTCACCGAAGATCGCGTCGATCTCTCCGAAGTCGATCCCGACAACCTCCGAAGTGACGGACGCCACGCGACGAAGGACATCCTCGATATCGAATTCCGGGGCACGCAGCTCGGGGACGACCTGCTCATGTTTGAAGCCCTCGCCCCCTTCGTCGAGGAGGGGTCGTACGTGTGCATGCGCAGCGACGACGCCACCCTCTGGCGCTGGTACTTCGACGGTAAGGAGTGCCGCGAGCAACCTGCCCGAATCCTCTACGGAGACGGGTCGACCGAGCCGCCGCCCCCCGAGGGCGACCGACTGAGTGGCGTCGCCCCTACGCCGGTCTTCTGGAAGCGGCAAGCAGGCAACGCGGCGCCGGATCTTCCGGGGGCCGACGAGATCTCCCTCCGTACCCGTGCGAGCTGGGCGGAAGAGGCTCTCCGCTGCTACGCAGCGAAGGAGGGCCTCGATTACGAGGACGAAACGGAGCGCGAGGAAGCCGTGAAACACCTTCTCGGAGACCTTCGCCATTTCTGCGACCGCGAGGATTTCGACTACGACGATCTCGCAAACGAGGCCGAGGTCTACTACTCGGCGGAGATCGACGGACGGTCCGGCGGGGACTGCGGGTAGGCCCATGAGCAATACAACCTGGATTCGACAAGCAGGAAACGTCGCGCCGGATGAGGAGCACGAGAACTTCACGCTTCGAGGTCGCGCCCAACGCGCCGATCACGCGATCGCAGCGTACAACGATCTGCGCGGAGATCCTGAGTTCGCGGAGACCGACGTGTCCGATCTCCTCACGGATCTGATGCACCTCGTCGATAGAGAGGGTTGGGACTGGAAGGAAGTCCTGACGCGCGCGTCCCAAAACTATGACGCAGAAATCCACAAGGAGGAATAGATGGCCCGCCGAGGCAACCTCAAGGTGGTTGACATCCGCACCTACAGGCACCCGAAGACTGGCCGGGAGGTACAGATCAAGTTCGACCCGAATCAGGACGATTTCTACGCGAACTACGCCGAGATCGAACATCGCGCGCTGAAGATCGGCGAACTGGAGAAGCTGCTCGAAGTCGCGATGGTCAAGAACAACAAGATCGCTTGGAGCGCGGGGATCGAGGTCGAGCTGGAACAAGTCGGCGTAGGCGTGAAATACGATCGTTTCCTGATCGGAGACGTGGAGGGAGAGTACCCGGACGACAAGTTCAAGCCCGTGAACCGCGAGACCCTCGTCGAGGGGGTGAAGGTCATGGCGGAGAAGTACCCCGAGCGTTTCGCGGAGATGGTCGAAGAGCGCGACGACGCGGATACCGGAGACTGCTTGCTCCAGTGCACGGTTTTCGGAGAGCAGATCTTCGGGTGAGGGGATGCCTCAACGGGTGTAGTGTCCCCCAAACCGAAGCCTGCATCAGGAGTTGACCCTATGCCCCGCGCGAAAAAGCCTGAGCCGATCGACACCTACCGGCACGACAAGAGCCGCGTGGAGGTGAAGATCTTCCTCAACAGAGACACCTTCACGTACTTTGGCGAGTACGCCGGGCGGAAGGTCGAGAACAAGGATCACGGGGAGCTGATCAAGGCCCTCACGGAGGTGATCGAGGCACATAGCCAGCTCGTGTGGCAGCCCGTGATCAACATCACGGTGCAGACGCGGAGCAAGGACCCCTTCCTCAGCTTCTCGTACGAGCGCTTCCTCGTCTGCAACCGACAGTCACGCGGCGGTGAGCGGCTCAAGGGCGGGGACATGCTCAAGTGCCAGTGGCACGTCGAGCTCCCCGTGCGAAAGCCCGAAGCCGAGATCGAGGCGCTCCGCAAGGAGAGTGGTGGCCTCGTCAGGTTCAACGAGGAGCATGACATCATCGCCTATGAAGGGCCGGACATCCCCGACCAACTCAAGCTCCAGGTCGCGGCCGAGTGGTACTGGGACGTGGAGCGGAACGGCCCCTTCCGCGTCCCCTGCCGCCCCAAGGGCTGGCGCGGGCCCGAGGACGAGATCTGGATCGCGTACGACGAGCGGACCTGGACGACGCTCACGATCCTCCGCGAGCGCCTCCTCGCGCTCGCGAAGGCGGTCAAGGCCCACTTCCTCGACGCGGAGAAGCTCGGCCTTCTCGCATCCACAGGCGTCACGCTCCTCGGGCTCCCGAGCGTGACCGACCCTTCCCCCTCCGAGCCCAAGGATGGAAACGAATGACATGTCGACACAAGCCCGGCGATCCGAACTGCTCCTCGACGCGAGGCGGGTACGCTGATCAGGAGAACGAGCGCCAGATCCAGGCGGAACTGGCGAGGCTGCGGGCTCAGCTCAAGAAGTACCAGGACGCCTTCGGGGCGGACGAACCCCCGGCCACCCCCGACGCGCACAACTACGAGATCCTGGAACACCAGCAGGTCGGGCTCGCGCTCGTCTTGAAGGTGAGATACCCGAGCTGCGCGAAGTGCGCGTACGAAGGGATCAAGGTGCTCGTCTACGAGCACACGAGCGTCGGCGACGCCGTCTTCTGGAAGGTGATCGACCCCCATTTCCGAGACCCGAAGAAGACGCGGACGCGGCAAGAGGCCCCCGCGCCCACGGCGCGGTTCCCGGGGGACGACGGGGGGTGGCGCGACGCGATCGCGTACGCGGAGGACGTGCTCGGTCACCGGAGCGTGCGCCCGAAGAATCCCATTCAGGAGGAAGTCACGAGCGAGCCTCCGAAACCTTCGGTCCCTCTCTGCGGATCGAAAGTGGAGGTTCACCGAGAGCGTCAGCGCAGCATTCACACCTGTCGCCTCCCGAAGGGGCACTCGGGGGAACACGAGTCGGAATTCGGAGAACGCTGGGAGGGAGCATGATCGGCACCAAACGCTTCACCCTCGAAGTCGAGGGGTACGGCGACGAGGGATACGTCGTACGGCTCCTCGATCCGACCACCAAGGAGAGCCTCGTTGGGGACGCCGAAGGCGACAACCTCTACGACGCCCTCCTCAATCTGGCGGACGCGATGGAGAACCGAGTGGAGAAGCTCGGGGTCGGGCCCACGAGGCGCCAGTAACTCATGCTCCTCTTCGATCGAAAGGCCGTGACGAAGGCGGCCCTCGACATCGCACGCGCCGACTGGCTCGGGGGCTATCGCGTCGCGCCCAGCCAGGAGACGGCCCGGAGCGTGGTCGCCCCTCACATCGGAACGTCCGTCGCCGAAGCCCTCGACCACGGCGCACACGTCTACATCGAAGCCTTCCAACAGTGGCTCCTCCGGCCTCACGAGTCCCCACGACACCCCCCGCTGCGCTCCCCTCGGGTTTACGCCCGGTGGTGCGACCCCTGGTGATCCCCATGATCCTCCCGGAAGCTCCTCACCCCGCCGTCGCCCGCGCGGCGGCCCTCCCCCCGCTCGCCATCACGCGCGCGGCCTTCGACGCCCTCCTCGATTACTCCTGCTCCATTCCGACGGGCGTCGCGGACGGCAAGATGTGGCGCGCAAACCTGATCGCCTACGACCCCGACGGCGCGCCCGTGCAGCTCCACGTGCCCCGCTTGGGGCTCAAGGTCGTGCACCACCACCCGCCGGTCTGGGTGGTGCGACGGTACGAGCCGTGCCATGATCCGAATCACCTGCGACACGATGCGTACATGCGCGAAGGCGGGTGCTTCGCCATCGTCACCTACCGCCCGGAGTTCGTATGAGCGGCGGCTGGGTTCGCGACGCCGCGCGTTCGGCGAGCTTCCCCGCCCAGTGGAAGTCCACGGAGGGAGAGGCGCGGGACGAGGCGCGGCGTCTCTCCCTCCGCTTCACCACGGCCTACGTCACCGTGATCCAGGGTCTCGTCAATGATCCTGACGGAACCCGTCTCGTCACGTTCCGAAACGGCGCGGAGGTCGCGCTCTACCTCGACCTCAAGGAAATTCAATGAGTAGGTACGGCTGGAGGGCCGACGTTCACGACGGCGGAGCTCGTTGAACCCTGCACTCACGCTGCAAGCCCCGACAAGTGACCCCCTCGACGACGCGCCGCCGGAGGATCGCGAGACCCTCCGCGCGGCGCTCGTCGAGCTCGCGCGTACCCTCGGGCCACTGCCCGAGCCGGAGATCCAACCGGAGTCCACTGAGGACAACTACGCCCTCCTCTGGAAAGTACCCGAGGGGTTCATCCTTCTGGCCGCGCCCCGAGGGGTGTTTTCGTGGTACGCCGAGGGTTCGCTCTTCCGCGACCTCGACGAAACCTCCCTCCCGTGGGGCGACTCGGTGCGCCCCACGGCGGGCTCCCCCGAAGCGCTCTTCGGCGGTACGCTCATCCCTCGGTTCGAGCGCCTCCTCGCGCGATACGCCGTATTGGATGAGCTGCGGGGGGCGCTCCTGCGCGAGCTGAATCGTACAGACGACCCGAAGGAGCTCCTGCGTCAGCTCCTCGGGCCGGTGATGAAGGCCCTGCCTCCAACAAGAAAGGACGGTTGACGAATGAAGGCGCGGTCCGTCAACATGCGCCACGAGCCGTACGACGTGTTCGTGGCGCGCCCCTCCCGGTGGGGGAACCCCTATCGGGAGGGGCCCGACGGGTCCCGCGACGAGGTGCTCGTGAAGTACGAGGCGTACGTGAGGAGTCGGCCGGACCTCATGAACGCCCTTCCTGAGCTGCGCGGAAAGCGGCTCGGGTGCTGGTGCTGGCCCAAGAAGTGCCACGCGGACGTTCTCGCCCGCATGGCGGAAGAGGTATGAAAGTCATGGACATCCCGACCCCGGAAGAAATCGCGGCGCTGCTTCAAGCGCGCGAGACGCCGCACAAGGACTCCCTTCGTGCGAAGATCCTTCAAGAGCTGGAGACGAAAGGGCGGGCGCACATCACGCCGAACGCCGAGGAGTACGCGGTGGTGAAGTACGTCGCGGAGGAGTTCCGCGCCAAAGGGTGGAAGGTGCGCTTCGGCAATGACCAGAAGGACGGTGCCTGGGTGCTCGTCGAGGCGTAGTGAGCGATGTCTCAGGTGATCCCCACCCCGGCCGAGGCGGAAGCGCAAAGGGCCCTCCGGATCTCGTCGGTCTTCGAGTTCATCCTGGCGACGATTCTTCATCGCATCCTGGCGAACGGGTGCGCTGAAGTGCTCCTCTCCGAGAAAGAGGTCGACGCCTACGCCGAAACGTTCGAGCGTCGATTTCAAGAGCGGGGCTGGGCCGTGACGCGCAGGCCCCATCCCGACGGGGGCGCCCACCTCTGCTTCACCCCGAAGTAACACGTTCACCGGGTAGAAGAACGCGTCGAGAGCGAGCTTCTGGCATCCTGCCAGGATCCTCGTTCTTTGGCTCTCGGAGGACAGCATGTCGAACTATTACACCCACATGTGCGCGGAGCTCGTGCCCAAGAACGACGAAGCGCGCCAGTGGCTCCTCGCACAACATCGCGCGCTCGTCGAGTTCCAGAACATCCTCGACGAAGGCGCCGTGGACGTGGCCTCGGAGAAGGTCTACGAGGAGGCGGGCGAACTTCTCACCCAACAAGTGAAGGGCACCCGGAACCCGGCGCTCGATCCCGTGATGCTCCTCCTCGTTCAGAAGTGGGACCCGTTGGAAAACGGTGACGCCCCCGGGTTCGATCTCGAAGGGGAACACGGCAGCCTCTTCTTCGAGGACAATGGCGAGCGCGTCGACCTGGAACGAGTCGCCGCCTTCGCGCAGCTCTACCTCCAGAAGTTCGACCCCGAGGGGTCGTTCAGCTTCGAGTACGCCAATACCGGAGACGTGCACAAACCGGACACGTACGGAGGCGGGGCCTGCTTCGTGACGGCGACGAAGATCCGCTGGACTTCGACCTCGAACTGGCTCCGGAAACAGAAGGGGCAGTTCGCCAAAACGAGGCGGCGCCGTGGCTGATCGGATCTACCCGGCGGCGAAGCCCCCGCGATTCTGTCCGCGCTGCGACACTCCCGTCGAAGGGCCCTACGGGAGCCTCCTGCCGGAACACACCGCAGGACTCTTCGAGGGCGCCCCGCGCTGTGAAGCGTCAGGGTACCACCCGATGCGGTTCGGGCGATATCGTCCGGAGTGGGACGCGGACACGCCCGCGTTCGTCCGTGCTGCGCACGCCCTCCTCCGACAATGGACGGACCTCTCCCTCGCGTGCGTGGGCGAAGCGCTCGCCCTCGCGTTCCAACAACAGAAACTCCACGGCGACAACGTGGAGCCGGTCCTCAGCCGCGCGAACAACGGGGAGGTGCGCCTTCGCCTCCTGGGCCCGAAAGGCGAGGCCGTGGCGGACTACCTCATCAACAACGACGGAGACGTAACATGACGACACACGCGATCGACACCCCGGAGCCTGGGGCGCGGGAAGCGTTCCTCCGGAAACACGGGGTGACCCTGCTCTGGAAGCACCTCGGCGGTGACCCGCGCAAAGAAGAGCACGTTCGGTTCCGCTTCACCCTCAAGCGGCGCGGCGTCGGGGAGGAACCCCCGGTCGTGTGGGCGGAGATCAATTACACGGCGGGGTGGGGGCACTTCATCCAAGAAAAAGGGGTGCTTCCCCTCGTTCCGGAGGTGGAGAGCTTCCTGGAGTGCGTTCGCTCCGACTGCCGGCCTCTGCGCCACCACGAGACCTTCGAGAGCTTCGTGGACGAGATGGGCCTGAACACCGACGCGAAGAACGCGGTGGCGATCTGGGAGGGGTGCAAGGCAGAGTGGGACGCCCTCGTGCGCATCCTCGGCCGAGACGCGGCGGCGGAGTTCGTGGATCTCGACATCGAGGACAAATGGCGATGAGCGAGAACCTCCATACGCTCGCAGAGCAAGCACGCCGCCACTGGGGGGACATCCGCGTGGAGGCGCTCATCGAGATCCTGTCGGCCGCCCTGCGGGACCTCTATCGCGCGACGAAGGAGCTGGAGCTGGAGCTCATTCGCCATCAGGCGTTCCTCGACGAACCGGATTACGCGAGCGCGGGCCCCGGAAAGGATCGGCGCGAAGGCGCGCTCCGCATCCAGCAATACCTCGCGGATACCCGTCGACGTGTGCGCACGGTCCAGGCGCTCCAGGCCGTCCTCCGCGCGCTCGATACGCCGTACGCCGTCGCTCGGGACTTCGACGTGCTTCGGGGAATCTTCCTGAGCCCCCGGGAGAGGGCTCCCACCGAGGAGGCGCGCACCCTCCCTCGGTACGTCTACGCGCTCTCCGTGCTGGGACGGACGCTCCACGAGAAAGAGCGCGAGTACCTCGCGTCCTATGCCAGCGACATGACCGGGACGGACTGCAACGTCCGGCCGAACGTGACCGTGGAGGCGACCGACGAGGTCGTTCCAGAAGGGTGGGATCCCAATGACGACGGAACTGTGTGACGGGCCGGAGGTTCGCTCCGTGGAGAAGATCCAATGACCACACCCCCCTGCGACTTCGAGAACTTCACCGGCAACGGGATCAAGTGCGCCGTGACACCGACTCATGTCTGCGCGTGCAGGCGGTGCGCTAACGAACCCACCGAGGAGGAGAAGTTTCACACGTGCGTCGCACACCGCGACAGCGTATCCGCCTCGCATCAGCGGGTGCGGGGCCGTGACACGGTCTGGGTGAACTGGTCAACTCCGCCAGAGGTCGCCTCTCCCGTCGAACCCGATCTCACCGCGCGGCTCCTCCAAGGACTCCAAGCGGCCAGGGAACTCCACACGCTCACCGACCAGCTCACCGAGGAGCTTCAGTGGGTCGAGGTCGCGTTCAAGGACCTGCGCCTCGGCGTAAGCGCGAGCGTCCCTCTCACCGAGGAGCTCACGCTCCACTTCGAGAAGGAGGGCAAGACGTGGCGCCTCACCGTGAAGAGCGCCACGGGATCGCAACTCCTCGTCAACGCGAGCCGCGCCTCCCGCGTCCTCGCCGTGGGGAAACTGAACGCGCTCCTCGGTGCGCTCATCGAGGAGGCGATCCAGAAGGCCGACACGGTGCGCGCGGCGTGCGAGAGCGCCAAGGCGTACCACGTGGAGCTCCGGGCGTTCGTGCAAGCCCACGGACCGAAAGACGGGGAAGATTCCGAATGAGCGCCGACGAGAACACGTACATCGCGGCGTACACCACCGACAAGAACATCGAACAGATCGGGGAGGTTCTCCACGACACTCTCGTCGGGAAGGTGATCGAGGTGGGCTACATCTCGTACTACCGAGACGACGAGAACTCACACGATCACGAAGGGCCCTTCCTCGTGATCGTGCAACCCGAAGACCCGAAGTCCTACCCCCACTGGAACGGCGACTGGTACGACCCCAACTGGTCGGTCGACGCGCTGCCGAACCAAGGGCTGCCGGACGACGCTCGCTCCTTCTGGGTGAGCGCGGTGTCCTGTGATTCCACGACGGGACGGTGGGAGCTCAAGTTCAAACTGCCGGAAACGACCGAGGTGACGCATGTCTGACCCTGCTCGCCGCCACGCGCCCCCAAAGATCCTCTACAAGACGACGCTCGTGGTCTGGACCGAAGTGGACCCCAACGCCGCGCGCGTCCTCCGCTGGGACGCGCTCGGCATTCTCTCTGAAATGGAGGATCGCGGTACGGCGTATGTCTCGACTGCCGACTGCGTGCCCCTGAACCCGCATGAAGTCGCCGAGGACCCCGCGTGGGACGGCGCCGAGTTCTTCGACAAGGAGGAAACGACGAATGACTGACGAGAAACGGATTCTCCGGGTCTATCGGACGTATGTCCGGGCGACCTTTCCCCCGGAGCCGATGTACAAGAACGGCCCCAACACGGATCAGCGCGGCGCCTTCCATCTCGTGCGCGCGGCTACGAAACGGGACGCGACCCCGCGCGCGATCCGTGACGCCGAAGATGGTAAGGTGTCTTTTTACAAGGCGCCCCCCAAGACCTCTGTCTACACGGTCGATGCGGCGAGCATCCGCCTCGCCGTGAACGAGACCGTGCTCGATCACTGGCTCGCAGGGACGGACCCCGCGAAGCTCGACACGGTGTTCAACGCGGGAAAAACCAAGAGCCGACAGGGCACGTACTTCGGTTACCACATGCGCCGGGAAGAGGCGCTGGCCCCGAAGGGAACGCCTCGGTTCTCCTACGACGCGAAGGGGTTTCTCTACTCCTACGAGATGCCGATCGCGCTGCGCATGACGCACAAAGGGAAGACCTTCGTGCTCGTGAACGGGGACGGTGCCCCCTCGCCGGCCACGAACAAGTTCATGAGGCAGATGCGCGACCGCCTGTCCAAGTGGGGCTGGGACAAGCCGAACCAGCCTCCCGAGACGCTCGTTCCGCACGGGTTCGTCCCGTTCTCCGTTCTCGAACAGGCGAGGATTCGGCCGGAGGAGGTGCGCGTCCTCGCGACGACGCCGGACAAGATCCAGCGCCGCAAGGTGCGCACCAAGCGCAACGAGAAGGGGTGGCGCTGGAGCTGGTCCCATACGTTGGGCGAGTGCCTCTTCGAGGCCCGGGGCAAGGTCTTCGTCTGCGGCCTCGACCGGAACGACAGCCCCTCGAAGCGCATGTTCTACATGTGCCAGATCCCCGTGCCGAAGGATCCGAAGAAGTGGCCCAAGACCGTCGACGCGGCGTTGGAGCGCCTGCGTCCCGAGGGTCTCCCCCAGCGGGCGAAGCGCCAGGGGGAGTGGTTCTTCGTCCCGAAGCCTCGCTACCAGCCGGACCCCGAGGACCCGAAGACGCTCAAGGGGAACCGGGTGCCCATCGTGTCCGACGAGCCGGAGGATCAAGCGTCTTTCTTCCGCGACGGACAGTGGGACCCGAGCGAGGTGGCCGTCCCCCGGCGCAATCGTCACGTCGCCTCCTCTCTCGTCGTCAACGGGGCGGTCTACGCCAAGGGCCTCATCTCGGACGCGGAACACACGGCCCTGCGCCTCGGCCCCGTCTGGCACAAGGTCGTCAAGAACAACGCCATCGAAGGGTGGAGGTACGTCCCGACGGGCCCGACGCGCGGCGCACGGGTGGACTGAAAGGCGAACAAGATGGACGAAACGAAGCAGGAGACTCTCGACCTCGACATCGAGGCGGGAGGACTCAAGCACGCTCCCGTGTGGGAGACGCACAAGCGGGGCAAGAACTGGATGGCGAAAATCGCCATCGACCCGACCGCGCCTGGAGGGCTCCAGCGAGAGTGGGCCCGCAAGGCGTTCGGAGACTTCACGTACCTCGTGGAAACGTGGATGAAACCGAACACCCCCGTGGAGTTCGGCGCGGACTACTACACGGGCAGCGGTAAGAAGAAGGCCGAGCGCTGGTACGGCGTCATCGTGTCGATCGACGCGACGCGCTTGCGTCTGACTCGGTACGAGACGGCGCGAGAAGCGATCAAGGCGTCTTCCTCGAAAGACGAGGTGGGCGAATGAAGCGCCTCTACGTCGGCTACGAGAACTCTGAAGATGCAGCCTCCGTCGAAATCCGCAACGATCGACTTTTTCCCTGGCTCGAAGCGCGGGGCTACGCGTGTGTAGGTAAGGACGAGGACGAGTGGCGCGTCCCCGACGAGGACGTAGCGAACGTCGAACACGAAGTGACGCAGATCAACGCCGAGTACGGCACCGACCTCGAATGCTTCTGGGCCGAGGAGAAGGGCGGAGCGTGATGGCGAGCATGAACGAACGAAAAATGCGTGCGCTCGTCGCGCTCCTCGCAGAGTTTCAAGAAGACGGGCACGGAGACGAAGAACACGTCCGCAAGACGGGTGTCTCTGCGCAAGAAGCTCTGCGCAACAGCCAAGCCAAGATCCGTGACAATCGCTACGCTACCGATCTCGTTTCTGGCAGGTTTCATCGACAGCTCCTCCTCGTGGAAACGCTCTCGGAAGATCCCCTGGGGGATCGCGATCTGGCGGATCTCGGCACGGAGATCGACACGGGCGCTGCTTCAGGCGAGGTCGAGACGCTCGTCAACGAACAAGTGCCTCCCGCGCTCATGGCAGGACTGTTGCTCGAACAACGGTCGGATCCGGAGTTTCTTCTCCACGAAGAAGACACTACGGAAGAAGGGGCCTGACCGTGGCCACCGTCTACGCAGTCGACGGCTCGACCCGTACGGTCGAGCCCAAGAACGGCAAGGACTTCAAGCTCCGCGAGCTTCAAGAGATCGTCGAGGGCTACATCCAGGTGATCTACCTCACGCCCGGCGCGGACAAAGAAGTCGCAGACTCGTTCCCCGGGACGCGGGACTTCATCGTGGGCCCGGCCCTCGTGTGTGACAGCGAGCAGGTCCTCTGACCGTACGCCGTACGGCGGCCCGCGCGGTGTGTGCCTCGCGGGCCGCCAACCCCCCCTCCCCTTTGGTCGTTCGAGGTAGAAGAAGACGGAGGATACTCGAATGAAGTTCCCGGAATACAAATGTGTCGAATGCGGCACCGAGGGTGACGCCAATAAATTCCTGCGCAACGTGGCGCGGTCCATGTTCAAGCAGAAGCTCTGCTTCTCGTGCCACCACTGGGTGAGCCTTCTCGCGCTCGCAAACGACCCGAAGACCGTCCGCGCGCGGGGCCACCTCTACCGGATGGGGGAAGAGGGGGAACCTTTCCCGGGCTTCGCGGGCTCGAAGTTCGTCGTGAAGTTCTACGACGGGCGCGTCGTCACGACGACGAACCTCTGGCACCAGGGCGAGATTCCGGAGCGCTTCCGGGGGCGGATGCTCGACAACGCGGTGTTCGAGAAGGACCCCGACATGGCGGGGAGACGGGTGGGCTGACGCGGTAGAAGGAGGTGGAGGTCCGATGCCCAAACAAAAGTATCAACTCGTCGTCCGTGACTATCGCTCGGAATATCACACCGTCCAGGCGAACACGGATGAGGCCGCGCAGGAAGAAGCGTGCCGTCTCGGCGGAGGGCGCGCGACGCGTGCCGACCTGGAGCTCACGCGACTCGATGGATCGCGAACGAGGTGGCGCTACATCGACCAGGAGTGGGTCCTTTGTGATGCCATGAAGGACCACCTGCGACGGATCGCGCGCGAGGAGGAATCCCTCGCGCGGATGAAACGGCTCTACGCGAACGCGGAAGTGGTCGTCGCTCATCTCCGCGCGCTCGGGGTGCCCGAACCGCTCGCACAGCCCCGGGACCTGGACGGCGCGTTCTACTCCATCAAGTGGGAGTTCTCCCGCACGAACGGGAGGCACGGTTGGGATCGCGAGATCCTCGCGACCCTCGGGCTGGAGCTCGGAGGGAGTGAAGTCGTGAACAGGCGATGGGTCTCCATCCCGTCGGACACGCTCTGCTGGAACGTCGGCGGACAGCTCGCGGGGAAGCCGTTCTTCGAGAGCAACCCCTCCCATCCGGCGCGCGCCGCCCGCACGGGGCGCACGCACGTACGGGACGCACGCGTCGCGCTGCCTCCCGAGCCGCTGGTCGTGCTGCGCTACTGCCTGGGACAAATCGGGCCCCCCACGGGCTGCGAATACCACTACGGGCTCACGCCCTGGCCGGAAGACGCCTTCCAGGCGTGGGCAAAAGAGAACGGACAAATCGTGCGGGGCGAGAGTGCCCCGGGAGGTGCGTGATGGCGAAGACTCGAAACGAAGAACCCAGGACGATCCCGCGTGAAGAGCAGACGATGCCCTGCCCCGTCTGCGGCTACGAACAGACCCAGGCCGAGTACTGGATGCGCCCCACCGCAGGGGACGGGAAGAACGACGGGGTGCCGTGCCTGTGCTGCGGCGTGGAGATCCGCGTCGTCGTGCCGCTCGCCGTGATCTGCGCCCTGCCCTACGGGTGGAGATGGGCACGGGTGTCGAAAGAGGACGACGACGCGTGGGAGTACGCGCTCGGGCGGTTCGTCGCCTTCGCGGCGGCGGAGATGGGCACGGAGTCGTTCCTGCGGGCGAAGACGAAGCTCTTCCGCGCCCTCAACGGCCTGAACGCCACGGCGGCTGCCGCGTTCTTCGACACTTCCGCCGTGCGCAGTCGTCTCGGGGAGAGCTACACCGAACAGTTGCGGGCGGACTATAACGAGTACCGCGTCGCGTCCCCCCACAAGAACACGACGTGAAGAACCCCTTCGAGCCCCCGCTCGCCGTGGCCCTGAACGCCCTCGAAGGGCTGGTCCTTCGCGGACGCGGGCGGGGCGGGCGGGGGCTCGTCCCGGCCACCGGCACCCTGGCGCGCAAGCTCGCCCGACGCGAAGCCCTCGACGCGAAGGACGCGCGGCAGCTCCGCGCATGGTTCGCGCGGTTCCGCGTGAACACCGCGTTCCAACGCGCGCGCCAGGACGCGAAGTCCCCCGCCTCGGTCGCGTGGCTCCTCCACGGTGGAGACGAAGCCGTGGCGTGGCTCGACGAGATCGAGTTCCACCTTCTCAAGATCCCCTCGAAGGGGGACCTTTAACTCCACACGCGCCCCTCGCGCGGAGCGTTCGCGGCGGCGAGGCCCGCGATACGAAGGCAGTCGGCAAAGCCTGTAACGGGTTCGATCCCCGACCACGAGGCACTACGGGCCGCGTGAGTAAGCCGAAGCTGCGAACGTTCCGCGCGGAGGGCGTGAGAAAAGAGAGCGGATGTTTCGTTTCATCATCCCCAACACCCAACCGGTTCACGAACACGACTGTGATCGGTGCGTCTTCCACGGCACGCGTAAGGGAGACAACGGCCGCGTCGTGGACTTCTATACGTGCGGAGACACGGTGCTCGCGCGGTTCGGGTCCGACGGCCCTGAGTACTCCTCCGGAGACGCCGAGATCTACGCGCGCGATCCCACGTTCTTCACCCGCCAGGGCCCGCTCATGGCGCGCATGGTGGAGCTGGCGGAGTCGATTCTCACTCCCGCGCAGCGGGAGGAGATCGCAGCGTGGCGTCGACGCGTCGGGTGGAACCCGTGAGCGACCTCGACGAACTTCTCGCGATCGACCGCGAGATCACGCGCCTCTCCGCGCGTCGGCTCGAACTCCTCCACGCGCTCGGGGTCCCGACGGCGGACGCGGGACTCCCCTTCGGGGACATGCGCGCGGCGTCTCGGGAAGACCAACTCACCTTCCTCGGCTGGGCTCGCACGAACGGAGGCACGACGATCCTCGACCAAGGGATCCTCGCGTACAGCGCGAAGGACACCCCCGTGTGGGCCGTCGTCGTCGCGAAGGACCCTTAATACGCCGTACGGCCGCCCCGGGTGTGCGCCCGGGGCGGCCCACCCCTCCCCTTCGTTTGGCCCTTGCGTGCGGTACAAGCTCACGAGCGTCGCATGTCGCGACGCGCGTCGGGAGGTCCCACATGTTCTTCGTGCTCATGGATCACTCGGGGGCGGCTCGCCCTCACTTCGGCTATCTGATCGCCAAAAACCCTGCGTCGCCCCCCTTCGATCGGTCGCTCTCGGGGTCGAGCGACGCCATCGGCCGGCGTGTCGTCGGGCGGTACGAGGGGGAGGAGATGAACCCCAACACGTACGTCGTCACGGTCGAGAACGACGAGCTCGCGTGGATGAAAATGCTGCGCGAGGCGAATAAACCCCACTACGTCTCGGCGGCGCCCTACGCCGTGACGCCGCTCAACCTCAAGGGGCTCGGCGTCGCGTTCAAGACCGCCCTCGACGGCAAGGACGCCTCGAAGGGAGTCCTGCCCGAGGGGGAGGTGTCCGCTCCTCGGCACTGGACCGCCGTGCTCGGGCCGTTCGTGCTCCCGGAGGACTTCGTCCTCGACGTATACGGGGGCCTGGGCCTCGCCCCATGCGTCCCCCGCGTATCGTCGGACGATCGGTGGGCATGGGTCGTCCCGCTCTCGATGCAAACGGCAGTCACGGTCATGCTCGAAGCAGTGTGCCCCCTGGCGGAGTTCCTTCAGAAGGTGCTCGTAGGCGCCTACGCGCTCACGCTCAAGCAGCACACGGAGAAATACCTCGACGACGGCCTCGTCGGATCCCTCATGCGAATGAGCCTCTCCTGGATCGACGGCGTGCCGAACAAGGACAGGATCATGGCCCGGCTCTCGCAGGGGTCGACGGACGTGCTTCAAACCTGGGCCGAGGCGATCCGGGGAGACGCGGAGGAGCCGGCGGAGACGGAGACGGAGACCGAGGCCGAGATCTCTGGGACGCAGGTCCGACGCGTCTCCCTCCACGCCCGTCGTCACGAGGTCATCCTCCGACACATCCCGCACGACGACGGCGCGGCGATGGCGCACACGAGTCTTCTCCGGGTCGTCGACCTCGGCTGCGGCGACGGCAAGCTCGCGGTGAAGATCCTCAAGGAGCGCCCCGGCTCCAAGGTGCTCGCGATCGACGCGGACGCGATGAACTTGGCGTGGCTCTTCCGGAACGTGCGGAGGGCGTTCAAGAGGCCGCGTGAGAAGGCCCCCTCGGAAGGAGGGAAGTTGCCGCTCGTTGTGGCCAACTTCGCGGCGAAGACTCTCACGCTCGCCGAGGAGGAACCTGAAGCGGTTCCGCAGGAGCTGGAGCCCTCGATCAAGAGCCGCTTCAAGGATCGCCAGGACAACGTCGTCCTGCCCGAAGTCGAGGACCACGAGCGGGACCCGGACGTGCTCGTGCTCTCCGAGGTGATCGAGCACCTCCTCCCGGAGGATCGCGCGAAGCTCATCGACAACGTGGCCACGCTCTGGCGGGCCAAGCAGGTGATCCTCACCACCCCGAACCGGGACTACAACTTCGTCTTCGGGCTCAAGGAAGGGGCGTTCCGTCACAAAGACCACAAGGTCGAGTACGACGCCACGGACCTCCTGCGCGAAGTGATCGAGCCTCTTCAGCGCAGAGGATACGCCGTACGGGTCGTGCCGCTCCTCACCCCGGAGGACCGCGACGGGCCTTACACGCTCGTGAGCTACGCGAACGGGGGGCCTGCGGCCTTGCTCGCGTTGGCGACGAAGACGATGGAGGCACGCGAGAAAACGTGGGACGTCCTCATCCAGCCCTCCTGGATCGTCGTGGCCGACCGCTGCGAAGGCGCGAAGTCCGAGTACTCCTACAAGAGCGTCTACGAGGCGCGCGAGGCGCACGCTCCTGTTCATCTGCATGAGTCGGGCTACAGCGTGCGGCACGGGGAGATGATCGTGGGGCTGTGCCATCCGGTCTACCTCGGGCACCGGACGAACCTCGCATGGCTCGCGCCTACTGTGCCGCCCGTCGAGCACGTGCCGACACATCCCCAGTACCTGGAGCACCCGCAGGGAGCTTTCGACTACTACGCGGCGCGCGGTGTGAGTGAGCTCGTCGCGGAGGTCAAGTACATGGGTTCGCGGCTCACCGTGACGGCCTTTGTCGACCACAGGGCGGCGGCGGGCTTCGGTTACACGTTCAAAGCGTCCGAGGCGCCGATCTTCGCGTGGAGTCGCCAAGGCTACCCCTTCTTCAACGAGGGGGACGCGCTCACGTGGAGGCTCCACGAGTCCCTCCTCCGGGGTGGGTTCTTCGAGGACAACGACGTGATCGTGTTGGACGGGGAGTTTCTGCCCTGGTCCTTCAAGGCGGGACGCGGCGAACGAAATCTCATCACGCAGGCGTTTCAAGCGCCCGGCGAAGCCGCGCGGATCGACGCGGCGTTCAAGAACGATCCGGTGCGCGTCGAGCAGGCGGACCTCTTCCTGCGCGCTCTGAGGAAGCACGCAGCTTCGATGGAACCTGCGTTCGTTCCCTTCGATGTCAAGCTCACAGGCCGCGTCAACCTCGGTCAGCGCTGGCTCGACAAGTCCAAGCTCAACTGGCGAACGCGCGCGTACATGCTGCGGTGGCTGGAAGAGCGCATCGAACAATCTCGGGAAGAGGGTTTCGACTCGCTCCTCGTCGCGTGCGAGTGGCACCCCGTGTACCTGGAGAACGAACACGTCGACACGCCCGCACAGTCCGTCGAGCTCTGGGAGGCGTGGTGCGCCGCCGGAGGGGAGGGATTCGTGTACAAGCCCATGCGCCCGTCGACGCTCCCTGACGGCTCCCCGGTTCAACCCGCACTCAAAGTGCGCGGTCAGGACTACCTCCGTCTCATCTACGGCATGCGCTACCTGGAGCCCGACTACTTCGAGAAGGTCAAACGAAGGAACGTGGCCGCCAAGCGCCGCCTCGCCCTTCAAGAGAACCTCCTCGCGGACCGGATCCTGCGGGCATTCATGCACGGTGAACGGCGCGAGAAGGATCGTTACGTGGCGGCGTTCCTCGGGATCGAGAGCGTCGAAACCAAGGCGATCGACGCGACGCTCTAGGCAAACCCTCCACGCGAAAGCCATTCAGGAGGCGGTGAAGGAGGACCTGTAGTTTGCGGCTGTACGGCGTACGCGGGCGCGCGATCTCCTTCCGAGAGTTCGCGCGCCCGCGCACACTGTGCGTTTGGCTGGGGCCGGCTTTGCGAGGGATTGTTCAGTAGGGGGATGTAGGTGTTGCCCGAGGGCCCCCTGCCGCCCGTTTAGGGGCTTGGAAGACCCTCGGACACCCTGGTCTGCGTTCGAGGGGGTCCGGACGCCTTCCGGAGGCCGTGGCAGGTCAGCGCGGGGCCTTCGGGAGGAGGTCGTCGAGGACGGAGTCGGGGGTGCGGCCGGGGGGCGGCTGAAAGTATTCCTGAACCGCTGCCGGGGGCGGAATCCACGGACCTTCGCCGGGCACCACCGGAGCCCCCGGTGGTGGCTCCTCGGGCGGCCCTGGGAGAAAGGCCGCGCGGGTGTGATCCGCGCCGCTACCGGGCACCAGCGGCGCAGGAGGAGGCAGCGGCGCGGCGGCCAGGGGCGGGAGGTGGAGCCGCGCTTCTTCTTCGGCCAACGCCTGGAGCAGAAGATCCCGGGCGAAGACGTAGGGACTTCCGCCGCGCCAGCGTCGCGCTTCGATCAGGCGGTTCAGCCGCGCGGATGTGCTGAGCGGGAGAGAAAGTGTGGTGGGGACGTAGCGGTCAGGGCTGCGAGGGCGTCCGGTCATGGGGTGTCCTTTCAATGAAAAACTAATTCCTTACAAACGTAATGTCAAATCCTTACAACAAATTACAAGGAGTCTCTTCGCGGAGTTAGGAGCGGTAGGAGGTTTTGGTTTTCTTGCAGCAGAACAAAGGGGTTGGGCGCGCGCGACGCGCGCACGTACGCGTAGCAGTTTTTGGGCCAGTTTTTAGAGTGTGTATAAGGGTATGCAACTTGCCCTCTGACGCGCGACCGCGCGTCAGAAAAGAGGAATGAAAGGAAAATCTATAAAGAGAGAGAGAGAGAGAGAGAGATTGAGATAATGCAAGAATCGTGCTCACTCAAAACACCTGAAAACAAAGCACTTCGTCTGTGGCAAGAGACTTGCTTGCGGCCTTGTAAAGGAAAAGGGCTGCGCCTCTCGTTGGCACGGAGTGTGCTACGCGGGCGTGCGCGCGACGCGCGCGCCCAACCCCCTTTTTTGGCTACAAGAAAAGAGGAGTGGCTTGTAAGTGCTAACTGCTCGAAACTGTTCATTGTAATGACTTACAAGGAACGCTCGTTAGCTTTCTAACTACGTGTCGTTGTATGTGTGTTATTTGCGGTAAAAGTACGTGCGATTCCCCGACCGGGTGAACTCGCAGGAGGATTTTTCATGCTGACGAATACGGCAACTCGCACGACGTTCTGGACGGCTCTGCGGCAGCTCGCCCCGGACATCTCGGCCGCCGCCATCGACCTGCGCGAAGCGCGGCGGCAACTCCGCACGCGGCTCGACGCCCTCACCGAGCGTCCGCTCGACGACGACGCGGCCACGGCCGCCTTCCACCGCCTGGGCGTGCTCTACAACGAGTCGTTCCGGCGCCGCTGATTCCCCGTACGACGTACGGCCGCCGCGCCCTTGCGACGCGGCGGCCTTCGGGCTGTGATCGACGACCTACGAAACCCCCGCGCGTGGCGGGGCGGAGGACTCGCATGAACGAAGGTGCACAGATTCTGAAGGCGATGCACGAAGCCGAGGCGCGCGACGACAAGGAGGAGCACGGGCCGGGACGCGCAGCGCGGGGCTCTCAGGGGCCTCGACATCCCTCGCGCCGTGCTCGAAGAGCTCCTCCAGGAGCGGCGATGAGCCCCTTCAACCCGGAGCACGTGGAGGGCGACTTCCTCACGGACCGCGCCACGTGGCAGGGCCTCGGCCCGGTGCACAAGGACGGCACGCCGCACTGCTGGTCGTGCGCCCTCGGGAACCTCCTCACCCCGGCCACCCACCTCGCGCTCGACCTCAAGGACGGCAAGGAGGCGCCCTCGTGGCGCTTCCTCTGCACGAAGGACCAGGAGCGCTGGGCGGAGTCGTATCCCGGCGTGCCCGTCTTCGAGATCCGTCGTCCCGCCCTGGATCTCGGCAACGTCGACGAGGCCCTGCCCGAGGGGAAGCCGGAGCCCTTCCGCATGGTGATCTACGGGCGCTGCCTCGCGGCCAACGTGGAGGGCGGCCCTCTCGACGGGCCCCACCTCCAGGTCGAGGTGCCGAGCACCCAGTACCCCTGGCGGATGCACCTCACGGAGGGATCGCGTTCGGGGCACCCCGCCGTCTGGCACCTCCCGCTCTACCAGCCCCTGAAGGGCGACCGGGCGTACACGGGCCACCCTCTCTTCACCACGCCGCACCAGGACCCGCGCGAGGCCGGCGCCTTCTTCGGTCGCGCGATCCGCATCACCCTCGAACTCGACCCGGACGCAACCCTCTAGCCCCACGACGACAAGGAGATTCCCGATGGAACCCACGACCTGCCCCGTCCCCCAAGGGGCGGACACCGACGATCACGAGTACCCGCGCTTCCTCCTCGTGCTGCGCGAGCGGTTCACCCGCTCCACGGCGACGAACGCGCCCCTCTTCACGACGAGCGCCGAGGGACTCTCGTCGCTCTTCCTGGAGGGGCTCCCGCCCACCTACAACTGCATGAGCTGCTTCCGCTTTCTCGACAAGTACGGGGGCCTCGCGACCCTCAACGAAGACGCCCAGATCGAGCCCCTCTTCTGGGAGCCCACGTACGCGCCGCACTTCTTCCGCGAGGCGGTCCGCCTCCTGCGCATGCGCGTCCTCGGGGCGAAGGTGACGGGCGTCTTCCTCGCGGAGGAGGCGGCCTGGGGCCTGCCCAAGAACTGGGACCCGAAGCGCCAGAAGGACTGGTTCCACATGGCCGTGGAGCCCCCGAAGGCCCTGCGCTTCAAGCGCACGCCCCTCAAGAACGCCGACCAGCGCATGGCCGAACTCCGCGAGGACTACGGCATCCTCCAGCGGAGCCTCCTCGACTTCTCGGCCGACTCCGTCCGTACGGCGTACACCGCGCTCACGACGGGGCGCCTCTACCGCGCGGAGAAGGCCGAGGGCGTCGCCAAGTGGCTCCTCGACCTCACCGAGCAGATCGGGCTCCTCCAGGGCCGGCGTCGCGAGAACTTCCTCTGGCGGGCCGTGGCGACGGCGCCCACGGGGTACTGCCACGTGCGCTCGTCGATGATCGGGACGCTCCTCGCCGACCTCCAAGAGGGCATGGCCTTCGACGCGGTGGCGCGCCGCTGGAAGGAGAAGATGGACCCCCTCCAGTACCAGCGCCCGCAGGCGCCGCCCACGGCGGGCAACATCGCGCGCGCGGAGAAGGTCGTGACCGAGCTCCAGTCGGCGGGGGCCCTCGCCCGGCGCTTCGCGCGCCTCGAAGATCTCCAGAAGGTGTGGACGCCGCCCGCGCCGCGCCGTCCGGTTCCGGGCCAAGAGTCCGGGGTCTTCGCCCACCTGAAGACCGAGTCGGTCAAGCCGACGGTGAAGATGCCTGTCGTGACGATGACGTGGGTGAAGTTCGAGCGGGAGATCCTGCCCACCGCCGACAAACTGGAGGTGTTCGTACCTTCGGGGCGCATCTCGCTCGCCTCGCTCGTGACGGCGGTGAACCCCGAGGCACCCCCGATCCTCCAGTGGGACTCGGAGGAGCACCGGAACCCTGTCTCCTGGTTCTTCCACCTGGGCGGAGGCGTCGCGTGGGACTGGGGCCTTGAGTCGGAGCGTTACTACCCCGTGTCCGCCCTCGTGCATCAGCCGTCGATGTGGCGCTCCGGTTTCGAGCACCACGGCAAGGCGGTGTACGTCCTCGTCGAAGGCGCGCAGGATCGTCGTCACCGCTTCGGGGGCGGGCTTTTCACAGAGATGCTGCGGTCCGAGTATCACGAAGTGCGCTCCACCCTGGAGGCGTACCTCAACACCGCGCGCGTCGAAGGCGCGGATCAAGGGAGCGCGACGGGGTTCTGCCTCAAGGCAACCGTTACGGCCCCCGAGAACCCGATTCGTATCCGCGTCACGACCCCTGGCGCACAACTCGAATACAGTCTCGATCGCTGGGACTGACCTCGCGGCGTGCAGGACAAATTGCACGTCGTTCTCTCACCCCAAAGCACACGGAGTTTCACATGAGTCTCGCCAATCGTCCCACCACGCGCGCGGAGGAAGAGCTCCTCCTCCAGAACGGTTTCTTCCGTTCCCCGTTCGAGAGCACCGGGGATTACGTAGAAGTCGAAGGGGAGCGCCTCTACCGAGGGAACTGGTTCCACTCGGAGTTCCGGCATCCCGACCGAGGGCACTTCGGCCCCGACGAAGCACTCGCCATCCTCAAGGAGCGCCTCGCCGAACACGCCAAGAACAACCCCGCCACCTGACCCTGCCCACACCTCTCGCGAAGTGCGCCCCGGGCTGTAGTGCCCGGGGCGCCCCTCTCCTTTGGCCTCGAACTCCTCCTTTAGGGGCAGGTAAAAGGATGTGGAGGGCACCACCATGCGATATTCCATTCGTGTCTTCAATCCCGACAACATCTTCGCGCCTGACCAGTTTCGGGACACCCCCGAAGAAGCTCTCACTCTCGCACGGGATTTGTCTCGTTCATTCCCTGCGGTCGTGTGCAGCGACGCGCGGAACTGGGTCCAGTTTGAGAAGGGAGCGATCGTCAGTGTTCGGACCTGGGTCCACTTCTATCTCGGGGAACCCTCGGAAGAGTACGTGGCGCTTCGAGACGCGCTCAAAGTCTTCGCGCCCGACGCGCCCCAACTCTGAAACAAATGCTCTTCGCTCGCGACGCGCTACCGGCAGTTACCGGCAGTGCGTCGCGAGCGAAGAGTTCTTTGTTTGGCCGGTACAAGGCGTTGGAGGTATCTGACGTATGGCAGATCAAATCGTCGATCCATTCTCGTGGTTTTCCGTGATCCAGAAGGGGAAGTACGTGTTCATCCGCACGGTGACGAACTACTTCGTGGGCGAAATCAGCGACGTGGATGAGAAGCACATCGCGCTCATCAACGCGTCGTGGATCCCCAACACGGGGCGCTTCTCCGAAGCGCTCAGCAAGGGTGAGTTCGACGAGGTCGAGCCCTACCCCGATGGCACCCTCGTGATGAGTGCCGCTATCGTGGATCTCTGTCCCTGGAAGCACGCGCTGCCTCGGCAGATGAAGTAGCCCACCGAGAACGAGGCGTGAGGCACCTGCGCAGCGTCTAAGGAGGCGCTGCGCAGGGGCCTTGCCTGCTTTGTGTACAGGGAGGTTCGCGAAATGAGGCTGTTACGGAGGTTTGTATGGTGATCGTCGGAGGCATCGTGTCGTGGGTGACGGACTTGTCGGTCTCGACGGCGGAAGGCGGGCCTCTAACGCGCTCGGGCGCCCAGGTCCGTACAGGGTGGCGATGTGGATCGCGAGGAGAGGCGCGGCTGGGAGTAGGGTCCTGGTCGCAATCCGTCTCGATGTCCGGGGCACGTTGGGGATCAACCTCACAATCAGGGTGGGAACTGGAGGAGTAGCTCCAAGGAGGTTCCTGTGATTCATGTCGTGATGCACGGCCCGAAGTCTGTCGCGCGATCGCGATCGTGGACGTGGCCCAGGTCAAGCTCAGGCACGGGACTCTTCGCCTGGGTCGTTTCGGAGGCCGGGGCGCGGTCTGGGGGATGCCCGTGGTCAAGGGCGCGACGGAGGTTGCGCTCCGTATCGGACAAGGCCCGCACGTTTTAAGGAGGTCTCATGGTGCTGCGAGGAATCGGGGGTTCGGTCTCGGAATCGCGTCGGGGGCCAAAGACAGTGTCAGTATCAAGTGCGCTGTCGCAGGAGAGGTGGAGGTCTTCGTCTGATGCCGTGGTGGGGGCGCCGCCGCCTCTTCTTACTCGCGTGTGGTCGCGCTCGACCTCGCGCCAGGGGCGGAGGTCCTGTTCTGCTTCAGGGTTTCGGCTCGGGTCGGTTTCTATGGTGAGGAGGTTTCCGTGATGCAGACGATGACAACAAGCTGCGTCATGCTCTCAGCAGGGCAAGGATCTCCTTCCGTGGCGGGATCAGCGGCGATGTCTGGGTCCACGACGAAGGAGGTGTCGGTGGTGGAATCGGGTTCCGAGTCCGAGTCAGGGCTTTACCCGCGATCCCGTTCGGAAGCGTGGTCCTGGTCGTGGTTCAAGTCGCGTGGGGAGTCGGCTTCCGGTCGATGGAGTGAGTCTGGATCGCGGTCGCGCGTGGGGTCGTGGGGAAAATCCGGTTCTCGATAACTACACAGGAGGACTTCATGCTGACGCCGCATTACTTGTCGCCGCTCAATTCAAAATCAGGTGCGCGTTCGGCGCGGACGCCGAGGTCGCGGTCAAAAGCTGGACCAAATTCCTATGCGTGGTCGAGATCGTGGTCCGTGTCAGGTTCGCAAACGTGGTTTCGTTCGTGTTCGCTGGTGCCTCCAAAGCCTGTATGAGGCGGGAGTTTCTTACAGGGCCCTGGGTCGCTCTCACGGGCGCAATCAAGTTCAGGTGCAAGTCGCTAAGAGGGAGGTCCTCGTGATGTTTCTGTCGTCCGGAGCGCGATCCGGTATCTTGTTCCATCCCGTGTCAGCATCGAAGTCGAGGTCCGGAGGTGCTTTGCGATCGTGGTTGGGATCGCGATCCTGGACGTGGTCCCGATCGAGGGCGGTGGCGAGAACCGGGCATAAGGTGATGTCATGGGCTCGTGCCGAAAGTGGGCTGTCGTTCCGGTCCGAAGAGGTACTGCGAGCGTAGGGAGTGATCCGAAGGAGGGCCTCATGGGGGGACTGTGGCATTCGTGAAAGGAGATTCTCATGATGTTGTCGGGGTTGGTGCTGGAATCAAGTACGGGGGCGACGCGACGATCTCGGGCAATGTCTATTTCGCGGGGACTTTCTCCGACGCTCCCGATCACGATTTCCGTAGCGCGTTCGCGGGAACGGGCGCGAGCACGCACGACGATCGGTATCCGGGTGTGGTCCGCCGCAGGCACGGGGTCGGGGCTTCAAACGGTGTCTAAGGCTATGTCGCGTATGCGGTTCCTCTGGGGGTCAGGGTCGTCTTCGTGAAAGGAGGTGCCTATGGTGATTCTGAAGGCCGCAGCAGATTCTTTGTTCTTTCAGGCAAAGGCCCTGTCCGGATCGGGAGAACGCTGGCTGAGGGTGAGATCTTGGTCGAGATCACGATCAATGCCTCGATCGCGTTCGGTGTCGCGTTCGAGATGGGGGCGGTGGACCCGCTCGAACGAACGCCCGTGAACGCAAGCGGAGTGAGGAGGTGCCTGTGGGGATTCTGGGGGCCGTACCCGAGCCTTTGTCCCCTTGGTCCAGGTCCGGATCGGGAGAACCCGTGCTGCTGAGGGCGTATTCGGCAGGAGTGCACGTGACATCTTGGTCGGGATCAAGGTCAATGCCTCGACCTCTGTCGGTGTCACGTTCGAGAACGGGACGATGGACCTACTCGAACGAACGCCTGTGAGCGCCTGTGAGCGCCCGTGAGCGCAAGCGGAGTGAGGAGGTGCCTATGGTGATTCTGGGGGCCGCAGTAGAGCCCGCGTGGGTGAAGTCCATGGCGGGATCCGGTGAACCGTGGCTGCCGAGAGTGAGGTCTTGGTCGAAATCGAGGCTGTGGCCCAGAGGTCGTTCCGCGTCGCGTTCAAGAACCGGACGATGGGGCCGCTCGAATGAGCGCCCGTGAACGCAAGCGGAGTTAGGAGGCGCTTATGGTGATCCTGGGATACGGAGCTGGACCTGGATCCTTGTCTGGACGTAGACAACAAGCGTGGTCGGGTGCGCGCTCGCGACGAGCGGCGACGAGTCCTTGGTCCCTTGCAGGAACGCCTTCGGGCACGTGGATGTGGTCGTGCGCAGAATCGACAAAGCGCCTGAGAGGGTGGTCCTTGGCCCGTATACGGACGGGGGTGTGCAAAACGTCTTGGTCGATGTCTCGGTCGAACGTCGCGTGAGGAGGTTCTCATGATCCTGTCGGGTTTGCTGTTGCAGTCCGGACCTCATCGACGCGCTAGTTCGTCATCGCTTTCACGTAAATTTCCAAGATTCTTGATCAAGATTTCTGTGGCGCGCTCAAGATACCGCGACTTCTCGCGCTCTGAGAGTGTGTTTCAACTCTGGTCTACGGCGGGATCGGTGAGAGGGCCGCAAACTGTGTCGGGAGCTCGTGCGGGAGGACGATTCCGTTGGGGGTCCTTGTCGCATTCTTGAAAGGAGACTCGTATGGTGCTCCTTGGGTCCGCAGCGGGGCCTGGGTCGAGGTCCGGACTCCGTGCTCATGTGTGGTCCGGTGCAGAGTCACGCCTGGGCTTGTTGAGCCGGTCCGGATCGAGGTCACGTTCGGGATTGTGGCTGCGTGCGTGGGCGAAGTCGAACGCCCGATCTTCCGGCTGGTCGTCATCACGCGCGCGATCTGGACCGCGTACGAAGTCCTGGGCGTTGTCTCGGTCGAACGCAGTGTGAGGAAGGAGAGACGTATGGTGCTCCTTGGGTCCGCAGCTGGACCTGGGTCGGGGTCTGGGCTCCTGGGGCAGTCGTGGTCCGGTGCGGGATCCCGACGAGCCTCGTTGAGACCTTGGTCCGGATCGAGGTCACGTTCAGGATTGTGGCTGCGTGCGTGGTCGAAGTCGAACGCCCGCTCTTCCGTGTGGTCGTCGTCACGCACGCGAGCTGGACTGCGTGTGAAATCCTGGTCGTTGTCTCGTTCGACGATCACGTAAGGAGGCTCTCGTGTTGATGTTCGGGATTAAAGCGGGACGAAGTTCGCAATCGCGCGCGAAGACGCAGTCGAGGAGGAGCTGGGGTCGCATCGAGTCCGTGGCGGGGTCACAGTCCGCGCAGTGGGTCGCCTCTATGTCGCAGTCAAAGGCCGACCGATGGTTCTCGGTTTCTGCGCAGGAAGCGAGGTCGGGGCTCCTGTGGTGGTCGGCGGCGCAAGCGCATCCGGGCGTGCAGTCGGGGTCCTGGTGTGACTGAATAGAAGGAGGTTTCCATGCTCGTGGCATATTCCCGTACGGCGTACGCCGTGACAGAAAGGTCTCTGTCTAGAGGGAGCGTAGGTCTCGGATCTGTGTCCTGGGTCGACTTCAACCCCGACGGGTCTTGGGCGCGGCGCGGTTTCATGCAGAAGCTGGCGGCACGTTCGTGGGCTTGCGCGCGGTCAGGACTTGCGCTCAGCTCACGCTCTGTCCAACGTTCCAACAGTTCGGGCTAGGAGGTTTCATGGTGATTCTGAGTGTACGTCTAATGGGCATTGTTTCGGTTAGCGGCTCTTGGGCGAGGTCAGGCGCCGGTTCGCGTGTTTGGTCGAGGCGCGTGTCAGGGGCTTGGACGCGCTCGCGGCCGAGAAGTCTGTCTGGAATGGGAGCGTGTACGAAGTCTCGTTCTTCGTATATCCCCGCTCGGGGCTAGGAGGTTTCATGTTGATCCTGTGCCTGAGGTCGAATCCTTCCTCGGTGTCCACGAGCGTGGCGAGAAAAGGGTCTACGTCGTGGTCGGAGGCGGAGCCACGCACATGGTCGTTGGCGCGGTCGAGGACGATCTGGTGGTGGGAGTCCCAAGCACGTACTCGCGTTTTCTGTAGAGCGCGCTCGATTCGCTACACGTGAAGGCTCAAAAAAGGAGATGCCCTTGCTGGGTATACACATGCTGGGTACACATACGCAGTCCTCGAAATCGTGGGCAAAATCACGGACAGGACTGGGGCTGGAGTCGGAGTCGAGGGCAGGCAAGGTAGGTGCGTCTTCCTGGTCGATGGCATGGGTCACTTCGGGGTTCTCTGCGGTGTCGGTGGCAGGGGTGCGGACGGGACCCGGACGTGGGAAGCGAGCGCGATCGGTTGCGGGGTCGGAATCTGTGGTGGGACTGTGGTCGTGGACGGGATCTGTTTCGTTGAAGTCGAGATAGAGGAGGCGCACATGCTGCTGCTTTGTGGAAAGGGATCGAGATCACGTTCCGGATCTTTGTTGGGGCAAGCGACGCGGTCGAAGATGCGGTCAAGGAATGGGTGGGGATTCTGGATGTGGTCGTGTTCTGGATCGAGGTCGGGATTGGCTTCGGAATCCTGTGCGCGACGGGAGTCTGGATTGTGGTCGAAGTCGTGCTCAGGACCGTATCCGTGGTCGTGGTCGTGGGCGCGGCCGATGCTCAGGGCGTGAGTATGCCGTGGAAGGAACTTCTCATGGTCCTGATGTGCGAAAGCGGCTCGAACTCCAGGGCACGGTCGAGATCGAGGTCCGGGCTGGGGTCGTGGTCCGGGCTGAGATCGAGGTCGGAGTCGGAGTCGAGGTCGTGGGCGGGGTCGAGGTCGTGGTCGCGGTCGAGGTCGTGGTCGTGGTCGAGGTCGAGGTCGAGGTCGGGGTCGGGGTCGAGGTCCGGGACGCTCAGGCCGTAACCACGGGTTAGATGGAGGTTCTCATGGTACCGCTGTGCGTAAGCGTCTTGAATTCCAGGCCACTGCTGAGATCGAGGGCGGAGTCGGGGTCGCGATCGGGGTCGTGGTCGCGGTCGTGGTCGGGGTCGTGGTCTGTGTCGGGTTCGAGGTCGCGATCGTGGTCGGGGTCGTGGTCGGGGTCGGCGTCGAGGTCGTGGTGTGGGTCGGGGTCAGGGTCGTGGTCGTGGTCGGGGTCGTGGTCGCGGTCGCGGTCGTTTTCGTCCCCCTGAAGAAAGGCGGTTGTATGCAAATCTCGCAACTGGCTATCGGTTCTGCTTGGTCGCGGTCGTGGTCGCGATCGCGGTCGGGGCCGTGGTCTGTGTCGGGTTCGAGGTCGCGATCGGGGTCGTGGTCGCGGTCGGGATCGGGGTCGAGGTCGGGGTCGAGGTCGGGGTCGTGGTCGGGGTCGTGGTCGCGGTCGCGGTCGTGGTCGTGGTCGTGGTCGCGTTCGTGGTCGGGGTCGTGGTCGGGGTCGAGGTCGGGGTCGGGGTCGCGATCGACTGAGGGATCTTGAGGAAAGCGAGAGGGGCCTTCCCCTCTCGTTTTCTTTGGCCCATACGGCGTACTCTCGCTTTCTTTGGCCCATACGGCGTACGCTCGCTCTATGTCCACCCGCTTCTACTGGGAGCCCCCTGACGAGCTCACGCCCTTCCGCTATGACCTCTACGTCGTCGGCGCGACCGAGGCCCTCCTCGCCTCCGTCCCGCACACGATCCCGGGCCCGTACTGGGTCGCCGCGACGCGACGTTTTACCTTTGAGGACCCCCAGGGGACGGACGTGACGATCTACCGCGTGCGCGCCCTCGGCCCCTCGGGCGAACTCTACGGGGACACAGGGCCCTTCCAGCCGAGCGCCGCCGTCGCCGCCCGCCTCGCTACGCGGAAGCGTGTCGATCACGACTACGGCGCATCGAACTCCCTCACCTATCAGACGGCGTCGGGCGTGGGTGTGCCGGACGCGACGATTCGCATCTTCCGCGCAGCCGACTGGGACCAGGGGCGGCGGACCGTGGCGTTGTACGTGTCCGAGACGGACGCCCTCGGGAAGTGGAAGACGAGCGTGTGGCTGGAGCCGGGCTTCGACTATGTGATTGTGTTCGAGAAACCGGCGGCGTTCGGCCCGAACACGACGCGGATCACGGTGTGAGGGGCGACGCCCCGCCTACACTCCCCCCATGACCCAACGCGTCACTTTCGACTTCTCGCGCCTCGCCACCCTCGCGCACATCCTCGGCGGCACGGCCACCTTCAACGCGACGGCGGAGCTCGGGCGGGCGCGCCTCACGATCGGTGCGGCCGACGCCGCGACGCGCGTAGCCGCCCCGAAGCTCGGAGCGTGGGCCAACGGGATCAGCTACACCGTCTGGGCTCGCGGCGGCGCGACGCGGCAGGTGGTGTACGACGGGTCGTCGCTTCGTGTGGGTAAAGCCACGGGCGACACGGCGGAGCAAGTGGCGGACGCCATCAACGCGAGTTCGCGCGACCCTCGTCGTTTCTACGCAACGACGCTCCCGGACAATCTGACCTCCTCGACGCGCGCGCAGCGCCCTTCGGACGGCTCGCAGGGTGCGTATCTCGACCTCGGGGCGGACGTGGCGGGCGGCTCCGGCGCGGACCCGGCGGCCACAGGCACAGGCGTGCTCGCGGGAGGCGCGGATCCGCAGTTCCAGGGAGGGAACGCCGTTCAGTACGTTGCTTCGACGGGCAACGGGGGTCTCTTTGTGTTCGATCACGAGGAGCCGCTCGTGCTCGTTCAGTTCATGGCGTCGCTCTCCGGCGCGGTTGCGTGGGAGCTCACCCTGCGGCGCGTCTCGCCTGCCCGCGCGGACGAGGGTGTGGCCCTTCCGATCGCGAACGCGAACTCCCAGAACATCCTCGTGACGACTCCGTCCGTGGTGATTCCTCCGGGTTGGGGCATCGGCTTCTCGGCCTCCGCGCAGGGAGGCGCTTTCGTGATGGTGCGTAAAGCATGAATCCCCGACCCGACGGCCTTCGAGACACGCCTCCTCGGGATGTCCGCGAGAGCCTCGCGACCGATGATCAGGCGCAGCTCGACACTCTTCAGGATTTGTCGATCCGCCGCCTCGAAAGGCGCTGGGCCCTGACGACGGGCCTCCTGATGGTGACCACCGTGCTGGCGGTCCTTGCCCTTCTTTTTGCAACGCGGCGACCCACGGAAGCACCTCCGGCACCGGTTTCTGTACGCCGTGTTTGCCCGGCAGTTCCCGCTTGCCCGACGTGCCCTTCGCTTACGTGCTCGTCCCTCGTCTGCCCGGATCCGACGCCGCGCCGTCCCCGCCGCCACCGCGACTGATCACTTCTTCCCGAAGAGCAGGTCCCACGTCTCTCGATCGAGGTCGCCGCGAACCTCCATCGGTCGGTCACCGACCACGACGTGGCCGAGGGCTTTCTGCATCGGAAAAGCCTGTCGCCACAGAGTCGAAATGCTGTCTTCCTGCGGAGACTTCGGCACCTCGTACACAGGTCGAGGTCTCGGCAGTTGCTTCAGGGTGTAGTCGGGGCGAACGAAACGCCGTCCGATGTGGCGCGCCGCGCCGAAGAGGTTCGTGACGGCCCCCTGTACGTCGTACGGGAAGGCAGGCTTCACCTCCTCCTTGGGGGCCGCTTGCTCGGGCCCCTCGCAATAGACGCCGAAGCCCTTCAGGGCGCCGATCATCGCCACCTGGAGGATGTCCTTGAGACGCACCGAGTACTCCTCATAGTCTGCCTTTACGCGTGCGACGGACTCGGGTGGGCCTTCGACGCGGAAGTGTGCCGTCTCTTGTCGGATCGTGCAGGCGTGGGACGCCGCCGCATGCAGGATGAGCTGCGCATCGGACGGCGAAATCGGCACGAGGATGAGCTGCCCCCAGGCTTTCACCGCTTCCCCGTGCTTCGCGACGAGACGATCCATCAGGCGGCGAGCGTGTCCACGCTCGGCGTCCGTCGCGCCTGCGTTCGCGGCCATGGCGGCGAGCTTGTGGTAGAGCTCTCGGGGGTCTCTGGACATGGGCTGGAAGGTAGCAAGGTTGACCTTCCTTGACTACTTGCTGCGAGGTGCGTGCGGCGTTAGGTTGTCTTCATGAAGAACAACACCCTCATCGAGAAGCTCTCCAACATCCAGGTCGCGTACACCGATCCCATCCTCGCCTCCGCCGCCAAGCGCCTTCACGCGGGCGAGGACGCGGAGACGGTGGTCGTCGAGACGCTGGAACATCTCGCCACCGATCGCGACCGCCTCCTGAAGGAACTCATCGCCTTGCAGGCGAAGGTCGCCGTGCCGGGGCGCGTGGAGATCGTGCTCGGCCAGGGCGGCGCGCCTCCGAGCAAGGAGCTCGACGTTCTCGTTCAGGCGTCGAAGCCGGGCAAGCCGCTCACCGAGGTGTTCGGCTTCGAGAAGCCTGAGACGAAGGGCTGATGGGCCTCTTCGATTTTCGTACCTGTCAAGCGGAGCGGTGCGGCGCGACACTCTTCATCCCGCTCTACAAGTTTGAGGCGGATGACGACAGGAGCGAAGCGGAGTTCATCCGCGAGATCGCCCGCGACAAGGACTGGAGCCTTGCGCCCAGCCTCTGCGGCCCCGATTTTTGCCCGGCCCATAAGCCCGCGAAACTCCCCGAACCTGTTGACACGCCGCCCGAGGGTTCTTAGTCTCCTTTCACCATGAACGGTTTGTAGCTCCCTCTCGCTCGCGCTCCGCCTTCACTCGGTGCTTCCCCTTGGGTTCGTTCTTTTCACCCCCAGGAGACATCGAGATGAATACCGTCCGGACCCTTCGCGATCAGATCAAGCACAACGTCCAGGTTTCTCAGGAGATCGTCACGCGCCTCCGTGCGGCCAAGGGTCGCGAGCGCTACGACCTCTGGAACGAGAAGCGCGCACACGGCGCCACGACCCGCACGCTCCTCCTCGCGCTCGCTTTCCTTCGCGGCATGCCGTATCTCCGCGTCGAGGCCACGACGCGCATCCCCGTCGACGTGGCCGGCATCGCGGCGTGCGCCGGAGTTCCGTCCGACGTGGTGCGAACGTGGTGGGAGGCGCCTCTGCCGCTGAAGGAGGCGGCGTGATGGACCTTCAGCTCCTCTACACGAAGGGCGAGAACGGCGCCCGCGTCTGCAAGCTCTGTGACCAGGACCTCGACGCGGATTGGCATCTTGATGAGTGCCCGGGGCTCGTGTTCGACAAGATGACTTACGAGATCCGTATCGACGGCGCCAACTGCGGGCGCGGCTGCTGCGGGTACACGCATGATTCGGTCGAATCGAGCACGCTCGAAGGCGCCATCGAGAAGGCCGCCGTGGCGGCGCCTGATTGCGCCTACCCCTCTTACTCGGCCCGGCTGATCTACGATCTGCCGGACGTGAAGGAGCGGGTGAACGCGGTCTGGGCGCGGGTCAAGAAGGAGCGGGAGACCAAGGAGGCCGAAGAGAAGTCCCGCCGCGAGGCCCAGGAACGCGCTGCGGCGAAGAAGCGTGACCTCGAACGCCTGGAGCTCGAACGGGTCGACCTCACGGAGGCTGCCTACGTGAGGAAGCGTGCCGAAATCGAGGCGAGGGCGTAAGATCGCGGTATGGCGCAGGAACCAGAATTCGATGCCTTCCAGAAGGCGGTGGACGAGCTCCTCCAGGCGGCCGAAGTCGCGGCCCCTTACCTGATAGGGGAGGCGACTGAGAAGCCTGCCAAGGCGTACGCGAGCCTCCAGGCCGCGATTCGGAAGCTCCGAAAGGTTCGGAAGGTTCGGAATCCATGAAGCTGTACGTCGTACTCCTCGACACCCTCACGGGCGGGCACGTCGCCGCCCAGTGCGCCCACGCCGTGGCGGAGATCCACGCACGCGAGCCGGGTGCCTGCGCCGCCTGGAGAGCGGCCTCCAACACGGTGGTGGTTCTCCAGGCGGAGTCGTAGGTGCTCGAAACTCTCGCCCGAGAGCCTGGAGCTGTCGAGTTCAGGGAGCCGGATCGTGGGGACGAGCGGACCGGCGTCGCGCTTTTTCCTCACACGTGCTTTTCCCGCAAGCTCCTCCGTTCGGCCCGTCTCGCGTCTTGACGCGCTCCCGGCTTGTGCCTACACGAGGCGTGCGGTAGTGTCCTCCGTGTGTATTGGACCTCCACGATCGAAGGTCACAAGGTCGAAGTTGAAACGACGAGCACGGGCTTGCCCCCGGACGACCAGAGCGGCTTGTCCCTCAACAACTCGAAGACCTTCTGGCGCGTCGACGAAGGTCCGTGGCGGCGCTCTCCCGAGCGCAGCCAGCACGCGACGGTCCAGAACATTTCGGGCCTCATCGCGTTGCTTCTCGAATGGAACGTGTTGGATCGCGCGCGTAGCTGAGCGGCTTAGCGGGGTGCTCTAAACACCCGTCTACGGGAGTTCGATTCTCTCCGCGCGCACCCTCTTCGGAGGAAGGAGTGATCATGCGGAATTACAGTCCTAACGTGGATGCCGATCCCGTTCTCATGGAGAGGTTCAAGAACGAACCCCTCTACACCTTCAACACGCTCGTGCTCCGGTTCCAGACGAGCGAGCTCCAGGCGTACCTCCGCGCGGAGGCGGATCGCATCGAGGGCGAGGCGAAGTCCGACTTCGCCCGAACCGCCGCGATGCTCAAGGATGTCGAAACGCGCGCGGTTGAGGTGGAGGGCTATTCGCTTGCCGAGATCATCGGCGCTCTCCCGCAGACCCAGGACGCGGAGAAGATTCGCGGGGAGCGCGCCACGCGCAACCTCCGTTTCGTCGCCGACCACCTCGCGCCGGATGCCACGTTCGAGCTCGACGCTTCGGACCTCCTCGCCTTCGTCGAGCGTGCGGCGAGTCAAGACGCCCCGTACGTCCGGGCCGGCCTCGTGGGGCGCACCCTCGGGCACCTCCGTCGCTTCGTGTCGGCGGATCAGGCAAAGATGGGTTGAACCTCGTGTGGGGGTATAAGACTCTGAGCGCGTACGCTCATCTCAAGGAGTTCCCCCCATGCACACCCTTCGGATTCTCTTCTTCCTGGCTATTCAACTGGGGGGCTGCGCCCCCGACCTCGTCCCCCTCGTCTTCGACGCGGGCCCTCCGCCCTCGGACACGGCTGCGGACGTGGCTGCGGACGTGTCGGTTGATCAATCCCTCACGGACGCGCCTGCGGACGTTTCGGCGCCTCCTGTGGAGGCCGCCGTCGACGCCCCGGTAGGTCCTCGCACCACCTTCCCCCTGCTCCGTGTCTTCGTCGCCCCGGCGTGGACGCTCGAACAGCGCGTGCAGATCCAGGGCGCCTTCGCGATGCTCCGGCCCGTTCTCCCGGACGTGGAAGAGTCGGACATGGCCTCGGCGGATGTCGGGCTCTACCCCACGCGCACCGAAGACTGCGCGGTCACGGCCGGCGGGCACTTCAGCCGTACGGCGTACGTCAACCCCACCTGTTTCCCTACGCGCGAGGGTTTCAGCCTGTCGCACGCCGTCGCGCACGTGCTGCTCGACTACCTCGGGCTCTCGCACGTGTGCACGACCCCGAGTGAGTCGCGCGACTGTTCCCCCGTGCCCTTCGGGGCGGCGCTCATGAACGTGCACTTCGCCGAGCCCACGACGCCGCAGCGCGTCTTCACGGGGTGGCGCGGGGGGCTCTCGGCCTTCGACATGGCGGAGGCGCGGCGCGTGATCGCGTTGGTGCCGCGATGATCTACGTCCTCGTCTTCGTGCTGTGGGCGGGGATCATCCTGTACATCAACCTGCGCCCGCATCGAAAGACAAGTCCTTCGGCGGACCGGGAGGAAGTCGAGCGCCTTCGCAAGGAAAACGAAGACCTCCGTCGGGATGTGCAGCGCTGGCGGCTGCGCGCGCTTCGACGGGGCTGGAAACCCGGGCAGTATGGAGGGAATCGCTGATGCTTGTTTACCTTGCTCCGCGCCGCTATCGACACGAGGAGTTCCTGTTCTGTCAGGGGTGTCGCCAGTGGATTCCCAAGCCCTGGGACGGCTGGGCGCCTCAATGCGACCTCTGCGGAGAGCTCTACGAGACGACACGCTTCGTCTACGTCGCAGGAGACGGTACGCGTATCGGCGTGCGGGGCTGGTATCCCAAGGACATCTGGTCTACGCCTCCGGCGCCTCCTCCTGGAGTGAGTGACGTGCGTGCCGTCCCGGGAGCGCACTACCGGGACGTGACTTTTGTGGAAGAGGCGCCGAAGCCTCCCGCGTCTCGATGGAAGTACGTCGTGAGCAGCGTCCTGGCTGTGGGTGTGGTCCTGGCTTCGTACGTGCTCTCTCACTAGGGGTAAAAGAGCGTGGCGAATCTTCTCGTCAGGAGGCTCTCATGATCACGCTCAAGTTGACCGCGACGTATCTCAAGGAACCCGAAGCCGCGCGTACCCAAGCGGCACGGATCCAGTACCACCTCATCGAGAGGGGGCGCGCGGACGCTCTGTGTGAAGCACGAGGCGATCACCTCCTCCTCACGAGCGGGACTGCCTTTTCGGCGATCGAGCTCGCGCTGCTCAGTCGACAGTACGGGGTCACAGTCGAGGAGATGAAAGTCGAAGGTCCCGGCGCAGTCGGCATCAAGCTCGACTGAAGAGGGATCCCGCAGGCGTGCTGTGCCCCTCCAGAAGGAGGGGCGAGTGCGCTTGCTTTGGCTCTCAGCCCTTCCAATACCTTTTCGCGGATGCCATGCGTACGCCGTATTCAGGGCTTGGGATTTTTCGTCCGAATCCGTGGCAGTTCCATTCGCACGAACTTTACCGGGATCGGTGTGTGCGGCGGGTACGCCGTTTGTTGCGCCGTGGGGGTGTGCGGCTCGTGACAACACGCTTTGAAGCACGAGCAGAAGACGTTCGGCTTGGTGTGACACGGACAGGTACAGAAGAGGGAGCTCACGACACGTCTTCCGGTTCTTTGGGCCTGTACTGCCGGTTCCTGTCCACGGGCGGGATCTTGCGGAACACGATCACGCGCACCTCGATCTCCCCGAGGACCTTGTCCTTGACCTTGGTGTCGACGTAGCCGGAGTCGCGCTCCAGGCCGGGGGCGTCGAACTTGTCCTTGCAGTGGCGCGCGAAGGCGACGGCGAGCGCGTCTGCGACCTGCTCGGCAGGAAGCCCCGCGAGATCAGCCAGAATGTGTTCGACCAGAGGGGCGAGAACGTCAGGCGCTGTATCAGCCATCGGATGTCCTTTGTGAGCGTTGAAATTTCAGGAGCCTTTCTCAGGGCACGAACTTCAGGACCGGGTACTCACCCCAGGCCCGCAGCACCGGCTTCACCGTCCGCGCGTACCACAGGCACAGTTCATGGAGGGGTCGCTTCCTCGGAGGCTCGAACCGAGGCGCCCCATCGTCGTCGCTCGCACGGAGGCCCTTCTCCGTCAGAAAGGTCCTCGAATCCTTGTAGACGCCCGTGCGGAGGTCGAGAAACCCCCACTTGCGCAGGATCGGACCGGACACGAAGACCGTCCACGCCTCTCCACGTGGGAGGTGCACTCGGTGGAAGGTGTCGGCGTAGATGATGTTCACGGAACCCGGCGCGTAGAAGTGGCGCGTGACCGAGCAGGTCAGGTCGTCGGGTTCGCCCGGGGAGCTCGCTCGCACGATGTGTGACAGGCGCTCCTCCTCGTAGCCCCCCGAGAGCACCAGCGATCCGCTCCACGCGAAGGGGTGGTTGTGCAGCTCCCGGTCCTCGTCGCCTCGGTGGAAGCGATGAAGCCAGAGACGCCCGCGCGCGCGGCCGAAGTTGAGGAGCTGGAAACGCGAGAGGTAGGGCTGCTGGTCGCCCCCGATGATCACGCGCCGAGGGAGATAGTCGGAGAGGTGCAGGAGGAGTTTTTCAATCATGGAGGGGGACAATAACCTGTTTAGGTAAACCTTGGCAAGCGGTATAAGGCTCTGAGCGATGACCGCTCGTGGTTTCGGAAAGGAGACGAAGGATGGCCAAGATCGTGGAGCCCCCGAAGGGGAAAAGGGTGTCCTGCAATGCCTGCGCGGCTGTAATCGAATACATGCCGGAGGAAGTCGAAAAGCACAACGGAACCGACTACTCGGGAGGCTCGGACGGCTACGTGCGTGTGAAGTGCCCTAGGCCCGGCTGCCCCGGGTACGGCTACATCCGGACGTGGTGAGATCATGAGTACCCAGGAATACGTTCAGCCCAGCCCCCTCCTCGGCCTCGCCATCGGCGACGCCCTCGGGAAGCCCTTCGAGTCGATCGAAGGCTGCCCCACTCCCCCCAAGCCCTCGCCGGACTGGAACCTCCAATACCTCCCGGGGAGGGAGGAGATCGTCGGAGAGTACGGCGTACCGCCGGGTCACTTCACCGACGACACGCAGATGAGCCTCGCGCTCGCCAACTGCCTTACGTCTCTCGGCAAGTGGAGTCGTTCGGAGGCCCTCCTCTACTACTACGCCTGGAGACGCGGGGAGGGCCCCTACGCGCCGCGCGGCATGGGAGGGACGTTGCGGAAGGCCCTCGATTACATCGCGGCCCGGGGGATGGCGCAAGCGAGCGACGATCTGAACGAGTCGGGCGTCCGCCACCGCGCCCACCCCTGCGCGCCGCTCGATCCGGTGAACGATCGCTACGTCGGGTGCGGCACGGCGATGCGCGCTGCGCCCATCGGAGCGTTCTTCTCGAACGAGGAGGAGATCCTCAAGGTCGCTACGGAAGACGCCTACCTCACGCACTCTTCGGTCGAGGCGGCGGCGGGATCGTTCGCGGTGGCGATGGCGGTTCGCTTCCAGATCCAGACCTTCGGGAAGAACCCCGCGTCGATGCTCCCTTCCCTCCGGGCCTCCCTGGACCGACACTTCCGCTACACGCGCGTGGCGGCTGCCGTCGATCTCGTGGCGGCTCTGACCCACGCGACTCCGAGCGCGATCACCCTCCTCCGTCCGGACTCCGACGTGGCGTCGGTCGTGGGTTCGGCGCTCGCGTTCTTCGCCCTGGTCGAAGCGAAGGAGTACGCGCTGACGGCTTTTCGACGTGCGATTCACTTCGGCGGCGACACCGACACCCGCGCCGCCATCGTCGGCGCTCTCCTCGGCGCGCGCTGGGGCAAGGACGTGTTCACCTACGACCTCGTTCAAGGCGTCGAGCGGTCGGCGGAGCTGATGGCGCTCGACCAGCTCCTCGTGAGACGAAGCTAGGCTTCGAGACGTGAACCGAAGGGCTCATCACCGCGCCCTCCTCGCCCGGCTGAAGGACGCGCCCTGCACCGACTGCGGGGCCGTCCTTCGGCCGGAGGCGATGGACTTCGACCACGTGCGCGGCGTGAAGTGCGCGAACGTCTCGGACCTCGTGGGCGGGACGACCGAAGCGCTCCTCGCGGAGGTGGCGAAGTGCGAGCTCGTCTGCGCGAACTGTCATCGGAGTCGCACGGAGGACCGGCGCGCGGACGCCCACGTCGATCTCGCGCTGGCGTACGACGTATTCTTGGAGGGTGAACTGTCTTCGTAGACGGGTGCGCACGTGACGCCGAAGGCTGTGGGCGTCGTCGAGGTGCGCGTGTCGGTCTTCTTCCGAGGCGGTCACCTCGTGGCACCCTACGAAGTCCCGGATGACCCCGCCACCTGGGACGCTGCGCTCGTGGAATGCACCCGCGACGCGAGGGCTCGGACGGCGGCGTGGCCTTTTCTTTGGCTCTCGGTGTACGCGAAGGGGAGGCGCATCCTGGAGGATCGCGCGAAGGGGGCCGCTTCAGACGCTGCGTCGCTCGATGGCAAACTGAACGGCCGGGAGGAGACTGCCGAGGGCGACGGTCACGGTCGTCAGGATGTGCGTCTCGGCGAGGACTGAGAACGCGAAGACCCCAAGGAGTCCGAAGAACACCCCGAGGATGGCGCGCGGGTTCTTTCGGAAGGTCTCGTAGGCGGCGCCCCATCCGATGGCGACGGCGGCGATCATCGCCATGATCCAGAGAGGGGGCTCATGCCCTTTGATTGAGAACCAGAACGTGAGGCCGCTCATGCAAACGGTGGCGACGAGGCGGACGGCCGCTCGCGTGGTGCGCCAGCGGTAGTGTGCGATTGCGACGGCGGGGTCGGTGCGTGCGAGACCCACAGGAGGGATGCTGTCGCGACCCTCCTGAGGAGATCCTGGGGAGGGGACGAGCGTACGTGTCGGAACTGAGGCCAGGAGAGTCCCGACCGCCTTGAGGATGTCGTCGTGCTCGCATCCCTTGAGGAGGTAGATCCATCCTCTCTTCTTCGCCTCTTCGGGAGCATCCGGGTCTCCGGACAGGACGATGACAGGCACTTCCATGCTCGTGAGCGTTTGGAGGAGCGGAGTCGACGAGCGGTCGAGGCGCCAATCGAGGATGACGCCTGCCGGAGGACTCGTCGCGAGCGCAGTGAGGGCGTCGTCGACGGTGTGTGCGAGGTTGACGGCGTGGCCGTGCTGCCGGAGGAGCGTCGCCATGAGGCGCGCGTAAGAAACGTTGTCTTCGATGAGAAGGATCACGCGGGGATCGGTCATTGGAGGGTCGTTCGGCATCTTGTTTCTCGGGTTGGGAAGAATCAGCTTCCAGAGTAGGTGTGCATACCGCGCTGGTACACGCGCTCAACCCAGGCCGCGTCCTGTGCCGTGTCGTAGACACGGAAGTCCGCGACCTCTCCGTTCAAGTATTCGCCACCCGCCAGAGGATTGCCTCCTACGTGCCAACGCGAGAGTTCCGGAGAGGCGCCGTAGTCGATCGTACCTACGTGCGCCGTTGTCGCGGTGAGGACGCCGTCGACGTAGGTCTTTATGTTTGCGCCGTCGTAAGTGAGGACACAGTGGTGCCAGATTCCTGGGCGCGCAAAGTAGAGCAGGTTTCCGGCTCCGATCTCGGCGCCTCCGAAATTTACGGCACAGGTCAGAACCCCGGCCGCGTCCAGGTAGGCATGGATGCTCGCGTAGGGGGGACCCCACCCCGCTGCGACGTACTCACGCAAAAAGAGGCGCGCGATCCCCGCGTTGGGTTGGCGGAACCAGAGGCTGACCGTGATCGCTGTGGTGGGGCGTGCGACATCCACGGGCGCGCGGATATAGCCGGCCATGTGAAGTTGGACGGCCGGTTCTCCCCAAGGGCCTTGCGCTCCTGGAGTCCCGGACGTGATGGTGCCGTCTGCGCTTCCTACGCTGCCGCTGTTGGCGACGGTTGTATCGGTCACGTCGGTCTCGTCCATCTTCCACCAGAGGAGGGGAGGGGGAGAGCCCGCTTCCTCGCGTGCGTCGAGACCGAGCGCGGTTCGTACCTGAGGGACGCTGCGTACGGAGAGGTCGGCTCCGTCGCCGCCCAGGAAGGTGTTGAGACCTGCGGCGTTGAGAGCGTTCCACCCAGCCGCGCCGCGACGCAGAATGTCCCCTCGCGTGGAGGCGAACGCGTCGAGCACGTTGGCGAAGGGTGTCCATGCAGGGTCTGTACCGTCCGAGACGAAGAGGCGATTGGCGGCTCCGATCGGCAGGCGCGCGTCCGCTGAAACCCCACGGACGATCAAGTCACCTCGGGTGGTGGTCGGAGAACCTCCGGCGAACGACACGGGCTCCCAACGACTGGCCCCGTGGTTCCAACCGAGCAACTGCCCGTCCGTCGGAGCGGTGGAGGAGAGAGTCCGCCCTTGGAGTTGCGTCGCATTCGCGGCAGCCCAGCCGAGTTGAACGTAGGCGGACCCATTCCAGACCACGACGCGAGCCGCGTCCTGATCCCACCCCATCCAGCCCGCGCGAGGGCCCGCGACCCCGGAGAGAGCAACCGTCGTGTACTGCGGGAGTTCGAGACCGCCGAGCACCCCCGCGCCCAGCGTGACGCGCCACGCGTGCGTTCTGCGCAGAGCGTCCGCCAGGACAGGCTCACCGTCCGCGTTGTTCGTCAGGAGAGGGAGGGCGGGCCCTGCGGGCTGCGATCCTTGAAGCGCTCCCGTCAGAGGCAAGGGGCCCAGGGGAGGCGGCGGGTCGAGGGGAGATGGCACGGGACGGCTCGTGAACATCGCGAGAAGCATACGGCGTACGCTTCTCGCGATGTACCCCGCCGCCCTCGGAACCAGCTTTGTCGTCCAACAGGAAGTCTCCGGCACCGGACAATTCACAGGGGCCGAATATGGCCGCGCCCGCCTGACGGTGCCGAACGGCGACGCGAACGCGGTCGTCCGCATTGCCGCCCGGCTCTTCGGGAATCTCGCCAATTCCCTCCTCGTCGAGTTCATTGATCGAGGGGCGGGCAACACGGTACCGGCCACGTTCGTGGAGCAGGTCGGCACGGCCATTCGCGTCTATCTCCGTCGAGGCGCCTCGGGCTCCCCCCTCGCGACGGCAGCAGAGGTGGCTTCCGTGATCAACACCTACACGCGATACACCTCGATCCCCATCGCGGCGGTGGCGGGCGGCACGGGGCTCGGGGTGTGCGGGGCCGTGGCTCCCACGCTCCTGACGGGTGGACGGAACTTCTGGGGACACGTGTCGGGCCGCGTCTGGAGCTCCACGGTGACCTACGCGGAGGGGGACGATGTCGCGGACCAAGGCGTTCTCTACCGCTCCCTCCAAGGGTCGAACACGAACCGCACCCCCGCGAGCTCCCCCTCCTGGTGGCAGGCGTTCGAGCGTCCGGACCCCGCGACATTTCGTTGGCGCCCCACGAACACGAACCTCGGGCTCTTTCACTTCGAGCACGACCGCGTCCTCGTCCTGCAACAGTTCGAGGCCAAGTTCACGGTGCCGATCGGATCGCATTCCGTACGCCTGGAGCGTGTGCCGCTCAACGCTGCGTTCGAGCCCGTGGACGCGGACGCTGTGCCGGTGTTCGTCTACTCGTCGCTCACGACGAGCTCGACGCCGACTTCGGGCCCTGACATCACGCTCGCGGACGTGTCGATCAAGTTGCCGCCCCGGTGGGCTTTCCGCGTGGTGACGGATGTTGCGATGCCAGGGCTCGTGCGCATGGATGTGCGACGGGAGCCGTTTGCGTGAGCCTGAAAACGGCCGTCACGGAAGATTGGATTTATCGCCGAATCTTCGGCGCCACCTCGAATTTGCTCCCGGGTGCTCCTTCTGTGGTGAGGAGCTCGAACCGACATCTTAAACGTTTTACAGAACTTCCGTTCGATCTCCCCGCCGCACGCAAGCGGTACTTCGCCGCATCCATTTTGGGAGACATTGCGACGAAAGGGGAACTCAACACGCAGCCTCACCCTTTCGCCGTTGAGCGCGCCCCTCGTTCGCAGGCCCTCGCGCCCGCTCCTGCGCTTAACGTTCCCTCCGTGACCCCCGAAGAGATTCTTCATCACGCGGCCAATGGTCCTGCGCTTCAATACGGGGAGGCGCAGCTTCCTTCGGTGCTCGGGCCTCGGGCCAAGCGCCTTCTCCTCGCGATCGCGACGCTTCCCCCGCTCGCGTACGGCGCCCACCGTGCGTACCAGCACTTCCAGGGCCCCGCGCCCGAGGAGGAGGCGGTGAAGGAGGCAGCCCTTCGGCGCTACGGCTTTCAGAAGGAGGCCCTTTCGCCGATGGCCCGCAACATGTTGATCGGCGCAGAGGTAGGCGGGACGCTCACAGGCGGGGCGAACTACTACCACCATCGGGACGAGCCCGACGCCTTCTCCCGCGCGGCGAAGGCGACTGGGGCTGGCGCTCTTGCGGGGGCCATCGCCGGAGGGGTGCTCACGCCGGAGAGGTCGGGAGCTTCAACCGCGCCGCGCCCAAGCGCTGCGCCTCAGGACGCGGTTTCGCGCGTGTATCTGACGGCCCCTCCTGCGCCTCGGGGAGGAGGGCATCCGGAAGATCTCCGCGACAAGATGAAGGCGTTGGCGGACGAAGCACGCGCTGCGAACGATTCGCATCTTCGCGAACATGCGACCAACGACGCCCTCAACAAAGCCAAGGCGTTGCTCCAAGAACCGAACGGGCTGCCTGGGATGCGCGACGACCTGGACGAGTTTGATCGACTCATGCGAGACCCCAACCACGTCTTCCAGTTCTGACCCCCCGCGTACGCCGTATTCTTACGGCGATGCCCGTCCTCGCCACTCCCACCACTTCCCGGATCCTCACCCGCGACGAGGCGCGTCGCTGGCTGCGGGACTTTCCTCCCGGCCTCGTGCCCAAGACCGGCGTCATGAACGTGCTCTTGGAGGGCGTGGAGTTCTCCGATGAGGACGTGGACGCAGGGCTCCAGGGCGCCGTTGACCGCTACAACGTGATGACGCCGACGACCCTCCTCCAGGTCGACATGGTGCCGAGGACCCTCCTCCTTTACGGCTGTGTGGCCCACCTCCTGTGGTCCGAGTCTTTCCGCCAGCTCCGCAACCAAGCCACGGTGCAGGACGGGGACGTGCAACCGATCGGCATCGACGACAAGACTGCGCCGTACACCCAGGCGTCGAAGCTCCTCTGGGACAAGTTCGACGAACTCGCGCGCGGCGTGAAGACGCAGCGGAACATGGAGTCGATGTACGGCGGGATCTCGTCGGGCTACCTCAACGTCTCCCGCACGCTTTACGGGTGACGCAGTGGCACACAAGACGAAGACGTTCGGGGGACTCCGGTTTCGGATTGACCGGCCCAAGGGCTACGTCAAGGAGTGGCCTCAGGACGGTTGGACGAAGCGCTTCACCTACCCCGTGGACTACGGGTATCTGCCGAGGCACACGGGAGAGGACGGGGAAGGTTTGGACTTCTTCGTGGGGGACGATCCCACGGGGCACCTGGAGAGCTTCCAGAAGCTCAAGCGGGACGACCACGGGCGCAGGCTCCTGGACGAGACGAAGTTCCTGGTGGGCGTCACGGACGCGGAACGCGAAGTGATCTACCGTCTCTATGGGGACGAGGTCTGGCATCGGAAGGTGTACAAGGACATGGACGAACTCATCCGGGACCTGCCGAAGTTCGCGGCGGGGAAGAAGGAACGCTACCGCGAGAAGACGGGGCACATCCACGTGATGCGTCCGGTGGCCGAACAAAGCGATTACACCCGTTGCGACACCTGCGGGAAGGTCGAGAAGTCGGCGGGCCTGGAGAAAGACGCCATCAACTTCGGTAAGCTCCGGGACTCCTTCCAGGGCCTCGTGCAACGTTTTCACGGGCCGCAGCCTTCGATGTTGCCGCCCATGCAGACGCCGCAGTGGCATCGCAACCTCCATGCGGAGATGCAGAGGCACTACCACGCGAATCGTGGCCCGGGGAGCTCGATGGTGGAGCTCATGACGGAGCGGGCGCGCCAGCTCGGTTATCACGACATCGGGAAAGCGCAGACGATGGGCGAGATGACGGACGGGCTGGCGCGTCTGGGGATCTCCCCGAGGCAACAGTTCGATGAGGCGGCGCAGTTCGCCAGAGCCCCTGCGCATCTGGCGGACAGCCGGGCAACGGTGAAGGCCAACCCCGATCTCCTCGCGGCGCAGAGTACCTTTCACGCGCGTCAGCACCTGGGCCTCCCGGATACGCGCCCCACCGATGCGTCTTCCCCCGCGATGAAGTCGGCAGCCGTCCGCGCGAAGATCGCGGTCTTGGCCCGGTACGGGTTCAAGCGCGCGGACGCGAAGTTTGCGGACATCGACAAGCACATCGTGGGGGAGATCGAAGTGGCGGGAGCGAACCCGTCGGAGTGGTCTTTCCAGGGACTCATGGACCCCAGCCTTCGAGAGGGGACTGAGACGCCTGCGGGCCCGGGGCGGCTGTGAGCGACCTCCTGAGTCCCGGGGAGCTCCTGCTCTCCGACAAACTTCAATCGGCGGAGTACCTCCAAGGGAGGACGGGGGCGCTTCAACGTCTCCATCGACTGGATCCGCGTCTCGCAGCGGAAGTGATCTCGTACGCGTGGCCACACCCCGCTGGGCGCTCGTGGACCGATGACGAACTCTACGAGCGCTTGGGTACGCCGAAGCCCAGGACGCGCAAGCAGGGTTCCCTCGCGGCGTTCCTGCACGTCGTGGGGGAGACCCCCACACTTTTTCGCGCTGCCAAGGAACGACAGGATCGCGCGAAGCGGAGGGAGGCGCGCGAGAAGGAGCGACAAGACGCGACGAAAGTTGCCGCGCGCTATCTCGGGAAGTTTGCCTCCACGTTCGTCGACACCTACATGCCGAGCGTGGGAGCCGCCTTCGACGCCTTTCAGATGGAGCGCGCGCGGCAAGAGGCGCTGGAGGCGTCGAAGTACCCGGCGCTTCACTTCACGCAGCCGATGATGGCGAGTTACGCGATGGGGGGCGGGGCCGTCGCGCCTGCGATGACGAGTTCTCACCATCACCGCCGACACAAGCATGGGGAGGAGAAGACGGCGCTGCCCCGATGGCAACGAGAGGAACCTTCGCTTACTCCTGATGAGGTGAGGGCTCGCCGTACGGCGTACTGGTCACAGGCGCCGGAGCTCTCGCCGGAAGCGCTCACACGGCATCGGGAGCTCCGTCAAAGACAAGTCGACGCGATCTCGAAACGAGAAGGGGTTCGGCCGGGAGATTCACCCCTTGCTCAACTCGCAGGAGCGCACATGATGGGGGACGTGGTCCAGCTTCCTCCGAACCAAGGCCACGCCCTTCGACAGGCGGTGGCCGCGACCAAGGTCAAAGTAACGCCCCCTCAATTTCGCGACTTGCTGACCGCAGAGGGACGAAAGGCATACGGGGATCGCACTGTGGCTGCGCTGTCTTCCTCGATGACGGTCCCAGAGCGCCAGCCCTACGACCCTACGGTTCAACACGCGGTTCTCCACCACGAACTCGGTGAACGCGCCCAAGCGCGGGCCGCGAAGACGCGGGAGGTGGGGTCTCGTTTCGTGGCGTCGCATCTCGGGGAGACCCCCGATATTGCGGAACGCCACTCCCTGTTTCGGGATCCGGAGGCGGGCGCTCTCTTCGATTCCCTTCGGCAGTCGAACAAAGGGGACGCCTTTGTTCAGGCGAAGATGCGCCAGTTCGGTCACACCCCGAATAATCCAATGCCCCTGGGGGGCCGGGCACATCGCGCACTCGCACACGCCGTGCTCGAACAAGCTCCGGTGGAGGGTCCCGCCCGAATCAACCGCATTGTAGGAACTACCCCGTTGTTGGGACAGGGGTTGTCCGCCGTCATGAAACGAAACCCTCTTCTGAAAGATCAACATGTGGAGATCTACCCTGCTGCGCTGCCTTCTCATCTTCGATCGAGCCTGCTCCAGGCTGAAGGCGTGGCGTCGCAAGTGGGCCGTTCGTTGGCGAAGATCCCGGGCGTACAAGGGCTGTACGAACGGTTCAAAGCGCCCGTGAAGAGCATCTTCGAGGCTGCGCATACGTCGCCGGGCACTGCGCGGAGTTTTCTCAAACATCTGTCGGTGGTTCGCTGATCTGCGTAGACTGCCTGTGTGATTCACACGATGCGCTACGGTCCCTGCCCACGCTGCCAGAATGAACTCGTGGGACCGTCTTTTTCTCTCGACGTGCCCGTCCCCACCTGTTCCCATTGCGGGTACCCCGCCTCTGACATCGTCGCCGAGGCGCGCGAAATGGTCGAGAGCGCGCACGCCGAGGAGAGCGTGGCGACGCTCGCACTCCGGCTCTCCGCGAACGTGGGGTGCTACCAAACGGCTCTTTGCGACGGGGATCATGAGGCCGCGCGCGCCTTCCTCGCGAACGTGCTGGCGATCGGTGCGATGCTCCTCGCACGAGGTTCTTGACGACCCCTTTCAAGGCGCCTCGTCTTGAGGTAACACCATGGACATGAATCAGAAGGACGTGTCCGGGGCCAAGATCATCAATCCCAACAAGCTCGTCGCGACGCCCGCCGAGCTCCTCTGCGTGTACGCGGGTCCGCCGTCAATCCTTCTCTTCGAGGGGTCCGAGCTCGTCCCGCTCACGATTCTCGGCGGGGCGTACTCTTACGACGTGACCGTCTTGAAGTACCGCTGGACCCTTCAGCGCCCCCTCTGCGAGGGCAAGGACCGCTTCCTCGACAAGCTCCAGGGTCTTCAACGCATGCAAGGGATGAAGCTCGGCCTGGGCTTCGCGTTCAACGGCGTCAAGGGGGCCCCGCCGCACGCCCACCTCCGTGGGATCTGGCTCCCGAACTGCCACGACATGCACGACGCGATGTCTTTCGGGGCCCAAGGAGCGATCATGGACGTGGTCGCGGGTGTGTGTGACAAGCCCGAGGAGTGGAAGTCGCCGCCGTCCTTTCCGACGACACAGCTGGAGTTCTAGGAGGAATACGCCGTATGCCGACCCCCCGCATCTGTCCCGAACGCCCTGGGCATTACGTCATCCGTCACGGAGGCCCCTCTTCCGTCGCGATCGCCACGATCGAACACCGCGCTTGCGGGATGTGCGCCATCTCGATCTGCGACACCACCCGCCGGTTTCAGACGCAGTGTTACTTGATCGAGTACGAGCGGCAGGACGAGGCGTGGAACGACGCCCTCGCTTCGATCGCGCGGGCGCTGGGCCTGAATGTGGATGATCTCACCTACGAGAGCTGACCGTCCGGCAGCCCGCCTGCCTCATTCCAGGACCCACACGGCCCCTCGCGCGGGGGCCGTGGTGGTGATGTAGAGCTGCCCGGCTCCGGGCGCGTAGCGCATCAGCATCATGAGCGGAGGGTCCGTGGGCGGCGGCGTGGGGTTCGCACTAATCATCGTGGGCGCGCTTCCGTCGGAGGCCCAGGAGAGCGAGATGGCGCCTTCACGAACCCAGACGAGAATGATTCGCGGGTTCGTCACCGACCCTTGCGGGATCGCTTGGTTGGTCACCGCACCCGAGAAGGCGAAGTCGTAGAGGACCTTCTCGTTGTAGGTGAGGTTGAACTTCACGGGGACCGAGACGGCCCGTGCCTCTTCGGTGAGCTGGAGGAGGATGTTTCCGTCGAGGGCGATCGAGAGGCTCATACCCAAAGAGTAGGCGGTATAAGTCCTTGGAGGACTCTGTGATGCTGCGACTCTGCAAGTTGCCGTCAAAGGACGGCGTCAACAACGAATACGGCTGGTTCGACCGAGAGTCGGGCCGAGCTCTCACCGAGAGCGAGGTTCTGTCGATGGATGGAACGGAGTATCGCTGGACGGCTCACTACGCCGATGGAACGACGGAAGAGGCCGTCGCCACGTTCACCCCGGGAGGCTTCCTGAACGCCGGGGACCGCTATGTGCTGGAACAGAACATCACGGGCGGAGAGCACGCGGGGAACTACTACCCCAAGAGCACGGCGCTGCATGCGGCCAAGTACGATCTCGCGGGCAGCAAGCGGCCCAGGAAGTTCGTGGGGCCGCAGGGCGAAACGCCGGACATCGTCCGCATTCGGTTCGTCTCGGGAACTGTGGTGACGGAGGTGCATCACGAGTGGATTCTCGACGAACTTCTCGACGCCAAAGAGACCCACGGGGTGAACCTCTGTGGGAGCGAGGTCCTTAGCGGATGGCTCTACGGCTTCGGAGCATTGGAGCACGTTCAGGCCGCGCACAAAGCCAACGGGGCCCCCTGCTACTGGGAATACACCGACGCGGAGCGTGAGTGCGCGAGCCGGGCGGCATCCCGTGCTGCGCTGGGAATTCTCCGGCACTTCGGGCTCGTCTTCCCGGTGCGGCGGCTCGAATGGATCTACGCCGGGAGGGACCCCGGCTTCGAGGTACAACGACAGGTGAACGAAAGCCCCTGGATGACGTTGGGGGCCCTCGGGAAGGAGGTTTCATGAAGTTCCTGCTTCAAGTGACGGCAGCCGTGGACGCCGCCGCTCCGGTCGAGGCGATCGTCGACATCGACCCGGAACTGGCGTCGCAGTTCCTGAAACGACGTGCGGCCTTTCAGGCACTCAAGGCATATGACGATGATGCCTATGAGATCTACTTCTGGGGGGGCTCCTGCGACTTCGTCGACGAAGCCGTAGGAACTCCAATCGCAGAACAACTGGGGCGGGAGGGCGGCGCGGGGCCCCGCAACGCTCTCTACGAAGTCCTCCCCTCGAACTTCGCCCCGCAGTACGAGGTGGCGCGAACCGAGTGTGATCAGGTGGGCGTCTCGGATACGGGCGTTCGATTCATGGCGTACCTCAAGCACTGCGACTGGGAGATCCGTACGGAAGAAATTCCCTGGGAGGAGATCGAGAGGGCATCGAAGGAGTCGCCCGCTCCGGGCGAACGTGCAGGCTTCATCGTCGGGGGCCGTCCGGTGTGCGAACCGTGCCTCGACGACGAGGAACGGCCGGAGAATCAGACGGAGCTCGCACCCGGCGAACACTACGTCTGCGCGCGCTGTGGGGGCTCCTTCGTCGTGCCTGCTCCGGCTTCCGACGAGGATACGTCGGGAGAGGACACGGACGATCACGACCACGGTCCCGTCCTCCTGGACGCGCCCGCGCAGGCGTGGGAGCTGCCCTTCACGGCTGTTCTTCAGCTCCCTGCCGACCAGGACGACACGGTCGACAAGGTTCGGGAGGTCTGGAGCGAGATCTTCGTGAACCATTCCGAGGTGATCGACTGGGGGTACGAACGGGAACCGGAGTACGTCGGCTACAGGCTCTGGAGGGTGAGCCTGTGCGTGCTTCTGAAGAGTGAGGCTCCCGAGCTGTGGGATGCGCGCGCGAAGGGACTGTCCCTGTCCACGGCCGGCGGCAAGGTCTCGCCTCGTTCGTGGCTCCAACTTCTGCAACACGAGCACGACTGGATCCAGTCCACGCTCGTCCTCGGCGCGGTCCCTGAGCGCGAGCTTCCGGCGGGGTACCGTGAGGGACAGATGTTCATTCCTACGGTTCGTCCGGGGTTCACCGTCGAGAACAAAACGAGGTGCATTCGCTGCCTCAGCCCCAAGGAGCGCGAGGCCGTGACTCCCGAGCACGACATCCCTACGGATGAGCGTTACCGGTGCGTGAGCTGCGGCACGCTCTTCATCGAGCCCCCCGAGGGGCTGAAGGAGATCACGTCATGACAGACCCCTGGTTCTAACGCCCGTTACGGCCCTCCGACGATCCCGCTCTTCCAGGTTTCTGTCATCACCATAGGTGCGTCTTCGTCCAGTCGTGTGTACGACTTCTTCGGGACGGGATTCCACTTCACCCACATGCCGTCGTCGTGCCCCTGGTCCTTGAGCCGCGCCACGGTCTGGGCCAGGGGCACGCCGTCGATGGCGTGCAAGCCGTCCGACGTTGCCGCCATGCCGATCTTGTATTGCCGGCGTCGCCAGATGGCGAGAACCTGCGGTTCTTTTTGGCTATCAGGAAACGGAAAATCCGTTGCGATGTTCGCCAGCTCGCCGGGCGGAATGGGGCCCGGTGCGTGGAACGCGAGCTTCTCGAACCCGTGCTTTTCGACGAGATGGAGGAACGGCCACGAGTTCGGGTCGCCGAACCCGCGCATCGGGACGAGGGGCTTCGTCTTGTCGGCGACCTTCTTCCCGGTCACCGGGTCCGTGATCTTCTGGTAGGTCCAGACGTTCCGGTGCCCGAGCACGCCCACGCAGCGTCGGCCGCCTTCCGACGGATCGACGAGTTGGATTCGCCCCGCGTAGGGTTCGTCGGCGATCAGATCCCAGGGCGTTTGCATCTGGACCCCCAGACGACGGCAGCACGTCTCCACCATCCACCCGAGCGTGTCGAGGGAGGCTTGGTACATCTGCCCGTCCTCGTCCGTGACGATCTCGATGTGCATGGCGTAGGGGTTCACATGACCCGCACCCCACGTCACATCTGTCACCGGGTCGGCTGCCCACGCAGCGGAGCCGTCCGTGTCGACGTAGGCGTCGGTCGACGCCCCGCGCTTCGAGTTCCAGTGCGACCGCGCCCACGCGAGGTCCCGCGTCGAGGGCTTCCCGTCGGGCGCGAGGGTCCGGCAGGTCCGGCCGTGGACCGTGTGGATGAAGATCATCCGGCACGCGTTCGTGCGCTTGTAGACCTTCGTGTGGCGCTTGACCTTGTCCGGCGCGTTCTGCCAGTTCAGGCACTCGAAGGGGGTGGGGATACGTTCCCCACCGAGGATCATGAAGTGGTCCATTTCAGGCGCGCTCCTCGGTAGACTCCACGCCTCCGAACTTCTTGCGGATGGCGAAGCGAAGGCCGTCACGTCCGACCTCCTCCGAGGTCAGATGGCCCGTCTTGGTGAGGATCTCCTGGATGTCGTCGAGCTGTTGGGCGTAGCTCTTGACGAGGGGGCCCGTCTTGGTGAGGATCTCCTGGATGTCGTCGAGCTGTTGGGCGTAGCTCTTGACGAGGGCTCGCGCTTCGTCGAGCGGCAGCGCGTCGTATTCCTTGTACTTGTCGTCCATGTCCCCACTATACGCCGTACGCCGACTGACGTAACCTCCTGCACATGCAAGACAACACCGACGCGGATGCGGAGACTCCGGCTCCTTCCCCTCTTCCGGACCCCTCCAACCCGATCGACCTTCAGCGCCTCCGCCCCTTGGAGGTGCGCGTGCGCCACCGGCTGGAACTTCCTGGTGGGGGGATTTCCGAGGCGCAGGCGAACCGTTTCGGCAGGGTGTCGGCCGACGCCTTGGTGCTTCTCCGAGCCCTGATGGATGAGGGGACCCTGCACCTCTCGGTCGCGTCGCTCGACGGGGAGACGCTCGGGCCCGTGTCCCCCGCCGCCCTCTTCCACCTCTGGGTGGCGTTCACGGGCCACGTGGCGCGAACGCCCGCGCCGCCGGACGACGACCAGACGGCCCGTCAGATCGCGTTCTGTCAGAAGGTCCTCTACCTCCTGCAACTGGACGTGGACATGAACGCGATCGCGCGCGTCGCAGCGGGGGCCGAAGGCGCTACGTCTGCTCCTTCCGAACATCCCGCTTCCACTCCGGCTTCACCCATTGCGCCGCCGGATGCCGCTCCTTCGTCGGAGGGTTGAGGGCTCCGCCCGCGCCGACGCTCACCTTTTTCACACCCGGGTCGACGTACGTGTGGATGTGTCCGGCCATGAAGCGCCGAGAGCTCTGCCCGTCGCTGGTCTTGTAGGACATGATCATCACGTTCGTGTCGTTGATCGAGGGAGCCGCGAGGAAGACCTGGGTGGTGGCCTCGCCGCAGGTCCGGGAGTACGCCGCGCCTCCCTGGGGCCAGAACGCGGGTTCGGGGAGGGGGTCCCCGGGCAGTCCTGTGATTGGGATCTCGTGTGTGCACGGTGGGTTGGGATTCGCGTCGCGGGCGCTGATCGAGCACCTCCGCTCCGTGATGTGTCCCTTGGAACATCTGTAGTTGTACGTGGGCACGTTAGGTCTCGCAGCTTGCGTCACCCTGTCCGGGCGCGCGGGGTGTCATGTCTTCGTTGAAGGTGACGGAAGAGGGCGTGTCCGTCAACGGCGGGGCGACGGCTTCGACGCCCGCCCGAATCGAGTTGATCCCGGCGACGACGGGGTCCTCCTCTTCCGGTCCGCCGAGGAGGCTCGCGAGGAGCGCCCAGGCGCGCGCGAAGGCGTCGGGGCTGGGGCCTGTGAGGAGGAGAACGGCGCCCGTGACGTATTCGTCGCCCACGTCGAAGGCGGGCCGCTCCGCGTCTGACGGGTCGGAGAGCGCTTGAGCGAGGTCAGCGAGGAACGCGGCGGTGTTGCCTTGCCCCGTGCGGAGCGTCACGTGCACCCCCGCCGAAGGCACCGTGAAGACCGCTTCGAGTTGACGGAGGGTCAGGGCGACTTCGTCGACGATGGTACCGAGCGCGGCGATCTCCCGGTCGAGCGCGGCGCTGGCGGCGGAGGAGAGGCTCGTGACCTGAGAAGCCCCCGAGGTGACGGACTTCGCGACCTCCGACACACGGTCGAGCAGGCGATCGAGGGCCGGTACGGCGCGTGCGATCGAGGGCGTGCGCGACCAGTCGGGAGGAGTACCTCGGCGTGTCGCAGTACGACGTACGTCGGGGCGGTAGCGGGCGACGGACGAGAGGAGTACGTACGGCAGTGCGTCGCGTCGTTCAGGCCCGTCGAAGCGCGCCTTCAGGGCCACGTGGTAGTAGTACGTCTGGTTGGGTTGAAGGGGGCCGAGGTCTACGTACCGGCGCGTGATGCCGTCGCATCGCCCCACCTTGAGGACGCGGGCTCCGTGGAGACCGGTGAGCCCTTCGCGCAGGTCCGTCGTGGGGAAAAGGTCGAGGACCCGACGCGCGGTCATCGCTTGTGTCCTGTCGGATCGGATGACGGCGTACTCCGTCGGGACAGCGCGCCA